TCCCGCCTGATGAGATGATCAAAGAAGGTTCGGTCGAGAAAGCCATTGCGGCAATCAAAGCCCACTTCATGCGTTTGTTCATTCAGGACAACAACATCCTCCCTGCGGTGGGTGTGTTGTACGAGATGGAGAAAGGCAAGCCAGTCTTCAGCCTGCTCGATCACCAAGCCATGGCCTTCGAAAGCCTCGGCACGGTAGTGCAGGAATACGTACACCGTCTCGAAGAAACACGCAAGGAATGGCAGACCAAGTTTGTCAGCACCAGCGATGGTGGGATGGGCGGCGGTACGGATGACTTCGGCGGTGGTACCGACGATACTTTCGGCAATGACGAGCTAGGTGGTGGCACCGATGACTTCGGCATGGGTAACGACACCCTAGGTGGCGGTACTGACGACGACAGCTTCGGTCCAGGTGGCGATGACGATCTAACGGGTGACGGCGTAGATGGCCAAGACGGTCTGAATGGCGGCGATGATAACCTCAACGCTGAACCAGCAGCCGATGGCTTGAATGCTGAAGAACCTCCGGCAGAAGATGCCAACACCTTCGGAGCTCCAGAACCTGATGCAGAAGAACCTGCTGAAGTGAAGGACGATGAAGAAGACGAAGACAAACTGAAGTAAGAAACAGACATAGGCCCCTCCCCCGAAAGGGAGGGGTTTTATGCCGTGTTAAAGCACAAGTTCCAATACCGGACGATACAGCCAGCTTGGGTGTGTTTGCGTGAAACCCAATGCACTCAGGACATCGAACTGACCAGTACCACGGGAGATACAGTTTTGGGAGTACGAGTCGGTCGTAAAGAAATAGTTGACGTCATTGAGGTAGTCGAGGTACACCACTGGGTTTTCCGCTAAGAAGGATCTGTTCATGTAGAACGCAGCGAAACATTGGTCGATCTCACCACCACGTTGATCCACCGAAGTAGAAGAGGTGCTGGTACGATCCGCTCGGCTAATAGGACACCGCACCGTAAAAACATGGTCTCCTTTAGTAAGTTGGCGTACTTGGTTGAAGCTACCAGGGAAGGCCGTCTTGATTGCTGCCGGGATCAACGATGCATCATTAGAGCCATACATCAGACCGGCTTGATACACCTGCTGTGGGGTGATCGACCCGGCCATGCCACCCTGATCCGGAAAGAACAGGATCTTACCGTTGCAGACAAACTTCAACCACTTCGTAGGTTGTACTGCTGGCCCAGCCCATCCCGTGATACCGAAGTAGGTACGGAAGTCGTTGAAGCCGATAAGTTCATCCATCCCCATCTCACCGAAGAACCCAGCCCGGTAGTCGCCTTTAAGCAGCGTCTGTGGACCTGGTCCAGTGTATGGCATGAAGCCCAACACTTTATTCAGAGACAGTGATTCGTCAGCCCCAAGGAATGCACCGATCTTGTAATAGTACACCGTGTTCCGCAGTGCAGTATTGTCGGTGTACTCAAACACGTTGGCAGCCACTGTGGCCAATGGCGCTGGCAATGACGCATCGTTGAGGGGTGTCAAACTTCGGTAGATGCGAAAACCATCGACTATGGTGTTACGATCCGTCCACTTGATTTTAATGCTCATACTGAACCTCAGTACTGTAGTTCAAAGACGGGCAGCCAACCAAAAGAGGCGTTGGGTAGGGTATAACCCGTGATTAGATCATCAATGTTGGAGTTTGCCCCCAGGAGCACTGCGTTGGTCCCTGCAATATGCTGTCCGATAAAACGGGTCGTTGGTTTGCCAGCCACATCATCCCACTTACCTTTAAGGTCAGTGCGCGTCGTGGTAAAATACGTGCGGCACATCAGATCCAGCCACTCACTCTCGGCGTACTGTGGCTCAGCTGTGATATACTGCGACGTCGGTAACGCTGACATCTTAGGTGCTCGCACCATGAAATCGAAACCCTTCACGGTAACGACGCGTTTTTGATTGACGTTAATGACAACACCACCAGCGATGCCAGCTGGCGCAGAACCAAAACCATCCACGCCATACATCAGTCCGGCTTGGTATATGAGGTTCCAGCTTACCGCGGTCGATATAGTTGAGTTGGGGATGAAGAGGATCTTGCCGTCCCAGATGTACTTATGCCAGTGGGTAAGTCCAGACTCAGCCTCGGCAGTGCCGGCACTGAATGCAGTCACGGCACGTGTTTCAGCGACGGTCAGGAACACACCGACCGGAACCCGACCGAAGTACCCGCGCTTCCAGTCACCACGCAACAGGGTCTGTGGACCAGGTCCCGAGTCAGGGAAATACCCATGGATCTTGTTATCGGTCAAGACAAAGTCATCACCTTTAACCGCTGCAATGCGGTAGTAGTAAACCACCCCACGAACCACAGTGGCGTCATCATAGGTGGTGGCAGCACCAGCCAGAGTCGCCAGCGGCGCTGGCAGTGTATCTGCTGGGATCGGCACTGTGTCACGGTAGATGACGATACTGTCAGCCAGAGCGGCGTTAACATTACGCCATGTTAAACGAATGGACATGACTCACCCCTTATACGGCCGACTCGATAAGTTCAAGCACTGGCCACCACGACAGGTTGGTGGTACTAAGAATGAGAGCGCGTTGGGAAACAATCTGACGCCCTGCAGTGGCCGAACCACGGGCGCAGTTGCTGGTCGATGATCCGCGCTCCTGACAGTGGATTGCGTTCGATCCCATACCCATTTGGCCTGAGGTATAGTTGGCGGTGTTCTGTAGACGTTGTTTGTTCGGTACGAACTGGAACAATGGGTAGATCAAGTCATCCCACTCACAGCTGAACGCATCGCTCGGATCGTTTACGTTCTCTGACGTTGGTTGGATATCTGTCACCACATCACTGTAACCGGTCATCAACCGTACCAGGTACGTGTCAGGTCCGATCTTCACAGTACGCTTCTGGTTAACCAATGTACCCGGCAGGAAGTTACCCTTACCGTTATCATCAGTGCCATAGACCAAACCGGCACTGTAGATCTGCCCCCACTGGATGGTAGTGGCCAACGGTCGGTTAGGTACGATCAGGATCTTACCCTTACGTACGTATTTGTGCCATGTCGGTTGGGTGGCTGTGGCGTTACCCACGGCCATGTTGAGTGCAGTACGCAACGACACAATGTCAATGAAATCAACCGTTGCGATTTCACCGAGATAGCCGTACTCCATGTCACCAGCCACTAACAACTGTGGACCAGGCCCACGACGGTTGGTAGCAACTACCTTTTGGTTCTGCGATACCGAACGGTCAGTAGCCGAGATAGTTTCGAAGACGTAGTAATAAGTAGCCCCGCGTACAGCAGTCGTGTCAGTCCACTCGGACTCACCAGCGGTCAACGTCGCCAGCGCGGTACCGAGGTTAGCACGATCAAGTGGCGCGGCACCACGATAGATCTTTACCGTTACTGCGCCAACGTTAAGGTTGGTCCATTTTAACTTCAGATTCATGTTCGTATTCCTTAAATATTCTCGGTAGTAAAGCCGAAGTCTTCCACTGGGGCAACAGACCAGACGTATTGCTGTACCGGGATAGCATCAGCTACTTCAGCTGAGAAGCCGAACTCTTTAAGCGGCGCAACCGAATAGAGTAGATCTTTAGGATCAACCACAAAGTCCGGGACAGTCGCTACACTGGAGAGGCCGGGACTGTAAGGCACTGCAACGCTATAATCCGTTATCAGAGTATCGCGCAATTGCTCAGGCGCTTGACTGAAGTCTGCCTGTGTTACGTGAGTAGGTGACTCTAGACCATCGACACTATAAAGCAGATCACGTGGATCCAATGCGATGTCATTAGCATCGATCAGCTCAAACACTGGACGCCAGTTGCTAGGGTTACCCTTCGGTGTGGTCCCAGCTGTGGAAATGTTAGTGCCGGCACCACGAAGGTTACCGTACGTGGTTACGCTAGCGTAGGTTTCCTGTACCCATGCACCTAGATCGTTCTGTACACTAAGTTCTGCCGCGGTGTAGGCTGCCCACGTCGGTGCCACACCACCGTTGGAAGGATGTGCGATACGCAGCATCAAACGATCCCATTCGGACCCTGCAGTAAATGCCGCTTGTGCGTTGTTCGGGTCAACGTTAAAACCCTTCAACAAACGAAGCTTCAGCGACCACACCTTTGGCCCTTCAGAGATCAGTGCCAGCTTGAACTGATCCACTGGCACAGCCTCAGGGTAAGTACCGTTACCACGCTTACCGTAGATAACGCCAGCACTATACAACGAGCTCCAGGCAACGTTACGCACAACGTTTCTTTTTGCGATAAAAAGAACTTTGTTGTCGAGGAAGAACTTCAGCCAGACTAGGCCCGACTGCATCTCCAGTTGTCCGTTGGCCAGACCAGAGAGCTGGTAGACTTGTTGTGAATCCATTAACTCGGCTGCGGTGACTTCACCGAAGAATCCCGCCGTGGTATCACCGTACTGTAGGATCTTGGTACCAGGTCCAGAGTCCGGGTAAGCGACCCCACCTGTTTTCTTAGTGCCTATACCCAGTAGTATTTCTAACATCGTGACTCCCAGTACTTAAAGGCATAGCAGGAGCGCCGGAGCGCTCCTGCTTAACCTCAAGCGATTAAGGTAGCAGGAATCGTTGGCAGAGCTGCGAGTGTGCTTGCAGCTTCGATCTGATCCTTCAACACCCAACTAGCGGCGTAGATATTCGAGCCAGCTACCAGAGCAGCATCACACATGGCAAGCAATTCCGCTGGAGTCAACGGATAGCCCACGTTTTCGGTACTGCGGAACATGGTGGTTTGATCGCTGCTGGCCGCCAACAGGAACTGTGCCAACCCTTTGAGGATGAGCAAGTTCAAGCGGTCTTCAGGACGGAGTTGAACGCCGAAGATAGTCTCTTCATCTTTCTCATAAATGAAGCCCGAGGCCAGGTCCTTCTCACGCAGCGCCAAGACCTGATCCGACAGCAGACGTTTACGGTCAGCCAACAGCACCACTTCTTCTGCTGCGGTGTATTCACGCACACTCCAGGTTTGGGTGTACTGACCATCGAGCAGAGTGGGTGTACCTTCCGTAACCACATCACCGTTAGGGCGGTCAGTAGGGTAAACCACTGCGAAGCCATATTCAGCGAGGCAGTCCTCGGTCGGGTTTTCAGGGAAGCTGACTTCCGGATTGTCCACGCGCACTTGTTGGAAGTACACCGGGTACGCACCAGTAGCCACTTTAAGCAAAGCAGTACTTGCAGTAATATCCATGATTGTCTCTTTCTGGTGAAAGCAAGGGGACCGAAGTCCCCCGCTTTTAAGTTAAGCCGAAGCGCCAGTAGAACCGACCCACGAGGTACCGTCCCAGAACAGGACGACCACGGTGTAGCTAGCACCCAGAGTAGGAGCAGTGCCGCCACTCCAGCTGATACCAGCAGGCCAGGTGATTGCCGCAGCGTTACCCGCTACTTTAACCACTACAGTCATGGCGAGGTTAGCACCTGGAGCGTTAGCGAAGGCCAGGGTACGAGCAGAAGCTGCCGATACCGTGAAGACTTGCTGTACGGCCAAGTCCAAGGTTGCAGTTGCTGCAGCCGCCTTCAGGGTGTAGCGCTCGAACGCAGGACGTTCGACCCAGTTACCATCCTTACGGAAGTAGTACTTACCATCGCTTGGGGCATCCGAGATACCTGCAGCTGGGATGGTGATCTCCAACCAGCCTTTGTTCTTACGGCCGTAGAGCTTACCGTCGTCCGGCGCTTCCGGAGTAGCGTCGATGACCAGTTCAGCCCAAGCGCCATCGATACGGATGTGTTTCTTACCGTTCTTTGGAGCTTCCTGCACGTCGAGGATCGACCACACGCCATTCAGCCGAGCGTATGGGTGGTCATCGAGTGGGGCATCGTAAACGTTACCACCACCCAAGAAGCCCAGCGGTGCCCAGAGGACGTCGGTGGTTTTCTTGTAGTAGGCCAGAGTCTGGCTGTTCAGGTAGTAGTCGTTACGACGACCGTCGGCTGGCTGAGGCTCACGACCCAGTACAACCCACAAGGTACCAGTATCGCCCTTGTCGCCCTTAGCGCCAGTACCGGTAGGACCGACATCACCACGGTCACCTTTGTCGCCCTTGTCACCTTTTGGACCTTGTACAGGACCCAGGTTCTCGAAGGCAGCGCCAGTCCAACCCCAGAAGTCTAGGCCGATCAACCAACCCTGACCCAGAGTACCGGAACCCGGCAGCTCCGACTGGTTGTTCTTCTTGCCGAGGATGGTGATACCAGGACCCATCACACCTTGGCTCCCCACAGGGCCACGGATGTTACCCATGTAGATGAAGCTACCGGTGTCGAAGGTGTAGACGTCACCCGAACCTACGATGTAAGTCCAACCCGGTTGAGCCGTAGGGATCAGTGGCGTCAGATCACCGACCGCGGTCAGGTAACCCTTAGGCTTGAATGCCGAACCTGCTGGACCCACGTCACCTTGTTCGCCCTGATCACCTTTCAGTGATGCGATGAAGCTAGGCAGGTCAACGATCGTTGGGTCAGCCTGTTGGGCCAATTCCAACGCCGACTTACCAGTAGCACCGGTAGGGCCAGTGAGGTCACCCAAGTCGATCCACGCGATACCGTCCCATGCGTACAGCACGTTCTGGCCAGCGGTGGATACCACGTAACCCCAGCCAGGCTGTTGGCCAGTGATGGCGTTCAGCTCAGCCATGGAGGCCAAGGTACCTTTGATGATCAGACCGCGACCATCAGCACCACGCAGCGACAGTAGCCACTGTGCCATGTTGCCGGAGAAGCCAGCATCGGTAGCCAGTTTGTAGGCCGAGTCACCTTGGATACCTTGGTCACCCTTATTGCCTTTGTCGCCCTTGTCACCTTTATCGCCTTGCAGACCCTTGAGGGTAGCCAACCATTCGGTGATGGTGCCAACGAAGCCTTCCGACTTAGCCAGATCGTAAGCCGACTTACCAGCTTCACCGACGAACTCGCCGAGGTCGTTCCACTGACCGTTGAAGTAGCTGTGCAGGTGAGTACCCACTACGTAGCTATCGTAGTCAGCAGCAGTACCAGGCAATGCACCAACGTTCGCTACAACACCCAGCACTTTCAGACCAGCGCCAGCGTCGCCTTTATCACCTTTGAAGCCACGTTCGCCTTGCTGACCTTGCAGTTGAGCAACCCACTCTTCGAGGGTGCCGGTGAAGCCCAGTTGCTGTGCCAACTCGAAAGCGGACAGACCGGTGTCACCTTGCAGGCTAGCGAGCCAAGCGGTACGAGTACCGACGAAACCATCGAGCAAAGCTACCTGATAGGCATCTTTACCATCGAGGCCGGTGTTACCGATTTCACCTTTATCACCGGTGTCACCTTTATCACCCTTGTCGCCTTTCTCACCGATGCCAGTGTCACCCTTGTCGCCTTTAACGCCTTGCTCACCCTGGATACCCTGTGGGCCAGAGATAGGACCAGCATCGATCCACGCAGCGCCATCCCAGACCCAAACGTGGGTACCGATCATCCAAGCATCGGACAATGCGCCAGTCGCTGGCAGTGCGGCTTGGTTGGCTTTGGAGCCACGCAGGGTTACCAGAGCTGCAGCATTACCTTGGATACCCTGAACACCCTGGATACCTTGACCGCCGGTATCGCCTTTGTCGCCCTTGGCTCCTTTGTCACCGGTATCGCCTTTATCACCTTTCTCGCCAATACCGATGTCGCCCTTGTCACCCTTTTGGGATGCGAGGTATTGGGTCAGGGTGCCAGCGTAACCTTGGTCCACAGCCAGTTGATAGTTGGACTTACCTTTAAGGCTAGCCAACCACTGGGTTGTGGTACCAACGAAACCGAACTGTACGGCGAGTTGGTAAGCGGACTTACCGTCAGGACCGACCTGGCCTACTGGAGCCCAAGTGATCGAGTCCCATACCCACATCTTGTTCTGGATGATGTACGTATCACCAGACAGGTTGTCGAACATAGGTAGGTATTCGGTGCCCGGGAAGCTGCCGAGAATACGCAGACCCAGACCGTCGATACCTTTAGGACCAGAGATGTCACCACCGTCGACCCAACCACCTTCTACCACAACCCAGACGTGCTTCTCGATGAAGTACGCAGTACCGTTAGACAGACCAGCCGGAGCAGGCAGCAATTCAACGCTACCCAGTTCACCCTGGAAGTTCAGGATGCCGACATCACCATCTTCACCTTTCTCGCCTTTAATCGAGATCAGGTATTCAACCAGCGTACCGGTGAAGCCAGCGTCTTGGGCCAGCTCGTAGTTGTCCTTGCCGTTTTCACCGTCTTTACCAATAGCGCCAGCAGATTCAGGGTCAACGAACTCAACACCCAAGCCTACACCGGTGGAGACCGGGATATACCCTGCTGGCACCGTCGTCGGATCATCCTGGGTCGAAATACGTTTGGGCAATTCGTCGTTGACGAACACCTCAAATGGAGTAGCCATTTTTATATCCTCATGGGAAGACCGTCCCGTAGGACGGCCGTACTGCTGAAATTAAACCACTTCTTCCAGCTCAATCTGCATGGTGCCACCGGTGTTCGACGTGGCGTTTGCGTTGTCGCAGTTGTACCAGGTGTCGTTGGTCAACACGGTGTAGCCGTTTGCCGCTGGTGTCTGGGTGGCCTGGTAGGCGAAGTTCAAGCTGCCGGTGATGCCTTTCGACAAGTTGGTGCAGCGCAGCTTGCCAGTGTTGGCAACCTTGGTACCGATGGCGGCCTGACGGTTCGGGTAAGCCGGTACAGTCAGGGTACGGAACACGAAACCACCGATGACGTAATCAGCAGAACCCGTCAGTGCGTTCAACACACGACCCGACAGCGACTTGGCCGACAAGCTGTTGAAGGTGAACGTGCCTTTAGCGTTGTTGTCGTGGATGGTCAGCGCACGTGTCCAGACCTTCTTGGCGGCGTCGGTAGTCCAAGTACCTTTCCAAGTACCTTCCGGAGCGTTCAAGGTTGGCGCTTCGATCAGGGCCTGAGTCGAGGTCAGGGTGATCGTGTGGTCTTGGGCCACGGTACCGTTGTTACCACCCGAACGCAGACGAGCTGCTGGAGTAGTGACACTGATCTGCGGAGCCACGCTAGCAATCTTGACGATCGCAGTAGCCACTGCTTGTGCACCGTTAGCCGTACGACGAGCGACCAGCTGAAAGTTAGCCGTCGATTCGTTGTAAGTACCACCGAGCTGGGTAACCTGCTTAGCCGCTTCGAACGTTGCGGTGTTAGCGATGGTCAGTTGTGCGCCAGGCGAGCTGTAGGTGTAACCGTTGGCGTTGGCCACAGTGTGGTTAACAGTTGCCACGTTGCCGCTATCCAGTGCTTCCTTACCAGCCGGGTACGCGATAGTACCGAGGGTGATGATCGGAGCAATGTTGTTCAGCTTGACGTAAGACACGCCATCAGCCTGAGTACCTTGAGCCGAGGTAGAGAACCACGCCGACCACGTGCCAGAAGCTTTCTTCACACGGATTTGGAAACCCATGTTCTGCGTGGTGTTACCACGGTCTGCTACCACCAGACCCGAGACGTTGTGGATAGTGCCAGGAGTCAACACACCGGTGGTCGCGATGAACGCGCCAGCGTCTTTGATCTCGTACGCCACGACAGGAGTGTCAGTAACGAAGTTGATCGACAGAACGTCGCCAGCTTTAACTTCGGTTTGACCCGAAGGATAACCGCCAGTGAACTTCGCCGAGTCAATACCCGGAGCAGAGTCCATGGTAATGGTGATTTGACCGGTACCGCCGTCACCGTGGCTAGCCACGACTGCGTACGGAGCCACACCAAGCGTTGCGAGGTCGATGTTTGCCGTACCCCGGAACAAAACGCCATCAGCGCCCACACGGGCCATAGGGACGGTTACAGTGCCATTGAGCTTCACTACGGGAGTGAAGGCCGATGGACCAGCGATCGCCTCTACAGTAACCTTGACCAACTGAGTGGAAGTCGAGCAGGTCAGCAGGGTGTGGTTGTCGGTAGTGCGAACGCGGTTGCCCACGTTGTCGATCGGATTAACTGGTTCGACTTCAGTGATGTAAATGCAGCCGATAGTACCGGCTTCCGCAGTACCGCCCAGCTTCTCAGCAGCGATACGTTTGTTTTCAAACCCAGTCGGCGAACCAACCTTGGGCACGATAATCTCAAGAAACTCACCACCCGCCAGATCGTCATGTACGGGTAGGGCCGAGATTTTACCTTCGTCTTCTGCAGCAGCCATGTCAGTTACCTTTTGGCTTAGTGGGTTTACGATATTCCAGGGTGACCTTTTATACTGAGCACGGCTCCATAACCCGGAAATGAAAATCGTCACATAGATAAAAGTATTTTTCTTCGGACGGCATAAAGCCCGCCGAAGCGGGCCGTATGTTTAGACGTAGGACGAGTACAGTTTGAAGGCATCCGACAGTTTCGTGTCGTACTGGTTTTCCTTATAAGCAGCACCGTTATACAGCCGTGCCACCTCAGCCCAGTTAAGGGCCTTGAGTGCATTCCAGAGTCCTTTCTGGCTCTTGATGAAACGCACGAAGCATTCGAGTTGATTCGCCTCGCTCAGCGAGATGAACTTCACGAAGTCAGTGACGGAGTCAAAGCCAAGCAGTTCCCAGTGGAAACCCATGATCTGGTACGCACCCCATGAGCACGATTCCCAGGCAGCTTCCTTACTGATCTTCATGGCATTCTCAAGACGCAGCCACTCCTTCTCCCCACCCAGGTAACCACCACGAGCGGTGTTTACTAGGCCGGGCTGCTCCCGCATTGCTTTAGCCGGGTCTACCCCATAGTCCTTCACTTCACGATACATGATGTGGCGTTCATACAGAATCGCCACTTTGCCGCTTGGCAGGAAGCCAGTACCTTTGGACTCAACCGAGTTCACTGCCATCACAGCAGCGGTAGGTACCCCCAAAGACTTCGCTGCAGCAGCAATGTCATCCTGGCACAGATACTTGTGGGACTGCTCAGCCGAAGCCAAGAGCCCCATCGTTTTTGGACCGACCACGCCATCGACGACCAACTTAGCAGTCTTCTGGAAAGCGATTACGGCATCGTAAGTCTTCTGCCCAAAGCCACCATCGGGAGTCCCGATGTCGTAGCCTGCGTTCATTAAGTGTTTTTGCAGATCGATGACTGCTGGGCCTTTATCCCCTCGTCGCAATACCGCGTCTTTGAGGAACGTGGCCCGGTGTTCGACGCCTAGCGCTTCTGTCGTCATCTTAAGTTTTCCTTGCTGTGTTTATTGGTTCTCCAATCGACGCGTTATTCCGTTTTCAAGCAGGCGCACGGTGCCGTCCTCAAGTAGTCGGAGTCCGAGTTCTTCTGGAGTAGTGTTGACGTAGATGGGAACCCAGCCGTAATAAGCAAAGCTCGTACCGAGCATGATCAGCGTATAGACGGTGGCATTATGTTTCGTCATGGGTTGATAGGACACCTCCACATCATCGTGGTTTAGGTGCATGTTGAACTTACGGTTGATCTCAGCAACGACCTTAGCCGAAGTGATGGTACCATCGAGTTCGATCCGTACGAACGGCTCATCCTCGGCGGTGTATTCGCGCAATACTTTGGCGATGTCCAGACGACGGAACAGGAACGGGCGTTTCTTACCCGTCCGCAGGTTAGTCATCTCGATATAGGTACGACCTGGCTCCTCCTCGCTGGGGGAGAAGTACATGTCTTCAAACAGGACATAATCGTCCAGCAACTCTTCGGAAGGCCGATCGCGTCGGATCAGCTCAACCAACGCCTGCCGTGATGGTAGGTCGAAGGGAAAACGCAGGCTCATGACGAGTCCTCATGAAAGTGAAATTGGCACATAGCATTATCCCAGACGGCAAAAACCCCCGCCTATGCGGCAGGGGCTGGGGTTGCTTGTTGTGCGTCGGACCAAAGCTGTGCAACAAACTTCAGTAGATCAAAGAACTGAGTGAGGGTGAACTTGAAGATATCCCACATCTCAGGACTGATGGTAGTGTCGCCGTAAACCACCGCCATGGCCAAAACGATCACTACCAGTGTAAGCGTAGCTGCACCAAACAACATGACCTGCTTGTACAGATCGGTTCCACGGACCACACCCAGGTTGTGTTCGAGCAACGCCGTACGTTTGGCTTCGTTCACAATCTTGTAAACTTGGCTGAGTACGATGTAACCCGGGGTGTCCTTATCGATGGTGCTCCCCTTCTTCCCCAGAGATGCCAGCACAATCGCCCGTATTGCGGCCGAGTATGGACTGGAGTTAAGTGGTCTATCACCGAGAGAGATCAGCGCCTCCTGCAGTGTCATGGGTATTCTCCAATGTGGTGGTCTGTTTTTCATACCAGCCATTGAGTGCCTGAATTTTGTCGTTGCAGAGTCCGACTTGTTCAGTTTGCTTAGACCACTCGTCTTGCATCATCAAGGCGATGGCTTCCCATTGGGACTTTGCCTTCGGAAACTTAATGTACGCAGTTAAGATGTCATCAACGCTGGGTGGTTCACTTGGTTGGCAGGCCGTCAGCATTACCTTTGGTGGGACACGTATCACGGTTGTCGTATGCTCGACAATACGTGCGGCGCATCCCGTTAACGAGAGCAGCAATAGCGTCAGGATCAGGATTAGTATCCACGCCCACCACTTTGGCTGGCGCTGTTTTGGTTGGTTGGTGTCCGTTAACTGCAACGTCGACATCTCCCTTAGCCTCCGGCTTGGTGTATGTAGTGGGTGGATCCTTACTATCGCGAGCTGCGAAGTATTCTTCGAGAGTCTTGGCGCGATACCCTAATGCTTCTTCTACTTTAAGCTCTCGCTCATAGGTGTATTCAAACACCGCTTGGTCCGTGATCACAGCTGCCTTATGCTCAGTGGCCACTGCCTCAGTGAGGGTTTGGTTCTGAGTAGTCAGGTTCTGTGTGGCTTCCTCCATACGTCCATAGTTCTTTACAAGTGCTATGAACGTCCCCACCGCGAACACCACGGCAAGAATACCCACCCATTCAAACCAGGGCAGCTTCCTTAAAAGTGTAAACATAAAATTCACGCCTCAGGGTTAAATAACCTTCCCGGTGTGCAGGTCGATCAGAATGGTCGGAGACCAACCCATCTGCAGTAACTGCATCAGGTGATAACCAATGGCCACAGCATCGACGCTGTGCTCATCCAGGCTGTCGATATCAACACCCCAAACAATGTCAGTTCGTTTCTTCAGAGCGCGGGTTACGTCCATTTTATCTTTGAACTTACCTACTACTCCAGCGGCTTTCTTGGCAGACATTGGGTCAACCATTAATAGCGGCATGGTAGGATCGTAGCGATACAACACATTCCGAATAACCGCCACGCATTCCACGAGGGTTGCATACGCATCTGCGAAACGACCCTTGTAGTTAGATTCGCAAATCACCATGTGGGGACGGAACTCTTCGAGGATATCCCCGAGGCTGTCGTCTAAGTGATAGAGACGGGCAATGCGATCAGTGCCCATCTCACGAATCTTGCAATAACGCTTATCACTATCGGGAAACTTCAAGGTGTAAGAATCCACCATGTGAAACGAAGTTGTCCCGATATCCCAATGCCAATGGGCAATACCCGTGTTGTAGCTGCCCGGGTCTATGGATAAGACCCGCAGTGGCTCGTTACTTTCGGGTAACGTGAACATTAGCTCAACCAGGTAGTGCCGTTGAGACTGTTGGCGCCCAGCAGAGGCTCGGTGTTGCCCACGTCGAAGGCCAAGGTAGCGCCAGTGGAGCTGTAACCGATAGCGTGGTGAGTCGAGATGATCACGTTCAGCTGGCAGGCAATGGCCTCGTTGAACATGAAGTTGCCAGCACCGCCCGAAGACGACTGTACGTTGCGGTCTACCGCCGAGCAGAAGCCCAGTTCGGAGATCACAGGGGAACGGCTGGAACCAGTACGAATACGGTGAGCGTTCACCATCTCAGCGATCACAGCTTCACTCAGACGCACGCTGATGATAGCCGAAGCCGAGATCGAAGTGTCGCTACCCAGGACTACACCACTGTTGCTGATCTGTGGTGGCTGTGGGTTCAGGTTGTCGGCAGTCGGGGTATAAGGAGTAACCACGATTTCGCCGTCAACCACTTGGATGGTTTGCAGCGAAGGGGTAACGGTGGAGTAGTCCAGACGCAGGCCGTAGTAGGCCACGTAGTTGATACCGTTGTGCGGCTCGATACGACGCAGGACATATTTTGCACGCTGGTCAGCGGGCAGGTCGTCATCGGTAGGACGCAGACTGATTGGGATCAGACCGTACAGGCCAGCATCTTCTGCATCGTGCGGAACCGGGATGATTTCATCGGAACCATCAGCAGCTACCGAAGTAGCGTGACCACGGTTACCGAATACCAGGTACTTCATCTTCGGGAATTCAGCAGCCGAAGGGGCTACACCCGCCTGAATACCCAGACGTTCGTTGATGGTTGTGTTCGGGATCAGAGTGAAGGGTAGACCGAGCTTCAAGCAGGTCTGCAAGAACGCGCCATAAGCGGTTCGGCATACGTGAATAATCTGATTATCTACAGCAGACATGTGTTGCTCCTCTTGAGGGAAAAGGCTAAATGGTTCTGTATGATTGTACAAACAAGTTATAAAAGCCTCCCCGATTGGGGAGGCTTATGTCGTCAAGTGAAATCGGACAACTTGCCCTGAACCATCGTGTTCGCCCACAGAGCGTCCAGCTTAGATTTCTTCACTTCATGCAGACACGAGACACGGAATGCAATCCCGTCACCTGCGTTCAGGATGTGCTTCTCATCATTGATGGTGATGTTCTGCCCGTCCTTAAGTGCGTATGCCACGATGATCGCAGCACGATCACCCGCATCGACCCAGGTGTTCATCAAATCCAAGAACCCGTCATTCTTCGGGAACTCCAGGAAATAACCCACCAAGGCTTTGGTCACCGACGGACGATTGGCGAAAGCATCTTTGAAACGCTTACGCTGATCAGCTGTCCACTTGAACCAGCGAGTGTCCTTATAGACGCTCAGGTTCTCAGCGACGTTGGCGCCCACACGCCGACGCATCGACGTAGCAAAGCGCGGATTGAATTCCGTGTACAGAGCACGCAGGGCTTCAACAGCCTCGGGCTCCAACTTCGGAAGGTGAGCAAATTCGGTCATACGGACTCCGTTAATCGTAAAGGAAGATGGCCACGTAACGCAGCGACTTTACCTGTGGGACTTCATGTGGTGAACTCACGTTGGTAAAGCACACCCCTTCTCCCAACACATCTGGATAGAACTCACCATCCACAGTCACCCCGTCACCATCAGCACACAGCGGGATCACCAGATTCTTCCGGTAGCGCTGTACGTCGATATGCTCAGGCATGTAATCGCCCGGCTTGTATCGGTTGATGATGGCTTCGATAACAGAGAGGCCAGGATACTCGGGTGCCAAGGAGCGCAACAATGCGTTGAACTCCTTAGGTTGCTGGCGGTCACCGAGGAAGTCATAACTGGCCGCTGTCCCTTGGGTCGTAGGCCTGCTATTGATCTTCACTCGATGGAACCAACGGGCTTCATGCATTTCAGCTAACTGTTGTCGCAGGTCGTCACAGACGTCCTTAGAAAACTGTGCCACCTGTAATTTGTTTAGCGCCGTAGGCTTCATGCAAACCACCTTCCAGTTGAGCTTCTTGTGCGGCTGCTTCATCTGCCAACGAGTAGTAGATGTAGTCGCTAGAACCGGCGTAGTATTCTTTACGCAGGTTGTTGGCCGTTTTGACCTCGGTGACGTAGTCGTTCATCTCATCGAGAACCTTCAACGCCGCCGCCAGATCAGCATCAGGTTTGTCGCCCAACAGCCCCTGCACCACACGACCGATCTGTTCGATCGCATTACCGATGTTGTTGACTTGGTTGATCACCGGGTATTGCTTAGTGATCTTCTGCTGAGCCGCCAGATCGAGTTGGCTTTCATACATCACCAGCTCAGCTTGTTCACGATTGACTACGGTGTAATCAGGGTAAGTACCCCGCACCTCGTCAGTGTGGAAGTCGAAGTTATCGTGCTCTTCATAAATGAAGAAGTCGTTGTTCAACGTGGCTGGATCTACCCAGCCGATCACCGCCGTGAAGGCACCGCTGATCTTGTTGAACTGCAACAGAACCTTGGTCCCACCGGTTGGCAACGATGCGATAGCCGCAGAAACCGTTGTGGTACCAGATGTTGGGATTTGTTCTTCAGACATTGTGGATCTCCAGAATTAAACCAGCCAAGCAGCCCAGCCGCCAGCGGTACGAATAAGGAATTTGACTTCAGGCAGTTGCCAGACAGTGTAAGCCGCCGCTTGCCGGTAACCCATAACCACAGCCTTACAACCCACTGGGTAGGCATTGAGGTCAGTGAACCAGGTGTTCAGGTAGTTGATGGCCGCTTGCACGTTGTAGCCAGCCACAGCGGTACGTACATACACGATCGGACTACGGTTGACCTGAGCATTCATCTCGTTGACGAGAGTCATGTAGCTCTTCCACGTCCCGTTACCCATCAACACAGTACCGGTGTTGGCCACACCACTGCCGAGGGCAGCGTTAGGGAACAGACCCTGAGTCACCAAGTCAGCCGAAAGACCTGCGTTGCAGTAATTCTTCCAAGCCACCTTAGTGTAGCCAAAGATGTTCAGACTATTTTGTGCTGGCGTGTCTTTCTGCAGTCGACCCACGAGCGACGTGTTGATCTGAACCTTGGTGTAAGCGTTCACATCCTGAGCACGTACACCGTGTGGGTTGTTGAAGTTCGAGACGTGTGCGTTGAAGGCTGGCGTCAAGATACTACTGATCGCATTCTGGCCCGACTCAGGCGTCGAGTAGTACGTATCAAGGGTCTGGTTGAGCGATTCAGACAACAACACCATCCGCCAGTTCTGGATGTTGCTCAGACCGAGCTTCACCTTGTCGTCAGCGTGTGGGTTGTTATAGTCACTGAGGTGGTTAGTCAGCAGGGTCTTCTCTGCAGCGAGCAAATCCTTAGACTGCTGGAGATAACCGTCAGCGAAGTCTTTGAGTCCCTGCACCATCGCATCATCGTTCGAACCCAGCAGATCACGAACCCGGTTCAGCACGGTGATGGTGTTATCCGCACCGTACAGCTGCCAGTATTCATCGTAGTGATCCTTAGGGTTAAACGCCGTAGGCTTGTTACGAATGTCTTCGTACGCCACCGTGAAGTCAGACGGGTCGAGTGCATCGAGCATGTCCGAGAGTTCATCGGTGTTCAATGCAAAGCTACCACCGACGGCTTGGTAGTTGAGCACGACAGTGTTAGACACTGCTTCGTTGGTGATCACGATGAAGGCGTAGATTGGCTTAGACGCCAACTTGGACATATCGCGATATAGGTAGGTGGTGGTGTAATCCGTGCCCGGTACCAGACGACGGACGCCGTCGAAGATACGCAGGCTGGCATCATTAAAGAAGGCACCAAAGCGAGGAATCAGAACACGGTTCTTTTGGCCAGTGACCTTAACCAGTGTTCGACTCTCGTTCTGGACCTTGTTCGATGCCTTGGTGCCCTTAAGGTCCAAGGGCAAAAGCGTGAGCATGGCCATCATGGGCTCCTTAAAGAGGTTGCCAGTTTACGGTGTCGACTTTCACCCAGCATTGCAGACGCCAAGCCGAACGACCTTCCGCCGCGTTACCTGCGTCCCAGTGACCATCGTAGTAGATCATCACCAAGCACAATGCGCCTGGAGGCCAGATCTGCGTACTAGCCATGGTCGCCTGCAAGATCGCTGCAATGTTGGCACCGTTAGCACCCTGCAGATACGCAAGCTCTGTACCACGACGGGCGTAGGCGTTGATCACTGCAGCCAAGTCTACAACTTGGTTATCACCGGTCAGCGCATGCACCGCACTCAACCCACCAGCCAAGGTCAGACGACGGGTGTCGATACGGCCACTGGTCAGGTTGTTGGCATTCAGGTTAGTCTTGGTGTAGTTCATCAACTGCGACCAATCAGAACTTTCCAGACGGTAAGTACTAACAGCCGTTGCACCCTTGTCCAGACGGTCAGCCAACCCACCTTCAATTTCTGGGATGGTGTAGGTGTCCGCTTGAGACGCAGTAACCCGGTGTGGGTTATCCGTACGAGCAACGTGTGTATTAAAGTCAGTGAGGAAGTTCACGTCGAGCATTTGTTTGAAACGCTGTACGGTGAGGTAACGCTGCTTGGAGTTAAAGCCAAGCGTAGTTGCTTCAGCCGACGTCACGATCGAGTAGTTCTCAACCGTACCCAGACTGACCTGTGCTGCCGTTAGGCGGTGTGGGTTATCTGCCGCCAAGTGTTGCTGTAGCTGCAACATCAGGTTATCGAACTCAGCGTTCAGGATATCCATCTGGTTGTCGTAACCCAACTGGATCTGCTGGTAAGTACGTGCCGAGATCGCCAGCTTAGCCACGGTGATACGGTTGATCGCTTCAACCATACCTTCAAAGCCGTAGAGCTCCCACATCGCGTGCAGGTGGCCGCCGACCTCGAACTCATCGGGCTTGCCTTCGATGTTGCGCCACGTCGGGGTACGGGTTGGGTTGAGCAACCCTGCCGACATAGAAGCAATCGCTGGAATCAAGTCGCAGTACTTACCACCGACCATGCTGGCGTTGACAAACACTTCGGCTGAGACCCGTGGATTCAGGATCACAATTACCGAGCAGGCTTCGTAGCCGGTTTCGGCTGTAGCTTCAGCGGACAAGCCCACCATCTGGAAGTCTTCATCCGGTACCAGGTCATACCCGGTCGAATCTTCGATCTCCAGTTGGTCAGTATAGAAATGCCCGTTGTCCAGCACCAGCGTACGGTAAGTCAGACCCGCTTGGTTACGCAGATCGTGATACTCACGTTGTACCCGGTTGCGCGGCAGTCGACGTGTAGAGTCGAATGGCAACGCGAAAATGACAGGCGTCATGGTTTATGCCCCTTAGCCAAGAACGAACCAACCCGTTTGCGTACGGATACAAGCTCGGAATGAGTTTTGGTAAACCGGGTCAAAACCACCGTTACCATAAACGTGGGTGTCGGCGTTCTGCACCTCGAAGATCACGCACGTACCCCATGGGTACCAAGCTTCGTTGGCAAAGGTCGTCCGGATGTTCGCCAGGCCAGTGTTGACATCGCCCTGATAACCCGCCCAGTAGATCTCGTCACCACCGCCCGCGGTTAAGAAGATGAACAAGTCATGCCAGTTCAACCACGAACCCGATGCAATAAAGACGGTCTCAGCCGATGGCGTACCAATCCCCAGCAGGTAAGGGTTGACCTGCCCACTGTTGAAGTTAGCCGCATTCAAGTTAGCCCGCATCTCGTAGTAAGCTGCGAGTTGACCGAAGTTAACGGTAGCCCCTGGGTTAGACGCCGGCTGTCCCATGATCCCCGCTGCAGCGACCGCTGTGCCGTCTACCGGCAGTTTGGTTTCAATACGGGTATCGAAGGTCGACTTGATGTAGGTGTTCAGCTGTGCGGCTGTAGGGCCGTGCGTGGTGTAACGCGCATCCAAGTGTTGCTGCAACGGCGTAGTCGCAAACTGGTTCTGCATGTCAAACACACCACGAGTCGTCAGGTAGTGTATAGCACTGGTACCAGCTTTGGCGGTTGGAGTATCAGCCACCGGATAGTTCACCACCAAGTTCAAGCCGATGTCGGCCTTGTCGAGGTTGTGTGGGTTGGCATGGTCGTTGACGTGTGCACCGATCTGTCCAGTAAAGCGTGCCATGAATGCATGGTAGCGATCACGGATGTCTTTACGGGCTACGTCTTCTGCCACACCATCACCCGAGGTAGTAGCTGCAGTGAGGCGCTCTACTGCCGAGTTGAGGTTACCGTAGTGTGGACGTGACCACAGTTCTTCCTGTAGCTCACCGGGTTGCCACTGCGACTCATCACCGATAAAGCCTGCCCATGCTGGCGGGGTATTAGCCGGTAGCGTTTGCAGGTAAGCGATGGTGTCGTCTTCTACGGTCAGAGAGAAGGCATAATCAGCACCCACCAACTGACCACCCAACAGAACATAGTCGGTGATCGTTGGCTTGAGGATAACCACAGCCGAACAGATCTCAATGCCGACATAAGCACTGGCGTCCAGATGTTTGTAGGTGGCGATATAGTCGACGCGCTCGGTCAACAGTTTAAAATTCTTGTCGTACACTTTGAGGCTTGGGGTATAGAAACCCCCTTGCGAGAATGACACAACCCGGTACGGAGTATTGCCCCGTGCCAGTAGGAGGTGCTTCTCACCGGACACCAAGTTGGTCGGGCTCCGGCCCGTAAGATCCAACGGGTACTTGGAGATTACCTTGGCCATCTTTCACTCCAAAAAGAAATAAGCAGAGTAGACATGGTGACGAATCGACCATGTCTACTCTGGCTAAGTTTAGCTATCGAGGTCAGCGATTGTGGCATCGAACAGAGCAATCAACGGATCATAAATATTTGCCGTTGCGTATTCGTCTGCACGTTTCGGTGACAGTACCGTGTTGTTGTTGACACCAGCAGCAGCCTGTTCAGGCGTAGCCGGTGCACGGTTCTGCACCTTGCTCAAACCCACATCGAACTTATCGACACGGTGTGGGTTAGCCACATCCAAGGTATGATTCTTGATCTGGGTGACCACGAACTCAAGCTTGGTCTTCAGCGCAGCCGCCCGCGCACTCAACGTCGCTACATACGTTGCGAACGCACTAGACATGCTCATACATCACCTCCTCATTCCAATCCAGAGCATTGCCTGCAACGCTACCCCAGAACTCTACGTTAGAACGCTCATCGATAAAGACCGTGAAGCCTTTACCACAAGCGAAGTCGCCGATGGTGATATCCACCTCGTTTTCACACGCTGGCAGAGTACCGTACCAAGCAGCAGTACCGTCATCGTAGAGAATACCGCAGTGACCGTAGCAACCGCTCACACCAACAGGGCCGGTTTTAGCTGCAGCCACGTTGGTCAGCACCACACCCGAAGTACGGTTGATGGTGTAGACCTTCACGGTTTTAGCGCCAGCTTGAGTACCGAACAGAGCGAGGATGTGCGTGTCACTGATCACCATGTCGAGCAGGGTGTCAGCAATACCAGCAGTTACCCAAGCCGCAATCACAGCGTTGAATGCGGTGACCCATGCAGCCAAGCCGTACGAGTACAGCGTACCAGCCGCGTCTTGGAACACGACCATCTCACCTGCCGCGGCGTTCTCAACGTTGCACCATACGTTCTCGCAGGTAGCATTGAGCTGAGTAGCATTCGCTGCACCTGTAGAACGGACCAGACGACCATCAGCACACTGAATGTAGATAGCGGTCTTGGTAGCGACGATCTTCTGCGCGGCGTTAGCCACGACGAAGCTGCCGCCTGTAGCGTACGAAGCGTGCGGGGTCAATGTACCAGCCACGTTGGACTTGGTAATCGAACCGTTAGCTGCGATCGACAACACGTTGTTGTTCTGGATGATCTGACCATCCGTACCGGCGTTATGAATCGGTGGGAACGTCAGGGCAGGTAGTGCCTTCAGATGGGTTTCGTTCAGACCACCCGTCACCGCGTAGCCACCGTCACCGGCGTACAGGCTCTTCGGCTTCAGGATGTTACGCGCTTGGTTGGCTGTGTTCAGGTCAGTCACGTAGGTCGACGCAATAGCGTTGATCAATGTGGTGCCGTCAGCGATTGCAACTGCTGCTGCGTTGAACTGGGTTTCCGCTTCGGTTTCTTGTACCACCAAGTCCATGAACTGGGTGAAGTTGTAACCATTGAAACGGATGGCATCGCCCGAACCAGAACCTGTGATCAGGTCTTGGATCTGCTGAGTGGTCAGCGTACCGACTTGAGCCGCCGTCACGACGTGCGGGTTATCCCGACGTGCGATGAAGTTGTTGAGGGCCAATTCCAGGTTGTCCAAACGACCGGTAGGCATGGTAGCCTGGATCATCAGAGCCGTGGTGTATGGCGACATCAATACAGTGTTGTTCAGCGGATCAGTTGCCTGAGCTGCGTTCGACAACGCCATGTTTGGAGTCAGTGCCAGACCGACCTGCGCCTTGGACACTTGGTGCGGGTTAGCCAAGTTCGCGATGTGTGTGTTCAGCGGAGTCAGGGCGAAGCTATTGATCGCCTGATACACCGTACGCGGTGTGGTGTAACCACCGGTAAAGTTCTGATCCACGGCTTGCGCCAATGTCGCCAACGGCAAGTTGACAACCGAACCCAAGCCAACCTGTGCTGCGGTCACTTGGTGAGGGTTGTTACGTGCAGCGATGTGCGATGCGCTGGAACCAGAGGCTGCAGCTTCTACAGCAGCAGCGATACCGAGGATCGCGTCCTCGATGTCATCACTACCTACCAGCTTATCCACCGATTGGTCGTGAGCGATAGAAGGGAAGCGTGCTGGCAACCCGTCGATCTGTTCCCACGAACGCGTGATCGGGTTCAACTGTTTATTAGACAGCTCAGCCAGAATAGCGTTAGCGTTAAAGCCCCACTGCCCACCGACCGTGTGATACTTGATACGGACGTTACCAGCAATGGACTTCTTGAGCAGACGGATGGAACCGGCAATCGGACGCTTCAGCGAGTTCATCGCATCGACGAAGTAGTGACCGATAACGTAGTCGACGCCTTCAGCGTAAGGAACACCGTTGGCGTGGTTCATCAACACCAACGTTTCGACGTAGTACGGCGCCGCGTGGGGGATAATGAAGTAGTAGTCGTCCAAACCAGGAGTTTGCAGGGTCTGAACTTCGTTGGTGATCAGGTTGCTCGGATTCGAGCAATAAAGGTCCTCTTGATAAAGACCGGTACTGGAGTACGTAGACATGTGGGTCTCCTGCAGTGACGACAACCCTTTCGAGAAAAATATGAGCACATAGAATTGTCGGCTAAAGATGTAACTATAATAATGATGTGGACATTTCAACGAGGAAACACTCATGTACCAATTAGTGCGTGCACGTTACCGCAAGGATCGGCGTGCTGGCCGCTGGGTTGAAGCCGACTTGGCAAACGCATTGGTGGCTACGCTAGCGACGGTCTATGGTGATGTTTACCTCTACATTACCTACCCCGGTTTGCCTACGCCTAAAGCCTTGCGCTTTGATAACACCCTCGCTCAACGTCAGGGGATTTCAGCCTCTTTGACCGTACAGGCGTGGCTGACCGGTTTGGGTAATGCGACCCTGCCATTTGAAGTAACCCCACCTAACGAAACCATCCGTTTGGTTGAGTACGCTCAAGCGTGGCATGCCGGTTACCAGATGGAACCACGTGCTCGTAACGGTAGCACTCTGGACACTGGCAGCACCTTTGCGATGGAAGACCTGATGGTCACCCATCCTAACCCTAAGTTCACCCCTAAGCGTATCGACGACTACTGCTTGTTCTCGGTCAATGGTTTCTTCCATTTGAGCGACTACGGTACCGACGGCGTTCGGGTAGTGGACGGCAACTCTACAATCCGTAAGTCCAACGATAACCAAGTTGGCATCATGAGCTTTGAGAACATCGGCAAGATCAAGAAAGTCCCGATCACCGAAGCAATGCTCAGCAAGCAAAACGAGAACACCCTGTACTCGACGACTACCTACGTGACACTGCCGGTTGATGTCGACTTGACCAACAAGACGGTAGCGTTGGTGCTCGGTGGTTACCTGCATGCCTTCAGCAAGTCTTATGTCCGTACTGGTGAACGTACGTGGCGCATTGACTTGAAGAACATCCTGTTCCTCGAACGCTATATTGAAAGTGTTCGTGGCATGGACATGTCGGCGTTGGGTCTGCGTGATGATCCAACCAACCAAACGTTGTTCTCGGTTACCGAGATGTTGTCTGACCCGACAATGGTGGCTTACCTCACCATGTCGCAAAGCTTCTTTGTAATCATCGATTGCCCGACGATGTTCCATGAACTCACCCCACTGGAATACGCAGGCTTCCCCGGTCGTTATCTGAACCGTGATGGCCGACAACTCCCTTGTGTGGGTGCGTACGGTCGTCAGGTCGAATACCACACCATCGAAGAACACGGCATCTTCGTGTACGTCGGCACCAACAACATGCGCTTTGATTACACCGCCAATACCGCTAACTGGTTAAACCAGAAGCTGGTCAATGGTGGGTTAGTGCCTGAGACGCCACGTCGTCACGCTGAGGCGTACTTGCGTCTGTTCGGTACCGAAGGTTAGTCCAACACGGCATAAAGCCCCTCCCAGCGCGGGAGGGGCCTATGTCCGGCTATACCGGTCGGAAGATACTGAAGTGGGAAGCGTCAATAAAGTGGATCAGCATGTAGTCGGTAAACCACAGCTTGAACTTTTGCACTTCGTCTTGCTTATCTTCAATCGTCATCTTCGTGACGTCATGTTCAAACAGGCGCGGTACGACCAAGTTAAAGCCTTGAGCGCGCCGTGCAATCAACCCCGACAGATGGAGTTTAATCCAACCGTTGAAGTCGTACATGAAACCACCGGCGTAGTTATCCAACAGGTAGTCTGGTGTGACCATAGCTGGAGGTCTGGAGATAAACATGATGCGTGGGGTAAAGCCTAGACGATAGTTGAACAGACGGACAAACATCTCCATCTCTTCATCATCAAAGCTAAACGGCCACACGTTCACGTCTATCGCAATCTCCCGGTTAGGACGACCATCGATAATGGCGATCTCATTCTCAGCGATCATCTTCATCAATGGTGCGATGATGCCGGTCATCACCGAAGACTGTAGGATGTCTTTAGTGCGTTTGTCGTAAGCTTCCTTAAAGGCAGCCTCCGTTACACGCCCTACGGTAATCTGACTCCAGCGATCAGATTCACGCAGCCAGTAGTCGTCAGTGCGCAGTAGGTCTTTGGCTACCTGAGGATAGATCGAAGCCATGACCGACATACGCAGATCGAAAATAGATTCGATGTCGATGTAAAGCTTAGACACATCATCCATTAGCGTTCTACCATAGTCCAGAGGTCACGGAACAACACCACCGACATCAGGCCGATCAGCCCAGGGACTTGCTCGACGTTAAACATCGTGTCAGCCTGTACCGCTTGCGTGGTGTCAGCGAAGTCTTTGTCGACGATCTTGGCGTTCATTGGCGTGGTCAAGAACATCCGGTTGATCATCTTGACGAAAGCTTCGTCCAGCTCTTCCATCTGCAGTGCGGCCAGTGCCATACGCTCGAACTTGATCAGGATCACGTGGACCTTAGGGTCTTGACGGATCTCATCCCACAACCCAGTACGGATCACGGTAGCATTGGCGTTGTACCAGTTGTGCTCCGCCGATACTTTGTCAGCGATGTTCACGACATCGGCCATGATCTGTTTACCAGATTCAGCGGTGAACGCCTTGAGGAAGTTCATCACACACATGGCGTACTGCTTACGGCACAGATCAATACGAGACTCAATCATAACGGTTCCTTGGTTGGGGTGTGGTTAGCTCGCAGTCGCGCGAGTCTTGACCAGCAGGTTGTTCTGGATGTGCATAGCGGTGAGGATTACGCTCAGGCTCTCAGTGGCCTTTACCGCCGACGGGATATTGGCCATGATCGAATCCAGCGACACACTGCCGGTTTCAAAGATAGCCTTGTTCATAGCAGCGTAAGACTTGGCATCACCTGCACGGAACTTAACCAGCTCCAGCAGCATCTTGTCCAAACCTTTCGAGAGGTTTACTTGGATCTCTGGGTAAGACATCCGCGAACCTTTCGATACACCTGTAGCTTGACCGGTGAGTTGGTCGACTACGTCATCGTTACCCGGTACAGACATCTTCGATTCGAGTGTCTGTGCTTGCCGACGGAACGGTACCAGACCCACTAGGTATTTCGCAGGGGTCTTACGCAGCATCCCAGTGTCTTGGTCAGTCAGGTAAAGATGTTGGAACAGACTGTGGCCGAGTTCTTCGGCTACTTCGATGTTGTTGGCGAGGCTGAGCTTACCGCCCACCATGTTCGCTTTGAACAAGGCAAGGATCTCTTCGCCATTAGCCAGACGTTCCATCCACGTATCGAACTCATCATCCGACGTCCGCTGGAGGATCTCTTCGTAAATCTTGACGTTCTCACCGTCCGGCAATAGACGGTTGATGAAATACAACAACTCTTGTTCGGCCTGCTTACGCATGGACATGATAAGTCCCCGGTTAAAAATGGATCAACATATCATTCCTTTTCCAGTTAAAAGTTGCGAGACGGCATAAAGGAAGGCACCGCAGTACCTTCCTCTAAGGGGGAACTACATATGGCCACAGAGAAACCATTAATGCGCTGCTGCCATCGCAAAGCCAGCACGCTGCGCCAACGTGGTCAGGTCGTTGTAATACGAACCGATCCGAGTGTTGGTGTTTTGTGGGAAGCGATTGAGCATTAGGAACGGGAGGATGTTGCCCACGAAGCTTTGAGCCCATTCACTGAAGTCGCTGGTATCAACCAGCTGGATACGCATGTTAAACGTATCGACGTTTTGGTACTGAGCCAAGGTCTGGTGGAAGAACGCGTTAAGTTCACGAATGGAACGGATCTCACGCGGGCAACGGTGGATGAAGTCTTCTGCCAGTTCTACGTCACGAGAACGGATCAGGTAGAAGGCCTGGGCGAGAACGCTAGTTTTTGGGCTTGCCATATGGGTATTCCTCGAATAGTTTTCAAACGGGTGCACAGTGCCATGCTCAATCCCTGTTGGTGTTATTATTAACCGATTTCGGCTATGTAATTGACAGTCGTTATTCGGCCTAGGTACTCCGCGAGCAAATGTCGGTGACAAAACTTACCTCGCGCACAATAGCAGCCTAGTGCCACTTTTTCTAGACGCAGCAGAGAAGCCCAGAAATTTGGGTTAACCCGGCGGCTATAGTCCAGTATGTCATGGTACAGGGCAGTATATTTTTCCTCAGACATTGAACCGTCTTTACTGCCTAGAACCATCTCCCATGTTGGAGCGACTTGGGCGTAGCCACTCTTAACAGTGGTATCCAAAAGCAGGATACCACTGTCGAGTGCTTTAACTACACGCCACTTTGCGATCTGGTACGTGTAGACGTCCATGACTGCCTCAAGTAAGCATACGTGCGGTGGGCTTCTTCAATCGGCTCAGTAGCGCAAGGATTGCCGCTTTCTGTTCCATCATGAATTCGTAGTGACAGGCCGGTGGGTGATCGTCCCCACCGGGTTTATGCGCGGCTTGCCATTTAGCATCGTCCGGATGGATAATACCGTCAATGTCACCGAAGATCAAGAAGCGAAACTCATCACCCTTCTTCATACAACGGATCCGAGCAGCACCACGAGAATGACCGATATAAAGATCGGCCTTCGGTGGACACGTATAGTCAGCACCAGGGTCACGCACTACAGTACTGACCCCGTTCTTTTTGAGGAAGGCCTCAATGTCGTTGTAGTAGTCAATCGCCAGTTGGTTACCGGCGATGTACTTTGGGTTGCCTTCAATAATGACGGCACGCATGTTAAGCAGCCAGCGGCATCGAAACAGGCAGGACCTTCGCACCGGAAGCAGCCTTGGCAGCGTTCAACTGCATCGCAGCAGCCTTGAGCGTTGCTTGCTGTTCTTTCGGCAACCAGTACGGCACGTACAGACCCTTACGCATGCGCAGCAGGTCCATGGTGGACAGGAACGGGTTCTTGTGCATGTGCTCTTCTTCTTCGAAGACCCAGAAGCCACGGGTGTTCAGCAGAACGTCCCAGTCATAGCCGATGGCCTTGAGGTCCGCATACAATTCGCCTGGTGTGGTGAACACCTGCTCTTCGTCGGTACGGTGGAACTGGATCAGCTGGAGCATCTCCGATTGGATCTCGGTCGCCCGGCGCAGTTTCGAGTCAGCGTTAAGCTTGGCACGCACGGTGGTACGGGACAGGCCGGTGTCTGGTACGAGTTCGAGGAAGTAGTTGAGGTTGTTACCACCGATACCGAAACCGTTTTCACGGCAGTAGTGGAACTCGGTCAAGCTAGGCAGGTAACCTTCGGTTTGCGACATGATCAACGGCATGACCATACCGGTGATACCACCCTTGCCACGCAGGTTCTGGATTTCCAGCAGCTTGAGGTCGGCGTCGCCTTCCATTGCTGTCTTGTTGTCCAGTGGGTACTGCGGCATCTTCTCTTTGTTCACGAGCGGTTTGTTGCTCATGATGTCCCACACGTTGTGCGGCATCGAGTAGAAGCCTGGACCTACACCTTTAATGACGGTGTCGCGCTTCATGTGGCTGAGGTTACGCTTGTCGGTTGGGTACATCTCCATGTTGATGATGTCGCCGACATGCGCGGTGAGGATGATGTACGAGCCGGTTTGGCTGACGATAGTAGGCAGCTGGTTGAACAGCTGGGTCTTCGCCTTGCCGCTGGTCATGGCATCGGTGTTGTTCTTGCTGTCACCGATCTTGTTCTTGTCGTACATGTCCTGCACTTCTTTGATCTGGAACTTCGAGAAGCTGTCGATCAGAAGCGAGGTAGGCACGTAAGCCTTGCGTTGCTCACCGTCCTTGTCCAAGAACGGAGTGGTGTAGGTGTGCTTCTTCGGATCTTTGGTCTTGTCGTAAACCACGTCACGGAAGAGCTTCATCAACACGTCGCCGGTGTAACGCGATAGGTCGGTGAAAGTGAAGAGATCGTCTTCTTCCCAGTTGATGCCTTTGAGCTCGTCATAGGCCGCAGCGATGGTCTGGAAACGAACGATAGGGGACAGGGTACCCTCGGTGTCGTAAATCAAACCAGCAGCCGTCTGGAACGCACGGCGCATCATCGCCTGCATGAAGATCGCCAGAGCGGTCTTGAAGTTGTTAGGACGGGACGCGATGCCGGTCAGAGGACCGACGCCACCGTTGAAGATGGACTCGCCATGACGCCCACGTTCATAATGGCCTGTTGGAATATCCAACATACCGCCCACGTTCAGGGACGGGCGAAACAGAGGTTTATCGATTACTTTGCCGAACATGCAGTGGTCCTTACCTGGGTAGTGGTCAAGCTAACACCTAATAAACACGTGGCGTAGAAAGTTCTTGACTGGAATTAATTTGAGAACTATATTGTCAGTGTGATTAGGCAAACTAATCACCACTCTAACCTTTCCTCCTAAGGAAAAACATATGTTTAAGTTTCACGAGTTTGTGCTGCTGGATTCGAACAACGCTGTTGAACTCAGCGATGTGAACGATCAGCTCTGGGTTAAAGAGTCGAAAGTAATTTCGGCTGCTACCAAGTCCGGCACGCGTACGATGAGTCACTGGCGTAAACGTGATATCGAAAACGATCTCACTGGCGATGCCCGTCTGACCTACGATGCACTGATTCAGGCTGAGTGTGGTTCTACTGCACCGGATGCTGAATACGAGTTCACCCATGAAGATGTGGTGCACCGTCTGCAGAAGTATCCAACCCACATGGTCTACCACGTCAAGGTTCCTAAGCTGCAACTGGAACGTGTGGTGATTGCTAAAGATGAAGACGCTATGGTTAACCATAGCTACGGCATCGGTGGGTTGTACTACCGACTGGTCACTGACCTGTCGTAATTAGATTGGGAGCCTTCGGGCTCCCTTTCTTTTTTCTTTTGCTTTCGTCATCCTATGAACTGAGCCAACACCGTCAAGGGATATACACCATGTCGCTACTCCAAGAATACACCCCACAACCGGAAGTCGAAGAACCGGTAGCAGTAGAAGCTGAACCTAACGGGCTCGGTGACCTGCTCGAACTCTTCGAAACCGTTTCCGAAGAAGCCTTTACTGTTGGCGATGTCAACTCTTGGCTCCAACGTAAAGCGGCCAAGATCTCCGCCACCGTACGTGACAACTTCCGTACGCTGACCACCTTCAACTTCAAACGCCCTGAAGTGATCAACGTGCAACCGCTGGCGCGTAGCCTCGGCACGCGTGATTATACCGATCTGGTTGGTCTTGACGTCTACGTCCCTGTGGGCTTCCAGAACGAGCTGCTCGGTTACGCCACTACACTGACCTCGGTTTCCCAACCATTGGCCGCTGGCGCGCTGACAGACGTCCTCCTGCCTGCACAGAAGTGTGTTGGCTACTACATCAACAACACCGGTGAAGCAAACGAGACCCGTGAGTTGATTTGCAAGCCAAAAACCACCACTGGCGACATCGCCAAAGTGGTCCAGGCTGAATCGGCGTACTTCATTGCCGGTAACCACCGTGCGACTGCTCCGCTGGGCGATGTGTTCGAGAACAAGAACGCGATCATTACCACGGCTGACATGCTGAACAAGATCAACCACTCGCTGTGGCAGCAAGTGCCTCCTGAAAAGATCCAGGCTGAAGTTGAGAAGCTGTCCAAGCTATCCACCACGCTGCTGGGCCTGCTGGAAAACAACAGCGACAATACCAGCGCCGTGTTCGTTAAGAGCATCGTCGGTCAACTGGTAGAAGTCGGTCGTTTCATCGAGTGGTATGCTACTCTGATGACTCGCTTGGGTGACTTCACTTCAGCGATGAAGCTGAATGAGAAGAACCTGATCGATCTACAGCAATAAGCGACATAGCGCCCTCCCCAGCGGGAGGGCGTTTATGCCGTCAGGCGATCTTGACCGTACGGTTGTACACAGTCGGTACCGTAATGTTGGTTGGATCCAGCACTACGACCTCAGCGTTGTTAAACGCACCATGAGTAGAGGAGAAGTGAGAGATGTAGATGAGCTGTGACACTTGACCCATCTCAATCATCTTCAACAGGAACGGAATCGTGTTCTGGCGATGTTGTTCGTCAAACGTGTTAGCGAACTCATCCAGATACAGTGGCCACTCTTCCAAACCTAGGAACTTCATCAGGATCAACTTGAAGCCGAAGTTCACGATGTCACGTTGTGAACTACTGCCCCGAGCGATGTCTGGTGCCATTACTGCCCCGTCACGTACTGACAACGGGAAGTAATAGTCAAGCTCATCGTTGTCTACCTTAGAAGGCAGCACTTCCAGCGGATACGTCCAGATCTCATCGATCACCGCGTTAACCAGCTTCACTACGTTCTGCATGAATCCATTCAGATAACGACCGATCAATCCACCAGTAGGTGACATGGCTTTACTGAGCAGACCCAGATCACCGTGCCACTGTTTGGCTTCGTTGTGTTCCCGTTCGATATCCTTAAGGGTGTTCTCACGCATCTCAAAGCGATGCAGGTTAGTCTGTAGATCCGACAGACGCAAACTGGTGTGCTTGATCTCTTCATCGAAACCTTGCTTAACCAGATCGACGATCTGTGTGTTGACTTGTTGCATGTAGTCTTGCAGCTCGGACTGGATGGCAGTCAGGTCACGACCATAACGATCAACCTTCTGTACCACATAGCGCAGGCTGTTACCTACCTGCTCAACCCGGATGCGTTCATCGGCTACATTGTGAATCTTCGTTTCCAAAGCTTCTTGGTGTTTGCGTAGGAAGTCCGCATGTCCTAAGTCAGCCTCAGCATACCGCTTCAAGGTTTGCTTGATTTGATCTACACGCATCTGCGTGGTCATAAGCTTGATGTAGGTATCTTGCGCCTGTTGCCAACGTATGACGTCAGTTAGATGCTTACGTGGCTCAGTGAACATCATACGGCGTTGTACGGCCGTTTCCCACACTGGCTTATATTGATCGTACTGCCGAACCAATACACGGAAGCGATTGACGTAGGTCAAGTAGTCATCGTAATGATCGATGTATTCCTTGAGCTGCTCTTGCTCCGTCTCGATCGCCACGATGGTTTCATGCAGCTCTTTACAACGAGCCTCAGCCAACAACACTTCGCTAGGCGATTGCCCCGGTACGAAACTGTGAGTACAATCAGGACACACGACTTCTGCACAACCACGCATCTGCGCCAGTCGTTGGGTGGCTGCGCTGTGACGATCACCCAGACTTTGCAGACGGGTTTTGTTCTCAGCGAAACGTAGACGCTTCTCCGTACCAGCCTGATGGTTAAAGCGATCGTCTTGGTTGACTGGGAACTCTTGGATCAAGTTCACCCATGACGACATCATTTCATCCAGCACACCCTTAGAGTGTGGCAAGACTTCGTGATGCACGATTGGCCATTCATTCGAATAGCCATTCATCCAACCACCCCACAACAGGAGCTGTTCTTCTAACTGGTGTAGTTCCTTTTCCAGATCACGAATCTGTTCTGGTGTACCGAAGTCAGACTCTGGGACTTTCTGCCGTTGGATCTCATCGAGTTCCTGCGCCAGCTCTTCCATGACCGACTTGGTCATCTGGGCACGGTGGTCAGCCACTTGGATCTGACCTTCTAGATCCGAGCGCGAACGGATGCCGTACAACACAGCTTCATTCGGTTGGGTTTCCAGTTGACGCTTAGCCCGACGACGGATGTCATTGTAGCGAGCATTGAAGTCAATCACGTTACCACGACCAATCGGTTCGTTACCCCGAGTCCGGTACAGTTGCTGCAGACGTTCGGTCAACGCATGGATCTGTGTGCGATAACCATTCATCTCAGCATCGCTAGGCAAGTCGATGTGTTCGTTCGCCATGCGCTTAGCTTTGTGGTTGATTACCCCACGTGCATCCGACAGATGAGACTTCACGCTATTGAAACGGCTGAAGGCGTAAGTCAGATCGATCGGCGACATCCGGGTCAGCCACTCACGACGCTTGGCTGTGGTCATCCCGGTAAATGGTGTGAGACCGATCAGGATCTCGTGGATAGCCCGGTCCATACCGAACTGCTTGAGCACCAGATCTTTCTGGACAGCGAATGTACCACCGGGGTTCATCTCGGTGACGCCGTCTTCTATAAAGCTGTGCTTACCTGTGCCGGTGCCACCGTAGGTAGACTTCAGCACGTAGCTGTGGTGGTTGTGTGTGCAGTGGAATTCCTTAACCCCACCGGCTTCGAATTGATCCTTAGCCGCTGGGCATGGGGTGAGTTCTTCTAACACCGAAGACTTCCCAGAACCGTTACTCCCCAACAACAACAGAATGTCACGTTCAGGTGTCCATTCAAAATAACGAATGTTCGACAACATTAAACGTTTGTAGTTTACAAGGATCAGTCTCGTGATCTTCATGGTCTGGGCGATCCAGCTTTACTAATGGTTATATACAAGATAACAGCCGCGTATTTTTAAGAGGTTACCATGGAGAGTGTTTTCAAGCTCTACAGCATCGGTTACGTTGCAGAGAACAAACCCCGTACTGATCGTTTCGTAAACGTCTTGTCGGTAGAAGACGCTGGCGCCACCGATGGCGAGGTAACCTTCAATCCAGAGAAGACTGTCCTTAAAGGTCAGGACAAAGATGGTAAGCAGTTCGATGTGAGTGCAACTACTGACACCACGCTGAACTGTGAATGGTTGCCATCTGGGTCTAATCGCTTTACACCACCGGACGTAGTCCGAGGTGAACTGGTTGAGATCTTCCGTCTAGGGGATACCGATCAATACTTCTGGCGCTGCATGGGTCTGCGCGATAACCTGCGTACTCTGGAGACCGTGATCTTCGCCTTCTCTGGTTCTCCTGAAGCCGGTACAGGACCACTGAACCTAGAGCGTTGCTACTTCATCGAGATCTCGACACATGAAGGTCTGGTAACGTTCTCGACTGCTCAGGCGAATGGTGAGCCCTTTGTCTTCACCACGCAGTACAACACCAAAGAAGGCACCTTCCTTCTAACCGACGACATCGACAACAGCTTCTTCCTCGACTGTAAAGAACGTTGGTGGAAGATGATCAACGCTGACGGTTCGATGTTCGAGCTGAATAAGAAGAAGATCCTGATCTCTGCCGATGAAGAGATCCAACTTAAGTGTGGTGGCTCTACGTACATCATGAAACCTCAGGACATCTCCATGAAGTCTACTCGGGTATTCGTCGATGGTGGTGGCACGACATGGGAACAAGTCGGTGCTGGTCTGAACGTCAGCGGTCCTAAGTACACCTTCGCTTAAGGGGTTTTACAGATGCCTAACGTATCGCTCGTAGGAGAGTCTCAAGCTGGTGGCGTTATCTCTGGACCGGGTTCTGCTAAAATGACCGTGGGTGGTAAGCCAGTGTCTCTGGTGGGGGATGACGTAGCACCTCACGGCAGTGGTGTGCATCAAGGACCCAAGATGATCGCAGGTTCTGGTAAACTTACCGTCGGTGGTATCCCGGTGGTGATTCAAGGCAGTGCGGCGAGCTGTGGTCATACGGCCAATGGTAACCCGAAGATGTCTGTAGGTGGTTAACGACATAAAGCCCCTCCCCGCTACGGGAGGGGCTTATGCTGCATCAGTGGGTTGGTAATGGACATTGCTCGTTAATGCAATAGCGCATGAGATGGTTGATGTCCTCGCGGAGAACTTCATCCTCGCCATACTTCAGCCAGCATGGAGTATTCTTGAGCACGCGTGCGATGTAAACATCTAAGCGCTCCCCGTCAATCCGATGGATGGGAAGAATATGGCTCCAGACGTAAGGTGCAACGAACACAGAGAACTGCATGCATCGCACATCACGTGTTAGGTTGAATGCTTCATTAACCTGACTGAGTCGCTCCTTGTCGTCTTCGTGGCACTCTGCGAAACGAGCGTAAAGTGACGACAGCAGACTCATTCTTCTGAAGTCACTTGGCGTTTTGTTCCACAAAGCGATCCAGCCGCGTTCCAACAGACCGGGGCGCTTCTTCGGGGTTGGTAATAGCATGTTGGTTGCCTATCGTCATTTCTTGAGAATGAACTGAGTATAAGGGCAAGTGTAAATCAACACACCCTCACTCGAATCCACCACGGTGGTGAAGGAATAGCACAGCGGGCCATTGGCAACGACCAGGACCGAGACCTTTGGCTCAGACTCAGCAATACGTGCCAGGGTATTACGAACTGGAATGTCCAGCCCTAGTACCAATTTTAGCTTTACGTCAACGCCATTGATTACCGCAGGGACCTCAATGAAAGGCGTGTTATTGGTTATGGCCGCGTGCAGTTTATTTACAGGCTTTTTCTTGCCTTCCTGATGGACGTAAAAGAGATCAGCAGTGATGTCAATCACCGTAACCCCTTTACCAACGTTGCCGTTGCAGTAGTCGTCCAATTGCTGCTTCAGGACGCCAAAGAGTTTCACTGCTTCGTACGCCTGCTTAGGCGGACTTAGTGTCTTACTGATCAGCGTGTCATCTGGCGCTACAGTCGCCTGGATGTTCTTCAGTTTGGCGAAACCGGCGCTCCCCATTTCCAGGTAACGCTTGCGCATGTTCGGCGTAAGGACATTATCCAGACGTACGATAGCGGGTTGCGAATACTGCGAAGGGTGTTCCCGCCGGTGGTTATCCATTAACTCTTCCAGGTACGGATCACGCTCCGGGGTCTTGAGGATACAGAACACGGCTTCGGCCAAACGTCTACCCAAGATCAGATCGGTTTTAGCGATCTTATCCAAGGTGCTGTCGGTTTGCTTATGGCCGTACGAATGAGCACGACCCAGCGAATACATGCAGTAGTAATTGCCTGCGTCCAGCGGCATGGACCCAGATACGTCGAACAACAGGCGGGTCCGTTGCAATAACGGATTAGCTGCTTCGATCTTGTTCGCTTGGTGGATCTCGGCGTACGTAACCGACACCTTCTCTGTTCGATATGCTGAACCCAAGAGCGCATTGCCATCGGCGCATTCGTTGCCCCGGTGACCATTATGCCCCTTGATCCATTCAATCTCCAGGTTACGTCCTGCAGCCAACCATTCGTCTTTGACGGTGATCAACTGCTCCCAGTATTCCCGGTTTGCAACTGGAGAGCCATCGGCTTTGATCCAGTCGTTCTTAATCCATTTAGGTACTGTCTTGAACAGGTTTGCCTGTACGTATTGACTGTCGGTGTAAACCAGCAGTTTCTGGACGTCGGCTTCCTTGGCGATTTCGAAGGTTTCAATAACAGCTTGCAGCTCAGCGACGTTGTTCGTCACTTTCCGGGCAGGGACAGTTGCGTAAGCATCCACGTAGGCAACAACAGCGCAGCTCTCGGCGAGCGGCACCTCTTTGTAACCTGTAGGGGTGGGTAGTTGTTTTTCCCCTCGTGCGTGCTCCAATGCGCCTGCGGTGTACACATAGGCGTGTACACCCCAACCGGCCAGTCCACGACGGAAGCTCCCGTCTGCGTAGGCCACCATGCCTACATTAGTGGGCGTAGTCGATTCAGTGCTCATCTCACGGCATCCTTAAATTCAAAATATCTACACAATTTTGGGGATGCGTAGATCTATCCCTTACATCCGGAAAGATGAGTCCGGTGAGCCTTATCCAAAACAGAGCGCTCATTCTTTAGCACGGCGCGTAGTTTTTTGATATAGCTGGCGATGGCCTCTTCCAACTTGGTTTCACCCAAGGCGGAGAAATCAGGCTGCACAGGTACGGCTTCGCGTGTGGGGATCACAAATGGAGAGCATCCAGTTTGAACAGGAACCTGTTCTTTTTTTACTTCGGTGTGATGATGACGAAGAATCCGAAGTGGCTGCGGTGTGTCCTTTTCCACAGTTGTAGACGTAGTCTGGGTAGACTGAGTTTCTGTGGTGTATTGGTAGACAGTGAATTGTCTAGCATCAACCACCACACACCCCGGTAAGGCACCGAGGCAGAGGCCAATGGCCAACTTGGCAAGGCGCATTTGTTATTCCTTCAGGAGATCATTTAAGCGACTGGTTTCGAATGGCGATGTACAGGTAACAGCCACGTTCGCCGGATCGACCTTTCTTGCTGCTTGCTCTTTTAGTTCCGACACCCGCATCGTTGAGATAGCCAGCGCCCACACCAGTAACAGGATGAGACCCAGCATACCCGTGAAGTGTTTATTCTCACGGATCACTTCAATGACAGTACGGTCCTTGAAAATTGCAGACCTGAGATAAGGCCACAAGAGGCGAAGTGCTTTGAAGAGTAATCGACCTAGATTTAAGTACGACATTATTGCCTCTTTGTTGTTAAGCCTGAGACAATACCTACCGTCGACCTCACACAAAAGCCTTCACGATTAGGGTAGATATCCCATTGTTGTGTTTAGTTCATTGGCGTTCTTTTCAATTATAATAGTGCTCCATGCATGTTGTCAAATAAAATGTGGTTGATTTTATAGATGGAACCACTCTACACCACAGTTGAGGTATCACCTTACATGTACATCTTAAAGGGTTTTTTCACCCACGACAGTTTGAAGCTGAATCAGCTGAACAAAGTGGCGCTGTTTGGTGAACTCTCCGAAAACAGCAAGAGCTACGCCAAAGACAAACTGGAGTACAGCAACGGTACGCAAACTTCGTTGGTTGTCTTCCATACCTTTAAGGACTCCGTGCGTATCGAAGTCCCGGTAACAGTCGGTAACAACGCACTGGCTATCGGTAGCTGGATCCTCGCCCGTGCTCTGGCAGGCCAGATCGGTGCTGACGCTTTCACTCTGCGTCAACAGCTGAACGCTGAATTCGCCACCAAGTCGACCGGCTTCCAGACGGGTGCTGTGTTGTTGGACGTGGGCGGCATGCGTATGCCGGAGTGGATCTCCTACACCGACATCACCACCGCTGAGCCTACCACTGTTACAGTGTGGCTCTCCGACGAATCCTTCGCCAACCAATACGACGAGTTCAGCATTGAAGTTGTGGCACCGATTCTGCCATTGAACGACTTCTTCAAAGACCCGCTGGTGGTTAAGCAGAAACTCGCCGCTTATGACCTCGTCACCAAAACCGACGAAGTCCAGGCCAAGCGTGGTGAATATCCTTTCACCATGATCAAGACCTTCCGCTACGACTACAACAATCCAGCGAACCTGTCCGACAAAACACCGTCGTACTGGACCGTGATCATCTACGGCCAAGCGGGTAACAACCCTGACTTGATCCGTGAAGCGATCGTTAAGGAAGTGTTGGCGAACTCGACACACACGCAAACCGAGTGGGCAGTGATCTTGCCTGATCTGTTTCGTACCACCGAGTTCATCTTCACTCCGTTCTGGACTTCTTACTCGATCCCCAACCATGAGTTCCAAGCGGGTATCTACAGCCCTACCGTAGACCCTCGTGAACGTAACGCACTGATCAAGCGTACTGCGCGTGGCTCTGGCTACACCGCCGTATACGTCGACAACCGTTACGAACTCACCGCCAACATCTATAAGTCGTTGGCCATGGCTGTGCTGGGTAACCCGGACAACCGTGATGGTGTGACACAGTTCTCGGACAAATGGCCGCAGTACATGATCGCCACCAACAACACCCCTGACTTCAACCGCATGGATCCAGACACCGCTGAATTCAGCAACTTGCTGAGCCGTCTGATCGTTGCTGCTGAAACCATGACCATGTTCACTTCGGTGCCTGTGGGTCTGTCGCGTATTCTGCGCGATGGCATCGTGTATGCCTCGGGTTACTACAAGAACATCAACTACCTCGTGGTTGCGAAACCTACGGTAGAATCCCTGTAACGGCATAACTGGGGAGGGCGACCTCCCCTTTTATGTTTGCGAGGCGCTTATGTTAGACATTGATATTCCGCTGGCGTCCAACACCAAGACGGCCAACACGTACACGCTTCTGTTTAATCGGATCGCTACACTGCATCCGACGCTTGGGGTAACCCAAGCCACGCACTTCGTTAAGACCATCAAACAAATGCCAACGCGTTATCGGCCATGGCAATCGATTGCTATTATAGGCAAGCGCGACGATCCGAATTGGGAACAACAATTTCGTTATGACCGCTATCCAATCTCCCGCTACATCAGTAACCCTGTGTTTACCGACGCTGAGTTGCCCGTGGTGGCGGAACTGGATGAGCTTGGTATGTTGGCGTACCTGACCAACAAGTTCAACATGGGTATCAACCAACGTGACTTCGCTGTGCGTCCGGCTGGGATTCAATACACCGGTGGACGTGTGCGTCCTAACTGGCGTCTGTTCAGTTTGCCCGAATCCCCATTCTGGTATAACGACCAAGTGCTGTGGCTGCACAAACCCGGTGAGCCTGAAGACCCGACTGTTCCAGAGATCCCTACTGGACTGACGGTCTTTACTGAATGGTTGCCTCCATTCACCAACCCACATGCTAACCTGATTGCGGACGAAACCAAGACCTATACCGAGTTCTACTTTAAGGCTAACGGTTTATTCGCTAGTCCGAAGACCGTGCTCGATGCCTTTATCTCCGGCGGCTTTCTGGTGAACCGTGCTGGGTCTGCTGCTATCGCCCCACATGTGCCGGTGAGTACCGGTACAGGTATTGCCTCCAACGTCCCGGTTGATTACACCAACGATGCTGTGTTGTCCCAGTATGACTTGGTGAACCAAGGGGATATCAATGGTACCGTTGCCATTACCACTGACGTGTTCAAGCTCCGTGAAGGCTTCTATGTAGCATGGAGTACTTGGAACGATGCCACGCCAATCGCAGGTCCTGCTGACTTCGAAAGTGCTGTGCCACGCACTGCAGACTTCTTCGGTTCATTGCCGGTTATTGTGAGCCGGTTGCCTTACGCCATGGAGGCGGGCTTCCGTCCTGCTGCTGATGTACCGGGTGGGAGCAAGTGGGTAGACAACATGGGCTTGCCTGGTGCAATCACCTGTAAGTTTACCACTGAACAACCTAACCTCGTTTTCACTGGCCCGATAGCTGGCTTTACCGGGATCGTTAAACGCGGTAACTATGGTAAGCGGGTTTCGGATCTGAAGCTTGAAGATATCCGTTGTGGCGTGATCTACCGTAACGGTAAAGGTCAGGTGGTGATCAATGGTAATGTCGTCCTAGAACGCACAGCAGCTTTCGGCAGTGACCTGTATCTGGAAGCAGCGTTTGAGTTCACCACTCGGGGTAGTGATGGGGCCTCCTATATCGGCGTGTCTGGTATGCAGGCGGCTTTGGCTGCTGGTAAGATCAGTGCTCCCTTTAAAGGCATCCGGGCTAAGTGTACGACGGCTGATATCCACATGGGTGGGGCTAGCACGTACAAGGCTATTAAGGCGGGTGCTTTCGTTACCAGAACTCGTACCAGTAGTAGTGCGGCTACTGATGTAGCTGATGCTACCCAAAACCTCACTTACGACTTCTCGTTAGGCGACAGTGTGTTCTACTCCGTCAGTGATTGCACTTGTACGTCGACCCAATACGGCGTGCGGTCATCGATCGAGTCGTATGAGAAGTACGATAATGAACTCTTGGTCACTCGTGTAATTACACCGTGATTCGTTATTCTTTGATAATACACCCCGAAGGACTTCCCATATGTCACTGAACGTGCCACCGATGGGTACTCGTGGGCTGTATAGTCTGAAAGCACCGTTCTCTACGGTTGCTAACCAACTGTACACCTGCACGGCTATCCGTTTCTTCAAGGACATCCAGAACCAAGGCACGGATGTCTTTGCCAAGTACTACGAACCGAAAGGTCTGAGCCAAGCGGACTACACTCGCGATCTGGCGGCTAACGTCGCCATCGTGTCGTTGACCAGTGAGACCCAGGCTCCGATCTATATCCCCAGCTCCTACATCTTAAGCTTCCCGGGACTGACCAGCTTTAACTACCAGCAAGTCGTGCTTAGCGCGACACTGGGGGCGCTGCCAGATACCTTGGACTTGACCTTCCTGAAAACCCAGGTGGCTACGACCATCGCTGCGGTACTCGGGTTCGTCCCAACGATCTATGAGAACGTTGCAGCTTCGACTGGGGTGATCACACCAGAGCAACACGATGCGCTCGAAGCAGCGCGTCAGGCAGGGGTGACTAACCAAACCACCGACTATGCCCGGTACATTGAGGAACGTGATAAGCGCATTGTCCTCGAACAAAAACTGGCGGCCTTGGAACAACTGATGATCAGTAAGGGCGTCTTGAACTAACCAACCATATGTAGTTACCTTCTGCAACTGGAGTATCCCATGAGTAAAAATCTGGAATGGCTGGAGCGCGTCTCGAAAGAATCTGCTGAGACGGCCAGCATCAAACCTGAAGGCGTGGATCTGAGCGCTGACAGTGAAGCTGCCAACATTGTTGGTGGTGACGAAAAGCTGACCAACGAAGGCAAGAGCTCCGCCAACCACAGTGTTGATCTGAAAGACGCTACCGTGCCTGACGACAACGCTGACGCAGCTGATGCCGATAAGCAAATTGGCGTCAAGGTTTCTGCCGAAGACAATGGCCCGGACTTCAATATCGATCTGAAAACCGGCAAGCCGTCTGTTGAAGACGAGCAAACTGACGAAGAGAAAGAAGCTGCTGAAGCCGAAGCTGCCGCGGCAGCCGCTGCTGGTGATACCGGTGAAGCTGGCGCTGAAGGCGTACCGGGTGAGCCAGGTGAAGGTGGCGAAGCTACCGACCCAATCGTTGAAGTGCCGGTTGAAGGCGCTCCGGGCGAAGATGCTCCAGGTGATGGCGGCGACGCCGTTGCTCCGACCGAACCAGTAGAAGGCGTTGAACCTGCTGCCGGTGAACCACCTGTTGATGGCGAGCCTCCAGTAGAAGGCACCGAGCCTGGTGCTGACGACCTCCCTGTTGTTGAAGGCACTGACGCTGTACCGGTTGAAGCCGGTGAGCCTGTGCTGCCAGAAGGTACTGATGGCGTTGCTGGCACTGATGCTGTGGCTGAGCTCGAAGGTGGTGATGCTGCCGCTGTCGACCCAACTGCTGATTCGGGCAAGGTCATGATCGCTGTTGATCCGGTCACCGAGATCAAAGAAGGTCCTGAAGCTGCTGCTGAAGCAGCTGTGGCCGAAGGCGCTACCGAAACCCCACTGACCAACGAAGAACTGCCAGAAGGCACCGAAGCTGTTTCGCAAGAGGGCTTCTCGGGTGGTCTGGTCGGTTTCCTCGTCGGCGGTATGGGTTGGGCTCCATTCGTGGGTGCCGGCGTAAACGGTGCCGTTAAGGCCAAGCGTCTGAAGATGCAGCAGGACATCGAAGCGATCTCCAAGCGTATCGCCAAGATCCGTGCCGGTGATATCGAAGACGCCAAGAAGAATGGCATGACCATTCCGAAAAGCGCTCAAGGTGTGGACTGGATGGAAATCGCCAAGTCCGCGGTCCTGGGTCAGTTCCTCGGCCCGATCTACGGCGCTCGTCAGGGTAACCAGCTGCAGAACCTGAACAACGAACTCACTGCCAAGCTGAAAGAGTTGGAAAAGGAGATCGAAGCTGCTGGTATCTCCAACGAAGACTTCGAGCTGGCTGATGAAGCCGAACCTGAAGTTGCCATCGACGACATGGCTGACGACGACATCACCAGCGAGTTCGACGCTGTTGGCGAAGACGTTTCCAGCCTGGGTGAAATGGGCGCTGCTCTGGAAGAGTACAACTCTATCCTGCGTGCTGAAACCAATGCTGGTCGTCCGTTCAGCCCTGCGCTGGTGCGTGCTATCAAGATCGGTCTGGAACACTACAACGAACCTTTCCTGCTGGAAGGTGCTCCGTCGGTAGAAGACTTCTCCGATAACATCGGCAAGTTCACCGTCAGCAACGAGTTCGCTGAAGGTCTGGGCGCTAAAGCCAAGGCTGTGGGCGGCGCTATCATCGAGGCCATCAAGAAGCTGATCGCCAAGCTGGCTGACATCGCTGCTGATATGATGCACAACGTCGGCAAGCTGCAAGAAGCCAACGATGCGCTGGGCAAACAAGTCGCTGCACTGAAGTCTGACGTTAAAGGTCAGATCGATGTTTCCTCGGCTACCCGTTTGCTCGTGGGTGGTGAGTTCGCTGGTGACAACGCGCAGAACTACGCGCGTGTTCGTCAGTTCTGCGACAAGTTCATGGTTGACTATCCGAAGTTCAACCGTGGTCTGGCCATGGGCATCATGAAAGTCATCGAAGAGATGCACGCCCAAGGTATGCAGAAGCTTCCGCCTGAAGAGATCGCTAGCGTCTTCGAAAGTCAGTTCCACCCAGGTATGTTCGGCGTACTGGCGATCGGTAAAGACGATGTTAAAGAGATGGCTGGCTTTGACTCGCTGTTTGCCTCGCCGGTGCTGTTGGGCAACCGTCGTATGGTGGTGGGCAAGTCTGAGATGGCCAGCAAGAACGGCATCGCAGCACTGTCCAGCTGCTGGAAGGTTTCGCTGGTTGCAGGCGCTGTCGGTGCAAACCCAGCTCTGTCGGTAGCGCTGCCTGATCCACAGCAACTGCGCAACATCGTCAAAGAACTGGATGCGCTGGTTAAGGCTATCCCGAACTACGCCGGTGCGGCCAAGAAAATGGCCAGCGATCAGAACCTGTTGAAGGTCTACACCCATCCGTGGGTTTCCGGTGAACTGCAACACGCAGCCTCCGGTCTGGTAGCTTCGATGACTACACCTACTGGCCACCTGGTCGGTTACGTGGCTAACCTCGTTAAAGTCGGTCAAGCATTCGTAGCGAGCTGCGTAGCTCAACACAGCGCTGGCGCCAAGGCGTAACTTGTTGAGGGTGGGCAACCACCCTCTTCTATTTCTTTTGAGGTTGACATGAGCGTAGCTGAATTTAATCAGGTTCGCCGTGACGTCGATCACATGCACAAACTCTCCTGTGCACTGGAAGCCTATCAGGAACTGCTCGGTGGCAAAGATATCGCCGCCGGTAGTGCTGAAGGACGTGCCATCAGTCTTGGGTTGGAATCTATCGACCCGAGTATTGACTTGAAGGAAGGTTCTTTCATCACGATGCGCGTAATCAAGGAAGGCATCATCAAGGTGGCTAAGGCTACCCGTGAAGTCGTCCGGTTGCTGTTCGAGGTGTTGGGTAACCTGTACGTCAAGTTCACAGGCAGTTTGGGTCGGGTTCGTGGTCACCAGAAAAACGTTGCCAAGCGACTAGGTCGTCTGGGTAGCCGTGTGTCCTACAAACAAATGGAAATCTCTGGCATCAACCGGCTGTCGGTAAACGGTACCTTCGTAGGTGACGATCCGAACACGCTGGTCGGTATCCGTGCGGTTTCCGAATTCCTGCTCAATCAACACCCGGCGATGGTTGTGAAGGTTGCACGTCTGTGCAGTCGTCGCTTCTTGGATCTGGTCGACAACGGAAGCGGCTCCGATGCACAAGCTACGGCTCGTGCTGGGATGACTGTGTTCCTGCAGGTAATGCAGACGGCGATGAAACCTATCGTCGGTGAGCAGCCTGTTAAGAACGGCGAGCTACCACAGTCGTTTGAGGCAGGGCGTTACAACCGCAGTGCAGTGATGCCGGGTAACTGGGCATTGGTCTACACTGCAGTGGCTGATCAACTACGTGAAGCCAGCAGCATCAACATCAACACGTACGGTAATGTGATCAAGCAAGCTTTCAAGATTGACTTCTTGGAGCTGACCATGAACACCGCTGACCGTGCGGCACGTACTGTCGACGTACCCTCGATTCAAACCTTGGGTCAGTTGGTAGACGGGATCTCTAAGGTCCTTGACGTTGCTGAGAAGGCCGAGACTGGTCGTCGTGACTTTGCTACAGTGAAGGTCGTGGTGGATGATGCTATCCGTCAAGTGATGGACCTGCCGACGAATGACGGTAAGTTGAACGGTACTGTGATCCAGATGTTGGGTGCACTGTCGGAAACGATGGCGGCTCCAATGGGTAACTTCACTCACTGGGTTGCGGTAACACTGAACATCTACCTGAACTACATCGATCATTGCATCAAGCATTACGAAGTAGAAGGCGTCTGACATACGGCCCTCCCCTAGCGGGAGGGCTTTATGCCGAGAAATACCGAAGTATGTAATCTAGTGCTGGGCATTCCAGCCTGTCTCGCATTGAGACGTCAACCAATATACCCACAAAGGGACTTACCACAATGGTAAACGTATTGCTCGCACAAAAGCTACACCACCACTTGATCAGCTGCGCCATGAACCGTGAACTGACGTGGTTCAATCAAGTGCATGACGTGATCCATGGTACGGAGCACGAAGATACCTCAGAAGAAGAGGTACAGGAAACCAACGACATTATCAACGCCTTGGCTACTTGGCTGCGCAGCAAGAACATGCCACGCCTTACCGTGCTGATTAACAGCGGTAAAGGGGCTGTGGGTGTAGGCAATGGTTTCTGGAAGAACTGTGGGTTGACTGTAAACCCTGCACACTACGAACCAGTGTACAAGATGCTGGTACAAGAGTGCTACTCGTACTACGCGGGTTTCTGTGGCTTCGGTCCAGAGATACAGGACATCGTTGAGAAACGCATCCGCGATGCCCGCAACGATGAGTCGGTCAACAGCGCTGAGATCCTCATGGTGGTCTCGGAACAGATCGAGTACTATGGTCGAGCATCCACCAGTTATGACCAGATTCATTTGGATGCGGTCGGCGATAAGCTGATTCCCAAAAACCCACACAAAGAGTTCTTCATTAACATGGCCAAGTGGTTTGAACGGGCCTGCCATGAGAATGACTGCGGTCGCCCAGTGTGGGACATGGAGTTCTTGCGTGGGGCTATTAAGAAGCTACGTCGTGAGTTCACCCTGACTATCCCTATGGGTGCAACGCATAACCTGTTTAATCTAACCCTCGGTCGTGAGCTGAAGGAGGGTGAAGCGTATATGGCCACGGTGGATCAGATCCAGATGCTTACCGTGTGTAAGATCGAGGCGTCGGGTCAGAGCCCTATCGAGCACATCAGTGTTCGCGACGGTCGTTTGCTGGACAGTCCTGAGGCTGGGCGGAACATATACGGTGCAGGGAAGGCTGGTACTATTGAAGTGACTGCTACCGGTGACCGTGAACGTTGCTGGTTCAGTGCCCACTGTGGTGGTGAGATCTTTAGCCACGTCACTATCCATGTAACCTTCCGCATGAACTAAACATAGGCCTCTACCTACGGGTAGAGGCTTTATGCCGTGTAAAACTTGATTCGAATTAATCTGAGAACTATATTGCGTAAGTGAATTAGGAGCAATGAGTTCCTAATCACATCCCCTTTTCAGGAGAAACAAAATGTTGAACACTATCGCTCGATACATGCTGATCCGCGCTCTGTCGATCATCACCGCTCTGACCCTGCTGGCTGTCTGGGGTGCTGTGGCTAACAACATGGCTGAACGCAAAGACAAGAAAGCACGTGACGCGAAAGCGAACACTGCTGTTAACCAAGTCAAAACCATGCTGGAAGCACTGGCCTCGGAAGTCGAAGCTATGCTGCCACGCTACAACGAATCGAACCTGGTCGAGCGTGCCAATCTGAAAGCTGACCTGCGTGAAGTTTACAACCTCAAAGGTCGTCAGATCGAAAACGGTAGCGTTCGTGATATCTATCTGACTTCGGTCGATCAGATCATCACCAAGGCTTTTACCGTAGAAGCTTGATTGAAAAAGATTTGAAGTATATATAGCCTCAGTGAATTGGGAGTCGTAATGGCTCCCTAACCTTCTTATATTCGGAGTATTTAAAATGAACGTACAAGCAATCGCAACTAAAGCAGCAATCGGTGCAGTAATCGGCGGTGTAGGTTTCGGTCTGTACAAGCTGGGTTCCAGCCTGTGCCGTCAAGGTCGTGAAGTGATCCAACTGGGTCAAGCTTCGATCGATATGCACAAGCACATGGACGAAGTCATTGCCGGTAACAAAGATACTGGTGACGGTTGGGAAACCAATGCCCGTGCACAGCTGACTCTGCTGTGGGAACAAACCGCAACTCCTGCTGCTCGTAAATGCAAGTACTACGATGACGTCACCAAAAGCGTATTCATGCGCTTCGACAAACTCATCGCTGAAACCATCGCTACCAAACCAACGTCGATCGACGATACCCCGGAGCCAAAAGAATGAGCCTCAAAGACAAAGCCGTACAAGCCAAACGCGACATCGCTGATATCGCTAAGGTTACCTTCAAAGGTGTTGAAGACGGCGTCAAGGTTGGCGCTGCCTTCCTGCCAATGATCATCGCCATGGCTATCATCAGCCGCATCTAACTCAAGGACTACGAACATGAAAAAAGACACTAAAGACATGGCCAAATGCGTTGGTGGTCTGCTGGGCTTCGTAGTTGGTCTGTCCCTGGTAGCACTCGTGGTTAACAAGACCGCGAGTATTATCCTTGACTGATTACCAGCCGGCCAGCTACAACCCAAACAACCGTCGTCAACTTACTACCCCTACCCCATCTATTCAAAAGGATAACACCATGCAAACTCCAGCCAACAAACCTACCTCGATCAACGCTCAGATCAATGCTGCTGCTGAGTCCTGCGGTAAGATCGCTGAAGAAACTCTGGCGATCATCAACAAGCCTACCCTGCTCGAACGCACCAAGCGTGTTGGTCGTGGTTTCGGTAAAGCTGCTCTCTACACTGCCGGCGCTGCCGTCGTTGGCGGTGGCTGCTTTCTCGCTTACCGCGCACTCAAGGCCGGTGGTGCTGACGCAGTCGCCGAGGCAGTCGGTGATGTCGCCGCTGCAGCAGCCGATGCAGTCGCAGCCGCCTTCCGCGGTTGATGCTGTAACCCCGGGGGAGGACAGCCTCCCCCAACAACTATTATCTACAGGAAATACGAACATGCCTACCAAGAAATTTACGGATGATCAAGAACGCGGTATCGATGCTAACCTGGCTTACGTGGAGTTCCTCCTCGCTAAGCGCAAGAAGAAAGAACTCGCAGGCAACCGCTAATGCTGCACTTAGAAACATAGTACCCGGCCGCAAGGTCGGGCCTATGTTTCTTTTTTCTTTTGACGGCATAAGGCCCACCCGAAGGTGAGCCCTAGGTTTAGTCGTCTTTGCCTTTACCGCTTGGATTGATACCCATACGGCTGAAGAAGCTTTCACTGGTTTCCTGTACGTTACCAATGTGACCTTCACCGTCAACCAGTTCATGGTCGCCCAGTTTGGTTTCATCGATGTTCGGCAGGATCGCCCGTGGAGTATGGTCGGTAGGAGCCGAACCATCTGGTGCTCGCGAGAACGGGTTCTCGTTCTTCATCATCTTGATCAGTTCGACCATGTTGTTAGCCACGTCAGCGCTGGACTGACTGGTGCCTTCATCAATGGTGTTCTTACGGTCGTTGATGGCCGTAGTGTCGTGATCTTTCAGAGCAGACAACACCAGCTTGACCTCATCGAGATCGCTGGGTACGCCACCCTTGAGTTTCTCCCGGACGATGGTACGACGCACACGCTGTGAAAACGCCAGTGCTTGTTCGTACGTCATCTCATCCGGAACTTCGATCGGAGCAGCGACGGGATGCTCATTAGTATGCTGTTCAGACATGGTCGTCTCCTTGCAAAAGTATACAGGCCTACGAGACTGTATATAACGGAATATTTTAAGTACCTATATCATCGTCATGCATACACGCATGATACTCCGGAGTTACCCTAATGTTGTTAGGTTCAATGTTCAAACGCGTAGCGTTGTGGAGCCGTTCCAGAAAGACTCAGACGATGCAACAGCGCATTGTCGAGCTGCGGGATATGGAAGTTTCTAATCCAGAGCTGCCACTAGCGGTCGCTGCGTTCTGGCGTGATGCTAGTGCCTCGGTCTTTACTTCAGTCCCGATGGATCAGCTGATCTGCTTTCCGTTAGAAAGAAACCATGACAATCTAGAAGGCATAGCTAACCTTCTGGATAAATCACTCAGGTTAATCGTGGAGGACGATTATGAACACCTGACTAGCTACCTTTCGCGTAAGTTAGCAGACAAGCACAGTAACCCTGTGGCTGCCTACCTAACCGACAAAGAAGGGTTCCCCCTTGATACGGATGTAGTTTACCTCCGGATCAGTACCTTGCTCTACAGTCTGGCTGCTGTCCTGGACGGGATGGAGTCGTACGAGTATCATCGTGTCATAAACCCGGTCTTCAGGGAATTGATCAACGTGATTGCACGGCTGTTGGAAATCAAGCAAAGGTAAACCAAGGAAGGCGTCGCTTTCCCACATCAATCACCGTAGGTGTAGAATGGACAATATCAAACAGTTGCTGACGAGCTCAGATAAGGGGCGCAGTCGGGCACAGGGCATCTTGTGCTACATGTTTCGCAACACCCTGCTCTGGAACAACGTGACGTATCATCGTTGGGTGCGAGCAACTAACTTCTACTTTGAGAAGCCACACAACAGGAAGAACCCTGACCGGGGCAATCTCAACAAAGCTTTGATTCAGGACGACTTGAGCTGGGCGTCGTTCAAGAAGGGTTTAGATCTACTGAACCCACACAAAGCGATGATGACAATCATACTGACTTGGAAGAGTGGGAAGTCGTCGACTTACACAGTCAACATCGACCTCGTGGAAGATGAAGACGATGTGATCCTTGTATCCCTTCCAGAAGCTGAAGACACTGACCTCATCACCAGCATGAGTGAACGGCACAAGAATAAGCCGAAGAACACTCTGGCTCGGTTGTACGGCCAGATCATCCGTAGTGAAGGTATTGACCTCACTCGATGGCACGCGCTGCTTGATGAGTACGCCAAGAACCCGCTGAATGGTTTTACCGGGACCAAGAAGGAAACGGCCACCACCATCAGCTCCATTCAACGCCAGTTGTTTGAACCACGGTTGTCATGGAATAACTTCCGTAAAGGGTTAACGATTCTGGGGCCTATTCAGGAGGACTACATCCTTCGCTTGGAGTGGGTACCAGAAGTGAAACGGTTCGAGGATTACACCGAGACCCATGTAACCATTCGTGACCCTTTTAGCACTGGACGCAACTATGTCAAATAAACGTGACGCTATCGACATCGGTGAAAGCGCCTCCCTCGATATCCAGAATGTTCTGGGCTATTATGCCCCGTCGAATCGTACCACCGAAAGTGGTTTGATTTTCAAGACGTACTTTGGTCTGCGCCAGTACTACATCAGCGGTGGCTTTGATAACCGCCTGTTGACGTTGGAAGACCCGAAGATCATTCTGGAAACAAGCCGTGAGCGGAAGTGGACACACGTTGGTGATTTACGCATGCGCCTGATGGCCGCACTGCTACACAACGTCCGGTTGAACCACTCGGTAGTGTCGCACATCAAACCTGAAGACCACTTGGAATGGCTACGGCGTTCGCCTAAGCTGACCAAGCAGGAACAGGCTTGGCTTGAGATAGTACGTTCAGTGATCGGTTGTCAATAACTAACAGCCCTCTCCTTCGGGGGAGGGCTTTATGACGGAGTCAGTATGAAGATACGTCCACATCGTCGGCTGTTGGATGAAGCAATGGCTGAAGTAAAAGAGATCGAAGCTACCATGGAAGCGGTGCGACGTTGGGCAGATGAATCGTTTGGTGTGATGCAACCACCCGATCTCTCAGGGATAGAAGTAAAGCACTACACCTACGATGCGCGCATCAAGTGGGATACGTACATTGTCACACTGCCTGGTTGGGGTGTGCTTGGCTTTACTGATGGTCCTGTAGAACCCTCCCCGTAATGGGGAGGTTCGCCATCCTATGAACTCCCTTTTTCTTTTGTCTAAAACGAGGCCTCTATGGTTAGTATTGCCCGTCCGGTGTTCGAAACCGGACCCAAGGATAATGTGGCGATGGTGGATGCGTATAATGCAGCCACGCCTGAAGTCCGTAACGACCTGACCAGTAAACTGTCTTCTTTCGGTAACAGCTTGACTGAGACCTTCGGGGCGGCTGGTCGTGCTTTCGGCAAGATCGGTAGTGGTATTACCAACGGCGACATTAATGTCGATGACGCTGCCAGACGCATTAAGAGCGCGCTGGGAGGCTCTCGGGGTGATATTGCTAACCTTGCCACTTCTGTACAGAACGGCATCTTCAGCGAGCTCACAGGCACTGTACCGGGCACTAACTACGTCAAGGGGGCGACTGACCTCTACGATAGCGTGCAAGTTATCAGCGGTAATGCCAATTACATCATCAACTCAGACCAGAAGTCAGCACAATCGATCCTCGGGTTTGTATCGAGTATCACCGGCAACAGCATCTTCAAGACACTCGATCTCGGTGCTGAGGCCGCATTGATTGGTGGCTTGGTTGGCACGGTGTCCAGTTGGGGTGTGCCGGCACTGGTAGATGAGATGATGGCTGGTCGTGATGATCAGTTCAAATACTCCGTCTACAGTCGTAATTCTGACAGTATCCTGACGTCCAACCCAACTCCTGCCATGATGGACTATTACGTCACTCAAGGCATTGCTGCTGCCCTGACGGCACAACGTCCTGACTTCGGGGCGAACTACCTGCAACAGTACACCTTCCCGCTCAACACCACACCGGACCAGTATGCAACCCTGCATGCACAGTTGGTGAAGATCATGGATGCGCTGGTACCGAACTGGTTACAGACCCCTCGTGGTAGCACTACGTCGGTGGTGGGCGACACTACAGTCGTTACTCCACGTATGGTCACCAACCTGTCGGTAATCGAACGGGCGAGTGCTGACGCTAAGGTGCTGCTGCTGTCTCAGCCTTCTACTCAAGCTGCGGCTCTGTGTGCACCAAACTTCCCCAAGGTTGATCTGATTCAACTGTCGAAGAAGCTCTACCCTTTAATCGGTATCGTTACCAACCAGTGACGGCATAAAACCCCTCCCCATCGAGGGAGGGGCTTATGTCGCTTACCAGCCCATGTAACCGGGACGGCGTGCTTTGGTTTCACGTTTGACGCGGGACCAACCAAGTTCTTTGATCAGCCCTTCATAGTCAACAGAGTTGTCTTCGAGGCCGAGGCCACGATTACGAGCCTGCTCACGAGCCAAGCCATGGAGAATCTCTGGGGTCACTTCAAGAGTGTTCTCGAAGTCTTCCAGCGATGGTGCTTGGTATTTGTTGGCAACGTAGATACCACCTTCACCTACGAAGTCGTGGGTAACGACCTCACGGGTGTACTTGATCTGCGACATCATGTCATCGACAGTGATGGAACGGACCGAGAAGTAAGTGGCCATGGCCGGGTTCTTCAGGGACTCTTCGACGAACTTGCCGTAAGGGCCGAATGGACGCACCCATGCAATGACCAACGTGATCGGACGACCATGTTCATCTTTGCTCGGAACCAGTTCGTAGTCACGGATGTGGTGACTCCAGCGATCAGGGTTAACCTGACGGATGCGGGCCATGTACGCTTGGTCCGACATACCTTGGGAACGCTCTGGGTGTTTCCACTCACCATAGAGCACGCCTTTCTTAACCTGACGCATGAGCTGAGAGCCTGGCGCAAACATCGCGATGCCAGACTTCTCGTCGTACAGATAGCCGCCGCTGTTGTAAGCGTTGTAAGCACCCACCGGGCACGGGTAGTAACCTTGTGCGTCGGGTTGCAGGATACCCTGCTTGTTGGTACCGGCGAGCATGGTAGAACCGATGCGCACCGACTGGCGAAGTGGTTGTTGCATAGAGACCTCAGGTTCTCAAGAGCTCCTCGATCCCCTCGACGCGATCACTTGGGTTCACCAAGGCCGAGACAATACTGTCAGCGGTGTAAGCACCAATCAGTTTCGATGTGGTGTCCGAGGTGTTCCAGATCACGTTCCGGAAAGGAATGCTCACAGGCGGGTTGGTCTCGACATCGCTATGCTTGTTGTAGATGTGACGATAGAGGCGAGTCATGTCCTTCGGGTCACGACAAGTCGTGGAAGTAATCAGACTCAAGATCGCGCGGTTCCCCAGGAAGATCCCCGCAAACTCTTCCGCCGTTTCGAACATGTTAGCTTTGTCGAAATAATTGAAGTACCAGGGGATGTTACCCTTGTCCACGTGTTCGCTGTACACGTAGTAAGACAGGGTGTCGTTCTTCACCGGCTCGGTATTCGCGATAACGGTGTCACCAGGTTCGAAGTGGAAGTCAAAATACGTTACGCCATTGATTACCACCTTCTCAGTCGAAGATGGCACAATGCGGAACATCGCAATGGTGCGAACAACACCATAGCGATTGCCCATGAGAATTCCGTAGAAACCGAGAATGAAGATCTCGGTCCCTATACTGGCCAAGTGAACCGAAGCATAACGCTCAGGCACGAGGATACGACAAGCAGTATCGGTGAGGATACTGCCGTCGTTTTGCTCATGGAGGTGTTTCTTGATGAAGTCAGGGTCACGGACCATCTGCATCAGAAAGAACCTCTGGTTGGGTTATGAGTTACGGCTGAGCTTCGTTCGGCAACTCTTCTTCTTCCGGTGCGGCGCCAGGCAGTGGCAACTCACCTTCAGGCTGAGTAGGTTCGAAGCCGGCGTCTTGGCCATCATCTGGCAGTTCGCTTGCATCATCACCTTGTTCACCAGCAGCTGGCTCGAAGTCAGTACCGGTTACGCCGTCGCCTTCAGTGCCTTCAGCTTGCGCGTCAGCCACTTCGTTAACCACAGGCTCTGCTGCTACGTCGCCGAGGTCGGCAGCGATTTCAGCATTGGCGGTATCGATCTTGACGTTGGCTTCACCTTCGTCTTCCAGTGCCACAGCGTTCGGGTCCACTTCAGGAGTGTAAGGAACGGTGATCAACTGGTCGGCCAGGTAAGTAGCTACCAGCTCGATGGTCGCTTCGATAGCGAGTTCACGACCCGAAGCCCCTGGGTGTACTTTGGCGTAGCGATCCATGGAACGCATGAAGCCGAAGTACAGGCGCTGTTGTGGGTAGTAGATACGGCAAACCAGACCAGCGAACAGCAGATAAGGCTTTTCGTATTCCTCGTCATCGATCGCACGCAGCTCTTGGTCGAGCAGTTCGTTGACGACGCCGGTATCAACCTGAGGCAGGCCTTCTACCGCTGGGGTGGCATTGTTCAGGAACACCGCTACCACGTCACGACGACGATTGCGCAGGCCATTGTCCAGGCAGGATTGACGCAGTACTGGGTAGTACTTGGTCCACTGGTCAACCAGCTCAGCAGCTACCGCATTGATCTGCGGTACGGTCTTGAGGTTTGGTTGGTTAACAGCTACCGAGAGCAGGGCTTGTACGTCACCGCCAGCTTGCAGCCAGCCGTTGTACACGTCGCCGTTCACCAGAACCGCTACAGTGCCGGTACGCATGGCTTCTTGACCATCGCAGGCCAATACCAAGCGCTGGCTCTTCGCGTCTTGAGCACGGAACTGATAGGCTTGCAGCAGCTTGCTACCGATGAGCTCGTGCAGGTTACCCAGCACCAGTTCCCAAGTAGGCAGGTCTACCGACTCAGCCGACACTTCCTGTGGCGCTTCACGCAGAGCACCGGTCAAGCAGTAAGCGAGCAACAGCTCGTCGATCTGCAGCGGCCAGCTACCCGAAGACATCCAGCTGGCGCCGGAGTAGTCGAACACACGGGAAGTACCGTAGAGCTTAGCCCATACGGCGAGGATGCGGTCAGCACCCATCTCCAGCAGCCACTCGACTACTTGAGACGATTCCAGGTGTGGGTTGTTCTCAGCGACCAGCGTTACGATGGCCTCAGCGGACAAACCGTTCAGAATGAAGGAGCGGTATTCGTTTTGCGCAACGACCTGGCTGTACTTGCTGGCCACGTGGTTAACCAGAGCTGGCTCACTGTGGACGGCGTGGTACTTGAAGGCGTTAACCGATACGTTCGGTTGGAACGAGGTGTTCTGCTTAGCAACGTATTGCTGCACCAGACCGTCGATGGTAGGTACAATCACGTTACGGGCGGTGAAGACCATGGTCTGCACAGCCTTGCTCAGGGTTTCGACTTGATCGTCGATCGCTTGGGCATCGGCACCGACGATGGTTTCGTTAGCATCAGCGAACTGACCTTCCGATTCCATGGCGACACGGACGCTGAACGCGAGCAGGTTAGGACGCACTGGGTTATGCAGGGACTGAGCGACTTCAGTAGCTGGGGCAAACGCAGACTTGAAGGCGAGCATGCGCCCGCCCTCAGTCAACGAACGCGCTACCGGAGAGATGCTACGAACGGAAGCAGCGATGGACATTTAGGAACTCCTTAAACGCCGAGTTTTTTGGCCAGACGGGCGGTGAGTGCTTCGCGGATGTCACCATCCCCAAAGACCTGACCATTCAGGGTTGCAGAAACTTCCTCGGTACCCAGGCAGTTCCGGATTACTTCAGTGCCCAACTGTACCGCAGCGGCGAGCGCTTGGGTGTTCACCGCATGGGCGACGTTAGGGCTTACGTTTTGCTCTTGCATCAGCAGTTCCTCTGTAAACGGCAGCAACGTGTTTGGACAACCACGTCAGACACATGTTAGTCGTGGCAATCAGTTTAGGCGAAAGCACCATCCGTTCTTCTACGGAGGTGTTGGAGAACTTAAGATCCAGTGGCTCACCCGACTCCAGATAGTTCTCACCACCGAACACGCCGGAGATGATGGTCTTCATCTGGTTAGCAACTACACCTTTGTCACCCAACCCCGCAGCCACATCGTGATCGATGTAAACACGGATAGCGACGTTATCAGGATCGATTGGCTCCCCTTTAATGCGGAAGCTGAAATCTACCTCACCTGTGAAGGCAGGTTCACCCATGGCAGCGGCGTAATCTTTACGCTCTTTATCACCCTGCTTCGCTAGGCGTTGCAGAGAGTCCGACATGTCCTCGAAGTCTCCGTGATAGAAGATCTCGATTTTCGATACCGTACCAACCACACGAGCACGTGGAGACTTAGCCTCCACACGACGCAGGGTATCCAGCGCGGCATTGTCGAAGAGCGGGTTATTCGCCAACTCAGGGTCTTCGATCGTACATAGAATTGTCTCCAAGTCTACGTGATCACCTACTTTGACCAGGTCGTTGATGTTTTGGCCGAACTCCGCAATGATGTTACGGATCTCGGTGGACTGAGTATTGAACTTGGTAGTGATAGCTTCAGAAACTTCACAACCGTCTTCCAGCGTGGTGATCTTCTCCATGAAAGCTACGGTGCAAAGCACGCCCGCTTTCCAAGATACCTGATCCGTGTTGTAGCGATCGGGCTTGAAGAACTTGCTGTTGTAAGACAAGGTGGCGCCTTCCTTGAAGGATTGGCCAACCTTAAGGTCAGTAGTCAGGGTGTGCGGGTAAGTGTGACCAGCAGCGATGCCGTGACGCAAACCGAGTGGGAAGATTTCAATCGTCCCGTCTGCATACTTCACTTGGATCGAGTGCTTGGTGATGGCTTCTACCACACCGTCTTGGTCAGCCGACGATGCGAAGATCGACGTGGTGCATTGTCCGAGGACTTGCTCTTGACCAGTACGCAGTGGTGTAACGTCGTAGCCGTCAGCGAAGATACCTTGCTGATGCTGCACACTCACAAAGCCGATACGCTTCATGTCATCGTGTTCAACACACGGCGAGAGCAGTGCAGTGGAGGACAGTCGTTTAGCCGGACCGTCTTCTGGTGCCAATACCTTGGTGGTACCACGCAGATCCACGATGTTGGCGTCAGCTGTGAGGTAAGCCATTACGCCTACTTCGCCGGAGTCCACTGTAGCCTCGGACACCGTACCTTCATCGTCAGGATGGAACACACGGGTACGTTCAACCATCGATACGCTAGAGCGACCACCGTCACCACGATAGGTGAAGCCTTCTTGCTCACGGGTGTTAGCCAGAGGGTTGGACTCTTCAACGATACCGTTGGATGGATCTTGTACCAGCTTCTGCCATACCGCGTACGGGTTCATCTCCACACCGATCTCGCCCGCAGACGCTCGGTTGTTGAAAGACTTCACCGCCTTGGACAGCTCACCGTAGATCACACCAGCGAAACGTTCATAGCCACGGTAGCGCATGAACTTAGGATCGGTCTCTTTCGGACAGAAGTCCGTCATCAACAGTTCCACCGCTCGTACCAGCAGTTTGCTGAATTCAATCGGCTCACCCATCTGAAGCAACAGGCCTTCAGTAATAGGATCAACCCACGCTGTCTTCAGCGCATCCAGTTCACGCAAGTAACGCACACCCAAGCCAGCTTCTTCGAGCAGGCGATAGTAGACGTCCTTCTTGTCGAAGTCCCACACCGAGAATTTCTTCAGGGTACGGTGATAACGGTTGAGACCATTCAGGATCAGTGTGGCACGGTTGTCCTGTTTGGAAACCACGATCACTTCGTCTTGGAACACCAGACGGTAAGTGTCAGGGTCGTGCGTCAGGGTTTCACCACGAGGGTGACGGCTGTGTTCTACGCCCAGCTCTTTGAGCAAGGCAGACAAACCAAAGTAGTAGGCTAGTGTCAACCCTACCGGCAGGATCTTGTTCTGCACGGTCATCTCGGCTACTTCATCAGGAGCCTTAGCCATGTCCAGACCAATCAGATCAGGCAGGTTGCCGATGGCTTCTTGGCCTTCGGGCAGGTTGAGGTAGAAGACGTTGTTGGTATCGACGCAGACAGCATGTCCACCGTGAACGCCCGCAATCACTTGACCGCCAACTTCTTCCTTGGCGACATCGATGCTCAGCGCTTTGAAGTGCTCAACGCGTTTCTCGTAGTCGAAGAAGAAGCTGTACTCACCGGATGTGAACTCGGTGATCTCTTTAGATAGCAGGGAGTAGATACGTGGCAAGTGCGCTTCAGGAGCAAACACATTACCCAAACGCATTTCGGTAACGATAGTCGAAGCGGCGTCCAGCGATGCAGCTTTCAACTGCGCCAGCAACCAGCGCTCGAAATCGTCAGTCCGACGTTTGGAACGATCCACGAAGATCTTGTTGAAGTAGGAAGTCAGTGCTACCCGGAAGTCATTGACCTTACGGATTGGCAAGTCAGCACGCTGCCACTTAGTACGGTAGATAACCCCGTTGGACATGAAGCGCCCGTCTTTGTCCACCACCGGGATACGGAAGCGGATGGTCGTTTGACGACCACGGATTGGCTTGATAGTCACCGAGTGGATTTCATAGTGGTTCATGGCGTCACGCACCACTTCCACTTTGTAGTCCTTAACGGCCACGCCCTGCTTCTGAATCGCGATCACTGCCTGCAAGATGTCTTTACGCATCAACTTAGTGACGTAGGCTTTCGTCGTACGTTTAAGCTTAGCATTCAACATCGACTTGTCGAGGATGGTCGACTTGTCAGGGAAGGTTTTGTTCGGCGGGAGCTGGGTGTCTTCCGGCTCGATCTTCATTGCGTCTTCGATCGTCTTACCCGAGTTAAACGGGTCTGGCAGATCTTTAAAGCTCAACGCATCTTCAATCGCACGGTTCATCGAACGTGGGGTGATCACACCCGTACTCGACATCTCGTAAGCCTTCAGCGCAATCGGTGCTACGTTCGGGTCAGCCAACAGCTGATCGGCAAACGAACCCGGTGCATCATCGCTACCATCGTCAGTGATGTCAGCCATGGTCGAACCCATAGGCTCGTCCAAGTCATCATCGTCACCAGCCAACGCATCGAGAATTGCACTACTAGCCAAGGGCGAAGCCACAGGACTGGAAGGCGCATCGAAGGTATCGACATCGAGATCCGAGAACAGATCCAAGCCATCGCGTTCTTCAGCGGGTGCAGCACCAGCGAGTTCACTGGCTTCTTCGTCGTCATCCGCTTGGGTATCAGCAGGACCTGTCGAATCAGTCACCACCTTTTCTTTAATACTGGTCTTGGCCACCGCAGGGGCTTTGATTTCTTCCAGCATCAAGAATTGACCGTCAGCATCCTCGTTCAGCTCGGTACCTTCGAGCATGAACTTGTGAACACCCTGTAGGAGCTTCACAAAGCGCACCTGCAGGTCGGTAGGGGTCAGACCCTTGCTACCCTTCACATCGAGGTCTTTACGCCAGCTATCGAGCACACCGAGGTTCAGCGTGAAGAAGTGCGTACGCAGACGGAACAACAGGTTGATGTAAGGCAGCGATTCGTGCGACAGCTTACTCAGGTTCGACTTGGCCCGATCATCACCCAACCACAAGAAGATGTCGTGTGCATTTAAGTGCGACACAGTCGGGAAGGTTTCGAGCGTGGTCTGGCTGATGCCGTTGGTCAGTGCGTCCCACTTGGTCTTGTTCGGTACCGTGTTAGGGATCTCGAACTCGATGTACTGGTTCCACTTAAAGCGCTCATGGCACTTCTCAACATGGTTCCAGAACGTGGTGGCATTGTTGCTCCAACGATAGAAGGTCGCCTTGTACGATGCAACATACTTCCACAGTGGGTTGAGCATGTTGTAGTTGACCACCAACATGTTCTTGTTGGCGATCGTCAGGGCTTCATCTTTACGCAGTGGACGGAACACCCGGTTGACCCGACGGAAGTCAGCTTCCAGCGTGTTAGCGTTAACCACCGTGCGACGTGGATTACCCAGAGCCGCATCCAGCGTTTTGATGTGTTCGATGAACAGGCGAGCGCCTTCGGTGTTGAACACACGATCCTGCGGGCTTGGGCCTACGACAGCGCCGTTATCCCGCATGTAGTGATAGATCGTGTCGAGAGGCAAGACCAGCTTGCCCATCGGCGCCATACGGGGCGTCAGCAGCTGTGTTTGCTGCCGTAGTCCGTAGAGCTGATAGAACTTTGACTGTTTAAAGCGCATGGGTCACCCGAGGTCTAGGTTTGCCGGTGATATACAGGAGCGTCATGTTGACGGTGTGAATGTCAATACCGAAGGACATGCCACCACCCGCTTGGATATAAGCACGACGCTTGGTGAAGTAGCGCTTCGCTTCAGCAATCGCTTCGTCCGAGTAGGTTGCGTTGTAGCTCATGGTGTCACCGTCGAAGTCAGCGCCTTTCGCTGTCAGTCGAGCCGGTGGGATACTGGTCGAGTCGTGGTACTGAGGAACACCATTACCATTGAGTTTCGGGAACTCTTTAGCGATGATCGATTCGTCACGTTGCCAGTTGTGATCAAGACCATAACGCAGCTCACCAGGAACGGTGGTCTTCACGTATTGCATCACTGGCGAGGAACTGTTGAAGTTCTCTACCGGATAACGCGTTACGAATGCTGCGGTGTTTTCCCACATATCCAAACAGGCGAGGTAGATCATCTCGACGTAGGACAGTGGGTGCACCAGCTTGCGATCGAAGTCTTCTGGCAAATCACTCAAGTCTCTGAAGATCTTGAAGTTACCTGCAGTGTCGACGTAGATCAAGGCAATGTAGTGGCCTTCAACTTCCACCGGACGATGGCGCTTAGCAATAACTGCCAGTTCGTTGACCACGCCTTCCAAGCCTTCTTCCGTAGACCAGCGGTCCATGGTTTCGTTGGTGCAGTCGACCCATTCCAGCTTGAGGGTTTCTTTGTTGATCAGCTGAACACTGTTGGATGCCGTGTTGAAGATCGACTCCAGCAGATTCACCCGCAGGTTGTAGATGGTCTTTGGTAGCGATGCCGCTGCTGCCTGATACAGACCCACCACCGCGTCGTTGAACTTCGGACGGTTAGGTGCGTCCAAGTCTACTGCGGTTACGTCCAGCGAGGAGATCACGTTACGCGTGCCGTTGAACACTTTACGCGATGCCCACTTGGCTTGGATCATGCCACCCTTGCCCTTGATCAGGGTTTCAAGGTGTTCGTAGATCTGTACCACAGTCATCTGTGTGGCATAGCGCGTGCGGTCATAAATCGACAGGTCGTCGCTTGGGTTGATCCGCTCAGGGAAGTTACGCCCTTGGATGATGCAACGCTGGTACATGTCGTTGATTTCACCGACAGTCACCCGACCGGCTGCGTCGACTTCTACGTCACGCAAACCTGCAGGCAATACCAACAGCTTGCTGTACATCGCATTGTTGCGGTAGCGCTCGATCAGCTCGATCTGGACGTTACGAGTTGAGCTATCACCCTTCTCGAAACGCATGTCATGCCAATGGCTCATGAAAAAGGTGAAGCCCGTCTTGCCATCTACTTCACTGGCACGTTCGAACGTACCTTTGGCTTGACTGAAGATGGCGTATTCTTTACCCGCCATGATGTCGATATAAAAGCTACGCATCTTCGTCAGTACACGGAAGATGATTGGGTGTAGCACTGGTAGCCGCAGATCGATGTGACCAAAGGTCATGTCACGGCGAGGGTCACCGACACGTCCAAAGATCGAAGTCGAGAACAGACCTTCCTCATCGAAACTACCACCGGGACCGTCCATGATACCCAGACTCTTGACCTGCGGAACCAGCTTAAGCTGATCTGCCGTAGGAATCAAAAGGCTGATGTTCAAGGGTAGCATTTTCTTCTTCACACAGAACACCCCTCGGGCAAGACAACAATATGATTGATTTCACTGTACCGGAGACCTTAAATGGCCGGCAAAAAGAAACTAGGTGGTAATGGCCAAGGCCCGATGTTGTTGGGCGGGCTCGACCTTGACGACGTCGATAGCCTGTTGGATGACGGTGGCGGTAGCCAAGCGTCCGCTAAGCGTAGTCCGAAAGAATCTATTCGTAAGTTCGCCGGAGCCACGACCAGATCGGTACGCGACAAAGTTAATGCCAAATCCGTACTCTCTTCCTTTATACGCACTGCTCTACCGGATGGCTACACTCGACTGCTCGGTCTGTACGACGAAACAGCAGCGGGTATCCAGTCGGTGGTGGATGGCGTAGAGGAAACTGAATTTGCTGCGCTGGAGAAACTGGCAGCTAAATTCGAAGACCAACTGCCGAAGCTGAAAGGCAAACTCCCTGATGCGGTCTATGAACGGATCAAGGGTAAGCTTGAAGACAAGAAGGAAGATTATTCCCTCCGTCGTCAGATCGGTGACGCACAAGCCGCCCGTAAGAAAGGCGACTATGACGAGAAAGGTGAGAGCCTTGCCGTCGATCAGATGTTTGACCAGCTCCAGATGGCCGAAGCCCAACTGGATATGGATAAAGCTTCCAGTGATGTCGAACACAATAAATTAGATTACGATGTTAAGCGTGACGGCATTCGTGCCCGTCTGGACAAAACTCGTTTCGATGTGCTCAACCGTCACCTCGGCATGATCGCCGATTCGACTCAACGCAACGTCGCCTATAACGACAGCGTCACGTATCAGTACCAGAAGAAATCTCTGGAACTGCAAATGCGTTCTTACCTCGCTACCCGTAGCTTGGTGAAGCTGACCAACGAATCATTGACCCTGCACAAACAAGCCTACACTGCTCTGGTGCATAACACCGGCTTGCCTGAGTTCCTCAAAGCTTCTGAGGCTGAGCGGACCAAGTTCTACATCAAAGAGCAGATGCGCAATCCGTTCTTGAACAAGATTGCCCAGACAGCGAGTGAAGCTTCGGCTAACTTCCTGCCTGCCCTGTTCAACAACATCGGCTCGAAAGCGGCCGGTGGCGTACGGGCTGCGGGTAACGCTGGACAAGGTGGCTTGGGGATGCTCCTCAAGACACTCATGCAGAACCCTGAAGACGCCGCTGGTGGTTTGGCCGGTGATCAGATCGCCAGCTTCCTGCATTCTTCTGTTATTCCCTCGATCGCACGTCGTGCACGTCCGGGCATGAAGAAGGTCTCTGACAAACTGACTGGCGGTGGCGATAGCCGCATTGCCTACCTGCTCGACAACATGGCGTCGATGTCGCAAGACTTCGCTAACGATGCCAAGAACTCGACCGGTATGAAAGGTCAGTTGCAGAAAATGGTGAAGATGTTTGCCCCACAATTCCGGGTCAATGACCTGGCCAAAACGGGTACTTATCAAACCATTAACCAACCTGCGCAGTTTAACCAAATGACGCAGCGTTCTATCGTCGAAGTGATCCCGGGTTATCTGGCCCGAATCCTTCAAGAAACCCGCATGATTCGTACGGGTGATGACTCGATTGGGCGTGAGGTCTTTGACATCACTCGGGGCAACTTTGTCCAAGAGAAGAAGTCGCAAGACAATCTGGCCAAACGTGTCGTGGGCGGTAACGCACGTCGTTCGGTGAAGTACTCGCTGAACTCTGCGGTCGACGGTTTTACTGAAGACGGTAGCGTGCTGTCGCCTGAAGCTCGCCATGCGCTGGAAGAACGTTTGCTGCGTGATGCGATGGAAGGTAAGCACTTCGATCCAGTGACCTACGTCAAGCCTGAAGGTTATGCCCCGGGTACCAGTGCTGCGGTACTGGCTGAACTGACTGAGTTCTTTAAGAAGCAGTTCAAGTTCAGTGAAGACGGTCAGCTGGCGAAGTCGACTGCGAACTTTACCAAGCGTCAGGAGTTCTCCACCAAGTTCAACGACCTGCGTGACACAGTACGTAACCCAATGGCTGAGATCGAACGGATCATGGCTTCGGGTAACACGACCCAACTGCGTGACTTGGGTATTGTGCACATTGTTGAAGGTGAAGACCGTATCAACTTTGCTGTGCTGCGTGAACTCTACCGTGACCTCGGTGATCCGAGTGCTAGTGGTGAGCCACCACCGATGCCATCGCCTACTGGTCCGTTGCTCAGCAAGCTGCGTAAGCGGTTGCGTGAAGGCAACGAAGAGATCAAGAAACGTAGCGGGCGGGTGCGTGCTCGCGTTCGTGGTTTGGGTGATCGTGCTAAGGGCGCACTGAGTGACATGGAAGGTCCAGATGTTACGGCCGTCACTGAAGCTTTCAATGCCTCTAAAGCGCAAGCGCTAGTCCATGCTGACGATGTAGCCAAGCGCGCTACCGATCTGATGATCGCAGGTAAAGAAGGTGTCGTTATTAAGGCATCGGAAATTCTGAGCGGTGAACTGATCGATGTTACTACCCAGAAAGTCATCGGTCGGGTTGAGGACATTAAAGGTGAAGTCATTGACATCACTGGACGTGTGCGTCTGACTCGGGCTGACGTGGCTCAAGGGTTGGTCAACGGTGAAGGGCGCGTGCTGGATCTGCTCAAACATCTGCCGAAGGGTATTCCCCCAAGTGTGATGTCGATGTTGCATGGTCAGCGCCAGCAGATCGGGAACCTGATCACTGCTGAGAACGGGGCGATGTCTCGGGTTAAGGACCTTTACCTCGAAGGTGCTAACGATCCGGTCATTAAAGCTTCGGGTCTGCGTGCTGGTGAATACATCGACGTGGCCACCAAGAAGGTTTTGGAGACCATCGATGACATCAGTGGCGCGGTAGTCCGTAAGGACCGTCCCGATGAAGTCCTGTTCACCACTGAAGAAGCTGCCGAGAAGTTGGTTGACAATTCCGGTAAGCGCTTTAAGTCGAGCAAGATTCTCAAGTATCTGGCATGGGCTACAGGCAAGAGCTTCAGCATCACCGCAGGTATGGCTTCGATCGGTTTGGCGGTTGCTCGCAAGATCGGGATGTTCGTTGCCAAGAAACTGACTGGTCTGGATGCTTACCTGCCTCCGGGTCGTGAGCCAATCCTCACAACGTCCAAACTCAAACGTGGCGAGTACTACAACGAAGATGGTTCGGTGATCAAGTCGTTTGACGATCTCCGTGACGGTGTGTACACCGCTGATGGGAATCTGCTGGTAGACCCAGACGACATTCCTAACCTGATCAACCGTGACGGCACTAAGCACACTGCGGCTAAACACCGTAGTAAGATTCGTAAGATCGCCAAGAAGATTGCCGGTCTGCCGATGGCTGCCGCTAAAGGCATTGGTAAGTTCTGGTGGAAACAGACCAAAGCTTACTATAAAGGCATGGGTAACATGGTTGCCAACAAGTTTGGTAAATCTAAAGCCAATGCTCAAGACTACAACGACAAGTTCATTACCCCTACCGATGGCCTGCTGGGCCAGATGCTCAACCTGCTGGACAAACGCCTACCTAAGGAAGCTGCGAAGGAAGGTAGCTGGCAAGATAAGCTCCAAGAAGCAGAAGCGGCTGCTAAGGCTAAGAAGGAAGGCACTAAAGCTGAACGTGCTAACCGGAAGAAGGAAGCTGGGGGTGGGTTACTCGGTGGACTGGCGAAACTCTTGGGTCGGGGGAAGAAAGACGACGAGGAAGAGGAAGGCGGTGGTGACACCAACATCGATCTCGGTGGTGGCGAGGGTGGTGAAGGTAACGACCGGAAGAAGAATCGTAAGGTTCGTAAGAAGCCTCGCGGTAAGCTCGGTCGTGGCTGGGACAAACTGGCAAATACTAAACTCGGTAAGGGTGTAGGTCGCTTCGGTGGCAATGCTCTAATGCGAGGTGGTGGTACTGCAGCACGTTTGGCTGGGACTGGCGCCCGGGTGGCTGGCAGTGCGTTGCTAGGTGGTCTTGAGTTTGGTGCTTTGGGTCTGGGTGGTCTGGCTTCTGGTGCAGCCTCTATGGCTGGTACTGGCTTGGCCATGGCGGGTTCTGCTGCTGCGGCAGCGGGTACTGCGATCCTCGGTGTGTTGGCTTCGCCTGTGGTACTGGGTGCATTGGCAGTAGGTGCTGTAGCTGCCGGTGGTTATTGGTTGTGGAACCGGTCGAACAAAGTAAGCGGTGATTTCCGTGAACTGCGTTTGATGCAATACGGGATCGACTCCACCAGTGACAAGCTGAAGATCCTCGAACTGGAAGCGTACTTGGAAACCTTCTCTCAGAAGGGTGCTGAGCCATCGCTGAACGTATCGGGTACCGATCCGAAGAAGATCTTTGAGATCATGGACATCGACGAAGACGAACCGGAGTCCATCGTTCGGATGGCTCGTTGGCTCGAACTGCGCTTTAAGCCAGTGTTCTTCGCTTGGTTGCGTGCCATGCACCAGCTCACCCCAACCGGTGTAGCTATCAACGAACTCGACGACAAACTTCCTGACGAAGCGAAGTATGACTTCTTCAACATCGTGAAGACGGTGCCGAATACAGTCTACGCTCAGCTGGGCAATCCGTTGGATGAAGATCCAATTGAGATTACCGCTGAGGACATCAACGCTAAAGTCACTGAACTGATCGACAAATGGAAAGACAAGGCTAAGGCTAAAGACGAACAGAAGACGGGTGACACTACAGGGGCTACGGCGATTGTACCTCCGGGCGGTTCTAAGCCGGAAGACAAGGACAAGCCTAAAGCGGACGGCGCTGACAAACCTAAGGATGCTGAGAAGTCTAGTGCGTGGTATAGCATCAAGGCTGGCGCTAAAGGTCTGATGGGTGCGGTACCGGGTGCTGCTGCTATTGGTGGGCTGATCTCTGCTGTTAAAGAGGATTGGTTCGGCAAGATGTTCAGCGGTGCTTCGACGGCGGCCAAGATTGTAGCGACACCAGCATTGCTGGGTGGCATGGTCCTGAAGTCTGCGGTGATGATGGTTGGTGCTTTCAAGGCTGACAAACTCACCACGTTGCAAGCAGTGCGTGTACGTGCCTACGGGCGCATGCAGCTCGATGAGAAAACCATCAGTGCACTGTTTGAGTCTGAAGCCGAACTCTACAAACAAGTTCGTTACGATACGGAAGGCCAGGCTTACTACGATGGCAACCTCGATCAGCTGATCGGCACCATGGCTAACATCTTTGGTGTGGACGTGACGGATGCAACCAGTCGCAAGGCTCAAGAGTTTACTGCTTGGATCCTGCAACGATTCATTCCTACCGGTCTGGCCTACTTTGCTGCGGTTAAGCAGAAGGGCAACGCCATTACCCCGAGCCGCGTTGAAACGGCTTTGGATGATGACGCTAAACTGTCGGTGGCCAATGCGTTGATGGTTGCTACCTACGAGATGAACGGGGAACAGATCTCTGTCTGGAAAGCCAACACGTTCTTTAATAACGGAACGTCCAGTCTGGACGCACTCAAGGCTGCGGCTGAGAAAGAGACAGCTGTCCTCAAAGAAGCGGCGGCGAAGGCTAAGTTAGCTTCTCCGGGTACTTCGGTTAAGGAACAAGAGAACCAAGAGAAGACCCAAGCGCGTACGACTGCTGAAAAGATCATGGATGGGGTTTCTAACCTCGGTGATAGCCTAAAGGAGAAATTCTCAAGCTTCGCTGACGGGGTGAAAGAATCCATCGGTGGTGCAGTCAACAGCGTTAAAGACTTCTTGGGTATGGGTCCGGGTGGCAAGAACGCTCAGACACCAGCTCCGTCTGCTTATAACACCGCGTACACCCCAGGTGGCACGTTGGAGCAGAAGGGTTCTACCTACTCGGCGTTTGCTGAGGGTAATGGTGGTGCTTGGAACAGCATCCCACTGCCTAAGTCGAACAAGTCCCGTGAAGCAGCAATGGAAACCCTGCGGGCCATTCAGGCCATGACTGGGGTTGACGCAGAATTGCTGGCTACGTTTGCATCGATGGAGTCGAACTTTGACTACACGGTAAAAGCGGGAACGTCTTCGGCTACAGGTTGGTTCCAGTTCATCGACAAAACTTGGGACGGCATGCTTAAAGAACATGCTTCCAAATACGGCATCCCACCAGACAACAAGGACCGCTATTTGCGGAAGGACCCACGGATCAACGGTCTGATGGGTGCTGAGTTCCTGAAGGGTAACTACAAGATTCTGGCTAAGGCATTGGGGCGTGCACCGACCGATACCGACCTGTACTTTGCTCACTTCTTGGGCCCACAGACAGCCGCTGGTTTCTTGAAGCGCGATCGGAATGCTATCGCAGCAAGTTTCTATCCAGATCAAGCTGGTGCTAACCGTAGCATCTTCTACAAGTCTACTGGTCAACCACGCACCATCGGTGAAGTCTACGACATCTTCGATGGCAAGGTACGCAAACACCGTAAGGGTGGGGGTGGTACTGATGTGGGTACAGCGACCACCGCAGTCGATCCACAGAAGGCGGCGGATGAGCAGGCCAAGGCAGTACAGGCCAGCGCAGACATCAAACCTCCAGCAGATCCAGTTACAGGTGAAGTAGGGACAAACCCGACAGGTGGTAACCCGAACGATAGCCTGAACATGACTGCAGATAAAGCAGCAGCACCAATGCGGATGGGTGATCCATCGCAAGCCGGTCAGGGTGGTGGCGGTACAGCACCTTCTGGCGGTAGCAATCCAACTGTAGGCTCTGGGCAAGATCTGCCAGAGCGTAAGCAGGCTATGGATGAAGCGATGCAGAAAGCCGCTGCAGGTGATAAAGCGCGTCAAGCAGCGAATCAAGAGAAGCAAGCGTTGTCGGCTACTTCGATGGATTTGATGCAAGAACAGTTGACCACTCAGCAACAGATGCGCGATTTGTTGAAGACCATTGCAGACAAACTGGGTTCCCCAGTCCAAGCAGCGCCAGCAGCACCGGCACCGGCCAGCAGCAAATCGGGTAATGATATGGGTAATCAACAAGCGCAAGCTGGGCGACAAGCGGGCAATGCCCCAACGCCAATCTCCTTCGCGCGATAAGCATAAGCCCTCCCCGCTTGGGGAGGGTTCTTTTTCGTCCAGAGGTTTGCTATGGCTGAGATTGATCGTGGTAGCATCTGGCTACGCCACGCGTTTCTTATTCCGACTGACAGTAGTGCGCTGTCGTATGGTAGTGGCACTAAACGTCGGCATGCCACATCGGCTGCGTTCAAGTTCACTAACACCTCACTGGGTGGCAACTACGCCATCAACAACCCACCACAGTTCACTCGCTTCTGCGATATCCGCCATCCTGGTCGGGGTCGTACTAAGGAGCAAGCGAAGTATGGCATGGGGCGTTACTACAGTGAGGCGATCGATGACACCAAAGACGTTATTCACGTCACCATGGGTGTTCCCCGTTTCTCCAGCTGGACGTCGTTCTTCACGAACTTCTATGACCGTCACGCTGCACAGTTAGCCAACACCGGTCGTGGTACCGACGTGTGGTTTGAGTTGGGTAACATCGGCGGGCACTTGGTGACCCTCCCGTTCCAACCGATCATCATCGGGGTAACCGGTGTATCGCGGGTTATGAACTTCCTCGCGAAGTCTCAGCCCTCGAAGTGGTATTACTTCAAGCCGACCATGCACACGTATTGGTCTGCGGTAAACACCATCGCCAACGAATTCGCCATCGGCTTGGGTTTGATCCCCCGTGTCTTTGGTGGTACGCAGAAGGAACTGGAAGATCCGGGCTATGCGGTAACAGATGCCGACCGTGCTCGTTTCAACCAGATGTTCCCTGACCTGTTCCGTAAGGACGGTTCGATTGACGTAATGGCGTTGTCTCTTCGGACACAGCGTATCTCGAACGCCTCGCAAGACGCGTTTAAGAAAGTCAACGAATCGGCTACTAGTGTTAAACAGCTACGGGCCGAGGTTGAGAAGTACGTACAGGAAGTCCCTGCGGATCCAAACCCTGGGGTCGATGCCCGTAAGTTCTTCTTAGACTACATCAAAGAAGAGAAGCCTAAAGGTGGTGACTTAACCTCTAACGAAAGCTTCTCCTCGTGGGGTGAGCTGTCAGGTGTGTACGGGATGATCCGTGCTTACCAAAACGACGGTAGTCAATTCGTAACGTTCCGGGTTAACCATACTGGTACGGTATCGGAATCCTTCAGTAACCAAACTGAAGCGGTGGGTGTAGCGTCACAGTTGAACACCAAGGTTAAGGAAGGTCGTGCTGCCAGCTATGACTTCATGGGTGGTAACATCACTGACGTAATCGGTACAGCATTCCAAGGTCTGAAGTCTGTGGCTGCGGGTGTACTGAACTCGGTGAACGCCTCGGGTGCTGCGGTACTGACCGGTGCTGCGTTTGTTGACGTACCTGAGATGTGGTCGGGTTCGACTGCCAACCTGCCTACTGCTGAATTTACGATTCCGTTGCCATGTGCTTACGGGAACGTGATGTCACGCTTTATCAACATGTACATTCCAATCGCGATGATCCTACCGATGGGCTTACCCCTCTCGGCTGGTCGTTCTGCGTATACCTCGCCGTACATCTGTCAGGTCTTCCAGAAAGGCCGTGTGCAGAAACAGCTTTGTATCGTGGACAACATCACCATTACCCGTGGTACCGGTAATGTGGGTTGGAACGCTGAAAAACACATGCTCGGTGCTGAAGTGTCTATTTCCTTTAAGGATTTGTCAAGCGTCATGCACATCCCGATCAAAGGTGGCTTTGCCTCGGGGAGCTGGCTGGATACCGCTGTAAAGGGTACTACTGTATTGGCTGCTGAAACACTGGGTGGTGACAAGTTGGAAGCTGTGGCACACATGGCAACCAACGGTGCCGTCTGGGATGAACAGAGCCTGTTCCAAGACTACGTCGCCTCTCTGACGTCGCAGTCATTCGCAGATACGTACTTTGTCGGTAACCGGATTAACCTGAATGTTACGCGGGCTATGCAAGACTTCACCAACTGGCGTAGTCCGTCTAACTTCCTGTCGTGGGCACTCGATGGGGATGTAGCGAGGTCACTCTCTGCGTTTGCACAATCTACCGACCGTCTTTAATGGGGATGTAAAAATGAAACAGATGCTTCTGAAGTTCTTCCTGCGTGGTACGCTGGCCATCGTGCTGGCCGATCGTGGTAAAGTCAAATTGGCCGTTGGCTTGGCTGAAGCCAGCTACGACGAAGGTGACAAGCCATTCACCCGCCGTGGGCGTGTGTATCGCTTCATCAAAGAGCAGGCGCCTGCCGGTACTGAGAAGTATCTGCTCGATGCTGGCACCGAAGCTGCTCAAGCTTTGGATGCGTTGTCGCGCAAATAAAAACTGACTGAGCCGAAGGTATGGGGAAACCTGTACCTTCAGCTTTTATGTCCTTAGGAGGATTGTCATGAAAGAAGCATTGGAATGGTTAGAACAAAACGGTAAGGGACCAACCCTGGTTAATCCCAAGAACGTCACGTGGGAACGTGGTCCGATCAATCCTGAGTCGGGTGCACCGAACACTTACGTAGTCTCGGGTTTCGATCTGTCGACTAACCCTGAAGCCCAAGACGGACTGCAGTCAGAGCTGACCATCTATTTCCAGAACGGTGTGCTGCCTGAAGTTGGGGCTAACGGTGTAACGCCACAGATCCTGCTGGAACTGATGATCGATCGTTTCGAACATTACCAAGCTGGTGCTTTGGCCTGTGAAGAAAATGACCTCGCATTACAAGGTATGCGTGATGCAGTTGCGGCGATTAAACAACGCCAAGCTGGTCGTGCTGAACGTGGTGTCTTGAACACCATGCAGAAATGAGTGCCTACGAAGCCGCTGTCATGCACGGCTTTAAAGGTGACTACGATGCCTGGTATCGAATCGTTACTCAATGATAACCTCTGATTCAAAAGAATCTTAGGTCTATATCACGGACATGGTAAGCGATAGTGAACCCAGCTGTGCTGCTGCTTTAGAAACAAACCTAAACTTTATCCGCAAGGCTAAGGTCGGCGATGGACTCCAGAATCAAGGCCTAGTGTCAATCTCTCTGGAGCAGCTAAGCAGTTGTGTAAACTATCGACCAACACTGAGGTGACACAATGTCCCAGTCTCTCAAAGATCTCATTGCTGCAAACTATCGCAGATTCACTTGGGCCAACCATATGGATCCTGCGTTTGGTGAGTATGCACTAGGTGTCGCTCTCGATGTGTTCCAGAATTGGGCACGTGACGAGATCGCATCGCGAGAGCATTTGGTGTCTGGTAACATTGTGCTATCGCAGTGGTTCGACGAACAATCTGTTCCGATGGTAGCTGAGCTACTAACGGACACCAACTTTCAAACATCCGCTAACGGAACCGATGACATGACTGACAAGAACCCTATCGCTAAAACTCTGGCCGTTGTTGAGCGTCACGATCTGGAAGCCAAGATCAAGCTCAACGAGAACAACACCATCTTCATCCCTGAAGACCTGGTGGAAACCACGGCGGCCATGGACGCTGGTCTGACCATGGACCAAGTGAAGAAGTTCGAGAAGGCTAAGGGCGAACTGCTCCCGGCCGTAACTTACGTCGCCGGCAAGCTGTCGGTAGACGCCTTCAAGGCTGACCCGAACCTGTCCGAAACCGGCTTCAGCTACAATGTCGGTAAAACGGAAAAGGTTTCCGGTGTGTTCAGTCGCGACTCCAAAGAGCATGTGGTGGTCGTGGTCGAAACCACGCATCGCAATGCCGAGTTCAATCGTGTCGCCGCTGGCCTCAACTCGATGTTCGACGACATCAACTCCTGACGTCGTCTGCTGTAACTGAGAGGGAGCCTTCGGGCTCCTTCTATTATTCTTTTTAAATTCTCAACCACGCAATAAGGATCGATGATGTCTGAAGTTAAATTGGGTCACATGGTAGCAATCGAAGGCAACAACGGTGTTGGTAAGTCGACTCAGGTCGAACTGGTCGCCGCACGTCTGCGTGCTGCTGGTCATGACGTTGTTGTGGTTCGTGAGCCCGGTGGTTCGGCTTTGGGTGAACACCTGCGTAGCGTGCTGAAAGATCAGCGCGACATCAAACTGAACAACACCACCGAACTGCTGCTGTTCGGCGCTCAGCGTGACGACATGTACCGCACCGTGGTACGTCCTGCTCTGGACGCCGGCAAAGTGGTCCTGGCTGATCGTAGCTACTTCTCCAGCTTCGCCTTCCAGGTTCACCCGTACATTGCACAGAACAACATTCTGCTGCAAGTATTCAACATGATCACCTCCATGAGCATCCATCACCTGGGTGGTACTCCGGTGATCGTGTGCAACCTGGCCATGGACGAAGCACTGCGCCTGGAACGTCTGGCTGCGCTGCCGAAGCGTGAAGAAGACGCTTTCGAAGAACTGCCTGCCGATATCCAGAAACTGGTTGACGAAGCTTACGGCATGCTGGCACAACAGCCGGGCGTGACCACCTTCGACGCTACCCGTGAAGTTGAAGAACTGGCTGACGCAATCTTCGATCAGATCCAGGTCAGCATGAACCAGCGCGTACAAGAAGCGGCCATCGCTGCTGAGCAGGCTGCTGCTCGTGCTGCACAAGCTGAAGTAGAAGATGTTGTTGATGGTGCTCCAGCAAACCCAGCTGCCGAAGCTGAAGCAGCCGCTGCTGATGCACCGGTTGACATTGCCGTGATCGAAGCTGAGATCAACGACAACATCACCCACCACATCACCAACCTGGTCGGCATGTTCCCAGGCGACTTCAGCGCTCACCAAGAGCAGTTCGATACTCACGTAGCTTCGCTGCGTAAGTGGGTTGCAATCCACATGGACGAGCTGCGTCTGCGTGAAGAGCCAATGTTCCCACAAGAAGCTCAACACCGCACTCAGCAAATCGTCGGCAACATCGGCACCATGCTGGGCGGCTTCCTGACTCTGATCAACATCGGCGAGATGGTTGCCAATGCTGACAAGCTGGCTGCTGAACTGAAGGTTCGCCAAGAAGCCGAACTGAACGAAGTGGCACCTGAGCTGGTTGATGCACCTGCGGCAGAAGTGTCCGATGCTGAAGTTGCTGAGCGTCTGCGTGGTCAAACCCCACATGTAGCTCACGTTGACGAAGCTGGTTTCGTGGGTGACGAGTCCGACTCGGCGTACGCTGTTGAAGGTCGTAACGAAGCACCAGGTCAGTAAAACGAAAAGAAACAGAGATCTATATCACCGTACCGGTGGGTTGTACAACATTCGATGCCTGATTGTGTGCAACCACCCGTCGGTGGTATACCTTAGCCCTTAGGAGCAAAGCATGAAATGGTTTTCCGCTGTTGTATTGACAGCACTCGCGTTGATGGTAAGTCCAGCTTGGGCTGGTTGTGATCTGTCGCAGTCCGGTGTACCCATTGCAATACGTGGGCAACTGGAAACTCAATGCCTTCAAGCTGAAGCGAAGGTCAAAGAGCAAGCCCAGATCACTGACACACAGAAACTCTCGGCTTATGCTGATGTAGCTACCCAACTGGCTAAGGCCGTGGGTATCGCAGCTAAAGAGCTGGGTGTGGCTGTCAACGAGTTCATCCTGACTCCAGCGGGTATCCTGACCATCGCTGTGATCCTGGTTAAGGTGTTCGGTAAACTGGCTAGCCTCATTATCGTGGCGTTCCTGCTGAACCTGATCTCGTTCAAACTGATGAAGTTACTGTGGCGTCGTGATACTGACCGCACTGTCGAAACCACTGGCTGGTTCGGTTTCTTCAAGCGCACCATCCCTGTACGTGAAACCGTCACCTACCGTGAAGCATCGGAAGGTCAAGTGTTCTGTACTGGCTTGCTGGTCATCATCTGCTTCGGTTCCCTGATCGCTGTGCCAATCTTCAGCTAAGTTCTACTTGGCGGGTATTGGTATGTGAAATCCCCTGTGCCTTGGTTCCCTACCTTAATGGTCGTGAGCAAAAAACGTGCAAGGCACGGACGGACATAACCCCCGCCTTCGGGCGGGGTTTTATGCTGTCCATCTGAATATCTCCTGTGAGGAATAACCCATGCAAGGTAACATCGAAATCGTAAACCTGAAGCAACCAGTTCGTGTAGCTACCGATGCAGAGGTCGATGCATTGCTGCGTGATCAGCCTGCACCGGATCTGATCAAACGTCGTGACCACAGCACCGCTGCGATCATGGCCCACATCGAGGCCAACCGTCTGGCCGATGGTACCTTCGCTGTGTACGACCACCAGGGCATCTACACCAAGTGGTGCCGTCACATCCGTAACACGATCGTGCCGGATGTCGATTCCAAGGTTTACGACATCCAAGTCAAGGATGCTTTCGTTTACCAAGGTCGCAATGCGGCTGGTCCATACGAGCGTGTGGTATTCCGTACTGCATCGCGCTACGGCTTCGGCAAGGTTCTGTTCCTGGAACGCATGGGTTTCGAAGAAGACGCACCAGTCCGTTTGGCCTGTGCTGAAGGTTGGGCGAACTTGCCTCCACTGGCTGCTGATGCTGAGGTTCCGGTGGTGATGCCGATGCTCAATGGCGTGCACACGCCAGTCTACACTGAGCCATCGAACATCGCCGCTATCCATGCTGGCGCTAACTCACTGTTGTAAGGACTGAACCATGGATATGCCAACGATCCATCAATGGGATAACCCTGAGTACTACAAGCAAGTCATGCCGGCTGAACTGGCACAGTCTCATGTGTGGCAATTGGTGTACGGTGAATTCCGTGCACCTAAGTACATGGCCGTGATGCGTGAGTTCATGCGCACCTTCGACTGGGACAATGTGAAGGAGTCCGATATTTCGAAGGCGGTGCAGCTGTTGTCGGTTTGGTCAAAGATCCCAAGCACGCGTATGCTCGAATGGCCAACCATGAACGAAGCCCTGTACCGCTTCGCCGCACGGCTGACCAATAAGCACTTCGAACTGGTCAAGCAATATATGGCCGTGCACACCATCGACTGGATCGACAACGAAACCGTCTGGTATGCATTGGTTGAGGAACCATATGCAGCTCTTCAATTATAGAGGTGGTTATGGTTCCGCGTTTTGATCTGTCGAAGCGTCGTCTGGCAACACTGGAAGAGAAGATCGATAACCGGGCGAAGAGCCTGGAAATGGTTCGTCGCTTCAATGCGGCTCAGCGTAAGCTGGAACGCATCTGTAAAGAAAAAGGAATACCGGTGCCAGTAATGGTTTGCTAGTACCCTGCATCTAACATAATCACCATTCATCATTAGGAAGCCTGTCAGCTAGTGCTCAGTAAGTCGGAAGCTACCGACCCTTAGCATGTAGCTCAGTTGGATAGAGCATCAGCATTTGACGCTGGATGTCGCGGGTTCGAATCCCGCCATGCTATCTACTGACATGGTGAAATGAATGTTGAATGAAATTGCTGTACGTACACTGCCTGCTGCTAATCGGGTTATCCGTTCGATAGAACTGAAAGAGGTTTCCGTTAACTCTAAAGAGATAACGTGGCGGTCTCCTGATCAGCGGCAAGCGTTGGTGATTGTGTTAGAATCTGGATGGTCTTTGGTGCTGGTGGATGCGTGCGGGCAGTGCTGCTGCGAAGAACGCTACATGAGCACTGAAGATGATCTGGAATCCCTGGTGGGTGAAACACTGATGGGCATCCGTCACGGCGGCACTTCTGAAAAGGAGGCTGACTATGGTGTGGTTGAGGCAGAGTTTGTGCACATCCAAACCGATCGTGACTCCGTTTGTATCGGGACGTACAATGAGAACAATGGCTACTACGGTGGCTTAGACCTTGTTGTGACGATACTCGATCCAGAGGGTAATGTGGTTGTTTATCAGAAGAGCTTAACCGGGGAGGATTAAGTCGGGGGACTTCGGTCCCCCTGCTATTCCGCCTATCCCTTTTATTTTTTGTAGGATACTTATGGAAACTGTCAACCGCTTCAAAGAGAAACAAGAGATCGATGAAGCCACTAAAGCCCAAGTCGATCTGGCTGGGTTCTTCGGTTCACTGGTCGGCGATCCAACAGAGCCACCACTCTGGATGTTGGTTACAGCCCTGCAATCGGAGCTGGCTAAGACCGAGCACCGTAAGCAGCATCTGGGTTACATCGTCAACGTCTCTAAAGAAGAGAACTCGGTGGCTGTGTTGTGGCAATCCCAAGTACGCGGTGCTCCACAAACCTTCCTGTCGGTTCAAGCGACCAAGCGCGACATCCCTGTCCTGCATGAGATCATTCCGTCTGAGATCCTTGACGAATACCTCGCGATGATCCAGGACATCAACAGCAACGATACGGGTGTTGCTAGTGGTCTGGTGCAGATGGCTATCGATGGTTTCAAAGAACATCTGGTGACTTGCTTGGATGGTGATCCTGAGCAGAACCACTACTTGCTCCAGGCTTACACCAAAGACCGCAAGTGGCTCTTGGACATCCAAGTCTACTACGACGTAATCCAAGACGACCTTCAGCACCAAAGCCAGTAAACACTGGGGGTCTTCGGACCTCCACTTCTTTTATGCCACCCTGGGTATTCAATGGTTTGTGTATGCAATTAATTCAGGGACCGGTTATGTTAGAAGCCATGTTGTTAACAAAGAAGGAGGTACCTATACCTCCTACTGGGGCAACCTTTCTATGGGATCCGGTGCTCCAACAGGATCTTTATGGTAGTGGTGCCACGATCGCTTATATTGGTGGCGGTACGGCCAACACAGATTATCTCATCGACGGTCAGGGTACTTTTAACCTCCCTACTACATCTTCAGGGTTTACCATTACATTGGCCAGCCCGTTGGACTTATCCGGTGGCGACTGGACCGTTGAATGGTCAACGCTCAACACGGTCAACAATGGTAACTACGGTACGGATATAGCGATTGATTCGGGATTCCCAGGGTCGGCTAAAGGCGTCCAAGCACGCTGGAGCGATACAGGTTTTGGTAACCGAGTACAGTTCTCCACCATCTTTCAACAGGTAACAGATTGCTGGAATGCCTCCTTGACGAAGGTAACTTCGTTGAACACACTGCAACGTTTCGCAATGGTGTGCAAGAATGGGCAAGTCAGTGTGTTTATAAATGGTGTGAAGCAAATGTTGGCGAATGGAACCGGTGGTACCTATACGGCGGCATCATTCGCAGCTGCGCCAGCGAACTTGAAAGATCTCAAGTCCATCAAGATTGGTTGGCAGAATAGTACGGTTCAAGCGATGATCAGTCGTCATGGTCGTATCCGGATTACCCAGAGTGCACTGTATACCACCGACTACACGCCCGGTCCATTAGAGATGGTGTAAAGTTCTACGCCATGAGTAATACTATACGGACATAGCGCCGTAGTGGGTAGGTTCCCGAGCGGCCAAAGGGATCAGACTGTAAATCTGACGTCTACGACTTCGAAGGTTCGAATCCTTCTCTGCCCACCATTCCAGCATAGCTCAGTCGGTAGAGCAGCAGACTGTTAATCTGTTGGTCCCTGGTTCGAATCCAGGTGCTGGAGCCATTTCCATCATTATAGACTGCAGGCTTCGGTCTGCGGTTTATTCCCTACGCCGGCTAACTTGGTAACGTCGCAATGCGCAAGGGGGCGACGCCCTAACAGTGGTGTGAACCCACATAGCCGGCACCTATTCGTAACGGCATAAGCATATCGCCAGGGGTAACCCTGGCTTTATGTCATCTTTCACTATAAAGGAAACACCATGACGCTTCGTGTTAAGACTGTGGTCCTCATGGCTACGCACAGTAAAGGACATACTCGCTATCGTCGTACTCGTACGCGAATCGTGTCTGCGGGGATTACAACCAAGCAGGTGCGTAACGATGACTTCTCGATTGACCTGCATGTGGATATCCAGTCCCGTCAGTTCACCGGAAAGATTCAAGGTCGTATGGATCGGGCCACAGGTGACGTCAAGTTCGAAATCTTGGAACAGGCTGCCACCAGCTACCTGAAGAAGCATCACTTCAAGATCATCGGCTACACCCTCGAAGCCCGGATGATCAACACCAACCCGCGTGGCAATGGGAAAGCAGCATGAACGACAATCCATTTAAAACCTACTCGTGCCGGTTTGAGTTCACCCATGACTTTACGGCATTTATCATCGCTGCCGATAAACAAGGGGTGCAGATCAACACCAGTGAACTCCATCACCGTAAGCATGAGGGTGATAAGTACCCTGCTCCTGACGTCTATGTCGAGTTCAAGGCTGAGGTGTCGTTGGAGACACTGCAGGCTGTTTTGAGGCAAGGTACGGATCTGCATGTGGGCCTTCAGACACTCAGGCCTGTATCCCTCGAAGACAATTCTTTGGAACGTGATTACAGCCTCATTTGAGCAACCCAAGGAAGTGTAATAATGTTTGAAGAGTGGATGCGCAAGTACCGGGAAGAACAAACTGGGGAAGACAAGCTCCGTGAGCTCTGTGGTCCTCAATGGGGTGGTGCCTTTAAAGGTCAGATGAAGTCTGACCATGGCGAACGTACTAACCCTAAACTCAACGACCAACCGTTCTACTATCGCGCTAGCAACAAGAAGATGAAGCGCTTCTAATATCTACTTAAGGGGAATACCATGGCTAAGACTACACCAGTACAGTACAACGTTCAATTCAACAAGCTCCAAGGTGAGGTTGCTCTGGAACTCAAAGCCACCCTGATCGAAATTGATCTGGAAGGTAAGGATGCTCGTCCTTTCTTCCACATCGAACGTAAGGGTAATCGCTGGTTGCTGATGCATGGTGGTGGCGCCTTGGGTTCGACGTTCCCTAATGCGATCGATCTGGAGATCATCCGGATGGCTGACGATCGCTGGCTGCGTAACATGGCAACCAAGAAGGACTATCCAATCAAAGGTCTGACTAAACTCAATGTCAAACCACCCCTGTTCCACTTCGACGCCATTGGTGAGCCCAGTGAAGACAGTTGGCGCATGACGTTCTCTGATGGCATGTTCGACACTACAGCAGTGCTGACCTCTATTTCTTTCAGTCGTTGTGCTGGCTAAGAAAGAAACTACCGGTGTGTCCCTCATATGCGGGTATAGCCTTTGGGGGCGTCTTCGTCGGTGTCCACACTCTCGGAGGCTGTACTCGCTCTCTACTTAAACGGAATTTCAAGAGCCAAGCATCCCGCTTGGATTATGTCCGTCCAGGAGTTTTCGTGTTAGATCGACTCGACCTTGATGACGCTGAAATCCAACGCCTTGGGACTATCCAACGGCGATCCATAACGGAACCTACGATCCTCTGGTACACACCGCACCAGACACCTAAAGACAAACAGGGTAATAGTCAATTATGCAAAACACCCAAAGCTTCGAACTGCCGAAGAAACAACGGGCATTGAGTTCCTCTGCCCCTCTCCAGTTCAAATATCACTGGCGTAAAGTCAGACTAATCGTCCCTGGCCCACAGGAGAAGTCTGCCGCCTAACCGAGTGCGTACCGAACTTTACGGTGGGGAGCCGTTCCCCCAGCCCCACCGTCTTTTTTGATTGCACATAAACTGAAACCTATATAGCCTTAGTGAATTGAGAGCATAAAGCTCCGAACCCTCCTTTTAAGGAAGAAGCAATGTTTAATACAAAAGGCAACACTTGGGTAATTCCTGATCTAGGGCTACTGGACATTCCGGATCACTTGATTCGTATGCGTGATGCGTGGGCTATCGAAACCGATGTGGATACTTGGTGGGCATGGCGTGACGCGGATCACGGTTGGAACTACATGGACTCGCTGAAACAAGCAGCCGTGTTCGCTGTAACTATCGGCAGCCTTGAAACTGAAGAGGCCCGTGAGTACAACAAGCTCTATCGCAACGATCGCCTAACGCCTACTGGGGTGATCGGTGTGTTCTTCCGTTCGGGTCTGCGTCAAGCATACCACGTCATCCTAGACGGTAAGGTTACGATCTTCCCGTATAACGATGGCAAAGGCTTCTGTAAGGCCGCTGCGGCGTCGGTAAAGCTTATGTCCGATAAGACTAAGGCTTTCATCAAGCGCGTCGAGGCTGACGCTACACTGCGTCTACCATAATGAAATACTGTCCCTCCCTATTGGGAGGGACTTATGCCCTGACCTTAGGAGAATGCTTGTGCGGGTAGTGATTGGATTTTTTGAATTGGTTGGGGTGATTGTTGTAGTAGGTGGCCTACTGTGGTGGTGGATTAAGTCGAAGCTTGCTGCACGTCGTGAGCGTCGTCTTAAAGAACAGTTGGATCTCGCACGACAAGCGCAGGGTCCTACGGGTATGGCGGGTCGGGCAGGTAAATAAGCAAAGGGTCCTTCGGGACCCTTATGCTGTCTTTTATTTTTTACTTAGAATGTTAAGCTATGTGTAATCTTACATCTAAGGAACCAGCATGAACTGCTTCATCGATTGTGAATTCAATGGTGGTCATGGTGAGTTGATCTCCATGGCTATTATCAGCCAAGACGGTCAGCGTGTGTTCTATGAAGTCGTTGAACATACCCAACCTACTGTAGAGTGGGTTGCTGAGAACGTTATGCCCATCCTGAACAAAGCGCCGGTATCGATGGCAGTGTTCAAGGAACGGCTGAAGAAGTTCTTGGATGCCTTCCCTCGCCTGACTCTGATCGCCGACCACATGGCCGATCTGTTCTACTTTGCCCAGAAAGTAATCGGGGCTGAAGGCTGGATGATGATGGACTACCCAGTCGATCTGCGGTTCGATCCGTTCATCTCTGCGAAAAAATCCACACAGAAACACAATGCTTTAGAAGACGCCAAAGCGGTGCGACTCTCCTGGCTCCAAACTAACGGTTTCATTTAACTTTCGAACTCAAGGAATAGATCCTCATGTCTGCTACCAAGAAGAAGCCTAAAAGCGGTAACACCCAACGTGCTGCGGATATCATTCGCGAGAACCCAACCCGCCGCTCGCGCGCTGAACGGGCCCTGGTTCAACTGACTACCACCAGCTACCCGCACTACCTGATCGGTAACATCGTTGCTGGTCTGCACGCCGGTGAAGAAAACGTTTCCAAGCAGGCTCTCGACATCGAGAACAAGTTCGGCATCCTCGACTTCGTTCGTGAGCTGACCCTGACTGCTGGCGAGACCACCGTTGCTTTCGACGTTGGTACCATCCGCATCGACCAGAACACCACCCGCGTTGATAACCAACTGGCCGGTGAACTGATCAAGCACGCTACCTTCACCTCGCCAGTGGCTGGCGTTGCGAACCTCGCCAAAGACGAGACCTTCGCCCGCAATCTGATCGACGTGTTCCACCGTAACCAGGTCCGCGGCATGACCCGCGTCCACGCTATCACCAATCCACACTGGAAGCTGGTCGAGAAGCGTCTGACTACTGGCAATGACAATGGCTTCGGTGGCCTGGGTCGTAGCGAGACCGTGTTCGAGATCACCAGCGACGACGCTGCTGCACTGATCCGCAAAACGCTCGGTGGTGCATTGTTCAGCCTGATCCTGGGTGCTGACATCATCACCATCGTGGAAGGTGAAGTCACCAAGGAAATCACCTTCGTGGTACCGCCACGTAAGTGATAGCCGGACATAAGCCCCTGCCCGTAGGCAGGGGTTTTATGCCGTCTAGATCACACTGATGGTTGTGCCATCAGCGTTTAACCGGTAACGTTTGAATCCTTCAATCGCATTGATCACCCGAGGGTAACCAAAGGCCTGATGGATGGTTACGCCAGGCGCTAACGCCCAAGCGCCATTCATATACCGGTAGACACGGTTGTTGAGGACGTCCAGGATAATGTCCCGACGATAACCGTCTGCGAACACGATGTTGTTGAACGTAGCGAGTGGTTGAGACATTGCACCAAACCCGATTGGGGATGGTCCTTTGAACTTCGCCAGCTCTGGTATGTCGTTAAGGTTAAAGCTCATGTTGTAAGCAGGGTCGTAAGTAGCACCCGACCAAGCCGTAGCTTGAATCGTGAACTGATCACCACGACGCAGAATCTTCACTCGCTTAAAGGCACCCGACCAGCCACCAACGTCAGGACCTTGTACGACAGAGAGTTCCTTGTAGCGACCGTTTTGAGCCACCCAAGTATTCTTGTACTGGAAGTCTGTGCACAACACTTGGCTAGGCCAAATCGGACGGTTCTCGTAGTTACGAGCACCACGGGTGAGCACCAGATCCAATGTATGGTTTTGCCCTGCGACATCGTCCCGTACGAAACCTAGGACAACCCCAATGAAGTCATCGTCACCGTTGGTAGACTTGAGGGTTACTTCCAAGTCATAGTCGAGTACCGAGTAGTCTGAGATAAAGCCTGTCCAGCCACCCGTGTTGTTTGGCTGTACTGCCGAACCTAAGACATCGTCCCAATACCAAGCCGCAGCATCCGCCGTTGGTGTGGTCCCTTTAGGGAACCAAGCATCTGCGTTGAAGCGACTCCAGTTATCGAAGATCTGTTTCGGGGTAGGTGGTACGAGACGTGCCAGTGCATCAATCACGCCGGCGTTAGTATCGTAGGCAAACGCGTTAACATCACTGAGGGCAATGTTACCCTCCATGTAGTTACGCAGTTGGTAGATGTTCTTGGCGTGAGCAGGACTGTAGACCATCGGATAGAAAGCACCGACTTCAGCCATGGCCTTCTCTACCGCACGCACCCGGTAAGTTCCCGGAGCACTCGGAGCGATCAGACCAACCACGTTAGCCAAAGCGTTCAGGTCGTTGATGTCAGGTTGAATCCGGTTGACGTTGAGTGTACGACTGTAGGTGAACGGAGATTCGATCGCTGCTCGGATGGTGTCACCGTGGTTAACCCGCACAGCTTCACCCGAGTACCACAGTTCATTCGACCCGTTGGTTTCATCGTAGGATACTTCACCCACTTTTATCCCATTGCGGTAGATAGAGCCTGCCAGTGACCCTAGACCGGCACCAATCAATTTCACCACAGGCTTAGCCCGGAAGTTCCATCCTACATCCACCGACGTCAGGTTGTTGCCCTGAGCGTCTTTGAACTCGATGATCTCACCGGTAGCGACGTTGTACACGAAGGTATACGTCTGGATGCTCCCGTCAGCCATCTTCAGTAGGAAGTAGATCTTGTTGGCGCCAGTGCCCACCGTAGTGTTAGGCATGGCCCCTGGTGCAATCAGGGTGGCTGTGGTAACAATCACCTTCGACTCTGAACCACCAGCAATGATAGACTCATCGTTATCCAAACCGTCGTAGAGCGGATGATCGCCGTAGGTTGACCGGAGGAATCCCACATTGACCGGGAAGCGGTCGTAGTTACCGGTAAAGAAAGCACCGAACTGTACGGCGATACGGTTAGCCGTACCATAGAAGCCTGCACCCAACGGACCAGTCACCTGAGCGATATCGGTCTGCACGTTGCTACCATGGTCAGTGATCAGTGCGATCCCATTACCCTGGGCCCGATACGTGGCAAAGTCAGTTACCGAACCCGGGGTGATCCGGGCGACGTTGCTTATATCGTACGCTGTGGAGAACACCACCACCGCACAGTACTGATTCAGTTCTGCAAGGTTAGTGGCGATCGTACCGCCGTAGTCAGTGTGGTCTTTGATCGTTGGGATAAACCCAGCTGCCGCACAGATGCGATTGATACTGACAGCGAACCCGTACATGTCCGTGTTCTTGATGCTGTAGTTGATCCCTTCACCGGCTTGGTCACCGATGAACAGGATCTTCTTGTTACCCGCTGCTACCTTAGCCGGGTTAGCAATAAACCGCAGGCAGTTGAACAAGTACTTAAACGAACCGGTCAAACGCGAACGTGGGTCGTAGATGTACTTGGACGTACCACTGTAACCAGAAGCACCGGCTTCAGTGGATGTCGAGTTAGGGAGCTTGATCTTGTCTTTAAACAAGACGGCTTTGATCGAGCCAGCCGAGTCCAGGATGTAGACTTCCTTAAAGCGGGTGTAGAACACACCCGGAATCTCACCCTCGTAAGCCAGGCTCCACTTAATGAACGTATAACCAGCAGCCGGCGACAAGTCAATGACACGGTGATACCATTGACCAACGGCTAAGGTACCGAGATCAGACGCTGGATGTGCCGCGAGACCGTTCTGGTCTTTCATTACACCCGGACCTGCACCGCCCCAATCACGAATGGAGTAATGTGTCGCATCAATAGCAGGGTTTGCTGCAGTGATCGCATCAATACCCACACGCGCATCGATACTGTTGGTCAACATGTCGTACACTAACTTGTCACCGGGGGCGATAGTTACTTGCACGTCGGTGAAGGCGTCGTAGTAATACGTGTTGCCAGTGGCCCCAGCATCACGGGTACCTTTGTACTCCATACTGAACAGGGAATCGATCCCGGCTTCTGGAGCATAGGTGTTGTAGAACTTAGGGAAGCCGCCGTCGTACACCACATTCCCCGTACCATCCTGCGTTACCGCAATAAATGGGTTTGGTGGGGTCAGTGTGTCGTAGGCGATGTATTGCGACAAAGAAGGTGGTAGTCCATTCACCGAGTAGGCTACTTGTACCACAGCCGGGTCAAACGTCCAATGGACCGTTTGCGCACTAGGGAGACCCCCCGGTGGAATGCTAGGCGTGACTGAGTTAGCCATGGGTCACCTTATGGCAGGCGTTTGAACGGGCGGTCGATACGCACCAGTACAGTAGCGGCAGTACCGCGGTACAAACGGATACGGATAGCACCGTTGGTTTTGATACCACCGGACACAGTCGATTCAGCGTCGATGAAATAACCGTTGGTGTCAGAACCCACTTGGTCATCGAGCAGCTTGACCGAGATACGCGCCGACGACAAATCGAACTGGGCGTTATCAGTTGGCATCAACGTAACCAGGCTGTAGTCCTTGGTGCCGTTAGCGGGGATAGTGACCTGTTCGAAGACCAACGGCTTACCACCTGCCTTGGCGAAGTGCAGCAGCTTCTGGACCATGGCGGTGAACTTTGTAACGAAGGCAGCGGATTTCGTAGTCATGAATATACCTCTTTGCTTGAATTTACTTGGGGTCTATATCATTTCGCTGAAGGAACACTGGAGATAGCCGTGAACCCAAGAACCAATATCGCTGGGACCTATCCAGCCGACATCGCAACATACATACTGACCAATAAAGCGACTGGTCAATTCTACATGGGTTCGACGAATAATCTAGCCCGCCGTCTCAATCGTCACCGTAACGATCTTGAGAAAGGCACCCATCATTCCGACAAGTTACAGTCTCAATTCTTCGGTTGGGAACACATCGAAATTGAATACACGATACATGCAGATCACGAGGCTGCTCTGCAAGCGGAACAGTGTCAGATCGATGAGCTCTATCTAGACCCGCTTTGCTGTAATGTTTCAACATGGTCACATGGTTTCTGGGGCGGTGCTTACGGTAAGCCTCAGGAGGTTAGGGATCGTGCTGCAAATAAACTGAGAGGTTATAAACACACGGACGAGTTCAAGGAGAAGTGTCGGCAACGTATGCTCGGTTCGGTAATGTCCGCCGATCAAAAGGAGAAGATATCTGAGGCACTGTTAGGTCGTGTTGTCAGTGATCAGACACGCCAGCGGATTAGTGCTGCGCAAAAGGGTCGTGTCGACCCCAGTAAGTTTGGTCCGACTAGGGCATTAAAGGCAGTTGAAACGAAACGACTTAATGGAACGATGGGACACACAGAGGCATCTAAAGCCAAGATCGCTGCGGCTAACTTTAAATCCGTCGTGATTGAGGGGGTAACCTATCCTTCACTTCAAGATGCCGGAGAGATACTCGGTTATGGTCGTCAGACGGTGGCCTATCGACTTAATTCTCCTAGTCGCAAATTTAAGGATTGGAATTGGGCTTAACGGCATAGAGGGTGGCATTGCCACCCTCAGCCTTTTTCTTTTTACCAGCCAACAAACCCAGAGGATTGTGTTGAGTGTTTCGGAAGATCCCCTGCGAGATCGATACCGTAGTTGTTGAAGTGGGAACCCAATACTGCGTTGAATGCACCAGTATCGTCGTAGCCTGTTTGGTTGGCTATTTCAACATCAAAATCCTCTAGTGATTCAGTAATGGCAAAGGGTGATTTGATTCCCATGATCTGCTCCACTTGCGACATGCTCCACTGGAGTATGTCCGAAGAGCGGGTAGAGATGTTAGCCTCTTCACCGGTATCCAAGTGGCACTGGTAAACAGTGGTCTGGGTGTCAGCACCGATACGGTGGATACGCGAGATTGCCTGTTCCTGAATGTAAGCACGGAACGGGGCATTGATCATGATCATGGTATCCGCCATCACCAGCGGTACAGCAGTCGACAACGAGTTGTACGTAGCGATCAACGGATTGAGGGCTTCGTCTTGTTCGAACTTCTTGACGATCAGAGCGAGTTCATTGTTAGTCTTGCCGTATACTACCAGCGGACTCAGGTCAACGGACTTACACTGTTCAGAAGCAGCTACCAGCGCTTCAACGAACGAGGTGAATACCAGCGTCTTCTTCATGGTAGTGTCAGCGATAGCCACGAAGTCGATGTGTTTAACCATCTCAACGTGACACTCGATACGCTTACGTCCAAGCACACGGCCCAGACATTCACCCTGGATCTTCAGCTTGGTGTACTTGATCACCGACTTGATATCACGGAACTCCTTCACCATCTCCTTAGGCAGGGATGGCTCGAAGTAGCGTTTCTCGTAAAGGTTAGTATACGCAATCTCTTCGCCGATGTAACGCGGGTCAGGGTTAGCGATTACCGTCTTCAACGTTTCACGGTACTTCTTGTATTCCATCTTCTGCGCTGCTGCACGCAACGTGTCTTCATGGAGTACCAAGCAGCGTTCCCAGAAACGTTCGTCATCCTTACGTCGTTTCTTGTAATACTCAACCCGTTCTTGGATAAATGCATCCATCACAGTACGGATCGCCGACAGGGTGTACAACTTAGCCGTAGGCATCTTGACAGCAATGGTCTTCATGATCGGCTTGTCGAGCTTCAACGCCGACTTCTCGATCTTGTACGAGATCAGACCCATGCGGTTCTTCAGGATGTCCAGACCTTTGTTGCCGTCCTTACCGAAGATCTTACGGAAGCGCTCTTGCACTTGATCCGTGAACAATGGATCGAGGGTGATCAGCAACGGGATCAGTTCAGCACCCATGGCTTTAACCGGCGTACCCGAAGCTGGGATGATGTTCTTGCACTCAAGCTTCTTGCAGACTTCAATGAACTGCTGAGTCCGCATCGATTTGATCTCGTTGAGGTTGTGCGACTCATCGAGGATAATCACCGAGTTGTTAGCAGCCAATGCGCCATTGTTGATCAGGGTCAACAGCTTATCGAGGGCCTCGTAATGAACGATAACAATCCGCTCATTGTTGTAAGGCTTACCGAACTCAGCAACCCAGTAGGACTGCTGCTCTTTGTATTCCTCAACGACGGTCTTTTGCCATACGCGCTGGGTGGCGTTCTTCGGACAGATCACAATGATCTTGTCAGCATCTACACCTTCGGCTACGTACAGGGCGCCCATGGTCTTACCGGAACCTGCTGCACCGGCTAGCAGATAACCATTGAGACCGTACTGATCGACGACAGTATCGTAAGTATCGAGGAACCCATATTGGTGATCGAGTGGGGTCTTGTAGAAGCGCTTGTAGTTCGCCTTGTTCAAACGACCTACTGGATCGACAGTCGGCAGGGTCTTACCGATCCACGTCTTCTCGAACAGTTCCTTACGGATGTTGTTGAGGACACGAACCGAAGTACCAGTTCGAGACTGGATCAACAAGTCGAGCATATAGACAACGTCAGTCGCAAAGAACTTATAGAAGCTGAAGCTACTACGACCGAAGGTGTTGAACATGTGCATGGCGATCTTGGACGTTTTCCAGACCTTGGCCATGTCACGTTGCATGACGTCAGCAGGAACCCCTTCCACGATAATCTCAGTGGCGGTTTCCTTTACGTTGATAGCACCGAAGGCTCGACGAAAACCTGCGAACATTTCCATGCTGGGTTGTTCGATCATAAATGCCGGATTGAAGTGTGGCTGCCGGCCTAGCTGTGGCTCAGATAGTTGATGCTGCATGGGGTGCCCTATGTTCTAAGGTAGTTAGACTATAAAATTAGCTTCTTTTGCCTAGCATGTATTGTATGTACGAGGTTTCGACAGAAACCTGAGTAGGAGGTGATCCAGCTCTCGCGGTAATCGTATCCCCCGAATCACTGATGGCATTGCTGTGAAGCTGACGCCGGGCGATTCACAGGCACCTTGTACGGTATAGAGCCAGCCCGGGCCCTGGGCTGGTTTTATGCCGTTTAAAGCCTATATCACGAAAGGGAACATCTACTCAGCACCCTAAGTCTATATGGGGTCTGTCTCCTGTAATAGAGGCTTTTATGTTAATCGATCAAATTCTAATGCACATGGCTTTAGTACGTGGTTTACGTCTGTGCCGTGTGAGTACGCAACGCTTCGATTTGAAGACTGCTTTAGATAGCGACAAGCCAGTGATCTTCTGGCACACCAGTAATGGTATCGACTATCTGGGCTATGAACTGCTCACCACCGATCGGTTCAATAGTCATGTGCCATTCGGTCACTTGCACAGTAAGATCGAATGCTACCACGGTGGCTATCGTGTCCACGGTATCTGTGGTAGCTTCTTTCTGGAATATGGAGGGGTGTTGGTAAAGGCTACCGAGATATGGCCAGTTGACTTAATCGCGTATCTCGGTGATGGCTTGGTGGATCGTTACCGAGTTGGTATATCGATGGAGCACAAACAGGTGCCGCAATGAATGGGAAAGACTTCTTCGATCTAGCAGGACCATGGGCTGGCATTGGTAGCCGTGAGGCACCGATGCCGGTACAGGTTCTTATGACCCGTTACGCTCGTACCGTCTACGACTTAAAGATGGGTCCATTGCACAGTGGCGACGCTATCGCTTCTGACTTTGCGTTCTGGGTAGGCGCACGGCTGTCCAAGAACTTCTTTGAGCTCGGCGCCAAGATCTTCCTTTATAAGAACGGCTATCAAAACCGTTGGCATGATGATCAACTGGGTTTCATTAACGTCAAGACCTTTGACCCTGAGATCCGTGCAGAAGCAGAAGAACTCGCCCGGGTAGCTCGTAATGGTTTCTGGGGTTTGGGTGCTGGCGGTATTGGTTTGGTCTCACGTAACCCATTTCAGTTGCTGGATGTGGATCTAAAACACCCGGTGGCTAAATGTTTGTATTGGGGTATCCCACAGGGCAAGACAGAGAAAGTCCGGGGTGGTACTAACGTCGGTCTGCAGATCGCCATTCGCTTTAACATTCCTCGGATGAATTTGTACTATGAAGAAAACCAAGCGCTCCTTCAAACGTGGCTCGAAGAAAAAGAAACCGCAGAAGGATACCCGGCCGATCTTACTCGAATTATCGATTCCCGCCGAGACGACTATCCATACCCAGGCTTCTAAGATCGAGCTGATCAAAACCCATGCCGACCAGATCGCTGGCGACATGTTGTTCACTCGGGACAATCTGGTTAACTCGATTGATCCTGAACAAGTCTATACCGCCGAACAAGTCACTGACTATATTGACGAAGGCATTCAAGGCGTACTCGGGGTTCTGCACAAACAAGTAGAACCTTGGAGCATGACCATTGACATCTGCCAATCCTATTTCGACAAGATCAATAACTGAGTGCGGATATGCAAAAGATCCCTAATCTCTCGGCGAGTCTATTTGCCAAGAGCTTCAGCAGCGGTATTGAAAAGAGCGTGTGTGAGTCGCTGAAGCGTTGCTACTCGATGTACGAAGTGCTGGACTTGGAAGCCCTCGTGCACAAGTCCACCACCCCACGCGAACATAAACCATTGCCCAACGGCATGGCTCCAGTGTTGGTAGTATTATCTATCCGTGATACCCTGGTACCGACGGTGCGTAAGTTCATCGATCGAGTGCTGCAGCTGCACGGGTTGGCTAAACAAGGTCCTTTGGATATGGCCACCGCAGAGCCAATGGTAACTGAGCTCTGCAAAGAGGCTGGTTACGAGGTGCGCTTCGTGGATATCCCGATCCACTTCCACATGCATGAAGTGATCTGTGAGATCCAAAAGACCAGGGTGATTGCCGGGGTGACGGTAAGCGAGGTGGATAATGTTGCCAGTGCAGCACTTTAAAGCAATGCAAGGACAAAAGCGAGAGCAGCGGCTGGCGCAGTTGGCTTCATATTGCCCTAGTGCAACGATCATGAAACTGGCTGATCTCGTACGACGGGGAACCACCGGTACTCGGGTGTGCCAATATCCTGACCGTACTCGGCCTGCGTTGTTCTACTTCACTGAAGACCTCGAACCCGGTGAAGCACTGTTGCATCTGCTACGTGAGTTCAACGTACAGAACGGACACGGGGCAATCAGCGAATCCAACTACGAGGAGCACGTTACTCGCTTCTTTGAAACCTTTACGTCATTGGGTTGGGAAATCTACTATGGCGGGTGCTATGAGGCACAGAGTATTTACGAGCAGGTTTTAAAACACGAACTGGACCGTGGCCGCGTCGTTGGCATTGCATGGTCAGCATTAGAGGATGATGGTGATGTCCACAGTAGCTATCGAACACCGCTTGAAAGAAACAGTAGCGACACCAACTGATCTGCTGAAGGCGTTGCATGTTGATCATCCGTACTACATGTGGGATGACGAGATGACCCGTTACGATGGTATCGGTGCATTCCTCGAATACTGGCGCGCCTACGACATCGATCTCAACCGGGTTATCCGTTGGGATATTCATGCGGTATCGGAGAACTACCCCGATGCCAGTGAGATGACTGAGGAGGACATCAAGTACTACGGTCCACATGGTTCGCAGTATGCCGATATCTACTTCTTGGCTCCGCGTAAGGGTAACTTGTTTACTCACCGGATTCAGAACCTTAAGCCCGGCGACACCCCACGGTTGTTTACGTTCCTTAAGCGTCACTGGGAACACACCAAGCTGTTGTGGGAACCACTACCCAACCTAGAGTACTGTCCGCCTACCACGCCGCGCAGTCGCTTCTTGGATGAGGTCCAAGCGATTACCGATCGTCGTCTGGAGATGGAGCCTAATGTCGCACGGCATATCACTGACTACGTACATGAACGGGTCAAGGGCGCCGTGGGCGATGTACTGAGTCTGGTGGACCGTGGGTACCTGTTGTTCGAGAAACCCAAGTCGGAAGATCAACCACTCGACATTAATCTCAGCATCGCTGGTGAGCTGGGCAACCTATTCAACGAGATCAACTCATGAACCCACCCATCAAACTCCCGCAACTTGAACACGTCGTGGCTATGATCCATGCGTTGGTTGAGTACGACGCTGTCATACGCGACCTCGGTTGGGTTGATCCCAACCAAGAGTTCGATGGTCGTGATCTGTTGACGATCTACATGCGTCGTATGGGTGGGTTGTTCGGTGGTGTCACCGTAGTCCCCGCACTGGTCGCCCTGGATGGACTGCATACCGATCCACTGTTGACCACCGTAGCTGACACCTTTGTCTTAACGCGTATTGGGGAAGACATTGATCAGGTACTGATCGATACGTACGCTATTCTTCGCGCTGGGTTTCTGGAGCGGTCTATTACTCAAGAGACCGACGAGAGTCGGCTGTCGTACTGGCTACAGGTAGACCGAAAGCTTAACCAGCACATCCGCAAATACATGAACCGTCGTGCATTCCTCGGTCAGAATGATGAGTGGCTGCACACTAAGCTGCGGGAACAAGCCGCTAGCGTCGATCACCGTCGTGATTTCTTTAACCAATGGACCGCCAGTGACGAAGGCCGGGTATTCAAACCCGAAGACCTACCTAACCTGTGTCCTGAACTCCCTTACAAGGAAAGACCTTAAATGTCGATTATGAATGACGAGTGGATCATCACTCAATCTACACCACCTACCCACCTGGTCTTCCACGCAGAACCAGGTCGTCAGAACGCACCGGCTTGGCTGGGTATTACCCACTCCGAAGATCAGCTCAAGGGTTGGGTTGCTCGTAACCATGCGATGGTCATGACTGACCGTGTACTTAAAGAAGAACTCGAATGGGAACCGATGATCACCCCATTCGAAGCTAAGCTGGTTCGTCAGGTCGAGGAGAAGAAAGTTATCTCCTACGGCGTGTCGAGCTATGGCTACGACGTAACGCTGGCTGAAGAGTTCAAGATCTTCACCAACGCTAATGGTGGCATCATCGATCCTAAGCGTTTCGATGAAGACCTGCTGTTAATCGACGGTACTGTACGTACTGACGAATGGGGTGATCGCTATGTGATCCTGCCCCCGAACAGCTACCTGCTCGGTCGTACCAACGAGTACTTCATCATCCCTCGTGATGTGATGGTGGTGTGTTTGGGCAAATCGACCTATGCCCGTACTGGCGCCATCGTTAACGTAACGCCAATCGAAGCGGACTTCCGCGGTAACGTGGTGATCGAGATTTCTAACTCGACTACCCTGCCGATGAAGATCTACGCCAACGAAGGTATCTCGCAGTTCCTGTTCTTCAAAGGTAACGCCCCGTGCCGCGTCTCTTACGCTGACCGTGGTGGCAAGTACCAAAACCAAACGGGTATCACTCACGCTAAGGTGTAACATGAGCGAAGAAACCGTAAGGCTTGAAAACCTTAAAGAGATCCTCGAATACGTCATCGTGCGTAACGTCGGGATGGGTCAGGATCTTACCGAGCGTATCTTGCGTCGTTGTGACGAACTACGGGCTAAGTATCCTGAAGATACCAAGTTCGGTTTTGTGTTGTCCAATGACCACTCGCTGGTTAACCTGCCAGAAAGTGGTGCGCGTCCGGCTAGCGAACAACTGTACTTCCACTGCTTCACACTGGGGCCTGATGGTCGTACCAGTACTGAAGTCAACACGTTCTATCTGGTCAGCTTTAAGCTGGGTATGATCGACGATCAAACTAACAACATCTATACGGTGCATTAAGGAATACCATGACTGAATATGTAGTGCTGTATCACCGTGGTTGTAATGATGGGATTGCAGCAGCATGGGCTACCCGCAATGCACTGGGTGACGAAGCGATTTATATCTCTCACCAATACGGTGACCCACTGCCGGCTGCTGTAGATGGTCGTCACTTGATCTTGGTAGACCTGAGCCTGACCAAGGCACAGATCGCTGAGGTCTGGCCTGACCGGGTTAAGTCGGTGATGATCATCGACCACCACAAGTCGGCACTGGAGGAACTGGTTGACGTTCCTTCGATCCACACCTTTGCTGTTTATAAGGAAGCGCTGAAGAGTGATCGTCCTGGGGTGTACAAGTCGTTCGACATGGGTCGTGCTGGAGCTGTGTTGGCGTGGGCGTTCTTCAACAACATCAACGTTGAGACCGAGCCGTACGAAGAATGGCAAGATCGCATGCCTGAGGTTCTGGTCTTCATTGAGGACTATGATCTCTGGCGTCATCGCTACCCGGAGTCCAAGGCGGTTAATGCTTGGTTGATCAACGGTGGTTTGTTGATGGACCGTGTTGGTCAGATGATCGATTCACATGGGCAGATCCATGAAGACGTGTTGTCGATCGGCAATGCCATGCTGGCGTATGACGAGAACATCGCCAAATCGGTGATCGCTAACTACGTGGAAGAATATCCGTACGGCACTGGCAAGATCGCTATGGTCAATGCCCCGCATCACCTGCGCAACATTATCGGTGATCTGCTGTCGTCGAAGTATGTCTTCGTGGTTTGCTACACCCGTCGTAAAAAGAAGACGGTGTTCAGCCTGCGTTCCAATGGCTTCGACACTTCGGCAATCTCTACGCGTCATGGTGGTGGTGGTCATGCGAAGTCTTCTTCGTTCACCATCCCTAACGGCCCTAATCAGAACCTGCTGGCGCTGATGGTCAAACCAACATTCATGGCTCGTCTGCGCATGGCGTGGATGGTCCTGTTCCCGAAGAAGGTGAAATGATGCGACAAGCACCTGGTCAATTCAATGCTACCCAGTTGATCCGTAATGGCTGGCCTGCCAGTCGTGAGATTGACGTCGAAGGACAGAAGGTTGTAGTGCCCGGTCGTCCACTGGGGCTGGATACCATCCCTAACCGCTTCAAGCAAGCCTGGGCGGTGTTTACCGGTAAAGCTGACGCTCTGTACTGGGACGGTCAGTAAACGGCATAAGGGGCTCCTGCGGGAGCCCTGACTTTATTCCCAGTTGTGTAGAGGCCTATATCACCAGAGTGTATTAATAGAAACACCTACAGTCACACGCGGCGTAGTCGCAAACACCCTCCTATCTACAGCAATAAGGATTTACCCAATGATCGCACGTTACGAAAACGACAGTGTCTTCTTCAAACTGAACGGTGAAAAGGAAGACCTGCGTCTTGACCTGCACCCACGTAAGGCTGCACTGGATCTTGACTTGGTTATTACCGCGGTGGTGATCTCCAACCTCGAAGATGAAACCAGTGACATCCAGCATGGCCACTTCCGTGCCAACCTGTTGCAAGACGACGGCACCTGGAAAGAAATGCATGGCAACGATTTCACCTACGAATTTCAGCGTAAGCTGCAGCCGCTGTTGGAACAGGCCGGGCGTGAAACCTCGGGTGATATGCCCTGCATGATGCACAGTGAGTTCAAGTACGCTCACATCCCACTACATCACTCGCGCATGTTGCACGCTGACCTGTTCAAAGACTGATCATCAACCGGTACGGGGTTCGCCCCGTACCACTTTAGGAGTAGGACATGAAAGGCACTCTCTTTGGCTGGTTACGTACATCGCCACCACTTGTTGCAGCTACATCGATCCGTACCCGCATCCGTGAGCTGGTCGAACGCCAAGGCTTTGCCCGTGTCGAGATTCGCCACACCACTGGGGCGAAGTTGAACGAATTGGTTTATGTATTGGCGATCGATGATACCTCGATCAATGGCCACAGTATCCCAGCCATGATCAGTCCAGAAGTGGGCCGTCGTGTATGGCGCTTTGAACACATCGAATTGAACAGTGCGTTAGATCCAGGTGGTTTCCCGTTGGTTAACGATACGCTACCGGGTCCATTAGAACAGCACATGCAGTATCTAGCACGTGAGCTCCAGTACGACGAGCGTTACTGCATCTACGAATCCAGGTTCGGTGAACGCTTCTATGTTAATGGTGGCTTTAATAACCACAAGGCTGGCTTCACCGCACTTAAGCTTTACCCAACAGAATACAATCCGAACGGTAACTGCGCCTCCTTCTTTGACTACGTGCTAACGCCGTTCTATGAAGGTAAGTTCATTCTGGATGGGGTCTCTGAACCTATCCCTAACTTCATCTACTACGACTGGATGGGTAACCGGGTCCGTGATAAGTCCCACATCAAAGCGAAGCAGATGCTAGCGCGTGGTACCGCTGTCGAAACCCTCGAAAGCATGCTTGAAGTACAGCGGACACAAACCCGCAATATGGAACACCTCCTCAACAAACTGAAACAGGCGCAGATCGATGTACACTGATAACATCACCATTTGGCTCGGTCTTCTACTTGTAGCTAATCAACCGAACAAAGTTGTCAAAGAGCAAGTCAAGCACCTGATGCGTAATGCCCACCCCGGTGCTCGGGATGGTGTCCTTAGCCGTATTCTTAAATCACGGCTGATGGGCAAAGAGATCGTCAAGGCCGTACAAGAACTTGATGGTCCTGATCAAGAGATCAAAAGCTACCTGCGTGACGGTAAGGATGGTTTCGTCCAGATCGTCTACGGTGGTATGCCAGTGTTGTTCCCGATTGATGTTGCTTACGGGGATGACAAAGATAAGGCGTGGATGCTGAAGAACGAGAGCGCTGTTATGTTGGCGGTGGCTCAGGTATTGCGGGAGCGTTTGGAAGTACCGCAAATGACTGCACGTGTGTTCTTGTTCTCTGAAGCCGGGTGGTCTGGTAACAGTGAAATCGTTACTGTAATGAAGCCACCCAAGGCGTAGAGTTTTACTAGGTTTGGGTATTATTTGTTATTACCCAACCAAAGGAAGACTTCATGTCTCACAAAGAACACATTCTGGCGTTCATCGGTTCTGAACTCACCGTGATCCGCTCTAACGGTGAGGGCACGCCAGAAGCTTTCCGTCACAATGCTTTTACCCCACGTAGCGATTACGTCGACAACGTTCTGTTCAACCACATGCAGTACGCGACCGAGATCACTTGGCGCGATACCGCTGAGTTCTGGCCAGAAACCGCTAACCCACTGGTCGACAGCCCAGCACGTCACCGTCAGATCCTGCCGTATGCCCCACTGACCCAGATCGCTGAAGGCATCAAGCGTTACGCTGTATACCAGCGCGTTAAAGGCATCGGTGAATCGCGTCTGCTGCGTGGTCACTCCATCGGCTTCGGCGGTCACCTGACCGGCAAGTATGCACAGTACGACGACCACGGCGGTATCGTGTTCCAGACCAGTGTACATGCTGGCCTGAAAGCTGAGATGGGTGAAGAGTGCCACGTCGATATCGACGCGCCAGGTGTTCAGGTAATCCCGTGGGGTTATATCAACTCGGTCATGTCGCCAGTTGATGCCCTGCACTTCTCTTACGTCATCGAAGTTCAAGTTCCCGCTGACTACCCTGTACTGGTTAACGAGAAAGGCCTGAACTTCAAAGGTTTCTTCACCAAAGAAGAGATCATCCAGATGCATGAAGAACTGCCAAAAGAGATCGGCTTCGAAAGCTGGTCGCGCATGCTGATCGAACACGGCCTGCAGTAATACCCCAAAGATCAGAGCTGGGGCAACTCAGCTCTCTTCTGCCCTCTATCTCGAATGCTAGGAGTACCTGTAACATGGATTTTAAGCAATACAACCGTAAAGTCATGGATCACTTGATGGGCCTGCTCGAAGCATCCGAGATGGACCATTGGAACATGATCTTCGATCCGGCACACCTCGACCCGCAACAAGGCTTGCACAAGTACGCACAGCCCGATGGCATGCTGGTGTTGAACTTCAATCCGATGGCCTGCCGTGAGTTTCATTTGGGTGAAGAACACATCACATGCAACATGTCTCTGCGGGGGCATAAGACTCACCTCGTACTGCCGTTCTATGCGGTGCGTGGTATTCAACTCGAAATCCAAGGCGTGCCAATTGTAGTCCCGGCGGACATGGCTGTCCTTATTATCGACCAAGGCGTTGCTCCTGATCAGGAGCGTCGTGCTGAACCAGAGCCGATGCCATTGACTGGCGTCGCTGGTAAAGTAGTTCCCCTGTTTGGCAACCGTAACCCATCCTCAACGAAAGAGTCCTAGTCGTTTATGTCTGCCTTTATAAGTCTAGCGGGACAACGCTTCGGTAAATGGACCGTACTTGGCCGCTGCGCTAATAAAGGCACGTGTGTTAAATGGTCCTGTCGATGCGACTGTGGTAATGAGGTATCGGTGCACGGTACCAGCCTCCGAAGAGGGATATCGACGCAATGTCAACGGTGTGCTTCTACCATTCACGGCATGGCCGGTCAGAACACGATGAATAACACCAGTCCTGAATACACGGCATGGTGGAATGCTAAACGTCGATGTACTAGTCCAAGGGACCCCAAATGGAAAGACTATGGTGGTCGTGGTATTACCATGGACACCCTATGGCTTATCTCGTTTGATGCCTTCTATAAACACATTGGTCCCCGTCCGGATGGGCATATTCTGGACAGGGAAGATAACGATAAAGGCTATATTCCTGGGAATGTCCGCTGGGTAACTTATGCTGTATCTAACCTCAATCGAAGAAACAAAAGGAAATTAAATGCGTCAGTATCTTGACTTTCTGCAACACATTCTTGATCACGGTGAGCAGAAAGATGATCGTACACAGACAGGAACTCTTTCTGTTTTCGGATTCCAAATGCGTTTCAGCATCGAGGGTTATGACTGCCCTTGGATCACCACCAAGCTGAGCCACCCGAAGAGCATCATTCGTGAACTGAAGATGTTCACCATGGGCACTGGTGAGATTGACTACCTCGCCGAGCATGACGTGACCATCTGGGACGAATGGGTTAAGGCCGGTACTCGTGTCTACAACACCCTGACCGTGGGTGAGCGCATGGAGCGTGTGCGCAAGAATAAAGAAGAGGTCAATGCGGCGTTCGATGTGTATCGCGAAAGCCTCTACTCGGTTGATGAAGTTGAAGGCTGGGAGTTCATGCCGCTGTCTGGCAAGTACCGTGCTCCGGACATCAACGAACTGTTGCATGCGTGGATCGATGCTAACACCAAGATCGGTCGTCAGAAACTGACCAAGGGCGACTTGGGTCCGATCTACGGTGTGCAATGGCGTAAGTGGCCACTGTCCAAAGAAACCCGTCCGTTGTCGCGCCGTAGCGCTGCTCGTGCGGTGGAAGCGATTGGTAAGTTCGATGAACTGAAAGCCAAGTTCGCTGACGAGTTCGCTCTGGACCTGTGGCTGATGAAAGCCGGCGGTACTGAACCGTTCTCCACTGAGAACGCGGATGACTCGGTTGTGTCGGCATGGTTGGCTGATCATGGCCATGCATTGACTGAAGAAGTCACTGTGCGCTCCATCGACCAGATCGCTCGGGCTATTCACAAGCTGAAGACTGATCCGAACAGCCGTAGCATCATCGTCTCGGCCTGGAACCCTGCTGAGCTGGCTGACATGGCCTTGGAGCCATGCCACACCATGTTCCAGTTCTACAGTCGCTACCTGAATCACCGTCAACTGGTCGGCGTAATCAAACGCAGTCCTCTGCTGCGTGTGGCTATGCAAACACTGGTGCCTGCTGATGCTGAAGAGTCGGCGTTGTATGATGTAGACCGTGATGAGCTGTACGCATTCTGCGTCAAGTACGAACTGCCAACCCGTGGTCTGAGCTGCCAACTGTATCAAAGATCAGCTGACGCACTTTTGGGCGTTCCCTTCAATATCTCCAGCTATGCACTGCTGACCAAGATGTTTGCTCAGGTTGTGGGTATGGAGCCGATCGAGTTCATCTGGACCGGCGGCGACTGTCACATCTACAACAACCACATGGACCAGGTCAAAGAGCAGCTTTCCCGTGAGCCGTTCGAAGGCCCTAAGGTTGTGCTCAATGCGGAAGTCACTGACATCGACCAGTTCGAGTTCAAGGACATCCAGTTGATCGATTACAAGCATCACCCGGCCATCCCTGCACCTAAAGCGGTGTAAGGCGGCATAAGCGTCGGGCCTTCGGGCCTGACGTTTTTCTTTTATGTCCCTGAGGTGAACTACAATGGATATTTCTATTAAGTTGCCTGACCCTCTGCAGATTGCCAAAGAAGGGTTGTTGGAAGAGGTCATGGCTTCCGCTCGTTACAATGCTGATTGGACCATGGAGAAGCGGGATCTGACCGATGAAGTCCGTGAGTTGGTGCACTACGCTGCTCGTAACGTGGCTTGCGGCATCATGGACATCCTCGATGGCAATACCGATCAGGGTCAGTATGTTCTGCTGCCACTGTCTGTAGTCACAGGTTTTACCGATGAACTCCCGACTATGGCTGGGGATCTGTCGGAACAACTCCAAGACCTTTACGAAACGATCAACGACTGAGGTGTGGCATGAACGCTGACAAAGATTCACCGCTGGGTAAGGCTATTAATAGCGCAGTGGCCCGAGCTACCGCCGGTAAGCCTGATGAACCACGGTTGGTTCACCACATGCTACACCAACCCCGCGTTGACTTCATTGAGAAGGTACTGGATGCGCGTGACGACGCCTATGAAGACGTCATGGTGCAACTTCCGCCTGAGTTCCACGAACCGGTCCATAAGGCCATTACAGCAGCCGTGGTGAAAACATTGGGTGCTCTCGATGAGGGCTATGTATTATTGCCTAATCCCGACCCCGATGATGCCTTCAACCTAGCTGGTGATCTGGCTGTTATCTTCAGTACCATCTACGACGATGTCAATACCTGAGGTGGCTATGAATCTGGAATTGATTTTGCCGGATCCCATGAAGGAAGCCAAGCAAATCTTCCTGAGTGACGTGGTGAATATGCGTGAAGCCGCTATCTTGCTACATGCCACCAATCGTGAAGACCCCTTCGAAGGTCCTGTGGCTAATGCCGTTAATTACCTAACTGGTAATTTCTTGGAATACCTCGACGGTGGGGAGAAATGCAACGCGGGCTATACGGTGCTACCCAACCGGATGCTGCGCGGTGGTACTGAAGGTACGTTACCCAATATCGCGGGTGAGCTGTACTTGGACTACGCTGCTTTGTTCGAAGATATCAACGACTGAGCATAAGCCTACCCTTCGGGGTAGGTCATATGTCCTTTTTCTTTTCTGCACTTGCTTTAACATTTATATTACCCTTACGATAATCACTGGAGTATCAACATGTCTTCTGTTTCTGAAATGCGTGAACACCTGATCGGTAAGATGGGTGCTGTGTATCGCTGTAATGATCTTGCTCATCAGATCGGTCACTTCAATGCTGTTGAGGTGTGTGGTAATGAAATCAACAATCGATTGAAATTGGGTTATGATCCAAAAATGATCATGTTGGTTGCCTATCTTCACGACATGTTTGCGTGGAGTCGAGTGAATCACCACATCTTGAGTTGGCAGTTTGTGCTGGGTTCAGACATGGATCTACTGAACTCGCTGGATGAAACACAGCGGGAAATGGTAGCATTGGCCTGTAAGGAACATCGCGCTTCCTTTAAAGGTGATTTCAGCTGTATGTTCTCTGAGTTGATGAACGCTGCTGATCGTGAATTACCGGGGAATGTGCCCGCCATGTTGGAACGTGCGATTCAGTATCGTATCGATAACGAATACATGACACGGGAAGAAGCTACCCCGGGCGCCATCGCACACATCAAAGAAAAGTTTGGCGATGGTGGGTATGCTCGCTACCCTGGAATGTACCTGCGTTGCTTTGCCCCAGAGCTGGAACAACAGCGTATCGATATCGCCAACCTGTAAAGAGGGATCCATGGGTACTATTACTTTCTCGACATTGCAAGTAACCGCCCCTATGGGCGAACGTGACAGCATGAAGATGGTGGCCGCTCGTGCTACTGAGCTGGGTCTGGTACACACCGGTGTTCATACGCTGCCACACAACAGCTGGCTTTACTTGAGTGTGCTGCCTTCGGGTAGCAAGGCTGACTGGCCTGAGGAGCAGCAACATCTGGATGCCCTGCATGTGTTGTTCCGGACCATCGAGGCGTACAACCGGGATCAAGGCGGTATCTTCCTCACAGCAGTACAGTTGCGTGTCCAAGACAATCCCTGCACTGGTGATCCTGTTGCCAACATCACCTATCAATCAACTCGTACTGTGGAGATGGATCAATGACTCGCCCTAATCCTGAGCTGAACAAGCTGCATCGTGAAAACCCACAGCCAGGGGACTGGTGGCAAGAGCACATGTGTTTTTACCATGTCGTGCTCAAGGTCTTCGAAGATGGTAGCGTTGTGATCGCCAAGCGTGACCGTAAGGTTACTGATGGTCAGCGTCCTGATCTGGCTGAAGCACATGTGGTGACCAAGGTCCAGCATATGCAGAGCACCCAGGGTGCTGACGTGGTAACCGATAACGAGATGGGTCGTTACTGGTTGTCGGAGTGGGTTGACTGCTATGGCTCCAAGTACAAAGAGCTGCCGGTACCGATCATCCCACCGTTTATTTACAACGATGACGTACACATCGTGGGTTCGGCTGAGTTTGAGCTAGCTAAGTTGGGGCGTGATCGTCGGGCTGCCTACCAGAAGGTCCACGAGACGCTTGACGCCTACTTAAGCAATACGACCATTGAGACGTACAACGAACTAGCGGTTGTCCTCCACCACGCTCTGGGGCAGTTCCTCGCTCAATGCAAGCCGGTGAACTTTGCTGGCCTGCAGCTTGAAGTGGACTCTAACCAAGATCTGGATCTCGTGGTGTTCAGCACGTTCCAGTTCGGTAAGGAGCCTCGTGCCTTCTTCACCATGATCCGCGAGAAGGGTGTGGTGCCGTCGGCTGTCCCTGCAGATGTACATGGCTCGTTGGAGACCTACCTCAAGGACTTCGCTAACGATATCTCCCGTATGGCTTACCTGCCACTATCAGCGGTTCGGGTGATGTCGGAGCTAGGTATCGAGCTTGTGGGTATCACTGGTACCGATGGTACAGACATTACCGAGTTCCAGCTGACTTACCAATGGGCTGGTAGCACAATCCTCCTGCAGGTTAATCTCAAGCCGTTGATGGAAGACTGTGAGGCCATGAAAGAAATCCTCGCTGGACTGCATGACGTCTGAATAAGCCTACTTGGGTGCTTTATACGGTGTTGGACCTTCGGGTCTGACACCTATTTCTTTTTTGCTGGATTCTAGACTAACTAAGACCTATATAACGGGGTTGATGTAGCTTATTCAATCTCGTCGTAAGGAGTCTCAAATGCGTCAACCTCCAGAGCCGTCCCGTTGGTATCTCGTGATCTCCACGCTGACCATCGCTTTGATCATTGGACTGGCCTACTACAAACGCCCGTTGGGTATGACTGAGGTAGAACGTTGGAAAGCTTCCCCAGCTGCTGAGAAGCGTCAAGCTTGGGCCGCCAACTGCATTATCGAAAGTCAAGACAATGAGCCTGCCAGTTTAGTGGTAGACCAGTGCATGAGTGATGCACAAAAACTTTATCCAGACGTAATCGAACAGGAGTAACCCCATGGAAGTAGAACACGGAGATTACTCCACCACCCCTAAAGCTGAACACTTGGGTAGCTTGGCGCTCAACCCATTCACTACGGTCGAGCGTCAATCGCCTGTTCGTAGTGCGGGAGAATCGGAAACCCGGCATAGTGGTGTTACCTTTCGCAATGCCCTCGGTGAGTTGATTAAACCAGAGCAGATGAATCAGGTATTGATGCCACGTGGTTTGATCAGTGACATCGATTCAGACATCTTCGCCGCTCCGACCATCAATCGGACGAACTATGGTAGTTTGCTGGAGCAGTATGTAGCCAGTACCCTGGGTCCGGATCAACAGGCTATGATCAAACCTAACGAAGACGGTAGTTACGAAGTCATCAAAGTCGGTGACGAACCGACCAGTGCACAGAAAGCCCTGCTTTACAACCGGCAACAGTTGCGTGAAGGCAACGCAGAGCACAACCGCCAGTTGAGCGATTCAGAGTACTTCAATCGTAAGCTGTTGTTGAATGCCAGCAATGCTGACTTTGATGGTAATGCACTGCAAGGTGCGGCGCCACGTCCTCTGGTTAAGTTCATCTTCGAACCTAACACCGTAATGCGTTTGACCATGGCCAAGGCTAAGCAAGAAGTTCGTATTCCATTCGGGGAATGCCTGTTCATCTTCAACAGTCTGGTGCCTGGTGGTGAGATGCAGGTCTTGGCTAAAGAGATCTCTACCACCAAGTTCTTCTTCTGGATGACCATCGCTCGGATGGAAGTCATGGTTCAGGTCAATCAGTTCCGTGACAAGAAGAAAGGCAAGGTCTACTACAAAGCGTTCTTGGCTGAAGGTATCGGCAAGGTGCTGAGTCCGGATCATCCTGCGAATGAGTACAAGGATGAAGCCGAGTGTCTGCTCGATCCGATCTTTGGTTTCTTGGATGCACGGGCTCGTGGTGTTTATGCTGTCGAGTGCAATGGTGACTACTATCCATCGAACCAGATTCCAGGGGAAGCAAAAGAGGGCGACGTCTACAAGATCCTCAAGATGATTCCGAAACGTGATCCGAAAGCACGGGTATGGAAAGGTGGTACTCACGCCTCACCGCGTGAACATGAACGTCAGGATCACTGGCGTACATTGCGTAACGGGGAACGTCGTCACTTCCCTGCTGTAACTGTCAACAAGGGCAAGACGAAAGGCAAAGTCATCAAAGACTACCAGATCGTCGAACACAATAACCATGGGGAAACTGCTTTATCATGAAGTCAGCGTTGATGTTGTTTGGTGGTGTGGCACTGGCGGCAGTTGCTACATTCGGTATGTTGGGTAGTGCCCATGCTCGGGGTGGGGGTCACTCTAGCGGGCATAGCAGTGGCCACTCCAGTGGCCACAGTTCTGGGCATAGCTCAGGGCATTCGGTAGGGGCGCATTCGACGGCTACGTCGCACAGCTCTTCTAACAACCTACCACTGTACTTGATGATGGCGTCACACCCACATCACGCTCATGCCGGTAGTTCGTCGATCGTAACGGCAGAAGGTACTGTTGAAGTAGCAACCCCATTGTTGACCATCTGTAACCAAGAGCAACTGCAACAAGCTCAGGTTTGGCAACAGGACTGTAAGGAGCTGAGTGACATCAGCTACCACATGTGCCCGATCATGTCGTACTTTCGTTACTGTACGGCGGCTACGCCAGAACAAGTCGCTGGACTGTCACCAGTCAAGCCACTGTATCACAACGTCTATCTACAGCCGTAACACACGGGGCTTCGGCCCCTTTCTCTTTTGGGGAATAACAATGACATTGGAAGAGTTGTTGGCTCGGGGCATCCATAGTAGCACCGACGGTTGCTTCTTGCGTTCTGCCCCTAAACCACTGGACGCGGATACCTTCGATATACTGCGGACGTTCGTGGCAAACCCCCTCTCGACGCACATCGCTTGGGTGGTGGGCCGTGAGGTCCGTCAACGTTTGCTTAACCGTAAGGTCTTGGGTTCTCCTAAAGAGTTCAAGCTCAATGGTCACGTTGATCACACGGGCGTTATCGGTCAGTTGCGCTATGGCAATGTCTATGGCTTTACTGATGATACCTTGGTTGCTGCAGATAGCTTGATCGCAATCGCAGTTGATAAGAACAACAACGTTTTGGAATATACTGGTGTCCGTATTGACACCGACCGGGAGTATTGAATGGGTACCCAAGCTTTAATAGAACAACTCACCTTCGTTCGTTACGCTGAGGATAAAGAGATCCCTCCTCGCTTTGACCTGCTGGAACGGATGTGGGTTTGCATGGACACTGACCAGTACCCGATTGAGCCGAGTCTGGCTGACGGGTATGTCTGCCTGATGGCGGATGATCGTCAAGTCGGTGTGTGGTACTACAAACTGATCGATGGGTTGTTCGGTCCGAAGCGTACGTATCTGCTCGACATGCCTCAGCTGTTTCGTGAACTGCGTGACACGCTGCAACCTTACGCTGCAGAACACTTTACCCTGGGTGCTGTACGGATGCGGGCACAGTACGTACCGCATTTGTCAATGACACCAGAAACCCCTAACGATGTAGTCACCCTCTGCTGAGGTGTCCTATGCAAATTGAAAAGGATCCAGTAACCGATGGTCCGTTGATACGGGTGCGTTTTCAAGTGCCGGGTAGTACTAGTCCGGTGAATTGGCCGATTCCGTATCCTTCATGGTGTTCTGGTAGCAACAGTCAGGGTAACTATGTTGTTGCCTATGTTAAAGACACCGAGACCCTGTTGAAGAACTGGCCTGACGCATTCGACATCGATGTCTTTGAAGAAGGGTTACAAGAGGTCACTTATACCGACCGCTTCCCACGGCCAGTACACATGACTCCTGAAGGGATGGCTAAGGCTCTAGAGGACTACAAGGGGTATCCCGTCTACGGAGAAACTGGTGCCTTTGCGTATACGAAAGATGGCTATGATCAGGCATGTCGTGCTATCCGGAAGTTTCCGAAGGTATGGTCACCTGCTGACGATCTTGACCTTGATGCTAATCTCCGGATCCATCAGGCTAATGCCGCGGTATGGGGTAAGCCGGTTGAACTGCAAGAGGCGATGATCAATGCCCCGGTAGATCCTGCACTGTGGGCAACTCGCCAGCTCTATTGGGAACTGTCTAAGGGTATCCATGACACCATCGAACTTACATGTGGTCTAGACTACAAAGAGTCTCAATATGTCACCGGAAAGGTTATGGCACATATCGGCAGGACCCTACAGGGCGATGGCGTTGATGACGGTTACTTTGTAGCGCATCGTTGTGAGCCAGACGTAGACCTTAGTCTGCACATGGCTTCTTATTTTGATGACATTAATACCTAGGGAGTAGGTATGCATACGCGTCGTGTTGGAACAATCGGTCATCTGCCTTATCGTGATCCGGACTATATCAGCAATGCCGAACGTCGTGAGATGATCGCTAAAGCTGAAGCAGACCCGGTTAAGCATCACACCATCGGGGTTTATAACAACGACAGTTATAAAGAGAACTGTGTACCTTCCAGTGAACTGCAACAGCATGTGGATTACAACACGTCGTCTCGCCCAGGACGTGCGTTGTTCGTAGATGGTAAGTGTGTACACCGTGGGTATTTGTCGGAAGAACGGGCAGCCGAATGGGAAGAGAAGATCCGTGGTTGGCCAATGCCTGCCATTAACTATCCTCGTCACTGAGGTGCATCATGTCTAACGAACTTAAGGCTACCCCAGAGCAACTGGCTGAGGTAGCGACACTTATGCCACGAATCGCTACGCGGATTGATCCGGAACATCTCGACGTCATTGCCTGTAACCTTGACTTGGTTTTGTTTCGTGATCACACCGTGCGTGCTGAGCTACCTTACATGACCCGTGTTGCACGGGCTACCAGATACGATCTAATCGCACTGGTACAACGAATCAACAAACTACGCCCTTGAGGTGAATCATGTCGATGGTCAATACGGCAACCGCAGCACAGTTGGCTGAACTCAAACTTTCTGTTCCTCGTATTGGGGATCGTCTGAATGAAGATCAGCTCGACACACTGGCTACTAACTTGGACCTAATTATCCGGGTTAGTGTCACCGATACTGAAGTCAAGGAATACGCGCTGCGTGACTTGCTGCGTAAGATGGTTGCCGATGAAGCCGACAGCTATAACAACCTGATCGACTTGGTGCGCCACATCAACTTCAAGTCGCTCGGTCCCATGATCGATAAGCAGATCGAGATGGCGATTGCATTGGCAGGTTTTGCTATACAGCCGGTCTTTGCTATGGGTGATGGTACACCGTCGTATGCGTACACCATGGGTCTGAACTTCCGTGCGGGTATTGAGCTATTAGCCGTGGCTGGTGAAGACGCGCGTCTGTTGCAATACGTGGTTGGTCGCTATGCCAAGTTGGCTTTGGCCAAGGAAGACCTGCTCAAGGAACGCAATGATGTTCTGAAGATGTCGACGCATGTTGGGTATGGTGTGCGAACTAAATGTGTTCCTGTTGCTGCGAGCTTTGCATTAGAGAACTACATGCATGGCAAGCGCGGCGAGGTCACTCAGGTTTACCAGATTATCATTGCGGATAAGAACAATCTCTTTCCTGATGAATCTGGATATGACGTGGGTTGGAACCAACCACGATTACCAAGAGTTAAAGCTGAGGGTTAAAGATGTCAACGCATCGCATTGCTGGGTACGATATCGATGGCTGCACCATTGACGTGCTACATAAGCTGTATTTCCGTGGGGCACAGGAGTCGGGTGATCTACCATCCAAAGGCGGTATGTCCAGCCTGATCTCCTTGGGTTGGGCTCAGACCGACTGGGATCAACACCAGCCACACAGTCTCACCAGTGCCGGCAAGATCATTGCCCAGCTGTATTACGAAGAGAAGGCTAAGCGTGCAGCCGACGTACTCAGTACTCCTTACCTGTCTCAAGGTGATCTGACTAAAGCGATTGCCGACGGTAACATCCGTTGGATGGGTCGTGGTAAGCCAGACATCCGTGAATGGGTGCCGGCTGATACCGCGTACAAGCTGGACGATATCAAACACGATATCGGTTTCTCGACCAAGACCTTCCGTGGTCAGCACCCCGAGTCTGGGGATCACATCTGCCTCACCTTCACCGTCGCGCCATCTGGCACCGATTGCAAAGTTATTATCGTTGGGGAATCTGTTTAAGTGAAGTTGCCACTCTTTATTGCTGCAATGTTGTTGGGTAGTATTGCACAAGCGGCTGAGCCGGTTGGTGCTGTAAAGGCTGAAGTCATCAGCGCCAACTGTGTCGCCAAGAAAGTCGTTGGTATTAGTGCACTGTTTAGCAGTGGTGCTACTTATCAATGCCGACTGTGGATCGAATCCGAACACGGTCAGGAACACATCAATCTCAACATCGACCATGAGGTTAAGCGTGGGGACAAGTTCCTCCTCGTACAAACCAACGATGGTTCCCACACTCTACTCTAAGGTGATCTATGAGCCTCCACTTTACCGTTGTTGGTTTCGGCAAGCAACCTACCATTACCAGTGATACGCTGTTGCAGTACATGGCGTACGATCCCGAAGTAGCGAACCGGGTTGTTGAAGGTAAGCTTGAGTACTTCGAGGTGCGTACCAAGGTGGAGGGTGTTCAGGTGATGCACATCGCTGTGCGTGATTCGAACATCAACTCTGAGAACCTGTGTCTGGTGTTCGAGCAGCCGTTCCCGGCTGAGCGTGCTGAAGATGCGGCGTGGATCGATGCCCGTACTTACACGATGGGTATCCTCCTCGGCGAAACCATCTCCCGTTGTGGTGGTGAACTCCATGGGGTTGAAGGGTTGCTGGAAGACAAGTTCGGCAATGCCGGCTATTGCATCTCCGGTGTAGGTGAACGACTCGAAGCCGACCTAGCTAAGGCGCAGGTATTCCTGCAGGGGTGAGTCATGAGCTTCAACATTACAGTTGTTGCTTTTGATCGGGAGCCTAACCTCGACGATGTACTCTTAATGGAGTATCGGGGTTTCGATGGAGATCTGGTTGGCAAGGAGACCCTGTGTACTCTGCATTTCTACGAGGTGAAAACTGACGTAGCGGGTGCACGGGTTATCCATGTCCAGTTCCGTGATCAGTTGGTTAGCTCAGACAACATGGTGTTGGTCTTTGAAGACATCATCCCTGAAGGCACCACCACAGCCGCCGATATTCCGGTTGAAACAACGGAGCGGGTTCAAGGCGTGCTGGCGGAAACGGTACAACGGTTAGAGTGCTTTGATCTCAGCCGGGTTCAGCACGGTTATAGCTACGGGCGGTCGATGGTCTTCTGCTTTCTTGGTGTTAAGAAGGTCATTGATGAAGACATCGCCATGGGTAATCGTAAAACGTTTAAGGTCATAAAAGACGAGGGGTAATACCCTCGTCTATGTCCAGTAGGAGTTATAATGAAATCGATTCTTTTGGTATCGTCTGTTATTTCAGCAGTGGGTAATGGTGGACATGCCCTGTCTGAAAGCACGGTGGAGTACGCCAGTCAAAAAGCCTGTGCTCAAGCGGTAGAAATCCGCACTGGTAAAACCATGACTCCAACTAACGGTGGTCTGCGTCTGGAGATCCCGGTCGGGGTAGGTAACGGCAAGACTGTGTTCGTGTGCAGTCCATATGGGTCAGCAGCTGATGAGTAATAATCCTGAATCCTTCGGTCCTTTAACGCCAGCTGAAGACAAGGAACTTATGGCTATTGTCTTCCATGATGATTCCATCTACGAGCTGGAGAAAGCCAGTAAGTGGTATCAGCGAGTGATCAATGGTTTGCTGGATGGCGATATCGCTAAGCCCCGGTTTGAATCGGAGCTGAAACAGATCACTCGTTGTCTTGATCTTAAGCGCCGTAAAGATGAGTGGGGTGTCGCTGAAGTTATCACCCTCACTGAAATTCATACCCAAGGAGTAACGCATGCTTGATGCACTGTTAAAAGAGATCATTTCGTATCTCAAGCAATACAACCCCAACCCAATGGCGCCGTACCACTGCAACGAACACATGGAAGGCGTGTGGCATATCGCCAAAGAGATCTGGGACGTTGAGAAACTTGACCCTCAGTATGCTCTGCCGGATGCTGAAGAGGTCATGGCTATTCAGCTGATGCTGGCGTGCATGTTCCACGACTTCGGCCACACTGGCGGTATGATGAATGATCGTGAGAACATTCGTCGTGCGGTTAAGGCACTCAAGCGTTTCGTGTTGGTTGACTCCAAGGTCATCAACAAGAAGGTTGCCAAGAAGTACAAGGACAGCCTAGGGTTCATGCTCTGGGGTGCCATTGCACTGATCGACGTGACCGAGTATCCATTCGTGAAGACTCCGGTTAATAAGCTGGAATTCATTATCCGTGACGCCGACCTGCTCTACACGACTGTTCGTGGTGAGCCAGAGATCGTGATGGATAAGCTGCGTATGGAGATCGAACGTAGCCAAGGCCGCACTATCACCCACGCCGAAATGGCTGAAGGTCAGCAAGCATTCATGTCCAGCGCACAGCTCTTCACCCCAACCGGGAAGAAGATCTGGGACGAGAAGGCTACTGCGTTCTTCACCAAACTCAACGACTTCGCTGCTGAGCAAGCGGCAGCCACAGCCTAACTGAGGATACTACCCATGGCCACCAACATTCTGTCGCTGGATGCGTTCATCAAGAACCGGTCTGAGCAAGGTGCACAAGAGTTTCGTACGTGGTTGCTGGAATTCGCTAAACGCATAGCGACGGCCTCGTACGATCCGCTCTGTCCGTACCCATTGTCCTTTCAGGTAATCTGTGCCGGTTGGGCACTCTACCTTGAGAACGACAAGATAACAGATTGGTGGGTGGCTGGGGTAGTGCCTATTGTAGAGAAGTGTGCTGACACCGTGAAGATACGGTTCGTCAGTGGGCTTGCTGATAAAGTAGAGGGCGAGTACCAAACGGTTGCTGAGATCGATTTGGCTCGCCATCTACGCACCGAGCGTCAGGACACCGATTTGGTGATGGCCTTCGGTCAGGCTTTGAACAGTTACGAAGGGCCGTCTGTATTAATGCAGGCGTTGCCCTTTGTCAATATGCTCAAATTCGCTGTACGCGACATGGACTTCAGCTACCACTCGTTAACACAAGAGGGTGACTTGATCACACTGGTCATGGTTGGTTTAACCGAACAGTTCACCCTGCGGTTTCATTTCGAGCACGCTCGGCTGAGCCTAGAACGGTTGAAAGAAGACATGGCGCGACAAGAGCGACGTACTGGAGAGCCATTGAACGTCGATTGGAATATCTTTAACAGGGCTGTGGATTGGGATAAGGAGTAATACAATGCTTAACCGGTTTCTCTACTGGTTATTCCATCGCCGACTAACGTTTCTGTTAATCGGTCGAGCGTTAGATGCACAGTACCCTAGTGTACTGGTAAAGCTTAAGGGCATGACTGAGGACTATCACATCGTGGCCCTCACAAAAGGCAGTGTCCTGTTTCTACTGAACGACCATCGACTGGCTAGTGAACCACGGTCTAAGTTGGTTGCTTTCACGTTTCAAGAATACCTGCAACTGCAAGAACGTATCGAGAACTGGAAGACCAGTGAACCCTACCAGAAGATTCTACGGGGTATCTCTAAGATACGGGATATGTCTGCTCAACGTGAGTCGGTCCATGTCCATCTGAACATACCCGGTAAGGACAGCGCATATAGCTGCACTGCCTATTTCCTCAACTGTCAGTCGTTTATGCGAGGAGTAATGCAATGCACCCACACACTGTGGTTGGTTGTATTCGCTGAACTGACAACAACCGAAGCATACCTGCCTCACGAAGTAAAGATACGTTTACCGAGTAAGGCATAACGCCGAAAGGCACAAAGGTCACCAACCATCGACGGTGACATTAATGAAGGAGCCCACACTGTGGCTGAGCAATACCTACAATACGCACCTCAAATTCTGGCCATCCTGACACGTCAGGCTTGCGCCAAACAACCGATCACTTATGGCGATATCGCTGAGGAGATCGGTATTGCCCGTAAGGGTAATCACATGGTCAACGTGATGAACTCGGCGTTGTCGCGTCTGTTCTTCTGGTGTCAGCACAACGGCTTGCCACACTTGACCTCACTGGCCGTACGTACTACTGAACAAGTACCCGGTGTTGGCTTCTGGGGTTTGATCGGTCAGCGTAGTTTGTCGCTTGCTGACAAACGGGCATTCCTGCGGATCATCCAGGAAGAAGTTTATCGTTACTATGATCCAGTGTCTCGGATTGGGACACAGGCTATTCTACCATTCCTCGATTCCATCGAGTACACGTTCGGTAAAGAGCCTGGCGTCAACCATTGCGATTGTCGGGTGCATTTCCCCGGTGGTAGTGCCACACGTCGGGTGCACCATATACACACCGATCGTCATAAAGCCATGGCTGATGCTCTGGAAAGTACTCTGGAGTTCGTGGTCAAATCCATTTCACACAGTACGGCAACCACGCTGGAAGCCGCCAGCTTCAACAAACTTCGTACGCTGGTCATGGGAGAAGCACAATGAGTAATCGTTACGGTATCTACGACGTAAAGTGCAACAGCAATGTTTTCAGTAACGCATTGCTGGAGCAGTCGGGCATGGCCACTGGGGTGGCTGGTGACAATGACATTACTTACATGGCGGGTGGTTTCCACACCTACGCCAAAACCGACATGGGTGTCTGGATGGATGCGGTGCGCCATCACGTAGATGCGCTGCAAGAGATCCGCGACTCGATGGCGGGTGACGATCCATGGAGTGGTGGTCATGGCACTCAGAAGGAGTATTACATCACCTCCTGTGTTGGCTTCGAACCACGTGATGACGAAGAACGTGACGCTCTTCTCCACGATGCAACAATGATTCTGCGTGAAGAGAAGGCCATTCTCAATTCGATCGTAAATGGCCTCGTGATCACACCCATCGAAATCCTCAGTGAAGCAGACGGTGCTGTGGTCGATGAAGCACTTGAATTGCTGAGTACGGCTCAAGTGGTTCAAGCGGCGTTGATTCAGAAGAATGGTCGTGAAGGCGATGCTTTGTACATGTCGAAGATCAAGCGTCTGCGTCGTGTACTGCCTGCACGTATGAAGAAAGGTATTCCAGGTGAAACGGGTTCCTATGTACAGGATGAACTCGCGGCACTGGTAAAAGAAATCAAGCCTTTCTTGGCTAACCCACCAGCATAACGGCATATGGTCCACGGGCTACCCGTGGACCTTTATAAGGAGTATGACTATGACCATTTCTCGTGAGTTCCATCATGACTTCGGTATGTGGGAATCGTGGTTTGCCGGTCTGAAGGATCACCCGTTGTATGACGCTGACATCGTAGCCAAGGGGCTCGCCCTTTATGCCTTCTACTACTGTGATCATGCTGGTCACCGTACCTTGTCGGCTAGCGAATATGCTGCGGCTATCGAAGCAGTAATCCCCAACTCGTCGGTGAACTTCAACATCCTGCTGCTGGAAGGCGAGTGGGTTCGTTGGTCGGCTACGTGGGCTGGGTTGTTCATCAAGCATGCTATCGGTCGTCACCGCGGTATCAACCGGATGATGTCAATCATCGAACATCGGCGGATTGACCCGATTACTCCTCGGGCTTTTATGATCGCACTTATTGGTGGCTGTCGTGTCTTCGATGCTTTGCAAGACGGTAGCGTCGAAGCAGAAGACATTCCAAAGCTATCTGATGAGATCATGGCTAACATCGAACTGGCCCACCATGAGGCTGACGTTACATGGTCTCCCACTAAACGATAATCACTGAGTGAACCGATACTGAGGTCTATATCACAGACTTGTATAGAGGCCTCAGTTTACCGCAAAAGGAAACTTGTTTATGAAGCGCATTAACCTACTGTTGTGGGTGGCTGCATCGCTAATCAGTCTAACGGCGCATGCCAAGGAGTATGCGTTCTATGAACGTCCCTCGTTCATGGCTGAAAGTATGCCCAAGAAGATCAACTGCATACTGAAGTCTGAGTACTACGGTACCTGCTTAGGTGACTACACATCCACCGCCGATGTGCCGGTCAAGATCAGTACCGGGGAAGGAACCCCTGTCCAAGTTAAGTATGTCAATCCGCTGGTTTCGGTTAGTTGTCAACAAGGTGTTTGTGTTAACGACTTCAACGATACTCCGGTGGGCGACCTGCACATGGAGCATCTGCCGGCGAGCTACACGATCAACTGGACTATCATTGATGGCTACTACATCTACCATGATACCCAGAAAGGCGTGTTCGCTTACAAACGTGGCTTCGGTCCGTTAGCGGATAAATACCCGCCGTACCAGATCATCACTGAACCCGTACAGCGGATGTCGACTCTGGTCGATACCACTGGAACTTATGACGTGGTGTGTTTACCACAGTCTGATGATTGCCGCTTTGGTGATCGTCGTATTCCACGCTCTGATCTTTCGAAGTACATTCCAAAGAAGTCCAGTGAGTGGTGTGACCAGGTCTTCTGCTACAGCAACGAATTTGCCGAAGGGGTAGTTGGTTTAAATCCTGAAGGCATGTATTAAACCCAACGGGTACTTCGATGCCCTTGCCCTAGAGGTATAAATGGAAACCTTTCTCTTTCTACTAGGTATTGTGATCTGGTGGCGTAGCGGTGGTTTGATCGCTCGTCTACTTGGTGATAAAGCCGACGCCTTAATTAAAGCCATGCATGCACATTACTTCTTAGGACCACGTTCCGGTATCATCTGTTTGTTTGATGGTGCTATTCGTGGTTGCTTAATTGGTTTTGCTGTAGTGCACGGCGAGTTCTTCATTGCTAAGGCAATCATCATTCAAACATGCATCATACTGGCTGGTGTTACAACCGGTATGCAGCGTATGCGTAAAGAATTACGTCAGGAATAAATAGTTTGCGATGATGGCGTGGTGCCATCTAGTGATAAAGGAATTCCTGATGCTGCTCAGCCCGATGCTCGCGCTTCTGGTTCAGCTGTCAGCTCAGTGCCTTTGCGAAGAGCCTAGGTTCGATGGGGTCACTTACGCATACGCAGACGGGGTGGATCGGCATGTTGCCCGTTCGCCTTACGTACCCCCGCCCTCTAGTGCCCTGGCCATAGTAGCCCGGGCCCGTCTATGGGTGGGTCTTTCTGTGTATGCGAGTGCTACGCCTCACGAACTGCCGATAGGACTGAGACACACGCTTAAGGTGCGTGTAAGTCAAATGTTCCCTGTCGGCATTTCAGAGGAGTGACGTATGTTCTCCATTGGGCTTCTTTCGCATTGGGCGTTGTCTGATCGTTGTTTTGCTGCTCTCCGGCTTGCGTTCCGGATAAGCCGCTCCATTAGCCATATACGACGACTGCTCCATCGCACTGCAATCCCCTTCCGCAGGGAAGAGACTATTAATGTATCCAGGCCGATAAACCAAAACCGCGCACCTGTGCTGCACTCGGCTAAGGGCCGGGCTCGCACCCATAGAGGCGCTGCCTGGGAGCAATAGATCTCCCCTGATGGAAATAGTAAAGCGCCCGCCTACTGAGGTTGGGCGCTTTATGCCCCTTTTATGCCGTCGGCCTCTTTAGGAGTTTATTTACATGGTCACTAAGTTAATGAGAATGGTCGCTCGGTTTCGTAATCGGCACAGCGTCGAATTACAGATCCGTTTGAAGTCAAGTGAATCGCAACCACCAGCTGTGGATCAACACATGCATGCCATCCCGTACGCCATTCGCATGGGTGAACTGTTTCCTAACTACAAACCAACTGACACGGATCTTGAGATCCTCGCCAACTATCCAATGAACCATAGTGAAGCAGACCTTCCGGTATTGGTCCGCACGATCTATAGTTTCGACAAACACTACACCTACTCCGATGTCGCTAGTACCTTGCGTTTCGGTGATCAGGTGGTCGCTACGATCAAAGCCGGTTTGGCCAAGATCGATGATCTCCAAGCGCGCCAGCTGTTGTCGCGTAACTGGTATGCTGATGACCGCAGTGAAATGGTAGATGCCTATCCATGGCTCGCTACCCACGGTCGTGCTACGGCCTTCACGTCACTGGTCACCAGCGGTGTACTGCCTGAGAAAGCGTCGACCTACGTCGGGGTAATCAATGGCCTGCGTGACTTGATCGCGACGATCTACCTGCGTACTAATACCTGTGGGCAACTGCTGGTATGGGGCAGCGATTACGACCGGGCTCGGTATTATGCCCGCTATCGTAATAACAAGATGTTCCACGGTGTAGCTTTACCTTCCGATCTTTATACACGGGTGGATCAGCTCGCCGATTACATCGGTGGTCGGGAACTTAAAGAAGCCCTAGTCTTGGGTAAGTCCGAGTACTCGATTGTGCGTCAACCGCTGATGCGGGACGACTGCCTTTACACCATCCATCGTTTCGACACCCCAATGATCAGCTTCTTCGTAGCCGGTCAACCTGTATCTAACTAAGAGGTTCCACCCATGTACGCACAAAACGCTCTCACTATCGATCAGAACGCACCATCCGTAGTGCAAACTGCCAAGGTAGCCATGCACCAACTGATCGGTGGTCAGATTATCGACAAGCGTGCCATTGCTGTATCGCCGGAACGTCTGGGTCGTGCGATCGCTACCGTCAACCCGGTAGTGGCTGACTCGATCATCACCAAAGGTGAGTTCACCATCATGTTCGGCGCAGTCCAGTTGGCTGATGTGGTGGATGCCGAGCGGACCATGAGCCTCAACATCAACGAAAGCAGTTATGGTGGTGGCCGTATGATGTCGGGTATGAACCCACACATGCTTTCGCCGCAATACAGCTATGTTGTTTTCGGTGACGACCTGAGCAATGGCGTTATGCTGACGGTAAACCAGTGTCTGATGCAACACGCCAATAGCTACGGCCAAGGTGCGTTGATCAACGTCGTGCTGTCGCACATGCTCAAAGAAGAAGCCAACATCGGCCTCGGCTTTGGCAACTAAGTAACACTGAGAAAAGGGGACCTTCGGGTCCCTCTTTCTTTTTTCTTTTATGCCGTCTGCAAGATTCTACCGGTGTGCCCTCTATACAGACGTATAGCCGTGGTGGAGCATTCCCGCAGTATAGATCCAAATGTCGCTTATGCCATCTTGAGGTTCGCTATACGGAACGCCATTGTACAATGGCACTCGTTATACCCTTTAAGACTGCAACGCGCCCTAGCGCTTTATAGGAGGCTTTAATGGCTAAGAAGACAGCACAGACATCCGTAGAAGAACTCGAAGAAGTCATGACCATGATTGCTGATAGTTTCTATACGGTGTTGAGCTTTAATCGAGATAAGGCGGTTAACCTACTGACTGAAGAGGGGATGTCAGAAGCTAGACGAGATCTGGTGAGTCAAGCGGTGAATGCTGGCGTGCGTGCCACACTGTCTACGGTTGAGGAACTCAATGGTGAAGTACGGTTCAAGACACGTGGTGTCACTGCGATCCTTTCAGGGGATCTGGTTAGAGGGATGTTTGATGAGATCAACAACTGATGTAAATAAATACTGATTGGTTTAATAGAAAGGGGGAACCTAGCCGTTAGGCGACGGAGGGGGATAGATATGTCGTGTGAGGGATTTGTTAAAATCCCGATCCATCCTTTCTCTGTTAAAAGGCCTATTGGGGTTGGGGACCCAATAGGCTTGCTCTGTCTGGATAGAAAGTCCAAAGCTCTATCTTGGACTTTTGTTAAATAACAGTGAGTGGGTAGGGCCCCCACTCACACGCCTTTTGCTTTTATAGCGATAGCCTCCAGCTTACGGAGGGCATAAGAGAGACCCACCAAGGTCTCTCCGTTTATGTCGTTTCTATCCATTTAGAGAACTACATCATGCGATTGATCTTACCCAACCTTTAAGGTACTGAAAATGCAACAATCCCTGTTTAGTCGCGATGATCTGCGTCATGCCCTCAACCACGTACAAGGCTACGAAGTCCTGTACACCTATACCCTGGCCGGTATGTTGAACGAACACATCAAGCGCAATACCCTGTCCATCGAGGTGGGTGACCGTGGCCTGTCCCGTGCTGTCTCGATCGTACGTTTCGATGTAGGTCGTAGTGGTACTGACAGTAAAGTACCTGACCTGCTGTTGGAGATGGTTATCGAAGACCCGAACTTCCACGCCGAACGTGTTACGGTGGAACGTCGTGCGGCAGATAACTTCCGCTGTACCGTGCGTAACATCGGCTGGGTTAAACCAGAACCAGTGGAACCCCCTAAAGACGATGATAACAATCGCCGTAACAGCTGGGACCGTCACACCAGCGCTGAAGGCGTTGGTCGGGTAGAGCTACCTAGCGATGTATGGCGGGTCATTGTACAGCATCAGATCTACATGATGCGGACCTGGATGGAAACGTTTGAAGAACGCGTTAAGGAAACCAAACACCTCAGCAAGAACCAAACTGTGGTGTGGGTACGTGAACTGCAGATCGAACGCTTCCCGAATATCCCGATGTTCAAAGTTGTGGCCATGGTTGAGCCCCGCATCAACGTAAACAAAAATGGTTACACCGAAGGCCTGGCGGATGTGATCATTGTTCCTATTGGTTTCAACCATCGGGGTTACACTGAGTTCTACGCCCATAGCAGTGATCTGTTGACGCTCGATGAATACGAACGTCGACTGTTGGATGATGGTCGGGGTAATAGCGACTGCTACCAACGACATGACTTCAAACTGAGTAGCTTCATGGTTGAAGAAGTCATCAACAAGATCCCTGCTGGCGATCGTCGCTAAGGACAGCTGCTATGTCGTGCCTCAATATCTACCGGATCTACAGTCGCACCCGCCCTCAAGGCTACCGCGATCACGTAGGTCAAGCTGTGGTGATTGCCGCCAGTGAAGCTGAAGCCCGTATTGCGCTGGCTGAATCCTGCTCGGACAAGGACTATGAGTTCTTGGATGACGGTATCTACGCCTGCGTTGAACTCGGTGCTGCTTATAACACCGTGGTTCCTGGTGTGGTCACTGCTGACTATGATGGTGAGACCATCTCGTTCGAATACATCCCACTAAACTAATCTACTTCGCCTGTTAAGGATAATGACCCATGATCAAACTTCTCTTCACCCCTAACGAACTGCGTACTTTCCTGTTCAACACCCCGGACCATCAAGTGGCTAGCTGCTACGTAATGGCAGCCCTGCTCAACGACCTCGTAAAGAATGACGGTCTGGCCCTGGAAGTATCCACCCGTAAAGGTGCCTTCACTACTCCGGTAACCGGTGTCGTGGCAACGCAGCTGTCGGATAGCTTCAATGTCCGCAATGTTATTCACAGCCTGCAGTTCGAGTACAACGTCCCTGAACATGAGGCCAAGTACTGCCATATACAGCCGTCTTCTCGGCAGATGTTGCGTCTTGCCGATGCTCACAACGTGGCCAGACGTGAACCACTCAGCGCTGAAGACGTACACAACGGTCGGGCAATCGAAGGGCGTTGCAAACTGTCCGATACCAGCTGGGACTTGGTGCGTGAAGTCTACGCCATGTACATGGATATCTTCATCCAGGCGGTTAACCATCCGTTCAGCAAACACACGAAGGTGTTCTACCCCCAAGCCATCGTGTTCGATAAGAAAGATGAGACGTTCCCTACGGCGAATCTGCTGCGTGTGGTCTCGCAGTCGGCACCGTTCATTCATGAACGGGAACTGGTCGATACCATCGTAGAACGTTTGGACCACGGTCATGGGTTCAAGTATGTGCACAGCAGTGATCTACTGACACAATCGGAATACAACGACAGCTTCAGCCCATTAACTGCTATTACTGGGCAGTCCTACCACGGCGAGAAGAACGAGTGGTTGTATGCGGTCTACGAGTCAATGCCAGTCGACTATCGTCGCGGCGTCTAACAACAAACAGCAACAGACGGGGTGCGCAATGATCGTAATTAACGGACGTGAGAATCCTCAAAAGCTTACTCGTGATGACATCATGGTCATGGTGGCGGAAGAACCCTTCCAGATTGATCCACTGCCGATCATGCAGTTCGAAGCGGATTTCGAACTGGAACTGGTTGAGGTTAAACCAGGTCGTTTGATTTACGAGGGGGAAGTTGAAGAACGTCAGGTGAAGGTGGATGTTATCCGGATCCCTGACAATCGCTTTACCGTAGATGTCATCGTTGACAATCCGTCTGGTGTTGACTTCGGTACACTCTAACAATAAGAAAGTAATAGTTCCGACGTACAGTGACGTATGTGGATTCGGAACGCTTGACCAGGAGTAAGGCTGTGCATGCCTTGTAAACACGAGAGGGGCTCTACGGTGTAACCTAGAGCACTCATTGTAGTTAACCTGAAAAAGAAGAGCACTCTAATGCCACATACTCCACGCTTCGGAACTGTTGCCCTTAACCAAGAGCACGCCGATAACCCGCAAATTGGCGATGGCTGGCAGGAACATTTCTGCTATCACTTTATCATCGTTGACGTAAAAGAAAATGGTAACGTGGTGATCGTCCCGGTCTTCCGGGTTGATCAAGGCCAAGTCGCGCAATACGAAAAGGCCTATGAGATAACAAAGGCACAGTTGCAAGACGAGGTGCATTATCGCCATGGTAGCATGCGCGATGCGTTTCTCCTCGACGTAGTACCAGGCCATCACGATATCGTGAACATCTGGAAGCAGCAATTTAACGGGGCATACCTAGCTAAGGCTACACCGTCCATCAAGACATTGTTCATCTGTGGTTTCCGTGGTATTGGAAAGTCGCAGGTGATAGAGATGTGTCAAGGTGGTAAACGGGTGATGGAAGTATCACCCGGCGGTGACATGGACTACTACGTGCGATTGGTGACTAAGCCCCCTGCAGGCTTGGACATCATGTTGTTGCCGTCGGATCCGATCGTACATGCCGCGTTGTCTAGTGCTGGGGTGAAGTACCACATGGTCTATCCCCACCCTAGTTTGTGCAGTGCTTATCTGCGTAGAATCCATCGCCGTGGTGCGAAGACCGCAGATGTACATCGCTTCAAATCGGAATGGGTGGATGCAATCCATGATTGCCATTTCCAACCCGGTTGTATCCACTGGCAACTCCACGACAAACAGTACCTGATCGACGTGTTACCCAAGATCATTCACATGGAACATCTCGATGACCACGTGTGGGACGCACTCGAAAAGAAGGCAATGGCCATGGCGACATCAGTGGATTTAGAAAAACCACTGGCCACTGCTACGGTATGAATAAAACCCCTATCTTACTAAGGATTTAAGGAATCATGACTTCAGCGAAACGTACCTTCAACGATCTTCAACATCCTCCGCACAGCAACCGCACCGGCCAGCGTGTGTATATTCGTGACCTCGATCCGGAAGCTTTCCCGAAAGCTCCTGAACCGGTGTTCAATAACACCGAACTGAACGCACGGTATTCCACTACCCGCTTGGGTAAGAAAACATATGTGTGGTTGGTTGATATCAAGAAGGACAAGGTGAAGCTGAAACGCTGCCTTGAGGCCAAGGATAGCTTCGGTGAAAGTCGGGCACACTTCGAGCGCTACTACGTGCTCGATAAGGAGTAAGTGAGTGGGGGTAGTAGGGAAGTACCGCCGTCTTAAGGAACGGATGCTTAACCGCTGGAAATACTGGCGCCTGCTGACTGAGATCGAGAAGGCAGGCTTCAGTGTTAACAGAAGTGGTACCGTTACCTGCACTAAGTGTGAACCCGAGGAGGCATGTTGTCCGGGCCATCACTGCGTGCATTCCACCGCCATGCAGCAGTACATGTGGCGGCTGAGACAGTTGCAGAACGAATACCGGCGGATTTAATAACCAGTGGAGCAATCCCATGCAAGACGATGACGATGCAGTAGTTGTAGATCCGGAACTCGAAATGGAGGACCGTGAGGAAGAGGACGATGAGGAAACCACTGAAGCAGATCGCACGATCGAAGAGCAACAGCGCGAACTGATCGAAGGCATTCAGCACATCATCGAACCTCTGATCGAAGCCAACCCGGAACACCGGCCGTCCATCGAGTCAACTGCTGAGGGTATCCTCGGGTTGATCGAGGGTAATGGTCGTGACGAGGGCTACATTCTCGTTAAGCGTACCGACGCCGACATGGCCGTAGTGCCGTGTACCCGTGCTGTTTACGAAGAACATTTGCGTGACTTCGTAACCCCGGAAGGCCTGGACATCTCGGTAGGTCTGTTGTCGATCTTCGACGACGTCAATAGCTAAGCCGGCATAAGCCCTCCCCTTCGGGGGAGGGACTATGTCCTTTTAAGGAAAAAAGATGAGCACTAGTGTATATCCCGTAGTGGGACGACTCAAGAATCGGTCAATGCGCCTTGAGTATAAACAGGAGGGCGATGTACTTGGCCTGACTGGGTTGGCACCAGATGCCTTTGAATTCATGTACCCTGACTCGCATGGCCCTAAAGATGATACTAACATCTTTACCCATGTGTACGACAACTACCCGCTGTTCGCATGGCTGGCTGATGTTCGTGGTGATAGTCAACCAACCGCTGGTCTGAAAGAACGACATGAGCGTACACTGCAGTTCATTGACTGGATTGGTAATGACCCGGGGGTTAGTTACGTTGATCCGACTCAGAACAAGAACCCCAAAGAAAGCATGTACGAGCATTACTTCGAGGGTTGGCGCAATCTGGTCATGTATACCGTCGATGAATTACTTGCCTTCAACTACGACGCCGTGGCATACGTCCAAAAAGGGTATGACGAACAGCACAACCATACCTACGCGCCACACCCGGAATTATTAACGTGGCGTGAATGTTTCGAAGGACGTAACGATAACGGCTGTACCAAAGGCTACTTCGAGTTCTTGGCTGAAACAAAGGCTAAGGGTTGGGACTTCATCATCTTCGCATTTGACTGAGTAGACAACATGAACCGCGACACCATTTACATTGTAATCACTACCAACATGTACATTCATCGTAAACTGTTGGCTATGTTTACCCGAGCACTTAAACCGTTTGAACTGGAAGTCGAGGCCGCCCGTACGCCGCAAATACCGACCTACGCCAGCAGCTACTTCAACCGTGACACGCTGAAGGTCGTGATCAGCGAACACATGTCGCAATATCCGCTCCGTATGGAACCGGATCACCCACAACCGGCGCATCGGATTATCCCTCCGGTACCTGATACCCCTTTTACCGACCACGTAAACATTGCCGTAATCGGTAGTGTGCACAGCGGCAAGACCTCGGTACAGGAACTGTTGCAAAATACCCTGCTGGCTAATGGTATCCCTGTCGACAATATCCTTCTGCATAGCCTGGATCACGGTATCGGGCCACGACTGTTGTCACTGGAAGAACAAGCCGACTGTATTCGCAAGATGCCAGCACGCAAGATCATGTTCCTGTTCCAGAGCCCAAAACGGGCTACCGATGCTTCGGCATTGATGGAACGTTGTGGTGTACGTAAGACCGTACCAGAACAAACCTGACATCTATATCACCCAATTGAATTCTAACGAGTAAAACACACATGGCACGCCAAACTAACAATGAGCTGGTCCGTATGCCCGGCTTCTTCTACTACCCTTCTGACAAAGAAGGTCTCGAATTCCTGACCATGGAACAACGTATTGAGATCATGGCTAACCAAGGTAACTACACCATGGTTGGTATGTTGGTCCCACACGAATCCAGTCCGTTCTACGTGGACCTCCACTGCAACCTCGACAATGGTCGCATCCCAACTCACCGTCGCCCTGACGCCGTTATCCCGTCTTACGGTAACGTACCCTTCGATCTACGTGAGGTTCTCGCTACATGAGAAAGCAGAAGTTCTATTTCGGTAAGCGCAAGGTTAATCACATCGATGGCAAGATCGCCAGTCAGTGGGCGGTGCCTACACTGTTGCGTGAATACTTCATCCTGCGTCAGCGTCTGCGCATGATGTTCTTCAGCATGAAGATCGCCATGAACTCTCGTGTCGGTCTGGGTACCAACACCAATGCCACGTACGGCATGATGGGTGGTGCTAGAAAGATCCTCACTCCAGCGGAAGCTGAGGTGATTCCGGACGAGTCGAAAGACTACTACACCGGTTGCATGCTCCACCGACGTAAGATCGCCAAGGCGTTGGACCGTCGTACTACTTACTCGTTCCAGCGTTTGCGGGCGGTCTTCACTGACGCCAAATATTTCATGGATCCTCAAGTTCAGGAAGCAACAGCATGACAACGATTGCATTTGATGGTGTAACCCTGGCAGCAGACAGTCAGTCCACGCGCCAACTCCCCAGTAAAGACAAATGCATGTCGTGCGATGTTGAACTGACCGGCACCAAGCGTGACGTCACCAAGGTCAACTACTACCCACGGCTGACCATCACCTTTCAAGGCGAACCTGTTATTGCCTGGGCTGGTGCCGGTAATGCTCCGCTGATCGAGATGTTCAGTGAAGGGTTGCGCCAAGGTGTCGAGATCAAAGCGATCGGCAAGATGGCCGCTAAGGTCAATGCTGAACGTATGACCCAGCCGACTATGACCATGTTGGTTGTAACTGCATTTACCTGCTACGAAGTCCAGTACCATTTCCGGATGGGTGCGCAGGTGAAAGAAATCACCAAGTTTCCCTATTCCATAGGGTCAGGTTCGAAGGCAGCACTATTGGCAATGAAGCGCTTGGGCTTTACTGCCCCAGCCGCTGTTGCTTGTGGCATAGACGTAGACCCGCACTCTGGCGGAGAAGTGTGCTATGTAAACTGCCGCGGTAAGGCGAAGGAACGCGAGCTATTGCGTTATACCTACAGTCCTGCCGATATAGACGAATTGTTCGAATAACCCTACCCCTCCCGCCGTTGGGAGGGGTTTATTCCGTCATCTCCTTATAAGGAAAAACCCATGAATACGCAAGCAGCTGCCTTCCTCGGTACCTACGGTTCTTACTATCAATCCGTGTGTGACGACGTGCAGATCGCGTTGGGTAATGTGAACGCCCAAGCCCTGTTCGATTCCATCGTTGTTAAAGAATGCCTGACCAGTACTGAGCTGGATGCGGCCATCCATAGCCTGCGTGATCTGGTACCGGGTCTGGGTTATAGCCAGGGTCAGAATCACATCTTCCGTGTCCTGGGCTACCGTAGCTGTGGTCTGGCTTTCGAGATCCGTAAGGTCTGGTCGTCGGTCTGGCAACACAAGGAGCTGTCCCACCCTAACCTGTGGCATCAGTTCCTTTACGTCAACATGACCGATTCGGTATTCGGTTCCCGTGACTACAGCAAAGACCAGTGGAGCCTGCACTACATCGAGTTCCTGTTTGAACCGTTGTTGCGTGGGTTGATCCAGTACGAAGACCAAGTCCCTGAGGTATTGGCCAATACGTTCCTGACCATGCTGAACATCTCGCAACAGAAGACAATGAGCATGCCTATGGTGCGCACTCTGGCCGATCAGATCGAACATGAGATGAACGGTACCGTTCGGCACACCACGGCCATGAACCTCGTTGCAGTGGCTCTGGGCTACAAGACCTGGCCTGCGATGTTGGAATGCTGCCATGACTCCACCATCAACAACCGTCGTCACCCAAGTCGCTTCGGCATTGCCCGCTGGATCGTAGAACCACCACTGAACGGTGACCTCTCTGCGTTGAAAGCAGCTGGCATGATCGACGCTATTGGTAGTTACCCAACTGCCCGCGAGTGAAAGAAATACCCCCCAAGGTATAGTGTGTAGAAATACCACTTCCCAATAAAACCCCAACCAAAAGAAAAAGGATTACCCCATGACCATCTCCGCCATCGCATCCAGCATCAAAGCCTCCGTAGCCGCAGAACTGGCTAACGTACAACTCCCGGAAGGCGTTGAAGTATCGGCCGAAGTGCAACAGTCCATCGCCGACGCTGGTGTTCGCGGTACTCTGAACGCCATCGGCGAACTGAACAATGCCAATGTCGTCTACATCAGCGGTTCGGTTGAAGAAGGCAACGACGACGTCGCCAGCTTCTCCCCATCCGAAATCCTGGGCGAGCTGTTCGGTTCCGTGAACTCGTAATACCTGCTCGGCCTGCGCCAGACTAGAGGAGCCTTCGGGCTCCTCTATGTCCGTCTACTGGTTTTATTTTTTACCTGCTGGAATGAGTGTACATGTACAATCCGGTAAACATTACTCGTGATAAACCACAAACCACCGTAGGTGATCAAATGGATACGACGACTACTGCAGCACAAACCGAAGAACATACCGCCACTCCAGGCGATGTCAATAACAACTGGAACCTGCGTGACGTGTTTGTCAACATGACCGTTGACGACTATGACGCAGCTTTCAAGAAGGGTTTCAAAGGGACTCAGGAAGAATGGGTTGAGTTCCTCGAAGGGATCACCCATCCGGTAGACCCAGAAGCTATCGCAGCCTCGATTCCAGCCATGGAAGAGCTGCCGACACAAGTCAGTGACCGTGCGGTAGAGAAAGCGGCTACAAAGGCCGCTAAGGCCGCCGTGCAATATCGGACCGGTCCGTTCATCCGACTGATCATGTACATGACTGCAGCTTTCATGTTCCTGGTAACGGCAATGGGTGGGGCTGTGGCTTACGTCGCTACCAACTACACGACAGCAGAACGCGTTGAGAACAATCGCCCTTGTGCGCTCAACCAAGAAGGTATCGAGATCTCCGGTACTCGCAGCTACAGTTACATCGACCATCAGCTCTTTGGGTATCACTGGTCAACCCCGGACACACTCCTGACCAAGACCGTACTCAATGTCTCCATGAAAGGCTTGACGGTCGTAGCCATTACCAATGGCGAATCCAAAACAGTTCGGCGTGGTGAAGCAGAAGGTGGGGTATTGATTCTACCCGATGCTGACTACTACGCTTTCTTCTCCGCAGGCAGAGCCACAGGCGCCGCTTACAACGTACTCTGCAAGTAAGGACCCGTTATGACCTACAACCAAAAACATACGCTCAACACACTGCTGGTGAATCTGGTCGTGTTGATTCGCGATGCCAAGGTCTCTGAAGAGATTAAAGGTAAAGCGATTGCCATCGTCGACTTCTACCTGTACAACCCGTTCACGGCCAAGCAGGCGAACTTCTTCCACATGCTGCACGGTACGGAGTTCTACACCACCAGTCTACGTGGGTATTACCACCCAACGCATGACCACTGTGCTGAGCAGGCATACGTGCCGTTGCTCACCCACATGCTCAAGACCAACTACGACAGCCTCGAAGCTGAACTGGAACGGTTGAAGATGTTGGAGGGGTTGTCGATTTACGATGATACGATTCCTACCGCTGAAACACTGAGGAGTCGTTTCGTTGAGGGCATTGCCTTGTACGAGTCGGTGGATCACCGGGACTACAACCAGCTGACCCGGACGCTACCCCTGCACCTGTTCGCGGAGGTAACCAATGAGAGCGCCTAATCCGAATCGGGTTCTCCCGTGGTTTGCTGGGACCATCGCTCTGATGTTCTTGGTACTGTCTGCCATGATGCATCCATCCGAAGCGGTATCGAGTACTGACGATACCCAGGACTACTACAGCTCTGTGTGTGCCTCGTTGCGTAACAAGTCGCAGCTTATGCACACTGCTGGTGAAGCGTTTGACCAGGCTACCGATGAGAGCCTTAAGTCAACATTCTGGGACCAGTACCAAGTCGCTCAGGAACAGCGCGAGCGATTGCTGCAACAACACCGGGCCAATGTGTCCTGGCAAGCATCGATGGGTAACCTGCCACCACGTGGCTCGACCTGTTTGTTGTAGGGGGACATAGAGCGGCGGGGTAACACCCGCCGACTGTGCCGCATTTTATGATGTCAGAATAGGAGTGAAGCTCATGAGTGCGATTCGTCTTTACCGTAATGCTGCGAAGTCGTGGGTATTCGATCACGATGGCGCTGAACGTCTGGCTGTTCTGTCTTCTGTGGATACCGATGAGTCATTCCGCTCGTTCGGTCTGCACCCCAACGGCGCTGTGTCCATCAAGGTATGTCCTACTGGCGAAATCGACGATGTCCAGTTGCTGGATGAAACTCCAGTGGCCGAACTGTACGTGCCTCGTGGCCATAGCCTCTATCGCGACCTTACCCCAGTCTGACTTTTTATACTGGGGTGGCCTGCATTATGTAACCATTCCCAAGTATAAGCGAATCAGCCGATGTTCGACATGACGCAGAAACCGAACTGCACTTGGTCTCACACTAGTTGGGGCCGTGGTAAGCGCACCGTAGAAACCGGTCAAGGCTACTACGTGATCGAGCACATTGCCACTGGTAAGTGCATCGTAGGTAATTCCACCAACGTCACCAAAGACGTAGACGCTCAGATCGCGGCGTTGATGGCTGGCACGCATCCTAACAAACCGCTGCAGAAACTGGTCAGCATGGATATGGACCTGAAACTCATTGAATATGAAGCCATGTCCGCTAAGGTCGCTAAAGACCGTGTCCGTGAAATCAAACGCAGCATGATTCCATCCTATCTCCTACTGAACCCTTAGGGTATTTTGCATGTCTATTAAACCAGGCGACACCGCAGAAGCTCGTGCAACACGTAATATCTCTGTGGCTGAAGATGAAGCACCGATCTTGGTGATCAAAGCTGGCGATCGTTTGGTCGCTACCTCAGCTGCTGATGCCAATGGTTTCCAAACGTTTATCCACCTCCCCTCCAGTTTCGAGAACGTCACCCTACACAAGGATGACGTAATCCCCGCGTAGGCACCCCGATGACTCCAGCACTGCTTTACCACGGATCGCTGTATAAACAGAACGAACTAAAGCCCGGTTTTCAACATACCGGCAAGCTGGTCCAGTGGGACGGCATTGAAAACAATACCTACCTTTACACTACGTCCGATAAACCTGAAGCGATCAGCCTCGGTCTGGGTAGTGCGTTGGAGAAGGTGTTGGACTCACGGCGTTACGCCACGTTCGATAACAACGTGGTCGTGTACTTCTTCGGCGATCTCCCTGATGCAGAAAAGCTGCGTGAGTTGGAGATCTACGTGTACACGATCAAACCTGCCCCGGCTGATGGCTGGGTGAAGAATGAGAACCCATTTAACAATATCGATACCGAATGGGTAACACAGGCTACCGTGCGTGGCTTGCTCAAGTGTGAACGGGTAGACGTGGCTGGCTGGTTGCAAGATAAGAACCTGCTGTTCACGACCCGCTCTGTGGATACCTGCCCTAAGTCGCTGGTTGATTCCAGTGGCCAGTGGGGTGGTAAGACTGTCCGCGTGCAGCTGTAAATCCAGGCGAGGGGAAACCCTCGACCTGTTTTTCTTTTATGCCGCCTAGGAGGTGCATTGATCAAAAAGTATACTAGGGTGCCCCATGATGTGTTTAAGCCAGGCCTCTGTGGCTTTCTGGCTTTTATTCAGCTGTAAGACCCGGCCATTACTACGCCATCTTCGTGGTAGGCCATTCTAACCCTGCGTAAGCGGGACCTTTAGCTCAGTCCAGCGTTCGGCGGTGAGGACCGCAAGGATACAATAAGACGCCCGTCAGAGCTAGTGAGATAAGTACATGGCAATACGTCAAAGTTACACCATCGCCCACGGTGGTCGTTATGAACTGGGTAACCATATCGGTAAGATCGGGAGGGTGCAAATCATCTCCATCACCGTTAACGGAAAAGCGATCCGTTACTCAGACTTAACCCATCGGGAATCTGGTACGCCGAACCGCTATTATGTGGAAGTCGGTCGTTCCTTCGATCCACTTGTCGGTGGCATGATCATGGTCAATAAAGATGCTCACGTAATCGAGACCTTCATTGCATCGGATCAGTTCTATGACAGCGTCGTTGTGACGCTTGACATATACGAGGCAGGGGAGTCGTAAGACTCCCTGCTTTATGTTCGCCTACCAGATTTCAAGACTATATCACCTAAGCGATAGATAGAAACGTGGAGAGTCGCAATGGAACTTAACGAAGCTGATCTAAAGATCGGTTTTCTTCGTGACGAGATCACCAAACATGATCATCGTTATTACGTACTGGATGACCCGATTATCCAAGACCAAGCTTATGATAGCTTGATGCTCCAGCTGCGTACGCTGGAACAAGCCTTCCCTAGTTTGATCATCCCGACATCTCCGACTCAGCGCGTAGGTGGTTGGCGCTCTAACCAATTTGAAGCAGTGACGCATGACTACCCGATGCTTAGCTTGGGTAACGTGTTCAACATCGAAGAACTACTGGCATGGTTTAAGACTATCCCACTGGGTACTCACGTTATCGGTGAGTGGAAGTACGACGGCTTGAGTTTGAGCCTGACGTATGAAGGTGGGATCCTGACCCGGGCGGTAACGCGTGGTGATGGTGTCGTCGGTGAAGACGTAACGGTTAACGCTGTACACGTCGGCGGTATTCCGAAGAAGATCAAGTACGCCAGCAAAGCCTCGGTGGTTACCATCCGTGGTGAAGTGGTGGTGAACAAAGAGATCTTCGAACACGTCCAGGCTACATTGGAAGCTGCGGGTCAGAAGAAGTTCGCTAACGAACGCAACTATGCGGCTGGTAGCCTACGTCAGAAGAACCCACAGATCACCAAGGATCGTCAGTTGCACTTTGTGGCCTACAGCTGCAAGTCAACCGACGAGGACTTCAAACGTCACAGTGATTCGCTGGAGTACGTGTCGAAGAATGGCTTCCACATTGCACATTGCTTTGGTACCTTCGATCTGCCGATTGATGAGCAGACCTTGGGCTTATCGGTAGCGGTGGCTGGTGGTCTGCGTGAGAAGCTTCCTGTCGTTATCGATGGCCTGGTGTTCAAGGTGGATAACTTCGACATCCAGCGTCAAATGGGTTTCCGTTCTCGGGAGCCTCGGTGGGGGACGGCATATAAGTTTCCAGCGACTCAGGTGACCACCACGCTTGAAGCGGTGGACTTCCAAGTCGGTCGTACGGGGAACATTACGCCAGTAGCCCGGATCACACCGGTGCGGGTGCATGGGGTTGTGGTGACTAACGTCACATTGCATAACCCAGATGAGATCACTCGCCTGGGTGTGGGGATTGGCAGCAAGATCATCATCGAACGACGTGGGGACGTCATTCCGAAGATCATGGGGATTGATCCGAACTACAAGGTCAATACCACGCCAATCATTATCCCGACGGGTTGCCCGGTCTGTGGTGCTCCTATCGCTCCTCGGATGCGTAAGGCTGGTAAGGAGCAAGAAGTTAGTGCGGTGGTTTACTGCACGAACCACAGAGCCTGTGAAGGCCAATTACAAGCACGCATGGAATACTTCGTCGGCAGTGATGGTCTGGATATTGAAGACCTTGGTGGTGCAACTATCGCTACGCTGATTTACGAAGGCAAGGTGGGTCGTTGGGGCGACATCTACCGACTGACCTACGATGACTTCGACGGTTTGGATGGCTTCGGGGAAGCTACGATTACCAAACTGCTGAAGAACATCAAGTTGTCGAAGGTGACCACTCAACGTAAGTTCCTGACTGCTCTGGGTATCACTGGCGCCAGCACTGGTACATGTCGACGTATGGTGGAAGCACTGGGTAGCATCGAACGTATTTTCCATGCTGCATCACAGACTCTGGAGCAGATCCGTGACATTGGTCAGGACACAGCCGAAGGGATCATCGAGTGGTATCGGGAGAACTACGGCGACGTTCAGGACTTGCTATCACATCACTTCACCTTCAGTGACGTTGGTGATGTAGCGGCTGAACTCAGAGGTACCTTCACTGAGAAGGCGCTTATGAAGCTGGCTAAGCGTGATAGTTTGAGTAATGACGGGATCGATGTGTTGCGCAAGCAATGGGTTGATTGGGGTCTGCATGAGTCCTGCGAAAAAGTAGAACGACTCAAAGGCCCTCTCGATGGTCAGACTTGGGTGCTTACCGGTAACTTCTCTCACTTCAGTCGTAATGAGGCAACGGATAAGTTGCGGCTGCTAGGGGCAACTGTAACCGATAGCGTATCCAAGAACACCACTTGCGTCATTGCGGGTCCAGGGGCTGGAGCAAAAGAAACCAAGGCAAATTTGCTCGGCGTTCCTGTGCACGGGGAAGTTTATCTGCGTGCAGTAATCGAATAAGAGAAAGCGGACAAGGAAGTCCAATCGTTAGGAGTTAGCGATGCACGACTTTGATGAGCGGTACGGAGCTATTAAGCGTAACATGTCCGATTACAGTAATCAGACATCCGTACCTCAGGGGAGGAGATTCATCTATGCTTACGTGGATCTGACCAATCGGATCATTCACTTAGGCAAAACGATTTCACCAGTCAACATTGCCTCGTACTACCATGCCTTCAGGCGTAAATATTCAACGGCAAAGTTACCTGCAAAGCTTAAGGGTAGTGACAAGAATACCCGTCTGCTTTTCTTTATCAAAGACGACCCTGATGGTAGTGTCTACCAACGAGTCATGCGCCCCAGCCGATGGTGACCGACACAATGACCAATCCAAACAACTGTGATACCTGCGACTATAAACAGATGCGGGGATCCGAACACGACGACAAACAACACTGCTACATGTTTTACGATTCCCCTGTGGAACAATGCATGCAGCACACCGGTCACCGCGTGGCCGAAACCAATCTTACTAACGCACTGCGTGACTTCGTAAAGTTCATGCCTAAGGACCTACTATGACCACCGTCGTACTTACACCAGACTTTATTTTGGCTGACTGCCGTGTGACCTGTAAGATCGCTGCGGTTGATGCGATGGGTAAGACCGTCCAGCTTGATTGCATCACCGACGAGTTCGGTAAGATCGGCGAGTGGCGTCAGTCCCTCGATGGCGATGAGTGCTACGGCTTCGTGTTGTTCGGTGAAGTTGAAACTGCACAGGCCTTGGCTAAGTACTTGGACACAGTCGGTCTGTCCAACCTTAAGGACAAGCTCGATGCATTGGGTGGTTTCAAGATCAAGCTGCCACAGGTAGCCACGGGCATTGCTTGGGTCACTGAGGCTAAGCGCATGATGTGGGTGACCTTGGATCCTCAGGGTTATCAGATCCATGAAGCTGAGCCCGGTAAAGAATACGTTGCCTTAGGCAGCGGCGCTGCATTGTTCGACCAATACTACCAACGTCCTAAGGACATCATGTCGGCCTTCCTTTATGCAGCCAAGGAAGATCCGCAGTCGACCCATCAGGTCTATGACCGTTGGACGCAAGAAACAGCACACATCGTTCGTCATCGTATTCCAGATGGCGAAGTCCCTAAAGTACTTGAAGAGTTGTTAACCGGCGGGCTCTGATGTATTCGCAACTGATCGTGGTTGACTTTAGCAAGGTAAAGAAGCAGATCGACTTCTCTGGACTAACTGGGTTCACTACGGACACTGTGTCCTATTATCGAGACGATCTGTTTCCTGACTTCTCAGCGTATCTGTTTAACTACGAGCGCTGGGGTGAGCGACCACTATTTCAACTGGCTTTCATGTTTGAAGGACAGCCAGAACCTAACGGGGTTCTTATGAACTCGGTTGAGGTAAATGAAATCGTACTACGATCCGCTCTGCGTTACGCAGCGTGGGTTAAGGGTGAGCTGTCAGTAGTTACCCATAAAGGCAACCGTACCATATGTGGCTATGCCTCTACCGAGAAATACCCCGACCTTGGCAATACGTTGCAATGGTTAGTGGAACCAATCGCGGAGAAACAAGATGCGGAACCTAGCAGTGGAGAAGATCCAGCGGAACCGGCGGGAGCGCCAGTTCTACCTTACTAATGTCGGTGTGATTGTTGCCGGTGTTAGTTACGCTTTGTTCGAACTGTTCAAGCCACTCTTGCATTGAAGGAAAGTTTTACACATTCTGTAATGGTATGTGAAACAGTCCTTGCATGCTACTCACATAGCTCTTTAAAACCCAGGCAACACCCCCAAGGTGGGCTTCGTCCCCATCATTAACCCCTATCGTACCAGCGTTTAGGGGCAGCTAAACCCGGAAGTGAAGTAGACCCTCGCAAGCAGGCAGCTGGCCAGCGTAGCGCGGTCGAACATGAAAGGCAATAGCTCTAGCATTAAGAAGTGCAGACCCCCGCCCTCCGGGGCGGGTCTATGCCCGTTCGAACATATTCAACGTCTATATCACTGAGTTGAATACCTACATCTACAGGTGGTCATCATGCATGCCCGTTGCACTACGTTGCAAGAAATGAAAGCCCATAAGTGTGAGCGTCCTACATGTCAGTTCGCTCCAATGTTTCAGGTGTTCGACGTGAACAGTCATGGACTGCACGAATCGATCTACCTGTGTAAAGACCATTATGCCGACTTGCAGCATGAACAAACTGCAGCTCAGGCCAAACAGTATTGTGAGCTGTGCGGTAACCCAGACACAAAGTTCTATGACTCACCGAAGTTTGGTGATGCTAACCCCAACAAGATCTACCAGGTTTGTGCTGGTTGCAAACAAGAGCAGGAGGATCTGACGCAGGCGGAGTTCGAAGCTCAAGAAGAAGAACCCGCACCCGACGAAGTCGATGATCGTCCTAACATCGACCCTACTCCTTACGATGAGTTCTGAACATGACCGTAGCTAACTTTAAGATCACCGTGGATGGCCGTGAAGTTCACGTGACACCGGCCGACCATCCAACCCTAGTGGCAGATAGTTTCGGCATGGTGCAACGCATGGGTTACCTGCTGGGTATCTCGACCGGTTATCTGGCGGGGTTGGCTGAGGCATGTAAAGACGACAAGATTGCCAAGCTCTACACTACCAAACCGGTAGCCATGGTTACCTTGAGTGGTGAGTTCACAGAGCAGGACGTCGACGATGTTAAGCGTGCCATGTCCCACATGCTGGGTGTGATCAAAGGACTTACTGATAAGAATCAGGCCTTCATCGAAATCGAAGACCTGTCCTTCAAAATCTACTTCTAAGGATTGCACATGTCCACCGTTACATTCTCATTACGAGTTGACGACATTGCAGTACAACCAGACACCAATGGTCCGGTTACCTGTACCATCATGGACCAAAGCATGGCGGTAAACAACCTGATCTATCTGATCGGGTTTGCCATTGGTTGGATGCGTCAGGACTCTACTACCCATGGTGACATGTGGATTTGCACATCGATCCTCACCCCTAACGAACAACGGGTCGTCGGCAGGTACATGCACATGGCCATGCAATACATGCATGTCCGTACTCGACATCCAGACCTGTTGCATTATGATCCTAATGGTCAGGTCATTACTATCCACCGCGACGAAAGCCGAGATCTTTAATTATGGGTATCCGTAGAACATTCGAACCACTGCCAGTATTTGAAGCGCTGTTTTACATGCAGATGCGTATGATCCCTGACTGCAACGTCATCAATCATTCCTCTGTGTGTGAGAAGCTGGACGTCTACAAAGTGATGTGCATCGGCTACGCTAAGTGCACCCTTGATGGTCGCCTGCATGGTGTACCGATGTTGGCTAAGTTGGGTGAAGACGGCAGTATCACTAACTGGCTCGTTGTCGGCACTGATAAGGGCGTGGTGGTGGTCAGTGAAAAGGGTGAGATCTACTGGTCTGATTCCTACAGCGAAAAGGTGAAGAAACACTTCCCCAATAACCAGAAGAAAATCGATCTGGTGGTTAAGAAGGCACTGGTCTGTGGCTTGTCCATCCGCCGGTTGTTGACGTATCTGGAACAGGATGTAAAGGGTCCAGATACCGAGCTGTACATGGTCACCAATGCAATCCACGGTGCTGCTGACTTGATGGGTAACGGTGATCTAAATAAAGAACTCGGTTTCCCGTGACGACATAAAGCCCCTCCCATCGCGGGAGGGGCCTATGCCGCTTTTTTATTTGACCGAAGCATCGATCCAAGCAATGCAGCCGCGCATCCAGGCGTAGAACGCATCGTAACCGACGCAAGGACGGTTGTAATACGCATGACTGAAACGAGCCGAGTAGTCGAAGATGTCATTGATCAAGCGGAAACAGTTCCGGTTGTTCTCAACATCACGGCCGTAGGTGGCATTAGCTACCAGCTTCGCACCGTCTTCACTGTAGAGGTACCAGCGCTTGTTCAGTGTGGTGGCGAACTCACGGTCCCAAGCATCATGATAGCCAGTGTGGCTATAGAAGCTGTCGACCATGTAGATCAGACTGGCTACCAGTTTAGTAACCTGCTCTTTGTTCAGGGCAGGTAGGCTAGCACCCTTCTTGCTGACGTCGTATTCCGTACCCAGCACGTTGAACTTCGGCGGCACGAACTTGAGGTCCATGGTTTCGAGGTGCGCAGCGAGCTTGTCGGGTTTGGTGTAGCCATACGACTTAACAAACTCGAAGGAGGGCTCTACCTTCTTCCAGTACGGGTCAGCAATCTTCTTGTTGGCAGCGTTCGACTTAACCCAGGCATCGGCCAGCTTACGCATACCGCCATTGTAGTCGCCAGTGAACGGTTCGCCGTATTGGCTAATCTTGACTTCACCTTCCACGAAGCGGCGCTTAGCGAGCCATTCTGGATCGAGGTAAGTCTTGCTCAGGGTGGCTTTGTTCAGTTGTGGGTCACCCTTGTCGTCAGACAACTTAGGTGCACGACCATGGCGGATGTTACGGAAGACGTCACCGATTGATTGGAAGAAACCTTCTTCCGATACAGTCAGATAGTTTTCGATGGAGACGCGTTCGTCGCCAACGGCACCCACGTTTTCATTTAGGAACTTTTCGAGATCCATTTATTTCACCGATGCATCAATGAGTCGAGCGTAAGCCCGGATGATCGAATCAACATGGCGCAAATGGAATGCGATCATGCGATTCGGAATGCTGTAGACGTTCTTCATGAGGTCAAACATGCGCTCATGGACGTCAGTGTCGATTGGGTTCTGGCTGGCAGCGTCCGGGCCAGTGTTGTACTCTTCGGCGCGTTCCATGTAATCTTCGAGTTCACCGATGTACGACTTGACGACTTGGAAGCCCTTCATGTTGGCGAAGTCCACGCGAAGCTCGGCCATGATATCCAAAGCCTTGGAGACTTCGATGATACCTTGTGCCGAAGTCATGACTTCGGTTGCAGACAACGCGGCACGTTTGTAGTCTTTGAGCTTAGCTGCGTTGAATGGCTTGTCGCTGTCCAGCGCTGGCGTCAGGATACGCTGAACGTGGGTGTTACCGAACGTGGTCCGGAAGTCTACAGTCAGGCGCACTTGGGATTGCTCCAGTGCCTCACTGATTGCTTCGAACTCGAAGTAGTTCAGGTTATCGGCACCCTGAGTGTTGGTCTTGCGCATGATGCGCTGCAGTTCCAGGTCGATCAAACGCAGGTACTGAGAATACACCTCGGCAATCTTGCGTTGTTTTTCGAGGAAGTCTGCAATCGGTGCGGCCAGGTCGGTGGTGTTGATTACACCGTCGATACCGATATAGTCGTAAGAACCATCGAGCTTGAGGATGGTGCCTTCACGCACACTGCGCCGGGCCAACCAGTCAGCATTTAGATAGGTCTTCTCCAATGCCTTGACGATAACGTCACGACGAGCAGACCAGCCACCGGCCATGGCACTAACACCTGGCTTACCTGGCTCAGACAACCAAGTCCAGAAACGTTTGAGTACTTCGGTGAAACCCTCTTGGGAAATGGTCTCGTCACCATCCACACCAAAGAGCGCATCGACCTGCGATTCGACCGGAACTACCGTGTCGGTATCGGCCGTTGCGTTGTTATCAAGAAAGCTTTGAATATCCACATTAGTCCCCTTGGACATGCCCCAAATGTTTACCACATACAATGCCAATTTGCCGTCAGCATTGCATGTGGTAAGCCCTGAGAGTTAGAACTGTCGCACGTCGAAGTCGACGGTCATCGTTCCGGTGAAGGTTGCTGGTACACCCGATACCTGCGTAATCCGCACGTCGATGTCGTTACCTGGAACCACTACAAACGCGCCAGTAAAGCTGAACCGAGGTGGTCCATCCTTAACGTGATCATAGTACGCCACAACGTTGGTAGCCAACCCTGCCACAAACAGCTGCGCTATATAACGCTGACCGTTAGCGGGTACGTTGTTACCTTGGAGGTTACAGATCACACGAGCGAACGAAGCACGCAATGGCGTGTTGATAACGGTAGCACCAGATGACACCACACCACACTTATACGGATCCACTGTGGCACCATCAAAACTCATGCGGGTTGCAGAGTTATGTGGGATCGTAGTGCCTGGGTCGGTCCGATGTACGCGTGGTTCGATGACCCGTCCTTTATCCGTGTAGCTATAGGTGTCCAACTCAGCCGGCCACAGTGGGCTACCAGGATCGATCTTCATACCGTCGCCAGTATAATGGAAGCTGAACGCCTGGTGCATGTCCACACCGTTCCACAGTGTCTTACGGACAGCAATGTAGTCGGTGATGTCTGGAATACCACCATCGAGCGGATCGTTATGGATCAGTCGACCTGCGATAGGACCAGTACAGTTGGTATAGCGCACGATACGTGGCATGTGTCCTTGCAACACAATACCACCACGGTCTGGTCGATCCTGAGCACCGAAGTAGTTAGTGCACGCGTCGTAGATAACACCCACTTCAATGGACGTATCGGTACCTGTAGTAAAGCGTGGTGGTGCTGCGAACCAGTACACCCCAGGGAGGCCACCGTTTTCACCACCGAAGCGCACCTTCGTCAGACGAATACCACCGAAGGAATCGACCCAACGGCAACGAGGACCGAACACACCACTAGGCACCAGCATGATGTCGGATATGGTGAGCAAGCCAACGTGCTTAATAACAGCGGTATCGAGATCGAACCAATCTGAATACGGCTGCATCCAACCACCAGAAATGAAGGTGTGGTCGCACTCGGTGAACAGCGAACGACGGCAACGCGACCAACGGCAGTTTTCGAAGATAGCTTGAGTCGAAGTTACACCGTAGTCAGTCGCAGTGTTATGCAGGTTCACCGCGTAGTCGTTAGAGCCAACGAACGTACAGTTGCGGAACATCCACAGACCGAAGTTAACGTTCTTGTTGTTGAGGTGAACTTGAGTCAAGCCACCAATGAAGTAGATGTTCTCGTAGTGAGCACGGTAACTGAGGTTCCCCACGATCATGTCTACGTTCGGCCCGGCTTCAATAGAAGCAAAGCCATTGGCACGCAGGAACACAGCGGTAGGCATGGTACGGGTGAGTTTAACCCGAGCACCTTTAGGGATCGTTAGACCTGGGGTAACCACCACAGTACTAGGCTCACCCGCACCGATCATCGGCTTCCAGTATTTGGTCTTGGAGATCTGCCAGTTAACAGCACGCTCGTATGCATCCGAGTCGTCGTTAACCCCATCACCCACAAAACCTTTGAAGTCAGACAGATCACGATTACCATCGAGTTTAATTTCGACGGTCTGATCTACAGTAGAAGTAGAAGTGACATCACCAGGACGATAGGTGATTTTACGGGAACCCAAAGAACTTAAAAGGTCTGTTCGGATGCCGGCGTCGTTGATAAGTTGATTGACATAAATAGCTAACTTTGTTAAAGCACCGGCAGACATAGATATCTCCAATGGTCGGTTCTATTGCTTATCACATATCGTTAGCAAGGAAATACCGGATGGTTTTATAGTCTGTTACTTCTAAACTGACATGGACTATTCGCCGTGACTGAGATCCTGCCCCGCCATCAATTTGAATTCCTAATGAAACACAACGACTTCGTTATTAATGAGGGTCGTATTTCGTGTAACTTGTGTGGCAGTAATTGTGGGCAGTGTGGTGTCGGTCGTCAGCAATCGGACTGTCAGGATTACATTGATCACCATGCTGAGGAATTCGGAATCAAACCCTTGCCCAAACTTAAAGACATGCCATTCCCGTCACCGATGGTGATCCTGATGGCTATCGCCTCTATCGTACACGTCTTCGTTCAATAAGGACATCCCATGCTGACCAAAGCCGCCACACCTGAAGTTAAAGCCCTGTATGACCAAGCCATGGCTATCTTTAATAGCTATGCTATCGCTCGGGTTTATGCCAGCGAGATCACGATGGTGATTGATCGTAAGCCAAATGCCACCGAACACGACATCTGGTTCTACAACTTCAGTAAAGGTCCTGAGCGCTTTGCTCAGCTGGTTAATGCTGGCGAGTACATGTTGCTGGACTCTGGATTGTCCGAGATCAAGGTGGTGAACTCCATGCGTGGGTTGCCTACGGTATTGACTGAAGCACGTGAACGCTGCTGCCAGATCGAAACCGGGCTACCGTATCTTGTCGCTACCGGTAAAGCAGACCTACCCGAACGTCCTCGTGGTCGTGGTTACCTGCGTCGTAGTAAGGAGGTCGCATGACACTGAATCGATATCGTTTTTATAAAACCGAGAACCAGTACTCGGGTCGGTGTCCGGCAGGGATGACGCCTGATCATCTTGGTGCCTACTGCTTGGTGGATGATGTCGCTTTAGACCTCGATCAGGCCAAGGCACTACGTGACTTTAACCGACGACTGAAGCGGTTAGGTCATGGGTCGGTACATGAGTTAGTAGTTAAGCTCGAAGCTGAACAAGAGGCGTTCGATAAGACCCGTGCGCGCATCGAGCCGATGAAACAACATCTTCAGTTCTTCAAGGTAGCCGACGGTGAATCCGAACGAGGTTTTAAGGTTGTCCGTGTTCGCGATGACCATGCCCAATTACTGATTGATGAACACATGGAGATCTGGGTAGCTTTTATTAACCAGAGACCTAGCGATAGAACGATGGTGTTCTTGGATGCCGACTTGCACATCAAGCGCATCATGCATGTTTAATTATATACAGCAGTCGTAGTGCTTGCACCTTGAGAACCTTATCTACTCTCTTGACCGATGGCGTACCCGTCCGCATTAAACATCGGTAGGACTTCGGTCCCACGACTGCGCCTAATTAAACAGAGGATCGTGATATGGCAGCGAAACGTAAACCTGCACCTAAGGTCAAACCTGAGGCTAAGCCGGACAATCGTATCAGTATCAAGATCCCGCTGTGCCTGCAATAAACATCTAGCCCGCTTCGGCGGGCTTTATGCCGTCTCGGACTTGAATGCACTATCCTTGAGAACTATATTGTCTTTGTGAATAAGGATCAATCGATCCTTAACCATGGAGTAACAATAATGAGCTTCTTTGACATCTTCAAACATGAACCTAAACGTGCTGCTCTGAACCATCGGTTGGCTTCGGCTAAACGTGGTCTGGAACGTGCTATGCGTTTGCATGGTATCAACAGCGACCGGGCTCGTGAGTTTGACAAACTCATCGATAAACTGGAAGCCGAGAAACATTATGCATAAGTGCATAGGCGGCATAGCGCTCTCCCTCACGGGAGAGCGACTATCCTTTTTTCTTTTTACTTAACCGACGCATCGATCAGATGGATCAGGCCACGCAACATCAAGCCGATCTCATAACCACCATTAGAGGTGTTGGCAGACCAGTCGTACTCGATACCGTAAGAGAACGTAGACAAGTCATCAGCCATGCGACCGATCTCATCCACGGTGTCTTGGTCTTTGACGTGGAACTTGATCATCGCCACTACGCGTGGGTCTTTCTCAGTCCAAGCACGATCAGCACTGCCCTGGGTGTACATGTCGGTGTACCAGCTGGTATCCTTGAAAGGATTCATTGGCGAACCATAGTAAACCGTAGTCAGTTGCTGGATCAGACCTGCCGCCTTAACTACACCCTCAGCATCGAGATGTGGCAGTCTGGCGTCAGCCGGTTCCAACGCCCACACCATGTCAACGAAGTCAGCACCGTCTGGTACCGCAGCGTTATTCTTGGCACGGACTACACGAACCATCTCAGGATCTTTCCAGCTACTGCCAGTGAAGAGATCCAGATACGGCTTAACCTGAGCCAACAGTTTGTTGATGACTGGCTTGTTCTTGTCCGAGCAAACTTTCATCGCTTGGATCAACTTAGCCACAGTGGCCGCTGGATCACCTTGCAACAGGTTACCACCTTTAACCATGACCTCGCCCGGGATCAGACGACGAGACTTCACCCACGTCAGATTACCGTACGTGCGTTTGATCTCTTCCATCTTGGACGGCATGTTCATGTCGGACAGTTGTGGTTTCTTGCCACGCATGACGTTACGCAGCACATCGCCAGCGGCGTCCATGAAACCTTCGTTAGACAATGTCTCACCCAACGGAGCGATCTGGTCATCACTGCCCATACCGACCATTTCCAGCCAGTCTTCGGTGGAAGACTTTTTGTCGTCTTCATGGTCTTCACGAATTTCTTCGATGTCCGACTTGATGAAGTCCTTGATGGTTTCTTCCGGCAGGTCTTTCTTCTCACCGAACTCGCGAACCCGTTTAATGGCTTCGCCGATCTCGGCTCCTACGTTCTTCTCCGACATGAGGTGTTTCCTTAAGCGTTAGCCAACCACCTGGTCAGGAGGGGCAGTTGACGATGGGGGTCTGGGAATAGCCGTGCCGTAATGCCGAAGCGATCGCTACGATCAAAGCGTTTCCATTTACCTTCGGGTTGGGCCAACCGGTCGGCAACGATGTACATCGCCATCAGGTTCACACCCAAGCCACAATGGCTGCTATACACTTCGATGTTCTCGGAGCGTTTGGTTTCTTTCTCGATGCAGCACTGCCAAGCCACGACGCCGTCGGTACGGCTGAAGATAGAAGTGGTCGGTACTGGCGGGGTACGCTTGAAGGCTTCGAACTCAGCGCCTTCAGGTACGGACTGACCGCTGGAGAGTTCATACAGACGCCATGCAGTAGTGGCCTTAGCCGACTCAGCAAACGGTGTACCCATGGTCACGACTTGGCGAACCATGTCAGTGAGTTCATGCGATACGTGGCGAGCGTAGATACCACCCAGAGACCAGCCGATCACAGTGACCTTACGACCACCGTGCAGGGCGTAGACTTCACGCACCTTAGCGAGGCAGCCCTCCAGCACGCCTTCACGTGGACCACGGTTGACGCCTTGATCCCAGCCGTAAGTGGTGTAGCCGAGGTTGTCCAAGAACTCACGCAGTACTGCAGTGGTGAGATCACCCGCACCAAAGCCTGGGAACACCACAACCGGATGGCCATCGCCTTTAGGGGCACGACGCATCAACGGCTTCGTCAGCAACGCAGTAGCCAGTTCCCCCAGCGCACGCCATTCCAGAGTACGCAGGATATAGCCAGGAGCTTTCAATTCACGCATGGTGTTACCTCACTTTTATTATTGGCAGTGGGATGATCCCAATTGATAATGCATGTTACTTGATGGAGCGATCAATCCAACGGCAAGACGCCAGCAACACGTCACCGTAATAACGACGCACGACTGCAAACTCCTCAGAGCCCCAGTACATCGCAGCAGGGTCTAACCGGGTGGACACGTAGATCCAATCCTTTAACTTGCGCTGTGAGCCTTTGGGGAGCTGTGGGTTCTTGCTGTGACACAGTTGGATGAAGGGACGGGTCTGTACTGGACCTACCACGTCAAACGAAACCCGGGTAAAGGCATCACGCAGGGTATTGAGCTCTTCGAGTTGTTCGAGGATACTCGCTACTAGCGTTTCGGTCTGGACGTAGTTCAGTGGACGGGCTTGCCATGCTACTTCAACTGGAGGCTTAATCAGGTTAAAAGCTTTAGGGATTAGCCGATCCCCCACTGGAAACACCCGCGGTGGGTTCTTATAGAAGCTACCGACTTCAGGGATACCCTTGAGAAGCTTCAGGGCCTTGTCTAAGGCTTCATCGGTTAGCCCCGGGGTCAATGCTTCAACCACAGGCTTCACGGCTTTAAAGTAGGCTGTAACGGCTGCTAGCCATTCACGGTGGACGGTGATGCAGAATGTCCCTGCATCCACCACCTGTTCACGGAGTTGCTCGGGGAAGATCTGATCCAAGTAAGGCAATAGATCACTACCTTCAACTTTGGACTTAACCCAGTTCTGTTTACGCAGCCAGTCCTTGTTACCGTACTGACGACTGATCGCCGTCATGGTGGACTTAAAGTTGTACGTGTGTTCGAGTCTAACGGGTTTGTAGTCATCCCCTTTCAAACTCTTACCGAGTGAACCAAAGATAAACTCCTTGGCTTTATCGAAGAACCCTTCTTGTGAAATCACCAGGTTCTCCAGACTAACTCGGGTTTCGGTATCGAGTGCTGCCGATGAGGCTAGCCACTTATCAACGTCCATGAAAACCCCCTGTTTAAATACACAAGATAAAGGCGGCATAAAGCCCGCCGAAGCGGGCTCCATGGCTTAGCGTGGCAACCAGATACCTTGGGACTTCGGACGGTGCAGTGGGAAGTCGAAAGTACGACCGTGGTCATCGTGGCGAACCACGTTCACACGGTACTGACCATTGTCTTGTTCTTGTGGCGAGGCTTGGGTAGCAGCCACGTCCAACCAAGTGGTCATGTAAGGCAGCGGCATTGCCAGTGGGGCTTTAAAGTCCACTGGGCGCTCCAGTACATCCAGCGCATCAGCTACGTTGTAGTTGATGTAGGAACCAATCTCGTCCCAACCTACACCCGGTACAATCGAACCGGAGTCACGTTGGAAATTCCGCCAGCGCATTTCAGAAGCACGTACTTCGAGTGCCATGTCATCGAGCAGTTGACGGTTGGCTTTCCAGCAAGCACGACCGCGTGGAGTGGACATCTCGTACTGGAGCACGTACTTACCGACGTTAACGTGGATCTCGGCTTCGTCTTGTGCGATGCGCTGTACCGCTTTGCAGATTGGCATGTAAGCACCAGTCTGAGCGATACCGCCAGTCACAGCAAACGAACCCATGAAGTTCACACGTTCCAGCAGGAACAGAGCCACGGTGAACATGAACGCAGCACGATAGGCTTCTTCGGAGTCACGAGCGATCAGACCCAGGGAGACCTTCAGACCCGTGCGATAGGATTCACCCATCACCCGGCCGATGGTTTCCATACGCGACATGCCTTCTTTGATCTGCAGTACGCCCACCAGCACCGCGTTCGGTGCATCGAAGCTGTAACGGACGATCTCGGAATAGGTAGTAGCGTGCAGGTTCTCGTTGGCTACGATTTGGTCCCACACTACTTTAAGTGCAGAATTGGTCACGAAGTGGTTACCCACTGCCATGATCGAGTTGGCGGCCATGGTGTCGCCTTCCCATTGCCAACCCAGGTTCTGGATCATAGCTTGGGCGATGGCCTGTTGCTCTTTACCTTCTTGCTTGAACTCCAGCATACAAGGGCTGAAGTCAAACTCATTGGTGTCCCAGTCGAGGCCACGCAGGCTACGCCAGAAGTCCCAGAGCTTTGGGTGTGGATCGTTTACGGTGTCGAGCAAACCAGCCTGCTCACCCAAGAACAAACGGCTGTCGCCATAGTTCTCTTTTTCGGCGTTGAAGATGTTACGGTCAAACATTGCAACTGATCCCGGTAGGACCAGACCTGCTTCATTCAAATTGGACATAGTGGATGTCGTCTATTAAAAATTTGGAGTGAAAGCCGGGTGTTACCCCGGCATGCCTAAGTAGTTAGACGGAGCACCCGCCGGAAGTACAGACAGGACCGCTGGTGTCGAGGCCATCATCTTCAGCCACTTCACGACGTACCCGTGCCATTACCCCAGCCAACGCCTCTTTGTCAGACGAATCACTGTTGGTGTAGTACACAGTCTTCTGACCGAGGTGCGCTGCGTAGTTGGTTTCTTCGATCAGGTCGCTGGAGCTAACCTTCTCATCGCCCTGGAAGGTAGCGTACCAGTCTGCCGAGATCGACATGTCGGTCCACTTCTGGAAGATCGCGTAGGTTTCCGAATGCTGACGACGCGTACGGTTCCAAGCGATGGAGTACCATTCTTTCAGGGTGTCGGCTTCTGGAGCAACCCAAAGCATCGAGTTGTCACCGTCGGTCTTGGTGATCGACAGTTCACGCAGGTCCATGATCGAGTTGGTGCAAGCACTGTACTTGGACGACGACTCACCTGGCATGTAGCAGATCAGGCTGGAGAAGCGACCACCACCGTTGTCAATCAAACGCTGGGAAACTTCAGGCCAGTCGTATTGGTTAACGAACGGAGCGAGAGCATCGACATTACGGTTGTAAGTCGTTTGCGGAGTCCAGCCACGTGGCCAGTCGGTCTTGTGGATCCACTCAGCATTGCCACGCTCTTGACCCAAACGGATCGAAGCGTTGATCAAGTGGTACGCATGACGTTCAGCCATGCGATGCAGCTCCTGCATGCCTTCTACAGACGTGTACGACAGCTTACGCTGAGCCATGTAGTGGGCAACGTCCATCAAGCCTACACCAGCGTTACGGCGCGCTTGAGCAGTGAGCTTCATGTGCGGCAACGCGTAGTTGTTATGGTCGATGCAATAGTCAACCATGTACAGAGCGTTATACGACGTCTCGGCGTACTGCTCTTCGGTGTGGATGTTCGTTGGGATCAGTGCGGCCAAAGCACAGAGCGATACTTCAGGCTCTTGACGCTTCTCGATCACTTCAGTTACACGATGGTAAGTGAAGGAACCTTTCAAGCGGAACTCAACACCTGGCTTGAGTTCCAGTGCCGCAACGGCACCAGGGAAGCCACGGATCTCGACCGGTACGTTCGAGTCGAGGAACATGCCTTTCTGCTCAGCGGTATCGAACTTGATGAAGCCCATGAACTTGGTGCTGTTAAGCTCCATGAAGTTATCATAGTGCCAAGTCGGTTGAGTTACCTCAACACACAGGTTCGACGACAGGATCTGATCACGGTGTGGCGTGTGGAAGTTGATCTCATCGATCATGGCCAGATAGAAGCGACCAGTCTCGAAGCCTTCGGAGCGGGCATTGACTACCAGCTGACGGGCCGAGATCCAGATCTTCTTGAAGGCCGGGTCTTGTTCGTAGCGCTCGTAGATGGCGATGAACTCATTGAGGTCTTTGCCGTACAGCGCACGGTACAGGTCTGGTGCGGTGTGGATGTTGAACAGGAACACCTGCTCATCAGCCGCCGACTTCGACAGCAACCAGCGGTTGAGCATCATCGTGTAATCGATGCTACGGTTACGCTTGTTGATCGGGGTACGTGGATTCTTCAGAACCATGATCTCGACCACTTCTGGGTCGTAGGCGCTGAAGAACTCGTTCAGGCTGCCGCCACGGCTGCCTTGCTTGTTCGACTTAACGATACCGGTTTGCTTACCGTAGTACGGAATCTTGCCGGAGTGGATAATGCTACCACCACGGATTGGGTCACCGAGGCTACGCACCTGCATGTTCTCGCCCAGACCTGCGGACATGTAGGTCATGACTTCAGCAATAACTGAAGAAGCCGTGATCGACTCTTTGGTATCGCTGCAGGTAAACAGGCAGCATGAGAAGAAGCCATTGTGGCCAGTGCCCATGTTGTTGTGGTTCGGTGTAGGAGCCGACAGACGCTCGTTAGCCAGATCGCTGTAGAACGATTCCAGACGGGCCATACGAGTAATCGGGTCATGTGGTTCGCAAACCACCATAGCTACACGAGCCAGTGCATGCTGACGGGTTTCGTAGATGCGACCGGTCAGACGGTTGCGCAGGGCATATTTGTCGCGACCCTGCTTGAGCTGGTAATGCGCACAATGGAAATCACGTTCGTGATCAACCCACTTCTCGATCTGCGCGTACTCTTCTTCGGAGTAGTTCAGCTCAACCAGGACGTTAGCGGCTTGCATGACAGTGTGCACTTCACGCAGCGTCAAACGCTTCTTGCTGCCAAAGACTTCCTTATGGATGTCGGTGGCGTAGATACGACCAGCCATGAGCTGACCGGCCCAGGTGTTCTCATTCAGGGCATTACGGATAAGGCCGTTGTTGAATTCTTTCGCGTGGCAGCGCTCAGGCATCTGAGCTACTGTTGCTACGACGATCTTTTGCCAGTCGATAAACTTAGCAAACCCCTTGGCTCCCCATTTCCCCCAGCCAAGTGCCTTACCGGCATCGAACGATACCACAGTACCATCGCGTTTGATGAACTCTTTAATCATGGGTTTAGCTGCCTAATCCGAAGCTTTAAGTGTTGGGGTTTTTCAATACGAATGTTGAAAACCGAATTCATATGAAAACCCGTTGAGTAAAAAATCACGGAGCCCGTCACGTGACTTGACCGAATTCTTGGGTACTTCTGTATTTAAATTTTTGAACATAGGATTAGCTCATTTGCCTGCTGAGATGGTATGGGTAAATCGAATGCCATAAAGAGCACAAACCAACCGACAAGGACTAGGGCGATGACTGAAGTGTGTATGATTGTAGCGGCTACTAAAGAGGGGGTTATCGGTACTGGTAATACCTTACCTTGGCATATCAAGGAAGACCTGGCCTTCTTTAAAGAGAAGACCATGGGTTATCCGGTGATCCAAGGCCGTAAGACCTTCGCTTCTATCGGTCGTCCCCTACCTGGTCGGCAGAACTTTGTGCTGACACGCAGCCAAGAGCCTATCGAGGGCGTAACGCTGCTACATGAGCCAGTGATTCCCAACATAAAAGCCAAGCGGGTCTTCATCATTGGCGGCAGTGAGGTCTATAAGGCCTACGAGGACCGGATCGATGAGATCTTCCTGACTGAAGTTGGCTTGGACGTGACTGGTGATGCTTCATTACCCTTCCCGATCGAAGCCCCTACATGGATTCTCCAATCGGCGGAGTTTAAAGTGTCGTCGAAAGGGGTCAGTCTCTGCTTCCAACACTGGACGAGGAATAAAGATGAGTAGTTTTACAAGAGCAAATGCCACGATTGCATTCGACCGCGAAGCTTCGTTGGTGCTGGAAAAGAACCATTGGCGTAACATCGCACCTTTCCGCTTCTACATCGGCGAGAAGGACTCCAATGAATGGGTGGATGTACCTGCAGGCATTCTGTCTGACGGCGCTACTGTTCCATTCCCGGTTAACGCGTTGATCCCGGCTTGGGGTAGCTATGGTCAAGCGGTATTGATGCACGATTACCTGTGCAACACCTACACCAAGAAGATTTTGGTGGACAGTGTGGTCACGGTAGTGACGATTGACCGCGCAGAGATCGATAGCATCCTCAATGAGGCCATGGAAGTGCTCAAGGTTGAAACTTGGCGCCGTCTGGCTATCATGACAGGGGTTACCGGCTATCGCCTCCTGATGCGCCCTACAGCGCCTCGGCGTAATCCTGCTCGTGTACGGCTGGAAGCTGCCTTCGATCCGAATGCATACGCCTGACGGCATAGTGCCCTCCCCAATCGGGGAGGGCCTTTATGTCGCTTATGCCGCTCGGCGGAATCCACCGTACGGGGTTGGCTGTTGATAGCGGTTCACACGTGCTTGACGGGAACGTTCATCGGTAGCCTGTTTGATCATGGCGTCAATACCCACACCACCTGCATCATCACCGAAGTCGATCTCTTGAGACAGACGACGCAGCTGCATTTCGATACGGGATACGGCCATGTGATCCTTGGTGGTCTTAAGCAGATCCAGCAAGTTGTCGAATACTTCACGCATTTCAGCGTTACGCGCGATCTTACGACGTTCGATAGGGGAGACGTTCGACTCGTAAGCACGAGCTCGTGTCAGCACCGACCCTGGGGCGATACCATAGTGGAAGAGGTTCTGTCCTTTAATAGCCAGCCAGTGAGCCAGCAAGTAGGCAATAACCAAGTCGTCGTGTGCGCCTTTGGCGTGGTCAACCCGACCGTCTTTAACGATGAGGGTGAAGAACTCGTTGATGAGCTCTTTGTCTTTGATGACATGACCACCGTAACGGACAGCCGACATCATGATCTCGCCATACAGGCTATCACGAGAATGACGACCCGAACCTGCGGTGTTGAAACCGAAGTAGCGCTTGTACGGATTGTAGAAGCTGATCTGACGTTGCGACACTGGGGTCTGCAGACGGCGGAACTCTTCTTTGAAGTCATCCTTCTCATCGACGATGCGGTTGTAGATCCGTTTGAATGGATCGATACCCAAGGTGTTGAGGACAATGATCAGACTGTCCAAGATAGACAGGCCAGTCGACTTACGTTCGAACATGTAAGTGACGTTCACGTATTTCACCAGCATGTCTGCGATGAAGTGTGCGTACTGTTCGATGTTGGTTTCGTTGACTCGGCAAGTCATCAGGACTTCTGCAGTCTCGATGTCGTAGAGGATCATACCCATGGCGTCGTTGTCGCCACCCAGGCCTTCCGATGGGTCGAGGGCCAGGATAGTACGGCTGTTAGCCATACGTGCGTCTAGCTGCTCACGAGGGATCTGCCAGCGCAACGCGTAACGGTAGTCGTTGATCTCCATGTAGACCGGTTCAACTTCAGACTTGGCGATACGTGCGCGAGTCTCTTCATCAAACGGAGAACCAGTGGAGTCAGCGGTCCAGATGTTGAAGTAATCTCGGTCAGCCAGTTCCCCAGACGATGCCGAATCACGCAGCTTACCCAAGAGCCACTCATCAGACATACCCAGCTGTCGATGGTTGAACGCACCATAGACCAATGGCTTAAGTCCAGTGCTACCTTTATCGACGACTTCATGCAGAATCGCTTCAGAAGGTAGGTCGAGGTAATGCTCAGACCAAGTAGCCCCACCGGTTAGGAAGGCATGTGCCCATTTACCGTCACGCGTCAGGATCGAACCTGGAGTCGTAGTGAAGATGTTACCGTAAGGCTGATTCGCTTCACGGGCTTGGTCACGGGCAGCACCAGCCGATGCCAGAGCTACAGGCAACGATACCCCGATCAAGTTGATGTAGGGTACTTCGTCGAACTGCATGATAGGTACGGTCATACCACGACCGAGTTTGTCGGCGGCGATCTTGTCGTTTCGACCTACTGCGGTCTTGTACTTGTTGTTCAAACGGATGCAGGTCAACAGGTCGGTGTTGTCGGCGTCGTTCGGGTTGGCTGGGTGAATGTAGTCCGGCATCAAGTCACGGATCTCTTTCATCCGCTCGACGTTGGAGTTCTTCAGTTTGGTATCTTTCGTGATCAGGTTGATCGTGGTGTTCGATGCCCAGATGTACATCAACGGTGCAGTCAAGCTATCCGTCGAACCAGATTTACCTGTCTGACGTGGTTGGATCAGTGCGAAGTCAACGTGGTTAAAGAAACACCAGTATAGGGCGAGGTTACCCCGGTTCGCTTTAAAGCGGATAGGTACGTCGCCGGAGTTGGCTGGGAGTCTTGCAACTTCACGGAAGTAGTACCATGGATTATAACGACATTCCATGGCAATCTTCATCTTGATCTCTGCCGACAGATCGTCAGCATGTGGATCAATCCCGGAGAGTTCAGGCTGCAGTAGCGCCAGCGGCCACTCGCAGTTATCGATCCCCATCTTCTTGTAAAGTTTTACGACACGTAGAAAGGATTGGTTACTGGTGTTATAGTCGACTACGGCCGTAGGAAACCTGGCCCAATCGCTCTTACGTAAAATGATATCCAAGTTGTCATCCTCGGGAAATTAGCGTTTTGCCCACGGCGGAATAAAAGAAAAAGGGCGGTAAAAGTCCATACCATTGGCGCAACACTTGATTCCACTGTATTTGAAACCTATATTGTCCATGTGAATTAGGAGCATTAAGCCCCTAATCACCACCCCTTTAAGGAGTAACAACATGATTCTTCAATACATGTTTCTACAGCATTCCTGCGCAAGCATGAGTACTGGTAAGGCAGAAGCTCTCTGTGAGCACTGCAAGCGGCAGCAGGTTCCGGAGTCGGAGCCTGATGTGATTAACCGGCTGGTCCAGTTCACCGTTAAAGATACGGTAACTGAAGAGGTGCGTGTATACGCCCTGTGTCATGCCCACTTCGTTGATTGGGTTTTGGCAAACTAAGTAACACCCCTCCCTTTCGGGGGAGGGTTCCTATACCCCACGCAAGGAATAAATAAATGAAAGACTTCGTCAAGCTCGCAATGGCTACCGTTGTTATCGTGGTTGTCATCAAGGCTATTAACGCCGGCCGCATGTAATCCAACCCCCACTATCCCTGTAAGGAATAAAGACATGACTATCAAACATGTAGTAGCACCACAAGCTTTCAACGAAGAACAACACATGCAGATGCGTGCTGACAGTTTCCAGACTGCCGGCAATCGGGTGTATCTGTTTGAAGGTGCTTCGGTACTGGTCGACATCAAGACCAACACCATCACTGCGATTAATCGCGTTCAGGGCATGACCTTCGAACCGATGATTGCTGTAAAACGTATTGCGTACTACCTCGGGTTCGTCTACTATGAAGGCGAGCGTCACGAGTTGGACATCCGCCAGCCTAGTAGTGGTCTGTTCAAAAAGCTGTTCAGCTTCTTCGCTTAACCCCAACCCTACTCCTTATAAGGAATAACACAATGCAATTTGCCAACCGCAAGAACGCTTTGAAATTCTTCAACCTGTCGATGATCGAACACAACCATCGTGATCACGCTGAATACAACATGATGAAAATGCATGGTGTGCTCATCGACGGCAAACCACACATGGTGGTGACTGGTCTGGCTGGCGATATCTTCATCTTCGCTCCGACCATCAAACGTGATGACCGCAAGCCTTCGGGTTATGCACTGGTGATCGATGGTGCTGTGGAAGACGGTGCCGGTCCTGAACCACTGACCGACATGACCATCAAGTTGTTCAACGAAGCAGTATCGAAGGGTCACCACCCAACCGAACTGCTGGCGTGCATCAACGAGCACCGGACCTGCATGTTGGCTCCGGAAGAAATGGATGACTTCGATGAAGCCTACTCGGAAGAGCTGGCCCATCTGGCAGTAATGCTCGAACTGTTGTCGTAACAAACTGGGGACCTCGGTCCCCAGCTTTCTTTTCTGTATCACTTCCTTTTTTACGCTGTACCCTAACTAATCTCGTGGAGACTTAACATGGCTACTATCAATGCTCAAATCACCGCTCAAGAAGCTAACCGTCTGGTGTTCCTCGATTCTCGTCGTGCTAGCTATGACGGTCGGGTCATCGAGTTCACCACTACCTACATTGATCACCTCGAAATCCGTGCTATACGTGAAGCTAACGGTAACACTGTATCGAGCCGTGAGCTGGCTGGTTGGCCGGAACACCGTATCGCCAACGACAAAGGCATCATGGCCTTGTTCGCTTCTAACAAGAAGTGGAAACAAATAAAGATGTGGATGGAATGCTACAAGGTCAAGCTGGACATCGTCGACCAAGCTCAAGTCACCTATCGTGGTAGTAGCTCGCAAGAAGAACTCCTGCATTGGGTTGAAACTGCTAACCTGATCGGTTACGGTTTCGGCATGATGTCTGGTGGTCCTTGGTCTAGCATGACGGACATCAGTCTGCATGATGCGCTGGGTATGATCTACGGTGGTGCTCACAGTCAACTGCACGTCAAGATCCGTGTCGGTAGTTTGGAGATGTACCAGCCGTTCACTCACGTCGCTGCTCAATGCCCACGTCGGGAACATGAGCCAGTACGTGAAGAAGTAATCACCACTACCGCCGGTGAAGTTATCGGTGCCCTGCTGGGTGCTGGCTTGACCGCTTGGATGGGTCGTAACAAACATTAATCCTCTTAAGGAATTGACATGTCTATTAATCTAGCTAACCACGTTGCACCTGTTGAGTTCATGACCACTGATGCCGGTCAGGTCTACATCTACGTCAGCGACGTACTTGCTGACGGTGGTATGGACGCTGCAAGTATGGCTGCCTTGGCGTGGGCAGTCGAAGCTGTTGATCATGAAGACAAGGAAAACAACCTAGCCCTGACTCTGGATATCCCAGCGTCGGTTGCGGCTTGCCTGGACTTCTACAATGAAGACAAGGCTGAGGGTATCACCATTGCACTCGAAGTCAAGCCACAGTTTGATGTCCTCCGGGCTAAGCTGGAGGAAGCAATAAAGATCATCGACAGTGTACGGTGGATTGAGTAAACAACTGAGTGTGCCTACCCTTCGGGGTGGGCATTACTTTCTTTTTAATGTCTGGTGGTCTATTCTTTGTGACCCACCAACCTAGGCAATTGAGATGTCAGTCGATATTACGAAGTACTTGATCGCTACTCCACTCCCGGTGTCATTGGAAAACCCAGTAGCCTTAGAACTGATGGGTGATGAAGCATTGCTCTACTGCCCAGAAGTAATCAGTCTGTTGGCTGATGGTTCCGTACAGCTTACCGCTCCTACTAAAGGCGCATCCAGCAAGAGCACGCATCGTACACGTTGTGAATGGAAAGAACCTGAGTACTGGACTCTGGACAGTGCGGCTAAACATTGGAGCCGTCAGGAAATGACGGTAACCAAAGTCAACGCTGCTGGGAAAGTAGTGATTGCGCAAGTCCATGTGAAGGACGCCACTACACCACCGCTTAAAGTGTTCTGGAACAAAGGTAAGATTACCTGCGGTTTCCGTGCTAGCTTTGTTAGCCCAGAGATCGTTAACAGTACACTACATCCAGATGTTCCTTTGGGTGCACGCTTTAAGATCAGCATCGGTGTTACTGCTGCTGGCTCGGTCTCGGTTAATGTGTTGTGCAACGGTGTGCCTTCAGCGAAGGTCATGATGCGTCTGGGTAGTTCCTGGGATAACCAATGCCTCCAGTTCCATGGTGGTGTCTACAACCAGATCGATTATAGTGACGACACCTTAGCCGAAGATGGTTCGGTGTGCGTTATCCACGACCTCAGTACAACCCACGAGTAAAACATATACCCTCTACCTTAATGCGGTAGAGGGTTTTATTCCGTTTAGGAGTTTCGACATGCTAACTAAAGAACAATGGAAAGCCTGGTACGACTACCGTGTACAGTTCACCAAGGATACTACCGGTCGTGAAGAAGAAGAGTCCTACCTGAAGATCTTTGCTGATCTCTTCGACATCACTACCTACGACGATGACATGGATGAGTACTTCGGTCAGAAGATCCTCACCGTGTTGCTCAGCATCGTTAACAAAACCCACTGTGATTACCATGTAGAGCGTCAGGGTTACATTGACTACCTGATGGTCTGCCAGTTCAAGGGTGTCTACCCATTACTGGAGTGGGGTACATCGATCCGTACTGCATGGATCAACCCGCCAGATAAAGGTTGGGATCTGAATGACGTGCTGGGTGATTATTGTGGTGCTCCAGCTGGCCCTGTCCTGCGTACTCGTGCAGAGATCGAAAGCTTTATCTTGATCACGGCCGAACTGATCGTAGAGCAAGTGGCTGAGGTGCACCGGAATGCTGCTGACGCTATTGCTGCCAGCACTGCGACAGAAGTATCGTGGATTGCACGCATGGCGCCCACCATCGACATGCCGCTGCCGTCTCTAGCCGAAGTCTACTCAGACGACCAGCGTGTTCTGCACCACACCCACTTGGCAGCTCTTACTGCCGAAGTAAACAAAGTCCTGGGTGTAACGCTGGGCAATACACACGTTAGCTCCATCGAACAACTGGACCTGCTTATCCGCGATACCGTAACCAACATGTTAGGGGCCAACGACGGCAGTACGCTTACTACCGGCGCTACCGCCACAGTAACAATGCGTCGTGGTGATCAGAAGATTGCTTGGCAGATCATCCTCGAAGCACACGGCCTTACCGCTGAAATCATAATCGACTAAGTACAAGGAGTAGACCATGGAACATTCTCAGAAAGCATTGGATCTGTTAGAAGATAGTCTCGACGATGACTTCTGGACCGGGCAAGAACTGGATCCAGAGATCAACGTTGTTCAGTTGGAAATGGTTCTGCGTCAGTATGGCTTCCCGGGGCTGGTGGATCTGGCTACGGTGCGTTATGCCGTTAAGAACAGCGACGATCGTACTACCCGTATCGGCATCGTTACCGATAAGTTCTTCTACGAGATCGATGCTGATAACCTGCTGATGCGTACAGCTATGGTTGGTCGTTGGCCACTGGTCATGGATCAAGCCACCTTTGATCTGTATCGCCACCACAGCAAGAACCCAAGCCAGGTGATTACTTGGCCTGCTGGTGTTACCCACTTCGAACTGACCAAGGTGTCGTACGACGTCATGCGTTGGGAAATCCCAGAACTGGGTGACCGTGGACACAATGTCCAACTGCGGCGTTCTGCCGATATCCACAAGTCACCAACCACTATCTACATCGGCGATCCAGTGCCGAACGAGGAAGAAGAATGAGCACTCCATTCGTAAGCGTCCCAACCGCTAGCCGTGTTTTCTGCAAGTGTCCACTGTGTGAGCAACATGAGTTCGGTGTTAGCCACCTGTTCCACGATGCGGCTAAATCGGAGAAGGGCTTCTATGAAGTGCACTGGAGCTGCAGTCAGTGTCATGCTAAGTTCGACATCCGTATCTTCGCCGATCGACATGTGGAGTTCTCACAGTCCGGTGTGAATGAAGATCCGTTCATCGAGTCGGTCGTGCTGCTGCGGTCGAATACTGGTACCGATGCCCACCCGATCTATGCGGTCGTGCGCACGCGTTCCTTCAAGAAATCCTTGGAGGAAGAGAAAGCAGAACCAGGTAGTTCGGCCATGCATTTCTACTACACCGAAAACACTTGCCCTACCAACTGGTTCCGTGACACAGTTGCATTGATCCAAGACGGTGACGATGACCCGCATGGTTGCTTTGAGTTCCTAGCTGCTCGTTCGGAAGCTGAAGTCATTGCGGCACTGAAGCTTAACTCTGGAGTCGACATGCAGCAGTACGACGAGAAAGACCCGACTGACTTCATCAAAGATAACGTCCGGTTGATCTTCCCTGAACTGTTCGAAGGTGGTGATACCTTCGACGCTGAGCGCGGCTTAGTTGGTATTGAAATCGAAATGCCGAAGGATGGCTCGCTAGGTCGTGGGGCTTCGTCGGTTCTGTTGATTGCACCTAAGGACTAAAGATGTGTAACAATGCTGAGGGTTATGTTTGGACAGCTGCTCAACGTAACCGTCTACGATACGCCTCCTTTAAACGGGAGGCTACTATTCGACAGAAGGTCATGATCAATGGCAAGATCTTCCCTAACCTAACACAAGCTGCTAAGGCTTTGGGTGTAAGTGCCAAGACCGTGAAGCGTTGGGCTACTGAAGGTATCCCTGCACAGTCTGCTCGAAATGGCGATGTGTCCAAAGAACTGCTGGCTTCGATAAAACTAATCCAAATGGTAGATGAGGTTAATCCCAATGCGATCCCGGGTTCGGCGCTACAATAAGCTCAGGCTATTGCTTGGGTGGCTTTATGTGGTTGGTTTCTGTATTGCCATCGGTGCAACACGACCGCTGGTCTACGCTTGGCAATACTGGCAAGGTTGGCGCTTACGTACATTGGCTGATGAAGCTACGGTGTTGTCACTTGCCCGTACTTACAACCGTCAACTGTATCCCACGATACAGGGTTTTGTTAGTTCGTTCTTCCTAGGTGGTGCTCACTTTACTTACATGAGACTACCGTGTTGGCAACCCGGACTAAACAAAACAGTTATCTCAAGTGGTTCGTTCAAGCTTGTCATTATATCTCACCTTTGAGGGGAAACGTATGTCCTGGGTTACTAGCGAAGCAGTTAACCGTTTGAGTGAAGTATTCGTTCGTGGTGTGGTCAGTGGTGACATGGCCGATAAAGGGGTTGAAGACGTACTGATCATGTTGATGGTTAACGCCATCGTGGGTCTGCCCGACAAGATGGTACGTAGCAACATCGTCATCGGTCGTAAACCACTTCCTGAGGGAGCGCTATACGAGATCCACATGTTGGAACGCGGTCAGGAACGTGAATTGCCTTCTGTCGTTACTGTCAAGATGACCGCCAAGTCCACAGTCGAGGAATTCTGGTACGGTACAGAGCGACCGGCTAACTACGACTACGTGGTGATGATGGCTAACCATACGGCGTTCTTGTACGACATCTTCTACGTCTACGAGCAATTGTTCAACGTGGACCTCGTCCGCGGTAAGTGGTAACAAGCGACATAAAACCCCTCCCGTAACTGGGAGGGGCTTATGCCGTTTTTCTTTTTACGTGCGGTACACGGACAGTGCAGTTGTTGCCAAATGCAGGTCAGTGTCGTAGGTGCGTTTAATCCAGCGGATGAACAGCAACTCACCATTGGCCAAATCGTTGTTGACGATCTGATCTTTGTTCCAGTCCCCTACTGGGAACTCGTAAGCGTTGTTCATGAACTGCAGGATGAAGTGAGTCGGTTGCGGCGCATCTTCCTCGACTTCGATGTTGAACAGTGGTTCGGCAGCGTAGTACATCTGATTCAGCCAATTCGCCATGGTGGTGTTACCCATGCCGAGGTTCAGCTTCCAGTTGTTCACGCTGACGTAACGCATGCTGGCGATCATGCTGCGACCATAGCCTGCGGTTTGGTTCGGGGTGAACAGGATTTCCCAGTTCGCCGGTTGGTTGTCACCGCTGTTGAGCAACGCGATGCGCATGGTCTGCACATGACGGTACTGAGCGAAGCGACCATCGACCTTGTTGATGTCGATTGCCACGGTGATTTCCTGAACCACACCGTAAGACTTCGGATCGAACGGATTGGAGTTGGTGCCCAACTCGACGTACGGAGTGACGTTGTAGAACGTCTGACGATCGAGGTTGTACATCCAGTACTCCATCCGGTAGCCCAGTGCAGCACTGACCCAGATCGGATAGCCGAACAGTTTGATTTCGTAAGCACCATCAGCTGCCACAGTACGTGCACTGTAATCAACCGACAGGGTGCGGTTCAACGAAGGCACCATGTTGAAGCTGACTTCATCGTCAGCCAGTTGATAGTTCAGAACCATCGGGAACTGCTGGCCGATCTCGGTAGCGATGTAGTTACGCAGGCCGAACAGAGTGAACTGTCCACCGTTAACCGACTGACGCGAGATCGTGCCATCGCTGTAGGTAACGATCGCAGTCAACGGCAAGGATTCTACCGTAACGTTGAGCGGGAAGCCTACAACTTGTGGATCAGCCGAGGAGATGAACGGCGAGTCCAGATGGATGCCCTGTACGTAACGCTTGCTAGCGTCAGCACGACGGATCGCTTTGGAGTTCTGGATCAACAGTTGAGCTTGGGATACCGGAGTGCCTTGCTCACCGTAGAACACCACAGTAACGAGCTGACCATTGTCAAACGCTTCCATGGTGTACCCAGGCGCTGGCGCTTTAGCCGGCTTGCTGGTCACCGGGTCGTAGATCTCTTCGATTGGCACGGCGGTCCCGAGGAACGTCCCCGATGGATCGTACATAGCCGAGATCACCTTACCGAACTCTTCCGAGATGTCAGCACCCAAGAAGACTTGGTAATGCTGCATTTCACGGTGGTAGCTGTGCAGACGGTAATCTGGGGTCAGCGTGTGCGGAGTAACCGAGGTATCCAAGAACATCCGGAAAGATTCCGAACTGTAACCAGGACCTACGGCAACCAGTTTCGCATCAGCATCGCCATCAGAATCAACCGGTGGCTTCCATGGTACCAACACCGAATAACCGGTGGTGATGTCCACATCCACTACACGGAAGTAACCTTGGGCCCAGTCCAAGATCTTGTCGTCTTTGTTCGGTACCCATTTGCCGTCGCTACCTGGGGCAACGATTTCCCAGCGGCCAAACTCGCGATAGCCCCGCTCGGGGTCGCGATAAACAGAATCATCAAAAGCCATGGTTTATATCCCGTTGTCAACGAAGACAAACACTGAGACATCTGGAGGTACCTGGAGGTACGTCTTCAATGCCCGTTTCAAGAAGTTGTAGCGTTCGATTGGTAGCCCCACCGGAGCCCCTTTCCAATGCGGGTAAACCTGCACATGGTTTTCGTTGTATGCTCGGTTAGCCAGATCGTGTTCCAACAACCATTCGTAGCTAGCCAGCCACGTACGGATATCGGCTTCACTGTAGTGATCCATAATCCCTGGAGGATTCAGATACCCAGCTTTCAGGTCATGTACCAGCTTGTTGGCAAAGCACGACACCACAGCGTATTGCCGGGTAATCGTGTCGACTGGTCCACGCACACGTTTCGGATACAGGTTGCCCATGTAAGCACCCACCGCAGCATCTTTAGCATTGTCCTCATCCCGGGCCTTACAGTCGTAGATGTAGACATCGCGGAACACCATCGGTGGAGTCTGGATGCTGTACGGTGCACCGTTACGCTCATCGGTAACCAACACCGTGCCCCACTCCTCTTCGAAATGCAGAGTAGCCGGATCGCGGTAGTGACCATCGATGATGATCCGTTGGACCTTGTGAGTGTGCAGGTTGTAGGTTGCATCGTTAGACAGCAGACCGTACTCGATGAACCCGAACTCCGATTGAACCGGACGGGTCAGATCACCTTCACACATGCCGTAACCACGCACGAGGATATCCTGCATTGCCGTAGCATTCAGGTATTCCATGTTGTGGATCACGATCTCAGGCCACTTGACGGTGTAGTCAAGGTCTTCAATAAGCGGACGTTTGTTGAGGAAGATATCGAGCTGAGCGAATGGTACTTCCAGCAGCTTGTATTGATCCAAGCCCTGGTGGGTTTCATAGCTCGCCACACTGAAGCGCAACTGACCCGCGTCCTTATTAAGGCTCAGGGTGTAGTTGAGGAAGGCGTCGTCTTGACGAACGCAGCCATACCACTGGGTTTCGTCATACGACCACACCCAACGAGGGGTAGGTCCAGACTCATCCATGTAGCCCCAATCGATGCGGTTCGGTAGATCCGTGATATCAAGCCAGCCACCCTGCTGTATCCCCGCGTACAGTGCAACCACGTAGATACGGTAGTTGTAGCCATCCTTGAGTGTGACAGGAGTTTTGTCGTAAACCGTGTTCAGGGAGTTCCCACCCTTACCGACGATTGCTTCAACCCGCACTGCCGCAGTATTACGAACTGGATAACGACGACCCGCCGCATGATAGTGGTATTCCAGCATGACCCCAGCGGCATCGAACTCATACACCGTGGCATTATACCAGTAGGCATAAGCAAGCTCAGCTTCACGACGACCGCCGTTGTTAGCTACCAGAGCAGGGGTTTTAGCCAGAATGCTAGCAGCAGCGTGATAACCAAACACAGCCCCAGCAAACTCTTGCGCAGCACTCTTCTGTTCTGTGGTGACGTCCGGATCCATGTAACCGATCGGTACGACCTGGGATTGTGGCGCACCCATGAACTTGACGTAGGCCGCCTTCTCCAAGTTAGCCGCTTTCCACAAGGCCAAGGACGAGTTCACCCCAGTCATTGCAGCCACTACCCGAGCATCCGACATCCGGTAGAGCTCATGGATACGAGACGCTTCCGGTTGGAGTGGACGGTCATAACCAGACTGACGGAAATACACCCGCAGTTTGAGTTCAGACAGACTGGTCCACTTGTCTTCGGTGAACTTGGTCGCATCGATGATAAAGCGTGGATCGGTTGGGTGGTTCTGCATGAAGCTGTTCAGCCGTTCCACTGGGACCGAGTAGTCCTTGTGAGTCAGCTGGCGCACCCAGTTACCTTCGTTACGATGGTAAGTCGCCCCGAGGAACCGTCCATTGCCACCACCTTCCTTAATAAGGAAGATATCCAGGTCGTCGTAGAACTTGATCGACTTAACCGTTGGATCGTTGTAGTGGATGAGGAACTTGTTCTCGTTGTCCAACGTCGACAGGAACGTTGGGATGCTACTCAACGGAAAGTCAATGTACTTATCGATCGACGAATCGATGATCAGTTCCATCGCATCGCCCGGTGAGCAGTTCATCAAGCTCAAGGCATTACTGAAGCGACCGTTGACGTAGTAATACGGCGTGCGCCCTGGCCGTGCTGTAACCGCTTGGTTCATGGCGATCTGCAGTGCAACTACTTCCTGAGTCGACTTCGGGGTACCACCCATCACGAACACGTACTTACGTGCCGCATCGGTCGAACGCTCGGAATCGAAATAGGCGTTATTGTAAAAGCGCAGATAAACGTCTTGCAGATCCAGCGTGTGCACCCGTTCGTTGATCTTGACGGCAACGATCAGGTTCTTGGTCTTGGTCAGCAACAGGTGAACGTTGTGACGTGGGAACTGAATCCCGTTGTTCAGGTACAGCTCCGAATACAACGCTGTCTCGTTGGCGATATCAGCCAACGACATCCAGTCATTGTAACGCTTCGGAATACCCAGTAGCGTCGGCTCTACTTTGCCGATCTGGTAGATCTGGTAATAATCGCGCTCGGTCGGCAGTAGGTACCGTTCGAAGTCGACAGTGTAGGCTGTGTGCACACCAGAGCGAGGGGATAGCCGCACGAGACGATACACGTGCTGCCGGTCCATCGATGGGTTACACCAAACCGTACTGATCGCATGGCGCAGAAGGTACTCGTTCATTTAGGCTACCTGTGAACTGAGGTGACAAATTATACTGGCATGCTTAGTTAAAGCTCATAACATCGAGTGCTATGCTATCAAGACATAAAGCCCTCCCCTTTCACGGGGGAGGGTATATGCCGCGTTGTGTGAAATTATTTGAACTGTTCTGCGACTTGGCGGTAGACCAGATCCGTGAACGTTTTATGGTCACGGTCACTGCCGGCCGATTTGGCCCGCATGAAGATCGCCGACTTGCGGTAGGACTTGTCCTCCAGCGCACAATAAACCATGGCAATAAAGGTAGGCAAGTGTTCCAGTGCCACACCAATGTTCTCACGATAGTTGACACCGCTGAAGCTACCAGCAACCAACAGCCAGATGTCCGGGAACTTCAGCTTACCCATGCGAATGGTGCCGAGGTCTTCCGAGACAGTACGGGCCAAGTCATCGAAGGTAGCCAGTGACTTGATCGTGTCAGCCACTTCCATTACCGTACGCAGGTCTGCCTTGGTAACCCGTTGCACGATGTTCGCCATTTCCAGGCGAGCTTCCGGATCGGTCGCTACCGCGTCGTCCGACATGCCCAGGTAGTAGTAGGCAACCGCAATGCTGACCTTCAGTTCAGCAGCCAAATCCAAGTTGAACTTCTGGCTCAGGGCCAGAGTAATCCAACGAGTAAAGGTGATCATCGGTACATCGCCGAGGCGGCGAATAACTGCTTTATCACCCTTCATCAACTGCAAAGTCAGTGCCCCACGAATGCAGTGGAACATGTAATCGTTTTCAGCAGTTAGACGGTATGTACCTGTACGGCGATCGTATCGCATATACGGTCGACCATCCAGGACAAGCCTGGGTTCCTGATCAGTCCCCAGATTCACATATTGGGTGAAGCCGTTGACGTCCTCGTGTTCTTCGCTTGGGGTAACGAAGTGAAAGTTTTTAATAACGTTACCACCAGGAGTCTCAACCTCAGGGAGAGGAAGATCGATCTGGGCGCGCTTGATCTGGCTGATGATTTTATCAGTTTGATACATGCGTCCTTGGTGGGTATCGTAAGGCATGAGAATCATGCTGCGACTCCATCGTTGGTCGATTAAAAATACATTGGTCACTTAATAGCGCCAATGCTGTTTAATATCTATGGATTGAATTGGGTTAACGCTCATAACATCGAGTCACCGTGCACCACGCCCTCCTAGGAGACAAAAGATGGCATCTATCAACTCGACGCCGCGGATCGTTTACGGCGGCATCAACGACAAGTCCCGTGGGACTCCGTCGCGGGCACCGATCACTTACCCGCAGCACGCGCCTCTGTTGCGCCTGTGGTGTGAAACCGGTACCGACAAAACCGTTTTTCTCGGCAACGAGAACAGCGACTTCAATACCATGTTCGGTGCGCAAACGCTGGCTCGTCGTGGTAAGTTCTTTAACCTGCAATCGCTGCTGGCAGAAACCCTGCTCGGCGCCGGTAACGGTTTCTTCGTTAAGCGCCTGATTCCTCAGGATGCCAAGAAGTCCCGTTTGATCGTAGGTCTGGAAATCGTTCGTGACGATATCCCGGCTCTGCTGGAGCGCCTGTCGGGCTTCAACTACAACGGTCAGATCCCGGCTCAGAACGCTGATCCACTGCCTCCTATCGATGGCCTGCGCGCACGTATTGTCGTCGTGCCAGCTACCGGTGAGCCAGGTACTGCCGAAGTTATGCCCGGCACCCTGTTGGCGGAGAAGGATGGCACTCAAGCTGACATCTATCCACTGTTCGAATTGCCTGCCTCGTACTTCGGTGCCAGCGGTAACAACCTGGGCATCCGTGTCTGGGCTCCGAACGACAAGACCAACGAAGTCTGGGACGAGGCTACGGCCGAGACCTTCAAGACCCGTATGTTCCGCATGCAGTTCATGCAGAAAGTCGCCAACACCAACATCCCGGCCATCGTGCTGACGGCGTTCGGTGAAGACTACGTTGATGTGTGCTTCACTCCTGGTGCGTACAGCGCTACCACGGACAAAGAGTACTACCTCGGCGACACGCTGATCAAAGCCTACAGCGACGACGGTATCGAGTCGGGCCTCGCGCCTCTGACTTCCCCGTTCAGCAAGGTCTACGTCTACGACGAGCACATCAAAACTGTGCAAGACCTGATCTACGCTCGTGAACTGGCCAACAACCCAGCTCTCGCAGCGAGCGTTACCCAGTCGAGCCAGATCGATTTCCTGACCGGCACTGGCACCGACGGCGACCTGTACCAATCCTTGTACCTCCTGGGTGCTCTGGATGGCGGTATCGTGTTGGGCGACGGCACCACCGTTTACGCTAAAGGCGGCGAAGACGGCACCATGACCCACGCTGCTTATGAAGAGCTGGTGACTGTTGAAAACACCGCGTTCGGCCAACTGGGCGATCTGTACGAGAACACCGCGCTGTATCAGTTCTCGCACATTTACGACACCGGTCTGTCGATGGAAGGCAAGTTCGCAATGATGAACGTGCTGGGCCAACGTCGTGACCTGAAGACCATCTTCACTACCTACGTCGAATCCGAACAGCGTGCCCCGACTCTGTCGGAAGAGCTGTCTCGCGGCCAGGTTCTGATGACCCGTCTGAAGGCCTATCCGGAATCGACTCTCTACGGCACCGGCATCTGCCGCGCCGAAGTCATCTATCAGACCGGTGAGCTGATGGGTGGTGGTTACAGCAAGCCTGTGCCACAGATCATCGACTACGCGAACAACTGGGCGAAGTTTGCTGGTGCTGGCACCGGTATCCTGCTCGATGGCGCTGACATCGATATCGACCCGAACAACATGGTCACCTTGGTGAAGAACCTGAACGTGCCGTACTTCCCGGCCCGTGCTCAGTCCAACGCCTGGGAATCCGGTGGTACCTACTCGTTGACGTACGACACGCGTAGCAACTACTACCCTTGCGTGCGTTCGGTTTACCAGGACGAGACTTCGGTTCTCCTGTCGCCGATCACCACCAACATCGCCTGCGACATCGTGCGCCAGATCATCCGCATTCACCAGAAGTTCTCTGGTAACGCGAAGCTCACCAAAGAGCAGCTGATCGAGCGTTCCGACAAGGAGATCCTGCGTATTGTTGAAGGTCGTTACGCTGGCCGGGTGCAGATCCGTCCAGAGACTTACATCAACGATGCCGATGCCAACAATGGTGTGACCTGGCACTGTAAAGTGCGGTTGTACGCGAACAACCCTCGCACCACCATGTTCTTCGAACTCGAAACCTATCGCATGGACGCCCTGGCCGAGTAATCGGCCAGTTCGTTCTTCACAAGGGTAAATACCAATGGATCGTTACAGCAGTCCGTTTATCGGTCAGAACGGTTATGGCCGGGGCCAGTCCCCGGGCACTATCAACCTGGCTCAAGCCGGTACCCACACCATGGCACCGGATCTGGCGAACATCGCCAGTAACACACCACTCGTCGCACGGAACCTGGTACCGTTCCTCATCGAGCCGCCACGGTTCTTTGAATTCTTGCCGAACCGCGAACTGGCAGTCCGCTGCCTGAAAGCGTTCATCGAGAAGCACACCCGCACCATCAACGGTCTGAACCAGCAGATCTCGGTCGACACTGCCGATAACCCCTACGGTGGTTCCGGTGAAGCGATCAAGGTTGCGACCAACGTTACCCGTGCCCAGTCGAACCCAACCTTCGGTGGTTGGGAACTGCAAGGCCGCGCGGTTACCCGCTTCATCAAGTGGTGGATCCAGTACGGTATTGGTGACGAAAACACCAAGATCCCTCTGGTGGTAGCCGATGGTGCAGTACGGGCCGATCAGTATGATGCATCGTTCTACGGTGCTACCATCCTGTTCGTTGAACCGGACGCGTCCTTCTCCGAGCCGATCTCGGCTTGGTTGGGTACCAACATGTTCCCTCTGGCGACCCCGCCTTGGGAAGGTCGTAAGGATGCTGGCCAGTTGGGTCAGAACCTGGAGTTCGATATCGAGTTCTCCATGGTCTCCGACGTTTCTGTGGGCACTACCATCTTCGCTCGCGAAATGATGCGCTCCCTGAACCTGCGTGGCATGAACCCGAACGATCGTCGTCTGTGGTTCACCGGCGTTAGCGCCGACGTGGCAGCTGCTCAGAATGGCCTGCAACAGCAGCTCACTGAAGGCGCTGCTGCTCGTCAGAACGTTGGTTAAGGAGTAATCCTTAATGGCAGCCGTGTTGAATCAACCTACCTCCACAGCCGGGACTCCGGCACCCGCACAGGCAACTGAGCGAAAGGCCCAGGGTCAACTGGTGTCCACCGGAGTCGCGGCTGCTCTCAACGGACTGGCTGGTGGTCTAGAGCAAGCTGCTAAAGAGCGTGCACTGGACAACCTGTAAAAACATACTGCCCTCCTCGATATGAGGAGGGCTTTATGCTGTCCACTGCATTTAGTCTGAGACCTATATCACTGAAGAGATAAACCACCCAATCTAAGGAAGTGTTATGTTCAAGTCTCTACTGGTTGTCATGCTATCTCTGTTCGCGATCTCGGCCTTTGCTGATACCGACGAGGAGATGTACAAGAATAGCTACATGGTCATGTGCGAAGGTTACGTGTGCCAAGACCTGCGCAACAATGAATGGTTCCCAGTGGCCGATACTGAAGAACCACAGTACGGCTACGTGTTGCACTTCACCAAAGACTACACCGATGTGGAAGTACTCAAAGCCACGCCTTACATCCTAGAGCGACTTCGCGGGGAGCAGTAATGTCTAAAGTACACCAGTTGACACCAAAGCACGTTGAGGGTGTGGACTCGATGGGTAACCCCTTCGTGATCCACTTGTTGGGTTTTATGCCGTCCAATCTGGGTAGTCTGGCGGAACTGCCTAACGTCTACCTGTACGAGCCCGAAAGCCAGTTCCACTTCTTCTTGCGGTTTGAGTTCGTTGGTGACATTAACACCACTCGGACTTTTATCAACAACTATGAGTTGGACATCCTGACCAGCATGTATTGCGCTTTGATCAAAGCGCATATCCGTGATGCCGGGTTCAGTCTGCCTGAGCAAGTGGTGATCAGTGACGTACACCAAATGCTACTCACCTTCCGGGATTCTGGCGTGTGTCATTCTTACGGGTGGTTGTACCGTGGGATGTCGCAAAGCTTTATCTTCGAGATGGGTGCAGTGTTCTTCCATGTCTATCGTGAAGAGAAGGCCGATCGTTGGTCTATCCCAATCGAGGTCAATGGCGTACGTCATCAGATCTACTTGATCACCAGTCCTACGAAAGTACGGCTGGATCCACAGACGGTGTTTGAAGGTAACGCCCAAGCGTACAGCGAACTCGAAGATTGGTTTAACAAGACCGTCAACGAATCGCCGTATACCCGGGCTGAGTTTGTAATGGTGCGGTAGACGGCATAAGGGGAGGCTAGGCCTCCCCAGTGCTTTTTCTTTTTAGCGTTTGGTGTAGTAATCTTTCGTCATCGCACGCAGCACGATATACAGAAGGGTCCCGGTTCGCACAGCTGCGATCTGGGCCTCGTATTTATTCCGTCCCGTGGCTTGACGCACCAGCTTCTCAGCTTCAGTACGCAACAGCATTACCGATGGGTCGGTGGAACGCGAGGCTGTCAACAGTGCTTTGAGTTTGGCGATGTTGGTAGCAAGGTCATTACGCTGAACCGAAGGTAGACGGTTTACATAAAGGTGATCGAAGGAGTAGAGCAGCACTTCCTTAACGATCTCTTGCAGGTAGTTCTGATGCGGGGCGAAGTAGTTGTTCGACATGTAACGCAGTGTCGTAACCAACAATGGCTTCGGCATCGTGTTCATACCCGACGCTACGACGTCTACAAGCTCGTCTCGGATGAAGTTGCGCTCAGATGGGATAATGTCATTGATGTACCGCATAAACGACGCATAGCCGTTCTTACGGTCTTTGAGCACCATCTCACCATCAGCGTTGATCGTGGTATCTGACGTGGTCTTCACTCGCACGCCAGTGTCACTGAAGTGTTTGTGGATCGCGTAGATCTTCTTGATCAATTCACGGATACGAGATTGGGTATCGGTAACCGTACGGATCAACATGCCGTCTGGCTGGAAGTCCTGCAGGCAACGATAGTAGATCGACTTGGCCGACACAATGTCTTCAGCACGAGCACGGATCAAATCACGCCACGAACCATAACGACGAATGTCGAAACGACCGTTGAGGGCGAGGTAGGTCGCTGTCGCAACCTCTTTGTCTGCTGGGTACTGGAACCGCTTCACCAACAACGAGGTGATAAAGCGATAGTGTAGAACCATGTACGCATGCACCATAGCCTCATGGCGCAACGATTGGGCAACACCCGTGGCTTTCATCAACCGATGGACGATGTAGGCTGGTGTGTAGTTGAAGGCGTCACTCATGACGTTGAATTCATGGTTGATCGCATCGATCTTACGGAAGTCCGCAAGAAACAGATCTTCGTCGACTTCCAGTACGTCTTCGTACCAGCTGTCTCGGTCACTGTCAAAGAATTTGACGGGGTTAACCCCCAGGAGAACACCACCAAAGAAAGCAGAGTGGTCTTCATTACGGTTCATGAAACGGATGGAGTACTGAATCACCCGCTTACAGAACTCGGCATCGAATTTAACGTGATCGAATTGACGATCAAATACCTCTTTAATCGTAACGCCCATGTCCCTGTACCGGTTGGGTTAAAAGTTCACAAGATTGAGCAGTCTCAAAAACAATACAAACCTAGATTATCCTCATGTTAAACAATCCACGCGAGGGCTTGATTATGGATCTCTTCGATCTGGAACGTGAAGTAGCTGAACAAGAGAATGTACGCATTGCATTCATCCACCCCGAAAAGGACTTGGTGTTGACCAATTCCTATCGAACCCTGCATCCAGTTGCCTTGCCCGATGGCGCTGACGACAGCATGTTGGTAGACCGTGTTATTGACGTGGTGGGTCACGGTCGTCCATTCATGCTGTTGCTGGAAAACGAAGCCACTGTCTTCAATACCAAAACAGCACCACAAAAACAACTCAACTAAGTAAGGGTTTCACATGGCTGATAGCAAGCGGATTTTGATTCCATGGTCGGGTGGTGCCGACTCTACGTTGTTGATCGCCGAAGCACTACGTGCCAAAGATCGCATTTGGTACTGTACCTTCGAAGCGGGCCAACCTAATACCCAGATCATGGCAGAAGCAGTAGCTCGGGAAAAGTTAGAGGAACGGCTCAAGCGGCGTTTCGCTGAAGCGCCAGAGATGCACCTACACCGGAGCAAACTGGTGTTGGATACCAGCGGTACCAACTTGCCGATGAAACAGCTTCCAGCATGGTTCATGCACTTGATCACCATGGTTGCTGACAAAAGTGGTCAGTTCTATTTCGATGAGATCCATCTGGGTTACTTGCTCAACGATGATGCTGCCTATTCGCTTAGCAATTTGAAGTTAGCTTGGCACCACATGTGTCTGGCTGTCTACGGGATTGACCGTGATCCACCGAAGCTGATGTTCCCATTGCTGCGTTATCGCAAAGGGCAAGTGTTGGCTGAGTTAACTCAATTGGGTCTGATCGACCTGATTTCGATCTGTGAGCTACCCCAGCTCTATGACGACGGTTGGCGTCAGTGTAACGAATGTCCATCCTGCCATAAACACAACACCGCCAAGGCCGTAGACGATCTGCACAATGGCATGCGCTGGCGTGGTGACTTGTTGGTTGATTACGATCACCGTACTAAACCGAATCCTGAACTGGTTGATGAAAGTCAACTTACCGAATACCCACTCGAAAAGGAAGCTACCTGTGAACAAACGTCTTAACGTAATGACCACCCTGGGCCAACTGCTGTCGATGCATATCGCTGACTACGCACGTGGTCGTGCTGGCCGCGCCCCCAAGCTGTCGATCCATGGCAAGCAGCAGAACATCAAGATGCAGTTCCAGATCCATGAGAAAGTCGTGGGTGAGTTGGTACTGGTCTGCCCGAAGAACGACCCGGATCCAGAGAACTACGTCGGCCGCTTCGGGAACTGGGATGTGACGCTGCCTGAGACCGAGGACTGGGCACATGCGATCCGTAAGCTGCCACATGCCAAGCGTCAGGAACAGCGTGACTACTGGGCAGCTATGGACATCCTGTACATGATGGCCATGGTGGGCTTTAAGGTCGTTACCTTCGACGGTAAGAACAGTCACATCCATGCGGCTGGTGTATTGGCACCGGGTGGCGCTGAAGGCTATGGTCGTTTCCATTTCAACTTCAACGTAACTACGGCGTATGACTCACACCGCAACTTCTACGGTCAACACGGTGGTGCAATGCCTGTCCTACCGGATCACCTGAAGACGGATGAAGACCGTCAGGCTGAGATCAGTGCGGCGCTGCAGGATCCATCGACAGAAGTCGTACGAGTTGTACCTGGTGTTGAAGCTATTCACACCATCCGTGGTCGTGAGACCGGTGTGGTAACATTCGGCGCAATGGACCAGGTGACGCCTGAAGAAGCAATCCAGATCCAACAGGCGATTGCCACCGGTGGTTCTTATGAGGGTACCAAGAATGAACCAGCCTGATCCATGCCAACTCACCAGAGCGCATCTCGACCAGTTCATGGACAAGCTGGCTGCACGTGCTCCATTCCGTAAAAGCATTGTGGTACCACGTGACGATGGTCGTCGCGGTAAGGTGTTCCGCACCCAATGCGATGGCATCGAGATGGTGATGCCCTTACCACCAGGTGAGTACGTGGAACAACCGCCCGAATGGCAAGGATCAGTACCGCATCCAAAGGCTATGTACTACGACCCGCGATCGTTCGGTACTGCGCCGTACGAACCTGACCTAATCAGTCATATCGACGTGGTCGATGCGGCTGGTAACCGGGTAGATGTTGCTGCTGTACCGCAGCGCTATTTGATTGCCGAGTTCGAATCCGCGCCGCGCGCCGCGTCCGAAGTTTTGGCTAAGGGCGATGAGTAGCGCTTCGCTAATGTGAGTGTTTCCTTAAACACTTATCCATTACCAAGGGTTTCTGTTCTTTAGGGATTGACAGAATAAAGACAGAGGGGGTAAACCCCTCTGATCTTATTTTGTTTTTTGATTTAAAGAGAAAATAAAAATACTAGATATATAGATTAATTGGGGGAGGGAGCCGGTTAGGCGACCGACTCCCAATTAATATCCTTATTCTTTAGTAATAACCCCCCTCCCCCTGTTTGGGGGGTCTTATTCCGTGTTGGGGTAAATCCACGAGTGAGTGACAAAACACTCACCGTGTTAATCTCATACGGCAAAAAACCCTTCCCGAAGGAAGGGCTAGCTTTCGCTACAGATGGGTGCCCTGACAAATGGATACCCGATTCCCAACCAAAGGAACATATCATTAAGGATTCGCTATGCAAACGTGTGTTGTAGCCATCGTGGGTTTGGAGTTCACCGATAACTTCCGTCATCTGCCGCCAGTATTCGAAAAGCAACTCGGTGACGAAGACGTGCGCTTTCTGATCCACTCGACTCCGGTGACAGAACAACACAACGGTCGCTTGGTGTGCAACTACGATCTACTGCTGGACGTGGGTTATGAAACCGCTCATCCGAAAGCGGACTACGTTTCCAAACGTTTGAGCAAGACCGATCAAGCCATTGAACTGGCGAGCATCGCTGCTGAGATCGGTGCACGGCATTTCGTTCCAGTTCCGGTACTGAGCAAGAAACCCAACCCGACCAATATCTACGACATGCTGCACATGCCACCGCTGGTGCTCATCAAGCCAACCGATGGGGCACGTGGTGTGGGACACATTGTGTTCGATAACACCAAAGCGAGTATGTTCAGGTTCTTGAACGAGTTGCGTAACCGTAGCCCAGAAGGTACGGTTGAGGAAGTCTTGGCCAAATACGCTGACGCCATCGAGCTCCACAATGGAACCTCGAACTATCCTGGCGAAGCGGCCTACATGTTGACCAGCCAATCGCTGATGGTCACTGGCTTGATCCGTGGCATCACCCAAGAAGTTCGTGTGGTTACCAATGCACATAGCGAAGCGACGTTGGTCAAAGTACGTGAGCGTAAGAGCAACGTAGATCCAGCGTACGACAAGCAAGGTAAGTACGAACAAGCCACCGGCGCTAATCGTGATAACGACAGCCTGTACTACGACCTCGATAGCGTGATTGCTAACGTCGATGTGTTGGCTGAAGTCAAAGCAATGCTCAAGCGACTGCCACCTCTGAACTCGGTGGACCTGTTCTTCAATGAGCGGGGTTGGGGTATCTTCGAATACTGCAACCAGTTTGGTACCGAAGCCTTCGAGATCGATGACTCGGTCAATCTACACACCAACCTGTTGGCGTCATTGTACCTGAAGAAATTCAAACCAGAATAAGAACTATATCACTGACCTGAATAATCCTACGCTAGGGACATAGCGAATAACTTTCCAACAACGGGACTTTACTCATGCAGCAAAAATCCGAATTCCCTTTCGACGACCTTACCATGGAATCCGAACACGAAGTCTCGCGGGTCATCCGCTACTTCACGCTTCCCGGCATTGAACGTTGGGATGATCCCCAAACGGTCGAACACCACCTGCAGCAAACCAGCGGTGACTTCGCCTTGTTCTTCGCTACAGACGAACACCGGATCCCACGCATTGTCGTGGTCTTCGAAACCGGCTTCACTTTCAACTTCTACCTGTACCAAGTTGGTATCTCGCAGGATGATGCCGTGCGCTTGTTTAACGAGTTCATCGAAAAGAACACCGATGCCGTTTGCGAGTTCATGCTCGAACATCCCCTGTGGTTGGCCGCTTAATCCCCCTTTTCTACCTGGAGTAAAACCATGCAACAAGCACAATTGCCAGCAGTACCAAAACTCGCCATCTTCTGTGCCGGTGCTTTCGGTATCACCACGGGCCTGCGTCAGCCTCAGAATGCTGATACCCGGGTTACCTACATCGACACCAGCGAAGCCAACCTGACCAGCGACATCGACGACGCCAAGTGCTACCGCATTCCAATGCCACCGGAAGCCGATGGTCGTGTAGTACGTGGCGGTGGTGGTCAAGATCGTCGCCGTACGGCCAAAGCGGCAATGCCACACATCGCTCCGATCCTGGAGCGTTTCGTGCCTGGCGCATTCAACCTGCTGGTGTTCTCGTGCTCGGGTGCATCCGGTTCGGTTATCTGCTCGTTGCTGGCTCGTCAACTGTCGGCCGCTGACCACAGCTTCCTGCTGCTGTGCGTTGGCGAAACCACCACCACGAAATACCTGACCAACACCCGGGATACCTGGAAAGGTCTGGAGAACATGGCGCTGTCGACTGGCCGCCCATTCGTGATGTCCTACCACCACAACCGTCAAGGCGTGCCACAATCGGCCGTGGACCAAGATGTCGACTTCGTGATCGAAGCCGTCACCGCCCTGACCTGCCAGTTCAACAAAGACCTGGACGCCAGCGACATCCACAACGCCCTGAACTTCAACAACGTGACCTCGGTGCCACCACAACTGGCCACCATCTCGATCAGCGACAATCGCAAGACTGCCGCCGCCGTCATGGAACCGATCACCCAACTGTCGCTCTACTGCGATCGCGACGAAGCCAGCGTCATCGGCACGCCGCATTACAGCAAGTTCGGCTACCCACAAGAACCACTGGTCAGCGCTTTCGATCAGCTGCACTTCATCGTCAACACCATCTCGGTCGACGAGATCAGCAAAGATCTGCGTGAAGCCGAAACCGTGCAACAACAAGCTCACGGCAACTATCGCAAGCGCGCTGCGCTGGTGAATGTCCGTGATGACGAAGTGACCGCCGACGGCCTGGTTCTGTCTTAAGTCACACGCCTAAAGATGGGGTGCCTTCGGGCACCCTTATCTTGTGGTAAATCCAATACCAAACTTTTTCTTTTTCTAATGGAGATGAAGCTATCGCATTTACACCCTGAGGAGTTACCAGATGGGGAAATCATTAACCAAGCAAATGGATGAGTTACTCGCCGATGACTTAGCGCTAGACCTCTTCCAGTTTACGGTGACCATTAAACACACATTGAAGCTTACTCGTGTGATCACGGGCTTCGTCTTTGCCTACAGTAAAGACAACCAGATCTACTACGACATGGTCCCATTGGTTTACGAACGCAATGGCATGCGAATCAAACTCCCCAAGTTTGCGATGCCCCCTGTGGTGAAGCAACGTATAGCCAAACATCAGTACCAGCGCTGGTATGTTTACAGTGACACGGTACTCTATCCACTCCAAACGGCAAAACCCAATGTGCTCGAAGAATCCTTTATATTCACGGTAGACGATAACCCGTACTACCAAACACAAACCGCGTATCAAGAGGAAACGATGTTCCTACGCAAGAAAGCATTGATGCATTGCCGACCCTTGAAGCCCGGATGGGGTGTTACATTGCGACGTAAACAAGTTGTAGAAAAGCTGGAACCAGCATAGACCCCTCCCAGTGCCGGGAGGGGCTTATGTCGTTTTTTATTTCTGTGCTGGATCATTGGGTACGAGATAGAAGCGATAGGTCTCTTCAATCAAACCTTCCCGTGATGGATGTGGATCCCAGTAGAGTGCATCACCTGACATCACCACACAATGGATCGATCCCCGTGGAGAAGGACCCGATGCAATACTGAGCATGCCATCGTTGTGGGTATAACGCAGCGACAGGTGGTTATCCTCAAGCCAGTCTTCCACACGATCCCAGAACACCTCTGCCGAACAACCATCGTGATGGAAGTGCGGTACATCAGCCATCGGTCGATTCAGGTAAGTAGCAATACAAGCCTGCAGACAGTTCCCGAAGCGACCATTAGCTGGATCATGCAAGATGGACTGGTCGTGCATTTAGATAGCCCCTACCATAGTGCGCAGTGTGCGACGGCGGGATTCTGGATCGTTGAAGTTCTGTGCCACGTTCTTCCACTTCTTCAGCGCCAGCTTGTAGTCTTCCAACGCGGAGGACCATTCATTGACGGCATCACCGAACACGCCGAGCTCTTGACCACCCGACAGGAACGCTTGACCGATCTTGACGCGATAGGTGTTGAAGATGTAAGCCTTGGTCGCCAGTACACAGAGTTCAGCAAAGTCCAAGATCGCTTGTGGGCGAATAAAGGTCAGCGCTTCATCGTTACCCAGACGGCAGCGCAAGAACGCAGCAGTATAAGGCAAGTAGGTGTACTTGACGATGAACGTGTTGTGGTTGATCAGGTTGATGTAGGAAGTAGCAGCTGGTGGAGTGCGCAGTGCCGAGTCGAGCACCTTACGCATTTCACCACCCATGGCCGATTCAGGGTAACGCATCACACCCGAGGCTACGCTGTAACCCAAGATGCCGAAGTGCACCGAGTAGATCTGACGGATCGGACGGTTCTGGGTGAGCTCTTCCGGGATGTGGTACATCACGGTGTATTGATCGATGTACTCGCTGGTGACTTGACCGTCCAAAGGGATGTATGCCTCGGTGCCACCTACGATGTCCATGTCCACCAAAACCTTAGCATCGATGATCGCTTCTTGTAGGCGAGTCCGCATCGAGACCGGGCTGGAGCACATGTAAAAATCAGCCTGAGTAAAGAAGGCCTTCAAGATTTCTGGAGGGATTTCGAATTCGATGTCATCCAGAGCTTTAACCAATGGGTTCATAAAGCCTCCTAATTTGCCGTGTAAGGCGTTTTAACTAAATAAAGTACCCTCATACCTGATAGTATACTAGAGGGGGCGTATACGTGATCTAAAGGCGTTTCAGAACTACATCATAGACGTAGTTAACCTCGGGAACCACCTATGAACAAACAAAACACGGCGATGTCTTACAAAATAGACATAGCGGCTGTGCTCAACGAGGTGCGCAATGTTCCGCCTACCCTCAATGGGTATCTGGTGGACGCTGATACGTTAGTTGACATATTCATACTGCGCACACTGAACTCATTCGAGGTCTGTACCTATTTCCCAACACCGCCGGTGATAACAGACCCGATCGTTCTGGCATGGATCGACAGCTTAGAATACGCAAAACGATTGTTGTGGCAACTGTCCAAGGTCCCGCCGCAACACTCAGGAACACAGGTTTCGTATATACGTCAAGGCGAAAGCATTTGGCTATTCTACATCATTTAACGGAATGCGAGAAATATGAGCGGTAAACTGTTCAGCCTGAATACCCGTTGCTACATCAGCCTCCTCCTCACTGTATCCGCCAACTACTGCAAACACCATAACGAGATCGCACAATCAGGCCGCATTACTGAACCGTTCCACCGTACCTTGGTCACCCAACCGTTGATCCCATTCGATGCTCAACGCGCCATTGCGTTTATCCATGCCATGGTTAAAGCCGACGTGTCTTCGTTCTTGGCTTATGGCAAAGGCGATACTCAGTCCGACGTCATGGCTGAACTGTTGTTCGGCGAAGGCACTCAGTTGACCGGTGGTATCGGTCAGGTTGTGGATGACTTCATGTCGGTGGAAGAAGTCGATGACATTTATATGGACATCGATGGCCAGCTCTCACGGTTCTTGGAACGTGACACGTGGGCGGTGGTTGACGTCTACGACATGGGCAAGTCGGTCAGCGTAGTCATTCAAGAAGACATGCGTATTAAGGAGTGGAAACAACTGCGTGGGTATCGCAGTACATTCACCCCAACGCTGGAACTTGAACTGTCTGACATGTTCAGCTACCTGCGCACCAAGACCAACCAGACCCTGAAGAAGATCGAAGTAAAGAAAGACGAGGCTACCTTTACTGTGTGGCCGGGTGAACGTCTGGACTTCAAACCGATGTTGCTGGAAATGTTGCTGGTTCGTTATCCGAACCTGCGTACGGATTCCCAGATCGGTGCATCGACTGAACGTACTGCCGCTGGCGGTCCACGTAATGTTGAAATACTGGTGGCTGCAGGTCTGGTGAATAATGGCACTCAGGTTATTGACCTGAATGACCAACAGATCCGTACCGTCAACAACTTCATCGATCGTCTGGTTACGCCGGTCGTAGAATCCTACGCAGTACATCGCTTCATGCAGACGCTGGATCCACTGACTGTTTACACGGTCGAGATCACCAGCGCCGAGAAACTGGTCATCACCCGTCAAGACGACGACGTGGCGACTGTTACACCTGCTGACGACAATGTGCGTTTGAAGGAACTGGCAGAATCCTACCTGCGTGGTGATTTCCTGCCAACCAAGGAACGTGAAGAAGCCGAACGCTACATTCAAGAAAACCAATAACAACGCTGAGCTCTGGGGTGACCCAGGGCTTATGCCCGGGCTACGACCATGAGCAAGTCATTTATCTTCGTATTTGATCCCGAGATCTTATTGCCAGATGGCCTGGCCAAGGAACCTTTTCGTAACAGTGAACACTACTTCCATGCCTTAGCATTCCTAACCAGCACGATCCGTGACTTTAATAGCGGTGTGAGTATCTACCAAGGTGAGGATTACAACGAGAGTATGGATGAATGGTTTACCTCGTACATGGAGAACCACGACCTGTATCACCTAGAGGATGTTCGGGGCAGCATGATGAAGAAAGCCACGCACATGCATAACCTGTTACCAGACGGAATCTTCGAACGGCTAGACATCCATGAGCTTAGACCTCGCGGTGTGTTCTATTCGGGGATCATCCATGACATCGATTACCGTTAGTTTGGAAGCCTCTCATGAGCAGAACCTTCTTAGCGTGTTTCAGCCCGGAAGACCTGCTGCCTAGAGATCCAGTCCTTAGGAAGCAGTATCGCTACGACATGGATTACTTTGACTCCCTAAGCATAGCTGCCGAAGCAATGCGGTTGCGTGCATGGAATCTGACCCATTCTAAAAAACGGACAGACAAACACTACAAAGCGATCGATGATATTGCCCATGGGCAGATCGAAGAACGGGTTGGGTTCAAGTACGTTCACATCGAAGAGATCTTAGCCGAGCGTGGGGAATACATGCAGCGGTTGTTACCGATGGGTGACATCAGCGACATGCGTTTGCATTGTTTACATGAACGTGGTGCCTTTTATACGGGGGTATTGCAATGAAGGAGTTAATCGTCATGCCAATGACCCCCAAGAACAACATGTACGCTATCCGCATCACGGATCTGTTTACCGAACAGGAGATGGCTGTAGCCTTAACCCGGTTCAAGACCCGGCAAGGTGTGATCGAGTTCCTTGTAGACTTTACCGATTACACCTACATCTTCACCCATGATCTTACTGCGAAAGAGGTGGATCTGGGTAAGGTGCCACATGTCTTCGATGCGATTGTCAATGCGGCTCGACGACTGCGTTCGATCATCGGGTTCTCAGACACACGCCAAGTCGACAGCTACCGGCTTACCCGCACAACGGTGTTCATCGTAGTCAGATACGAGGTCCCAACCAATGAACATACTGGTGACCTTTGAATCAAGGTCGTTACAGTTTGGCCTATCCAAGTTTGACGATCATGAATCGGTTAAGGTAGCCATTACGTTGGTACTCCAATGGTTCCTTAACGCGGTGCATAGAAAGCTAACCCCTGACGACGTTATTGATAACATCGCACAGGTGGTTAGCGATACTTACGTTTATGCCGAGTATATGCTTGGCGACAATAGTTTGATCGACAATCGTACTGGGGTAGTGTCAACCCTCAATTATCCAACGGTGCACAGTGAGTCTGATAAAAATTACCGGTTTGGCGAATACAGTACAGCCCATAGCAACTTGTACTGTCGTTACGGTGAAATAGTCGAACACATCGTGCTGAACTACGCACGTCAAGCGATGGGGTTTCTTCAGACCCTAGAGCAAGACAAGCACGGCACCAGCATTCAGTGCTTGGAATACACCGAGCGGTATATAGCTGCCCTCGTGCATTGCCGGAATCTTATCGAGTACAACAATGAATGACATCGTACGTACTGCCCCGTTTCATGCCCACGTAATGGTGGACACTACTTTCGTCATGGAACAGTTCCGCCCGATCATGACGATGATGGAAGCCTGCATCTCCAATGCTGATGCTGCCATGTACCGCGCCTTCGATATCGATGGTGCCTACATGCGTCTGTTCGAAGCAGCGGATCACTTCCTAGCTTTCGAGCTGGGACGAAAGCGGGGCAACATTGGCTTTGACTTCTATATACAGGAGTACTTTGCCCAACCTGCCCAGTACCTCATGGCTAACCAAGACTTCATGCGTGCTGGTGGTATCTACTTCGCCAATGCCGTGGGTTACCTAACCCGTTGCCTGAACCTCGCTAGACTCAATGCTGAGGAGATCGGTGCGGTGGTGGTTGAGGTTGACTCCACCCCGTATAACGGATGGGGGTTGTTTACCTACATCGTGACTGCTCATTTTGACAATCACCTGTATGTAGATGTACAAACTCCCGGCATGGTCTACTGAACGGTATGTGAAAAGAACAACCGATCTTGACGTCCGTGACTAATGACAGAATAAATCGGATACCAAGATCGTTTAGGAGCATCACCATGAACATCGCCATCAACTTCTATAGTGCGGACTACGCCAAGTTCGTTGAAGAGCGGGTCGAGGAAGTCTACCGTGACACGGACGCTGAATACAATGGCGTTCGTTTGCTGCAAGGTATTGCCCACGACATGACCATTCGGTTTTACGATTACCTCGTGCCGAACACCATCAGTCGTGAAGACCTGTTGGAAGACGAAGACCCAGTATTGGTTTTGTTAACCCGCCTCATGATCCTGTTAGAAAAGACTTACCCCACGGCCAGCGTTATAGGCTTCTACCCCGTGGACCTGAAAGGGCATGTCCTCGGCGTGATTCATGTACCCAACGGCCAAGGGTTCATCAATGCCACCTCCATTAACCACTTATCAGGATGCGCAACATGAGTACTGATATTAGCAACATCCAGATCGGCCAACGGTTCTCCTTCGAGGTGTATCCGTCGTCGATCATGGGCAACAACTTCAAGGACGTCGTGCTGGAAGGTGTGCTGAGTCCAGACATGGCCCGTGCGTTCGGTATCGACATTGTTAGCCTGCACGCTAACGTGTACCGTACCTTGCCTTCCACGGTGCCCAATGACCCCACCAAGTACAACTACATTCGCGTTCGTCACCAGAACAACAGCTTCAGCGTTGTAGGTATCCCGTACGTGCGTCCAGACAGCGTCGTGATCTCTACCCACGGCGTACTGAACCTGCGCTTTGACGGTGTGACCCAACAGGACCAAACCCGGATCCTCAACGCACTGTCGGCCAACGGTTACTCACCATCGGTAAACCTGTTGACGCAACAATAATACCCTTGTGTTTAATGGATTGCCATGGTCGACTCATGGTAATTCTCCGATCGAAATTTGACTCCCCTTCGGGGGAGTCTTTTATTCAGGATGGCACATGGGTATTCGCAATGCATTCGTTCTCCCGGATTCGGAATATATCCGGGATCTGAATATCATCGACGGCACCATCGACGATAACGCCCGTTACGTTTCGTTGATGACACAAGACCCGTACGAAGAGTGCCGTGTGTTTGTACACGGTCTGCTCGCACCAGAAGGTGAATTCAAACTGCGTAACCCCAAAGCGTTGATCCTGGACAAGGATCTGAACGGTGACCGTAAAGCGGTGACTGGAAACGTCATGGGTTTCATCAAACGTGTGGAGCAACAAGGTCTCCTCCTGTCGCCGTCGATGACGGCTTATATGCCCTCAGCTCAACGCCAATCTACCCACGCTCTCTACATCGAAGAAGGTGTAAAGAACCGTTCGGTGGTAAAGCGGGAGATGATGGACTCGGAGCGTGCCGCTACTACGGAGAAAGATCCGCTCAAGAAGACGACACACAAAGAACGTGCGCTGATGAAAAAGGGTGCACAAAACAACCTGAAGATCAACAATAACTCCTACTCAGGAGCCACGGTATCTGTTGCAACGATTCTGCATTACAAGTCGACTCACTCTTCATTGACCTCGACCTGCCGTAGTGCAACCTCTTACGCGAACGCTTCGAACGAGAAGTTCATCCGAGGCAACCGCCACTATTACACACCAGAAGTGGTTAAGGCCAACCTGGTAAGTTTGGTTAACCTTGCGCCATTGCAACAGGTTGAACAAGCTGTTGAGCAGTACGGTCTGTGCTACCCATCGCCAGATCAGGTGATGGAGATGGTTTGGGAATCCAGTCGCCACTATTGGCAAGAGACTCCTGAGCTGGACAAGATCCGTCTGATGGTGACTAACATGACGCCAGTGCAACGCGCTGCGGTTATGTACGTCGGTGACATGTACCACCTGTACCTGCTTAACAAAGAACCAATCCGCAAGTTCCTGTTCCAGCTCTCGGCTGTGGGTAATCCAGCTACCGATATGCTGACTGACTCCGAGTACGACGATGTCGATGGTGACACGAAGCTGCTGGCTACCTTTATCTGCTATCAGGAAGTGGCTGGTCGCAAGATGAAGGAAATGAAAGAGCAGAACATGGATGACTATAACAAGGTCATCGCTACTGCCGGTAACGTACTGAAGACACTGGAAGAATACGAGCTGATGCTCAAAGCGTTCTTCCTGACCAAGTGCTTGCCTTCATCTATTCATGCCTTCCCATCGATCCGTCGTAAAGCTGTACCGATCTCCGACACAGACTCCACGATGTTTACATTGATGTGGTGGGTCAATGAACTGTTCGGTGAAGAAGAAGCCTTCTCGGCTGCTGCTCGCCGTCTGACGTTCGCCATGGTGTTCATGGTATCGGAAGTGGTAATGCACATCCTCGCTGTGCTGTCGCGCAACATGGGTGTGGCTGATGACAAACTACGCTTGCTGGCGATGAAGAACGAGTACTACTTTGAAGTGCTCAGTCTCACCGCTCGCTCGAAGCACTACTATGCGTCTCAGGACGCTCTGGAAGGCCTCATGTTCAGCAAAGCGAAGATGGAGGTGAAAGGAGTAGGGCTCAGGGACTCTAAGGTTCCTCCGCGCATTCAGGCCCAAGCCAAGAAGATGATGGAGCGTATCATCAACACCATCAAGGCTGGCAAGAAGATCCAACTCCACGACCTCCTCACCGAAGTCGCCAATATCGAACGCAGTATCAAACACTCGTTGGAGACTGGTCAGTTTGAATACTTGACCACAGCTCAGGTTAAACCGGCTGACTCCTACAAGTCGGATGAGAACGCAACCTTTAAACAGTACTCGCTGTGGCAGGATGTGTTTGCTCCGTCGTTTGGCAATACCCAGAAGCCGCCTTACCAAGCGGTGAAGCTCAGTCTGGTTACGCACAACAAAACCGAAGTCGATGCATGGTGTGAGAAGATGAACAACCCGGCGCTGGCGCTGCGGTTGAAGACCTGGATGATGAAAGAAGGTAAGCGTGATATGAATACCTTGATCATCCCGGCAGCGGTAGTAGAGTCCTCCGGTATTCCCCGTGAGATTACCTGTGCTATCGATACCCGTCGCGTTATCAGTAACGTAATGGGTGCGTTCTACATTATCCTTGAATCACTTGGCATCATGTTGGTAGAGAAGAATAACATCCGTTTGATCTCTGACTACTATTGATACACCGCCCCGGGTAATACCGGGGCTTCTTTTATTCCGTCTATGGGGACAATAACAATGCAACTGGAAGATCGCGTACAAAACAATTTGATCCGTCTGGCTACTGAGGACTTCGGGGTTATCTTGGCTCCGGTCTTTGAACGTGTCGGTAAGCGGGCTTTCAACATCGCTAGCTACCCACCGAAGATGGCCAACAACGATGAGTGGTTCGGTCAGGGTATCTACATTGATCGTCGCTTCGGTACCCGTTACGCGGTCCTGGAAATGGATGACCACTTCCTTATCTACAATGCTGGCGTGAATACGCGAATGTATCGCCAAGACAAACTGGGCCTCCAGTACCACCTACCCATCCATGCGACCACTGTCACCATGCGTGCTGATGAGTTCATTCCTGCTGTCAAGAAGCTGAATGAGAAGTACGCCTGAATACCTTCTATCTACAGTAACAAGGATTAGCCAATGCAATTCTCAATGAATGGTAAAGTTTCCGCATCCATTGCTGACATGCTCGATATTCCTGCAGGTCGGGTTACGTTTACCGATCGATCCAGTCCTTACCTGCGTGGTGGTTCCCTTAACCATGGTTTGCGCCGCGATGAGCTGCCGGTACTGACTAGCCTTCGGGTTGGCCATGGTGGGCATGTTACGGGTTCTTGGGGTAGCACCAAGATTCAGAATGCCAGTTATTCCGGCATGCGGTTGCCCATGGGTAACTACATGGGTAAGTCTATGGCTAGCTGGTATTACAGAGAGCCTATGTTCAGAGGTATGGCTGATCTGGCTGTGGCGCTCCACCACTGTAAATACCTGTCGGTGAATGTCTCACAGTTACGCCTTACACCGCTGATCTTCGTGCATGAGTTGTTGTCGATACATAACAACTTCGTCATGCACCACGCGCGCAACGTAGGCAAGTCATGGTCCATTCAACGGATGCTGGGGATGCTCCAGCGGGGTTTGGTAAGCGTGCCGATGTGGTCTACTCTGTTCGAGCGGTCAGAGTTCAGTTCGGACTACCTGCCTGAGTCCTACCGCAAAGCTAGATCACGGTTTAGCTGGATGTCAGACATACACTTCGGGTCATTCGACAGTAGCCTTTACCCTGAGTATGGTGGATATGTCTTGTGTGATTCGATCACCCAGTATGACTACATGTCGATATTCCCGGAGCGTGGACTGCCAGTAACGTCCGAGTGTCTGCGTCGCAAGATCTACGGCGCATCTATCCCTGCTAAGCGTAGTAAAAAGAAACCAGTAGAACCCCGCGTGTTGTTCCCATCGCAGACCCCTGCTCAGATCTCTGCTTGGGTAAACCGTTAAACGGCATAAAGCCCTCCCGTAATGGGAGGGCCTATGTCAACTCACCATCTTCAATACTTGCTCGACTTGTTGCTTGTAGATACGTGCCAGTTCAGGATCACCAATCGTACCGACGGTGTTATCCCACTTAGCCTCCAACAAAGCAATCTTGATTTTACCCAGCGCAGCGCCATCGGTCCGGTTAGATGTAAGCACCTGACTGACCAGATACTTCACGTAAGGTAATCGGGCGAGAATGATCGCCCATTCATTTTGCCGTGTCACAGGATCCTTAGGAATCCCTGCGGTATGGAACAGGTTATCTCCAGACAGCACCGGGGTTGACCATGCCAGTTGTTCGATGTCTTCGCTACGATGAGCAGAGGCACCATTCACCACTGTACACACCCGGTCAATCCGTGGAGCCATGTCAGTAAGATAGAAAGGATGCGCAATCGGGAAGTTGGGAGTACCAATTCCCTGAGCTGCCCGCGCCAGTCTATTAAAGAAGGCAATGTCCAGATAGCTATCAATCGCATTCGGTAACACGAACCCACCGATAAAACGATAGACGGTATCTTTAGGACCACCCTGAGGAACATGATGACGCAACCAATGGCGATACATCACCGCCAACATCGGAACGTTCAACGACGCTACCCCGTAACCTTTACCCGGGGTTTTGTTGTTCATGATCGGCAGGTTGAGATCTGTCCGCGAATGGTAGAGGTAACGGAACGGTTGCAGTTCACGCCACGTCTGTTTGAGGTTGCTGGTATCGAAGCTTTCAGTGTTGGCAATAATGACCTCACTGGTAGCCTCACCCAACGTCACCCCACCGACGTGTGCTTTACCCTTACTAATAGAAGAGGTCATGCCGAACGCTTTGATCAAGGGATCACAAACGTCCTCGACCATGGCTGCGAATGCACGGTCGTCCAAATCCATGCGCATGTGAATATGCAGAAGGATGTTGCCAAGGATGTTCTTGCCGTCGACCTGTTTGGGGTTACGACGGTAGTAGGACTTGACATCCTCCAGCATTCCCACGTAGCTACGCCGAACGTAGATCAGATCGGGGAATACATAGGGACTCGTCTTTCGGGACGGTACCCCTTTGAAGAGATCGTACATGACTAAATCCCGAATGAAAAATAATTAACCACTATATCATCGTTGTGTAATTGAACCTGTAATAGCTAAGGAGCTAGTAGTGAGTACTCTGTCTTTGGAAGAACGTGTAGCCATCGCCGCTGACAAGGGAGCGCAGATCGCTACCGAAGACTGGACCGGTTCGGAAGAAGGAAAAGCTGAGCTTGGCTCCTTCCTGGATTCCCTCGACGTTCCTCGTGAAAAGGAAGACTGAAAAAAGAATTACACGTCGTAGTGTATAGTATGTGAACTAGCATATGGTTCATCGCACCTTTGGTGTATGTTCCTATGCTGCCGACATTTAGGTCTTTTTACCTACCCCACAGAAAAGTGGAATTAAAAATACCTGAAGCCTATATCACGTAGAAGAATAACCGCAATCGGTTACGCTTACGTATATACCCAACCAAAAGGAAACAAGAGTCATGGCAATTCAAGACGAAGAGAATGGCGCACAAAACAACGGCCAGCAATCGGCTCCGGGCACCATGGGTACTCAGAACCCGTACAACGGCACTGCTGAACAGTCTCAGGCCCGCGCCACTCACCTCGGTGATGTGAACAGCCTGCTGGCTCGTGGCGGTAAAGCCGATAACACCGAAGGCCGCTCCGGCGAACTGCTGACCGCTCTGACCCTGAACGGTAAAGAAGCAGTTGCAGCTCAGAACCTGACCCCGGACTTCGAACTGGTTCGCTTCGATCGCGATCAACATCGCGTCGGCGTCGGTGCCATCCTGGTACTGCGTGCGTACCGTAAAGGTGCCGATACCTACATCGCTGTTCGCCCACTGCTGGTCGACAACAAGCAGGTTTCGCTCAAGCCTCGCATCCTGACCATCGGTCAAGAGCGCCTGGAAATCCCTACCTACGTCGCCGACGTACTGTCCGACGAATACTGGAACCGTATCACTCGCCACGTGCAAGACCACGTTGCCAACCCGAAGGCGATCGTCGCCAACGCTGGCTACCTGGAAGTACCGAGCGACTTCGACGTGTCCGACAAGAACTCGGCCGACGTTACCAAGCTGTTGTCCGTATCGGTCAACCGCTGCGACGACGTGCTGGCTCGCGTTAACGGCGAAACGCCTTTCAACATCGCTGTCTTCAAAGCAGCGAACGAAGTGCTGACCGCCAAGCTGGACTTCTCCGGTACTCCGCGCACTGACCTGTTCGGCCAACCGATCCGTTCCGACATCCAGGTGTCCATGAACCGCAGCATCCGCGGCAACGCTGAAGCTGATCCGTTCTACGACGCTGACACCCAGTTCTCCTCGGTGAGCTGCTACGTCAACCTGGAATACGCACCGGCCAACGCCCCACAAGGCTACGCTCCGGCTGCCGTAATGGAAACTCAGCTGTTCACCCCGACCATCGTCATCACCGACGTACGTCAGGCCAGCTGGATCGGCGCCAACACGCCTGAGCTGTACTTCCTGGCTCTGTCCAACGCCTACCGCACTACCGCTGGTACTGCATGGGCCGGCAGCCTGCTGCCAGACGTTGCCAAGAAAGACGACCCACGCGACATCGGTGCTCTGACCTACCTGACCAAGGACGCGAAGAAGACCAAAACCAAAACCGATACCTTCACCCCGGCTCACTTCGGTGAACTGATGTTCATGCTGGTTCGTCCTAACCCGACGTTCCTGATCGACATCAACCCGGTCGGCGAAAACTCGGCAATCGAAAACGTCCTGCTGATGGCGGCCAGCGATGGTCCGAACCGTGAGCGCGCCGTAGCGATCCTGGTATCGAGCCTCAACAACCTGACCGCTGGCCACTTCAGCCAGATCTTCGACCACACCAAGCACCACTTGATCCGCATGTACGGCACCGACGTACACCGCGGCTACTACCTGGACGCACGCGAAGATCGTCACGATCTCCGTGACCTGGGCACGCTGGAAGCGCTGAACGCATCGGGTGGCAACATCCAAGAGTTCATCGCCTACTACCGTACCATGTGCGACCAAGCGATCCACCCGGAAATCCGCCTCAAGCAGCGCGTCGGTTACGAGCGTCAGTACCTGAGCCAGAACCTGGTGATCCGCGGCAAGTACCACCGTCTGGTCTGGACTCCTGAGTTCATCCTGGCGCTGGACAATGCGGTTAAAGCTGCAGGCGTATCCGTCGACGTGGAAAACGTGAGCACCGTTTACGGTTCTCAGCGCTTCACCGGCAACACTGCTGTTACTCAGTTCGCTGTGGCTCAACAAGCACAGTACGGCCTGGGTGCCAACGCAGGTCAGGGCGGCTACGGTCTCCCAGGCGGCGCCGGTGCTGGTACCATGATGTACTAAGTACCAGACCACGGTAATAAAGAGAGGACCTTCGGGTCCTCTCTCTCTTTTTTTGCCCTCCGACACAAAAGGACCAAGTATGGGTGTTAGCCTACAGTGCGTCGATCACGATCAGGTGTTCAATAACCTCCCTTACGAACCTTTGATGGTGAGCTCTCTTGATACTTCCACTCCCGAGAAGTTGATTGAGTTCAAACGCCATATTTACAGTCACTACAACAACAGCGATACGATTGAGGAATCGGCTGCTTGTACCTGTAAAAAGATCACTGATGTTGAGAAGATCGGTACCTTTTGCCCGGATTGCCACACTAAGGTGGAAGGCAGCAACGAGCGTCCTATCGTACCGTCAATGTGGATGGAAGCGCCAGAAGGCGTAACCAGTCTGATCAGTCCACACCTGTGGATTATTCTGGACAGCAACACCACGACGAAGGAGTTTAACTTCCTTCGCTATCTGACTGACACCAAATACAAGTTCGTGTTCGAACGCTTGAGCTCTAAAGAGACCAAGCGCAAGGTTGAGAAGTTGTTGGCACAGAACTTTGAACGTGGCCTCAACGCGTTCATCCGTGACTTCGATCGCATCATCGAGTTCTTCTTTCAAGCGAACATTATCGACAAGAACAAAGCCGAACTGGCAGCGTTCATCGGTAACAACAAAAAGGCCTTCTTCCCGCAAGTGCTACCACTGCCATCGCGGGTGTGTATGGTGGTTGAATCCACCACCAGCGGTACCTACATCGATAAGCCAATCCTCCTTGCGGTGGACGCTGCTTTGTCGATGGCTTCTATTGGGTCAACCAGCTTTAAGCTGAAGTCCATTGAAGTTCAGAACATCACCGCTCAGTCGATTGCGACCCTGAGCATGTTCCACCAGATTTATGACAAGGAGCGCCTGGCGCGTAAGCCTGGTCTGATTCGCCGACATGTGTTGGCCAGCAGCCTGTATCTCACAGGCCGTAACGTGATCACCTCGATCTCGAAGCCACACAACTACGAGCAGATCGAACTGCCGTGGGGGATGGCGGTACAGTTGTTCAAGTACCACATCATGTCTAAACTGTTTAAACGGGGCTACACTGCTAACGAATCATTGGCAGCGGTGTATCAGAACGTACTGAACGAAACCCCCAACCCAATGTTGGTGGAGATCTTCGACGAACTGATTGCTCAGTCGAACGGTGGTCGTGGACCTGCATGTATCTTCGGGCGTAACCCGACGCTGCAACGTGGTTCAACGCAGATGTTCTACATCGGCACGATCAAAACGAACACACGCGACAACACCATCTCGATGTCGGTATTGTGCTTGAAGGCACCTAACGCTGACTTCGACGGTGACCAACTCAACCTTACCTTGTTGACAGACAACCAACTCACTGCGGCGGCTTCACGACTTGCGCCTCACTTGTGGGTGTGGTCGCTGGAGACACCGCATGAGATCTCAGGTAACCTTGAGATTCAGGGACCAGTCATTGAAACGGCTGCTAACTGGATCACGCGGGCACGTCTGGCAGCGAAGGCCAAACGAGAAGGCATAGCGGCATGAATGGATTTGCTGTATCAGGCGGGGACATTATTGATGTCTTCGCTGGAGGACATCTGGACAACAACACGTTGCAATGGCTTGGCCAACGTAACGAGTCGGTAATGCAATCGGTAACGAGCGCAGCCCAGGGCTTCTTCCAGCAAGCCCAGAACCTGTACCAAATGGTTTCGTCGTCAGATGCATTGATGATGATGCGTAACCTCAAAGCCAAAACAGAAAACACTTGGGCATTCGATATCGTTCCGGTAACGAGCCTGGTGGGTCTGCAGACAGCTAACCCGTACATGCAACGCTGGATCATGGCTCAACCTGAGCTACGTCAGCGCTACCTCAATCAAGAGGTGGAAGGCTACGGTGAGTCGTATGAGAACAAACACGGTGATACTGTGGGCGACTCGCACTACGACTATCGTCGCGTCATGGATGGTGTGGTAACGCATACCGCTGAGCAATTCGGTTACAAGCACTATCTCGAACAGACGCCAGAAGGCGAGCGCGAGCTGACAGTGTTTGAGAAGGTGGATATCCTCAAGACCTGGAACACCGTTCAGAAGTATCTGGATGAAGGTGATGAAGATCCATCCTCCGTAACTGGTGCGATGCTTTAATCCAACCCAGAGCCGCCCCTAACCGGGCGGCTTTTATTCCGAGTACCACAGCAATGTCCGATAAACCACAACCAGCGTTCGACCTGGTTAACTCCAGCCTTATATACAGCTGGGGTGGTCGTCCAGTATTCCTCGACGTTGAAGTAAAAGGACTACGGTTCTTTGCTCAACCCGCTGAACCACTTTACATGGATTTCCTATTGGGTGATGTCAAACACCGACTGATCGCCCAGACGGATCCTGAGGGTGAAGAACCTCACGTTATCTGGATGGGTCACTGTCCAGAAGATGATGACTTCTGGGTGCAGCTGGACATGGTCTCACTGCCTAAAGGGCATCCGACTCTCCAGTTCCTCCGTGTAGATGGCAAACCCCTTTCGCAACACAAACCGTAAAACCAACCGTAAGGAATGCAACAAGATGAAAAATCTGTTCCTCGCTGTAATGATGATGGCCTCCGCTTCGGCAATGGCTGCTCCAGCTCTGACCATCTGCACTGGTGGTGTCGGCGGTGCTTACGCTGACCTGGGTAAAGAACTCGGCAAAGCGATCGTCGACAAAGTCAAAGTCGCATCGCCAACCGAAATGGTTATCCTCAACACCGGTGGTTCGGCCGAGAACGCCCAGCGTGTTTCCAATGGCACCTGCGCCATGGCGATCATGCAAGGTGATGCTGTCGCCAGCCGTGGTCTGCCACGCGACATCAAGGTCACCAACGCCCACGAGGAGGTCATCTACTGGATTCACGGTAAGACCGGTCTGAAGGACTTTGCTGACATCAGCAAGCCTGAAAACAAGAACCTGGGCATCGCCATCGTTAATGGCTCCGGTGCGCAAATCACCCTGACCAACTTCGGTAGCGTCGATGAGGACTACAAAGACCTCAACGTCATGCCGTTCGATGATTGGGAATTTGCTGCTGAAGCCGCTGCTGAAGGTCGTACGCGTTCTGCCGGTAAAGAAGTGAAGATCGCTGGTATGCTTTACGTCGGTCGCGCTGGCTTCCTGCCGGGTGCAATCACCAACGACTACAGCCAAGACCTGACTGTCGGTGAGATCAACGAATCCAGCTTCACCAAGGCCAAGGACTACAACGACAACGTGCTCTACACCGAGTGCGAAATCAAGAAAGGTGATACCGGTCCGATCGCCACCGATACCTGGGGCAAACCTGATACACTGTGCATGCGTGCTCAAGTCGTCTTCAACAACGACTACGTGAACGCCATGCCTGATGCTGATCAGCGTGTAATGCGCAAAGCAGTAATGCAAGGCACCGCGCAGGTTCTGCGCAACAGCCGCTAACACGGCATAGGGGCGCTCCTTCGGGAGCGCTTCTTTTTTTCTTTGTTTTGGTTTCGTGAGTAATCGGATGTATTTACACGGAGGGGCTACGATGCCTACCTACATCCCTACCATGTCCATGATTGGCTGGACTGGTACGCCTCACGAAAAAGCCGCTTACATGATCGGCTGTTTTATTGCTGCCAACTACTCGCAATCCACCGCGTTGTACGGAAAAGTTACTACGCTTCAATATCTAGTGAAGAAGTATGCCAACCGCCTGTCTGATCTGGAGAACGAACTGCGCATCATCTTCGAAGCGAAGGTGACGGCAACCTTCCCGGGAACAGCAACGTCTCAGGTCTACGTTCGTCAAACGGAAGATGACAATCCTACTATCTATGCGATCACACTCCAATGTGAGATCACAGAGAATGGACGGACGTACACGATCGGCAAGTTGGTCCAGTTCAATAACTCTGTCATGGTTAAAATTTCGGATATCGCAAATGGCTGATGATAAAGAAGTAGAAGTGGTAGAAGGCGTAACTGAAGCTGAATCCCCACCAGAACGTGAAGCCGGTAATACTCCGGAGCGTCTGTACCAGCTGGAGCGTCAGATCGGTGGTTTGACCGAGCGCGTCAAGTTCCTGGAAGAGCACAACACTCAGCTGCTGCTGAACGTGCGTGAAGAAGCCATGCGCCTTCTGGGCATGACCTTCGCTACCATGGGTGAGAACCTGCTGACCTCGGCCGTAGCCCGCCACAAATACACGGCACACGTGATCGACGGTAAAGACCACGTCGCCAACGACCAAACCTTCTATGCCACTCGCGAAGGCACCAAATGGTCGTACCACATTCTGAAGGGTGAAGAGATCACTCCTTTCGAATTGAGCGGTGTGACCGAGCCGATGCGTAAGGCCATGCTCGAATTGATGATGGCAACCCCGCCAGAAACCAAGTCGCTCGCATTCAACGTATACCGCGCCTAAGGAGCCACCATGTCGTCGCCTGAAGATAATGGCCAAGCCCAAAGCTACAGTGATCTGCTGCTCGGGGATTCCCTGCAGGCGATCCTGGATGCTACTGAAGCTGATATCCCGCGTATCTCGGAGTCGCGCTTCGTTAATGAAGTGCTGCCGCTGTTGGAGCGTCCGTTCTATCACCAATCGATGGCGGCTTATACCCGCTATGTGAAAGAGCTGACCAATCCACTGCGGGTTACTGAGGACAACGATCCGAACAAGATCCTGTTCGAAGTTCCACCGTTCATTCAAACGACCGGTGTGACCATGCCTGCTCCGGGTATGCCGACAACGGATACCACACTGCGTAACCTTTATGTCGAAGCCGAACGTGGCGTCGACGTGAACCCCGTGGTTGCTCAGTTCATGTCTCGCATCACGCGTAAGCCTGAACTACAGAAGACTCTGCTGGATCCTCTGAAAGCAATCCTGGAACGTTACGGTCGCACTATCGATATCTCTGACGAGAAGAACAAGCTGGAAGTGATTGCGCCTGAGTTGGCCCCACAGGTCAAAGCAGCCGAGATCCCAGCTAGCGGCGATAGTAGCTTTACTGGCGAGTACGAATAGTCTACATGAACACAGCCAACTGCAAACGGCCAGGTTGGTTCCGCTGTGCGAGTTTTGGGGATGTCCATCTCGGGCACCCCAACACTCCTACGGAGCACATCATCCGTAACCTCCTGCAATATGTTCACGAGGACCTGATCAAGGAACTCGACATGCTGATCATCGAGGGTGACTTGCTGGATCGGTTGCTCAACGCTGGTGATCCTAACATCTTCCGAGTCCATGCGTGGGCTACGTGGCTAATGCGTACATGCGCTAAGCACGGCACCATGCTGGAGATCTTGGAAGGCACCCCGTCACACGACTGGAATCAGTCGATGTACTTCGTAGAGCAGAAGATCAATGCCGACATTCCAGTTGACATGTTCTATGCGAAGAGTTTGACGGTCCGTTACATTGAGAAGTTCGATATGTACATGCTGTACGTACCGGACCACTGCTTGCCACATCCAGATGACATCCTTAAGGAAGCGCGTCTGCAGATGGCTAAGCTTGGGATTACCCAAGTGGACTTCGCAGTGATGCACGGTGCGTTCCGCTATCAATACCCGAAAGTGGTGATCGAACCGACCCACGACGAACCTACTTACTTAGCTCTGGTGAAGTACTTCATCTTCATCGGGCACGTCCACCAGTCTTCTCAGTATGAGCGCATTCTAGCCGCCGGCTCTTTCGATCGTCTTAACCATGGCGACGAAGGAATGAAAGGGTTTTATGACGTCAGCGTGCGTGAGGATGGGACACATCGGGTGACCTTCGTGGTCAACCACCATGCCAAACGTTACGACACCTTAGAGTGTCATCACCTCGACACCAAGTCTATTAATGTGCTAGTACAAAAGCACATGGAAGGCTTGCGTAAGGGCAGTAGCATCCGCCTACGTTGTAACAAGGGCGATCCTGCGGCTACCTACGTAGAAACGCTCAAACGCGAGTACAGTGACTTTGAATGGTCACCAGCCCTAGTCGAAGAGACCAAGACCAAGGCGAAGAAGTCTGTGGTAGATGTACTGGCTGATTTCGACATGAGTGCCTACCTTCCTATCAACGAACAGAGTCTGCTCGGGTTATTAAAGCCTGAGCTTGAGAAGTTCACCCAAGACCCTGCGGTAGTAGAGCGTTGCCTAAGGCATGCTGAGACTGTCCTGCTGGAGGATTAAATGGCAATCGATCGCGAGGTGGGTGCGTTCCCATTGAGCATTGGTACTTCCTACGCACTTGAGGGCTTACTCGGTAATCACCCGGCTAAGCCTAATCAACCTTCCGGTCATAAAGGGATCACCACACTCTGGATCAATATCCGGACTCTGGTGCGTAACTACCGGGAAGCGGTGAAGACCGATGACAGAGACCGAATCAAATACGATTCGGCTGCAATCATGGTGCTGTCTGAGATGCAGGCTATCCCTGATATCCTGCGCTTTGCTAAGCGCAACATCGAGGTGGTGTTCTACCACCAGGCGATCGAGGACATTCGACAACAGTTCCCGAACGCGAATTATAAGAAGCCGAACACGGACAATCAAATGGCCGCGGCTACTTACGAAACCTTCACCTTACGATTCCTACTGGCCGAGTGTGTAAACGCTAAAGTGCCGGTACAGCAGATACGTCGACAACCACCGTCGTCACATCACGTGGCAGCGATACTAACCCACTACCCAAAGGACTTGTTCTGGAAGGGTTGTTTCGAACGTCTGTTCCTTTTGGAATCGCATACCGGCCAGCTTAAGACTTATGTGGATTGGTATAGCAAGCTGATTGGGATTAAGTCAGATAACCAAGTTCCCTTGAATGAGTTCACCATTCAGGTGTTCGGGGATAAGCACTTATTCGATGGTCAAGATAAGAAAATCAAGACCGAGTTGAAAGAGCTGGCGCGGGTTAAGCGTTGGAATGCTACAACTGGTATGAGTAAGGTGTCCTCTGATATCCTGGGTTACGGTAGTGTTTTGCTAAAGGAGACATACCGGAAACTACTCCCCTGAAATAAATACTGAAGCACGTAATGATACGTGCACATCTACCGCCGACTACGACTGACCGTATGTCCTCTTGAAGTAAAAGGAATCGATTCATGAATCAACCTGCTCGCCCTGCCCTCGACCCGAATATCCTTGACGTAATGTCCAACTGGCTCTTCACCGATCCAGTCCCGGGCGCATCGAAGCGTCCTAACTTCCGCATCAAGGTCCTGGGCAACGTTCCACGTATCTCGGTCAAGACCAACGTCGACGGCGACAAGATGTTTGGCAAGATCGACTTCCAGACTGACCTGGCTACCTTCGGTACCATCTTGGCGTTGGCGTCTGACATGGCTGAAGGCCGTGACGAAAGCGAAGGCTACAGCTGGGACTACAAGGACGACTTCCTGGCCGGCAAGAAGCTGGACCGCGAAATGGTTCTGTCGACTCTGCAAATCGGTCGTGACCGTGAATCCGGCCGCATGTACGTTGCTGTGATCTCCAGCGACAAATCCCGTCCACGCATCCAGTTCTGGTTCGGCCCAACCAAGTACCACGATATCCGCAATCGTGATGGCAGCCCACTGACCCCGAAGAAACTCTCCGAGTCCTTCGCACGTGGCTTCCTGAAACCGATGGGCGACATCGTCGTGCAAATGCTGATGACCACCTTCAACCCTGATGCCAAGAACGTGGCCAAGTCCATGGCTCCTGGTGGCGGCGGTGGCGGTGGTTACCAGCAACAAGGCCGTGGTGGTAACAACTACGGTGGTGGTAATCAAGGTGGCGGTAACAGCTACCAAGGCGGCGGTCAGAGCCGTGCACCTGCAACTGATGCAGTTGACTTCGACGACTTCGTGATGTAACACGGCATAAAGATCCCAGGACTTCGGTCCTGGGGTTTATAACCTCTACGTTTATTCAAGTAAAATTAAGACATATATCATTATCGTGCAATAGCGCTAACGTGATCCAAGGAAACCATTATGAGACTTACTGTTTCGAAGGTCCAAAGTACCGGCTTCGTAGAGGTTACTGCCTGGCACAAGGACCACGATCCGTTGGTGTGGGCTGCTGGTGCATATGGCAAGGTTCGTTTGGCAGATCCTACTGGGGTCTTCAACGAAATCAATGCGTACTGGGCGACGTGTCATGAAGAGATTCAAGATGCGTTGTGGGAATGCTACAAGGGTATTCACGCAGTTACCCGTTCTGTGACTGACAGCTTTTATGTTGCTCAGTCGGTTCGGTTCTACGTGAACAAGATGTACAGCTTGATGCCGATGGAAAGCTTCAAGCATTGGTTGCTGTTGCAGGGTCGGTTGCATGTACCGAACGAGATCCAAGACAGCATCACCGAAGGCAGTCGTTACACCGATGAAGGTCAGACTTATCTCAAGTCCGACTACATCAATCTGGCGATCTTCAGTTTGGCAATCCGTCCGATGTTGCCAGTCTGGGGTGCGTACATTGATCTGATCAATGACAACCAGAAAGGTAAGGAACTGGAAGCGCTGGGTCTGGCGTCTGATACTGAGATGATGGATTGGCCGGAACACTTCTCCGTTTACGAGAAGCTCCAGCGGTACATCGACGAACGTATTAATGACAACAGCATCAGCATGGCGTCGACCTGGAAGGGCTTGAGCTCTTCTGAGATCCCTAAGCTGATTCTGGCTAAGGTGATTGTACGGCGTCTGACGATTGCGGTAATGTCTGATCCTCAGGCTACCTCGATCATCTCCAGCGTGCACTGGTACATCCGCTACTGCTTGAACCCTGCTGACCGTACCACAGCAGAACGCGTCAACGACAAGAAGATTGATTCGAAGTCGGGTGACGAAGATGACAAGACCAGTTTCATCGATGCCCACAAGATCAAACAGAAGGTGGTTATCGGTGATGCGACGGCATTTGAAGAAGATGCTACTCGCCCTGCGCTGCTGGCGCAAAAGGTCGATCCTACAATCGATCTGCAGTTGCTGGAGAAATGCTTGGCCTGTATTCCAAAGGTCGAGGACTATCCGCTGGAAGTGCATCAGAAACGTCTCGCTCAGTGGGTGCTGGCTAAAGCGTTCTCCGCCAAAGCTTTCCCTCACATCGAGAAGCAGTACATCCACAACCTGGTTGCCACCGCACAAGCCTTATTGTGGCATTGGGGTTTCATCGACATCGCGCTGATCATGCAGGTCAGTCGTTACGTCGAAGAAGGCATCACCGGCACCGCGCTGCCTATCGCAACAAAGAGCTGGCCTCGTATCCAACCCAAGTATAAGGAAGACCTGAATGTAGCGTTTCCTTTCTTGAAGCCCATGCGTCCACGTCCAGGCGACAGTAACCCCAACGAACGGCATACTAACTTCACTATCATTTCCATCACGAACATCACGATGGAGATCCGTTCGGCCAACTGGGTTTACCACGGGCCGAAAGCATTGTGGGATGTCAGTGACCAGCCAAAAGGTCACAACATCATTGCCATGCCTCAACATTTCAAGAACTTACTAACGGACATGACTTTGCACCTAGCGAAGATCAATTCGTAATATCGGAGAACACCCATGAGTTATTCCTTCGGCGAGAACACCCAGACCCGTGTCGAGCTGTTCATTATGGCACAGACTGGCACGTACCAAGAGCAAGCCATCCGCCCGTTCAAAACCAACTACACCGACCGTGTAGTGAACATGCTGTCCGAGGCAACGCGGCATGGTGATCGTCTTGGTGTCGCCGCAGTCAACGCAATCGCGGCTGACGTGATTCAACCTTCGGCTAACATCGAAGGCTTCGTGGGGATTCCAGAAGGTTGGGCCAGTCGACGGTTCCGCTTCCTGATGCGTGTGGTTGAACAACATCCATTCACCCCCAACGAAAAGACCATCCGGATCTTCTTCGGCTACAGTAACCACAGTGACGTTTCTCACGGCGGTCTGCTGGATCCTGAAACCCGGATCTACTTCAACTCCGAAACCACGATCCGCGACAAGCTGATCCCTGGCGTAAACGGCATGGTGCGTCAAGCCAACGTAACTGCCGCCAACCAGATCATCACCCCGATGCGCATCATGAACGCCGGTCGTACTGGCGGGATTGACAGCACGCACATGATCCGTCCTGAGGACGTGTTCAACCTGCGTGAGACCAGCATCATCTCGGACATGGCTGCACAGAACATCGCTGGTGGCATTGACATGTCCTACGATACTCGTGCATTGGCTGGTGTGGGTAGCTTCCAACTCTCGCGTCGTCGTGACACATCGCCTACGCGCTATGTGGCTGACACCCTGGGTTCGTTGCAGCATGCGGTAAAAGAAAACAACATGTTGCAGCAAGGCTACTCGGGCAACAACTCGATGGGTCCTGCGGTGTTCTCCGAAGCGAGCGCATGCGCAGCTAACCATTCGATTGGTAGCGATCTGTTCTTGGCGAAGTTGCGTGATCACTGTTCCTACATGGAACGTGGCTTCGTAACCCTGCGTGATCTGATCGGCCTGTTCCCGGAAGTAGGTAACTTTGATCAGGTTACCAAGTACGCACTGGATGATGGACGTGGCGTCCGTCAGGTTAGTTTCGCTGAGCAGAGTAACCACTGGCAAGGCGCAGACAAAACCTCCATCGCGGCATCGTTGATCGCTCAAGTAGTACCGGCGATCATGATGGACAACTTCATCCGTAACATTGCAATTGCGGTGACGAACTCCATGGTACCTGGGCAGTACGCAATGACCATCAACGAGAAGTTGACTCGGTCGATTGTAGATGAGGTCAACATGACTCCGTACATCCAGGAATTCGAACGACGCTTCTGTGTAGATGCGTTGAACTCGATTACCTTCGGCGGCAATATCCCATTCCACATCACCGTGATGGGTGACTTGGCTGGTGATACCATCATCGACATCAGCCTCGATGGTGAGCAATCGGTTCGTTTCATCGCACCAACGTTTACCGACTCCCTGTTCTCACCGATGGTATCTACGCAGCTCGATGCTGCGAAAAAGGTATCGAACGACATGATCGCTATCGCCAGCGACGTGCTCGACCTCGGTCAGTCCGGTGTCAACTTCAACGTGGCGGCACCAATGCCAGTCACCATGGATCCTTCTTACTCTGGAGCAAGCGGTTATGCAGAAAACTTTGGCCTTCTATAAAGACGTTCTTCATTCGATGCGTTACAGCTTCGATGACGAAGGTTTGATCAGCATCACCACGGCCACTGGCACCCCAGCTCCGGCAGAAGTCGAAGGCAAACGCTTGGTCCTGCCAAGCAATGCCTGGCTGAAGAAGGGTTTCGGTGACGCGTTCCAACCATTCCACCCGCTGTCGGAAACGATGGCGCGTCGTGGTACTTCGCCAGTGATGCAGCACATGCAGCGTAATGCTCGTGCACAGCTGGCGTTCACCTACATCTTCCTGGCCCAACAACTGCTGCGTGTTGCAGCAGATCGTGAGCTGCACAAGGAGTTGCCAGTCACTGACGACTGTAATGACTTCTTGAAGAAGATGCAGTTGGCTGACGATAAGTTGGTCAAGCTGTTCGATCGACTGGTGCAAGCTGCCAGCGAGAAGAAACGTTTGATCACGGTCTACCTGAAGAATGGTGGCAACTACAACGGTAAGGCAGTCAATCGCCTGGCTGTGATCCGCTTCCCGCTGATCGAGTTGCTGGAAACTGAAGAGCCGAAAGTACTCGGCATCGAAGTGAAGCCAAAGCAGCGTCAGGTTCTGTTGACCCTGCTGCGCACCATCCTGCCGAACGGTGATGATCCTGAGCAGTACAGCGCAGGTTCGAACAACCGTGTTGCACCATACCTGCATGCATTCTTGCAAGCCTATCGCAAAACGATCGTTCAACTGAACAAGATCATTGCGCGCTACGGCCAACCAATGGCACTGCCGGTCAAGTCCTTCCCGGTCTACGACGAAGAGATCCTCGGCCAGTTCGGCGACATCTACGACGAGATCCCATCGCAAGATGGTAACGAAGGTGGTGTGGCTGAAGTAGACGACGAAGTGAAAGCTCCAGCGTCGATTGAAGTAGTGAAGGCACCAGGGTTGGCTGTACAGTCGGCTCCGGTATCGGCTCCACTGCGTCCAGCTGCGGCAGCGGCCAAGGTAGTTGAAGACGACACCATCGACTTCGAAACCTTGAAGCAACACATGATGCAACCGCAGCAAGCGACCATGATGGGTTCTGGTTATCCTAATACCGTTGTCGGTATGGGCACTAACTACACTCAGCAAGGTCACGTGGTAATGCCGTGGCAGCAACAACCGCAACAAGCGCAAGCATTCAACCCGTTCGCGGGTGTAGCAGCATCGCGCACAATGGAAACCAACATGCCTCTGTCCAGCCCTTACGGGATGGTCAACAACAACATGGGCATGGGTATGGGTTCCGGCATGGGTGTCACCACCATTAACAGTGGTGTAGGTTACGCACCGGGCGCTGTGGCTAACACACTGCTCTAAGGCGGAATAAAGGCAGGGCTCTCACGAGCCCTGCTTTACACTTCTTTTTTGCTGAGGAACAAGGTGCGGATGTTCGACACCAAACCAGCATCGGGGAACAGTAGCGTTTGCCCCGGTGTGGGTGTAGCGCGTTCTAATGGCTTACGACCAAACTCGTGAGGATTGTGCATCCCGTTCATACGCATGATGATCCAATGGATGTCATGCGATTGGCCTATGCTCGCCAAGTAGCCAAACAGATTACCCTCAAACTGATAGAGTGACTCAGGCTGAACCTGATGTGATTGGGGGTTGGTAAACTTGAGGATGTTCAGGTGGGTTTCAATCTGATCCCGAAAAGCCTGCAAGTAAAGGGTGGGGTCACCAGGATCCGCAAAAGCTTCCTGTACCTTGAATGCCATTGGGTATAACCCTCTAAAAGAATTTGAACCTATATCATGTTCGTGGATACACACAGACTAAGAGGCAGCAACGATGCGTGAAATCGATCCAACCCTATTGGGTCAACTTGCTACCGATCCATTCTTCGGTACAGTAAGTGCTGCGCGTGCCGCGATGTATGCTTCCCACATCGGTCAAGCACCGATCATGGAAGACAACGAGCCACGACGAACCATGACGGGTGTCGAACCCCACTACGCAGACCACACCTTCGACATTCGGTTCCCAGTCGATGCGACAATCCTGCACGTGATCCGGAAATACCCTCCGGGCACTGGCATGGGTGCTGATGCTATTCGGCATAACCCGTTGACCACGATCATCTACGAGGACTATTACTGCCCCCGCAAAACCATCGGGGTGATTCAGGTGCCTGAGTATCTCAGCATGCACCAAGACTTCGGTTATCCACTGGTTCGTAATGAACAGTTGTGGGATCGGGTTGTGAAAGAAGCCAACATCGGTAAAGGTGAAGTGCTTTGCCATTCCAGTGCTGTAAAGAACAATGGTCTCTACGGTACCGGTATCTCCGCAGAAGTCGTGTTCCTTTCAGTACCTGGCGGTATTGAAGACGGCTTCGATTACTCGACCGAGTTCTTGGAGCGCATGGCACCTACTACCTACGGCAAGTTCATCGGTAGTGCTGGGCAGAAGTCGATCTTGCTGAACCTGTATGGTGATGACAAGATCTACAAACCGTTCCCAGATGTGGGTGAGCAAGTCCGTGCTGACGGCATCATCATGGCGATGCGGGATATCGATGAGAACTTGGCGCCAGCGGAAATGACCGCACGGGCACTGCGTACTGTCGATCTGGCATTCGACCGTTGCATCTACGGCAAGCCTCGTTCTACTGTTAAGGACGTGGTGGTGTATCGTGACAGTCGGGTGTTTCCATCCAACGTACCAATTGGCATGGACACGCAGCTGAACAAGTACTACCAAGCTGGTTGCCGTTACTACCGTCAGCTGATGGACATCTACGATGGCTTGCGTAAGCGTCGTGGTAAGAAGCTGCATATCACTGAAGAGCTCAACCAGCTCTTGGTGGAAGCGCAGATCTATCTGCCGACTCCAGATTCCGTGCGTAAGCTGACGCGTATGCACCGTCTGGAAGTGCTTGACGAATACCGCGTTGAGATCACCACCGAAAACAAGATGATCCCAGACATGGGGTTCAAGGCAACAGACTGTGTCGGTGGTAAAGGTGTGGTCTGCCGGACTCGCCCTGCGCATGAAATGCCGATGACTAAACATGGCGTTCGTGCAGACGTGGTGATCTACGGTGGTTCGACGATTCGTCGTTCTAACTTCGGTCGGTTCTACGAGCAGTACTACAACGCAGCATCGCGTGACTTGTTGTTCCGTCTGCGTACTCAATGTGGCCTGTTGCCACAAGTACGTCCTACCCGTCATCAACTGCAGGAAGTAGCAAAGAACCGGGCGTTGGTACATGACGTGTTTGATACACTGCGTCGTTACTTCGCATTGTGGGCACCGATCCATAACGAACTGTTGGAGCCGGATGCGGCTAACCCAACTGAATACGTGCTGTCGGTACTGGAGGATGGACAACACAAGAACCCAGGTATCACAGTAAACATTCCGGTAGATAACCCGGTGGACATTCTGGACACGATCCGTCAGATCGAAGCCAGTGAGTTCAAACCACTGTACGACACCGTGACGTATACGGACAATGCCGGTAACGTGGTTGAAACAGATTGCAAGGTTCTTTGCGGTGCGCTGCAAATGTTCCTGCTGGAAAAGATCGGCGAAGACTGGTCGGGTGTAGCTTCGGCGAAGACCCAGCAGTTTGGTCTGCCTGCGAAGATGGGTAGTGGTGATGCTAACCGTACACCGGGGCGAGAGAACCCGATGCGATCGGCTGGTGAATCCGAAACCCGTTCCTACGTGGCAACCATCGGCAGTTGGGCAACCAACGAGTTGTTGGATCAAACCAACAACCCAATGTCTCACCGTGCTGTGATCCGTTCGATCCTGCAAGCGGATGAGCCAACCAACATCGATGTCGCTGTACCGCGTGATCAAGTCCCATACGGGGGCAGTCGCCCAGTGCAGTTGATGAACCACCTGTTGGAATGCCGCGGCGTTCGATTCATTTATACGCCTGATCATTGATCGGGCTTTACCTAACTAGACGGAGTTAAGCCATGGGTTGTTTTGCCGCCCGAGATCTCTTGGCCATGTCAGAAGATGATCTCTGGAAGATCCCCCAAGACGAATACCACGAACTGATCCTAGCGGACGGTAAGGTGGACATCGTAGGGGCGGATCTGATCAACACGGTCTACCTCTGGTACCCAATGCTCGATTACCCGCAGGCACCAATCCTGACGTCGTACGTGCATGGCACCGATATGGAGTTCACCAGCGGCTCCAATCTGCGTGTATTGAAGACCCTGTTGTGGGGTGTTCATGCTCACTACGATGAACGGGTAGATCCTGAGTTGTTGGCGCTGGCCGCCATGCGTACGATGAACCGTTGGTATAACGTGATCACCATCCGCTGCTCCTCCAAGGTAGCGACGATGTCGATCTTGGATGTGTTGGAGGTCATGGACCATCCTGACATTAAACAAGCCAACGCCACGGTGGAAGGAAACCGTCACTCGATCGAGGAAGTAACGTACAAGACGATTGAGCGTGTGCTCAAATCGCGGGATGATCTGCCACTGAACCCGATCGCCATGGGCATCCGTTGCGGTACCCAGAAGATCGACCAGGTCAAGCAGTGCTTCGGTCCACGTGGTTATGTAACCGACATCAACTCCGACATCTTTGAAGAGCCGGTGCTGAAAGGTTATGTAGAAGGTATCTGGGATCTGTATGGATCCATGATCGAATCTCGATCCGGTACCAAGGCTCTGGCGTACAACAAAGAGCTGCTGCGTAACACCGAGTACTTCAACCGGAAGACCCAGCTGATTGCACAGTACGTGCGTGGGCTGGCAGAAGGTGATTGCGGTACACCTCACTTCCAAGAGGTGCCTGTCATTAAGGCACTGCTCAAGCAACTGGCTGGCAAGTACTACCTGAACGAAAAGACTGGTGCACTGGATTGGATACGCGGTGATGAGGAACACCTCATCGGCACGACCATCAAGATGCGTGGGGTTATGACCTGCGTACATCCGGGTGCTGGTATTATCTGTTCGGTTTGCTATGGTCGTCTGTCGTACAGCGTGCCACGACACACCAACATCGGTCAGGTCTCCGCAGTACAAGTTGGTGACAAGATTACCTCCAACGTGTTGTCGACTAAACACACCGACGTAACGTCGCGTGTCGATCGTCTGCAGCTGTCCAAGGTTGAAGGTGATTACCTGCGTTACGGTAAACAGGAAGAGGCGCTGTATCTGCGTCAGGAACTGAACAACAAAGCCGTGCGTATGGTCATCGACAAGAACGAAGCTACGAACCTTGCAGACATCCTGATGTTGAAGGACCTGTCGGGTTACCCTGTCACCAACGCTACTGAGCTCAGCCAGATCCACGTTCAAGTGGAAACGGCAGAAGGCACAGTGTCGGACATCCTCACGGTCTCGCTGTATAACCGTAAGTCCAGTCTGACCATCGAAGTGTTGGAATACCTGCGCAAGCATAAGTGGGAATACGACAGCCGTGGCAACCTGATCATCGACCTGTCAAACTTCGACACCACCAAGCCAATCCTGATCCTGCCGAATAAACATGTCAACATGTACGAAGTAATGAAGCGTATTCGTTCCTTCTTGCACAGTGGCAGCGACGACGGCGCGAAATCGAAGTTGGATCCTCTGGAATATTCGGGCAAGATCTACCTGAAGAACTTCAAAGATCCGACCACTGGGTTGCTGGTGTTCACGAACATGCTCAACGAGAAACTGAAGATCAACATCGTTCATTGCGAGATCCTGGTTTACGCTATGATGGTGAGATCTGCCGTGCATCGCGATTACCGGTTGCCAAAGCCGGGTATCGATGGTGTGTTCGAGAAGTACAATCGTCTGATGTTGAACCGCAGCCTGTCGGGTGCCATGGCATTCGAGAAGCAGCATGAACCATTCAACAACCCAGCGTGCTACTTGACGCTGGAGCGTGACGATCACCCGTATGACCACGTCCTGTTGGGCGGGAAGATGAACTGACGGCTGTGGACTCCGTCCACGGTTAGTCACCTAATGTGGACGGAGGTAGTGTGGGGAGCTTCGGCTCCCCATGCCTTTAAAAAATGTCAGTCAGCCTTAAGATCGAGAAGTACTCCCACGGCTGCCGTGTGACTGGGTTCGACGTGGATAGCCTCCATAAGACCACACGGTTCTTGGAATCCCTCTCACTGAAGGAACCCCAACGCGTTCAGAACCGCATGACCATGGTGCTTAAGAAAAAGTACTACGGCATGACGGAGAACAAGCGCGAGCTATTTATCCACCGCAACTCGTTACCTGAATACGTCAACCATCTGAGCGAGTCGGGGTATCCAACCGCAAAGATCGTCTACAACCAAATCCCTGTACCACCTGCTGCCAACGCCGATTACCTAATCGACGAGAAGTATCAGTTGCGGGATTACCAAATTCCTATCGTGGGCGAACTGTCTGACGATACTTACTCACGTCGCCTTGACCTACAAACAGGTAAGGGCAAAACGTTCACCACCCTCGCTGCTGTAGCGCGGATGGGTTGCCGGGCTGTTGTAATGATTCCGCCTAAGTATTTCGGGATCTGGAAGACAGCGCTGGATGAAACCTACGGTGACTCTGCGAAGTTCCGACTCGTCTCGGGCTCCGGAGAGCTCAAGCAGCTAATCCTAGATGGATTGGATGGCAATATACACGAAGAGGTCTTAATCGTCTCCTGTGTGTCCTACAGGGGCTACATCGAGGCCTATGAGACCTACGGCGAGAACATTGAGTCTTCGGGCTATCCGGTTCCGCCACCGCGCTTCCATGAAGCGGTAGGTGCTGGTGTACAGATCAACGATGAGTTCCAAGAAGACCCGGGTCTGTACTTCCGGATTGACGTGTACTCTAACGTCAAGAAAATGATCTACTTGTCTGCTACACCATACACAGGTAACGCTTACGTTACCCGCATGATCGATGTGATGACTCCTGCAGAAACCCGTTGCACCTTGCCGGAGTGGGATCGTTACATTGATGTGGTGTGGTTGCTGTATAGCGATCCAACGGTGCAAGCCAAGGATTACCTCACCCCTTTCAAGAACACCTACAACCATGCCCGTTATGAAACGAAGCTGCTTGAGAAGAAGAAGCGCCTTGAGTTCTACTTGGCCTACGTCCGTCGTATGGTCGAAGGTCTCTTCGTCCGCGATCGTCAAGTCGGTCAAAAGGCGTTGGTCCTCTGTTCCACGGTTAAGTTCATTCATGTCCTAACGGACTTCCTCAAACAGCAGTTCCCGGATCTGAGCATTGGGTTCCACGTTGCAGGTTGTGACTACAAGAAACTGGTGACGTACGACATAATCGTCTCTACGCCTAAGTCTTGCGGTACTGGGGTAGACATCCCAAACCTGCGTGAAACCTTCCTGTGCGTGGCTACAGGCTCTGAGAAGGACGCTGTGCAGATCATGGGTCGTACTCGTCCGCTGAAAGGCTGGCCTGAGCATACCCCACGACTGAACGTGCTGGTGTGTAACAACATCCCCCAACATCTACGCTACATGGATGGTAACAAAGAGGTCTTCTCCAAGAAGGCACGTTACCAGCGCATGGCTCGACTTTAACTAACTGCATAGCGCCTCCCCATATGGGGAGGTGACTATGTCGCATCGGAGCTTACATGAAAGAAGAGAATTGGATTGAAAAGTCGTTTGTTATCTACTTCAAATACTATCTGGAGAACGGTCGAACGCAACGGGCCCTGACGATATTCGGGGTACCCCTGCTGATCGGTGCTGAAATGCCATATGTCTGGCATTCGGGCTTTATGCTGTCTTTGTATAACTTCATCTATCTCAAAGATGTCGAACCGAAGACCGTGTCACAGGCACTGAAACAGCACAGGACGGTCCCTCTGCTGAGCTGGCTTCTGGGTAACCATGTGGAAAAGGAAGAACCCTTCGAGGGATCTGCCTACAACACCACAGTTCGGGGTATTCGTTACACAATCACCCGCCATGGTAGATGGACCTCGTATGAGCGGTTCCAATGGCTCGCCCTTAAAGGCAGCCGTATGGACGTATACAGCATCGCCAGCGATGAGGATAAACAGATACCGGAATTTACCTTTGCACCACCGGAATGGGCTGACCGCACGCCTTCCCCTGAAGAGGTGGTAAACGTAGCGCATGAGATGTACAAGCTCACTGATTTCAGCCAACTCAACGAGTAAATAAGGAAGACCGATGAATACTGAACAACTCCAGACCATCCAAACCGCGCTCGATGAGCATACCCGTGAAACTGGACATCGTTACCGTCTGGGTTCCACCCAAGTCAACCACGAGGTGCTGGGTGAACATTATTTCTACGTCGAGCGTCGGGTGAACTCCCTGACCCAACCTCATGTTCGTGAGATGTTCGGCGAGTGGATGAACTTCTTTGAGGTGGCCATTAGCCCCAAGAAGATCTGGCCCAAAGAGCGTAAAGATCTGAACACGCGCATCGAGCCCGATGCCATCCTCCACCTGCTGTACACGTCGTCAGTAATACACGAGCGGGGGATTATCAAGACTTGGCTTGATGTCATGGCTGAACTGGGTTACGCGATTTATGCCGTCGACATCCGTGGGCAAGATGATCACATCACTGCCGACATCATTGTCTCTAACCGTACGCTGGTGTACCAAGCCGCCATCACTATCAACACTAAGTAAGGAGCAACACCATGGACCAATCCGTAAAGCTGGATCCTATTGTACTGGGTTCGTCGGTACCAAATCCGTTCTTCCGCGGTGTTTCACCTAACCGTACTTTGATGTATACCGAACACCTGAAGCTGCGTGAGCGTGAGATGGCAGCAGGTCACGAACAGCTGGGTCATCTGCCCTTCAAGGCTACCGACCAACACGGTGCTCGTGGTGTAGTAGTAGAAATCAAGGATCCTAAAAGGATTCCTAACTTCCGCCTGTCTGATATCCCCGGTGCGCCGAAAAGCGTCTGACGACATAAAGCCCCTCCCATCGCGGGAGGGGCCTATGCCGCTTTTTCTTTTGTTACGAGGTGACCCCATTCAATCCATTCTGCAATGCTCGCTCCGCAGCTGCTGCGGCCGAGTCCTTCTGACGAATGGTGTCTTCAGCCATGTCCAGAATAAATGCAGCGATTGGATAAGGGAGGTTCCAGAACTCAGTCAGTGAATAACCTTGTTCATGGATCCGGTACGTATGGTAACGACGAACCAAACTAAACATTGGCCCACCTTCCCAAGCGTTCTCCTTATCATGCATGGCCATCAGCGCTAGCGGGCGCATCGGGTCAGGGGCATTAATGTGATCGTAGATACCATAGTCAGTTTGATAAGCCATCAAACTAAGCTGAGCCGCGGCTGTTGGTCTTACGGCTGGTGACTCACGCAGCAGCTGATCGATAAGACCATACTGCTGCGCTTGCTTTAGACCGAATGTACCAAACAGGACGTGTCCGTTCTTGTCGTCCTCGTTGATAGAGAGACGACTGTAGCGGGCGTCGGTGTTCGTTACATGATGCGGCTGAGCTTCCGGCTGGCCAACATGAAAAACTCCGCCAGTGGATCGACAGTGATCAGGTTCTCGAAACGCTCTTTGAACTTGGTCGCTGCAGGCGTGTTACAGACCGGGCAGTTGAAGGAGTTGATTGCAGTCATGGCAATCAGGCTGTCGTCGATATACTTCTCGACAGCGTCGTTGAATTCTTTGATGTGCTCATCGGCCGAGTAAACGTCAGACAGGATGTCAGCGATGAAGTCCTTCTCTTCCGAGAGAACCACGTAGCCATCTGGCGCTTCTGGGTTGATGTCAACAATGGCTTTGATCCAGTGCGTGTATTCACGCGCAGCGGTGGACTCAGCCAGTTGTTCGATAAAGCGAGTACGGTTACGACCTTCAGGCGGTTCGTTGAATGCGCCTTGAGTCATTTCGATGATGCCGGTCAACCAAGCACGTCCGAGCTCTTCGTGATCCCAGACCGACGGGCATTGCAACAGGAAGCCCATCTCGCCAATCTGCACCAGACGCTCACGACCATAGACGTGATGCGACTTGTACGTGGCCAGGTCTTCCTTGGTACGCGGTGCACGCGCATCGATACGGAAGGCCATATGGGTTTTCTGCCATGGAGTCAGACCGTTCATGTCGACCCACCACATGTTCACCACTTGCATCAGTTCTTTGGTGATATGGTTGCACTTGCCGATATCGGCGATGCATGGCGACGCGTACGGATAACCGGCTGGGTACAGAGTAGCAGCCAGACCCAGGATTACCGCAGGGATGTCACGGGTGTCGATCAATGGCTTGAGGTCAGTCGGCGTAGCAAACGAAACGTTCGCATTGCTGACGTGCTGCAAAGCAAAGTCAACCACGATGGTCTTGATGTAGTGGGCGACGTTAGAGAACGCCAGACCACGGGTTTCAGAACCTACCGATACTTTGACCTGTGCCACTTCCTGGTTCATCGCGGTCAGTTCAACCAACGATGGGGCCTTGAAGCGCAGCCAGATACCCGAATGCCACAATGGCATATCAACGGTACCACCAACGCCCGCCTTACGGGTGACGTAGGACTTCAGCTCTTCACGGGTGTACTTGCCATCAGCAGCCAGACGCTGGACAGGAATACCACCACCGATGTGCTTGCCTTCGTGTTCAACCGTTTGACCCCAGTGCGAACCTTCACGATGCAAGGCAGCAGTGTGACGGTCTGGATCGTTAACGATCTGACGGGACAATGCACCGAGCAGCAGACGCAGGTGAGGATCACCTTTGTCGTCCGGGATAAAGTCGGCAGTACGACCGATGGCTTCAGCCAGTTTGGTTTCGGATGTAATCATCCGTTCCATAATAGCCGAGCTGTGGTTCAGCACCTGGGTAACCGTTTCAACCGTTTCACGCAGGATCGCGACGCAGTCACTCAGGCTAGGCTCAGGCTGCTTATCAGGCAGTGGTTTGGTAACCGGGCGGGTAACCGTATGGTTAGTGCCGGGTTGATCTGGCGTGAAGGGCTCCAGAGGAGGCAACTCTTCGTCAGGAGCATCCTGGATCAACTGCTGCACTTCAGCCTCACCAAGCGGTGGTGTGGCGATGTGTGGGTTGATCGGTGTTTCACCAGACGGCACAGCAGCGCCGGCAGCTGCCGGCTCCACTGCGTCGCCCTGACCGGCTTTCGGATCATCAGGCAGTTGCATTGAGTTCGCTCTCCAGGATGCTGGTGTATTCTTTCTCTACGGTTTCAGCCAGCGAAACCAGCAGTGGCTGAATGCCGGATTCGTAGTGGGTAGCCAGCTTGTTGTAGCCGGTAGCCAGATCGAATACATCGGTGATCTCTTCAGCGCTTGGAGCACCCGACTTGTCTTTGTGGACTTCCCACAGCGACGCGAGGTTCTCGTTGTAGTTGGCGATATCGCCGCACAGCGTACCGAAGCTACGCTTGAAGCCTTCGGCGTCAGCCAAGTGCTTGCAGATGTTCGGCAGTTCTTGTTTGACCGGGATGACGAAGTTGCTGGTGCTGAGGATCAGACCGGCACACTCGCTGTACAGTTCGCGAAGGATGTCGTAGCCATCGGCGCCCTTGAGTACAGCTTCAGCGGTGAGGCTTTGCATGTCCTGGACTTGGCCAACGATTTCTTTTTGTTCGGTCGCCGGCAGAGTTGCGAAGGCTTCCAGTTTCTTTTGTTCCGGCACAGCAATGGCGCTACCGGCGATCAGCTCACTCATCCCGTTCTCCTAGGACATAATTTGACAATGACATATATATTGCTTAATGCAGTAAAATCCCACAGAAGAGTAAAACCCTATGGGTAACTTTTTTCGATAGAAGGTGATGACATGCAAGACATGTTCAAAGAACGCATGAATGCCGTGCTGCCGTTGGAACAGTTGGAACTGGGTGCGAGCATCCTGAGTCTCTTTGAAGACGTGGGCTTTACCTCTCCATACGAACCTCTTCAAGAGATAATGGAAGTCAGTACTTCGCTTATTGCGACTGACCAGTACGTGTCTCGTGTACTGACCTGTTTGTCCGACTCGATGGACGACCTGCTCAAAGCGTTTGGCGTGGAAGTAACTGAGTCCTGCCCGCTGCAATATAAGCTCGATGTAGGGACGACCCTGATCAAGCTGCCGAACTATTATTTGCCAGCGGAAGTGTTGGCTATTACCACCACTAGCTTCGACAATGAAGTGATCTTGGCTGAGCTGGTCATGCTCACTCAGGGCGTAATAGTAGAAGAGTCGTTGGAACACCTCTACGGCGTCGACGATGGGTTGATCCCGAAGCTGACCGCAGAGATGCAGAAGATGGCGGCCTACGACGAAGCATTCAATACTCCGCTGGACATGATCGACCTGGATCGTAAGCGGATCATCAACATCAACCGTCTGCTGAAAGACGCCCGTGCTAAAGAGCATTTGGTTTGCGTCGGCGAACTGATCGAAGCTGGCGCCAAGATGGGTGCAGACTTTGAACCGTTGGTACAGCAATACGTCGAACAACTGACGATGCTTCCTGCGGATCATATGACCATCGAGCTCCTCGGCCTGGCCTTGTTCAGCAAACTCCCTGCTGAGCAATGGATCGACACTGTGCAACACACAGCCGGGGAATTTACGGATCTGTTGTCCGACCATCGCAAGATCGAGATCGTGCTTAACGATTATCGAGTCTTCTTCGAGATGTGAGCATGAATAAACGCGACTTCTTTCTTAAGGGGTTGAAGTCTGGCGCGTGTAAGAAGCGCGCTTGGGTTATGGGTTGCTTTAGCTTCATTATTAAAGACGGCCCCCGTAACCTCTACCCCGATTATCCTTACCGTCTCTTTAAGATCGGTGAGGACATGTACTTCATTGATCCTGAACCCACCCAGCCATCGCCAGCCACTGAGCTGCTGCCGGCTAACCTGACCAAGATCGACGACTACATCCAAGGTGAGCCGTTGTTCGATTGGTTGGAAGAATTCGAACTGCGTCCAGGTGAGCTGGAGAACTTCGAAGGCACTGAGCCAATCATTACCGCTGCGGGTAACGTCTTCGTTAACCACCTAGCGTTCTGTCTGCCATTCGGGGATATCATCCCTTACCAAGACGGGGCGATCAACGCAGGCAAGCTCAACGACAAGATCCTGGAACTGCTGGTCGATGATCCAGAACCAGATGACGGTGAGTCTCGACATCCAGAAGGCAAGATCTACGTTCGCCAACTGCTGATGTACAACGAGTACATGTTGAGCCTAACTGCTTGGGCTGAAGACAACGTCACTCCTGTTACTCCGAAATCGCTGACGGGTCACCCGGATCGACACAAGGTAATGAAGGAGCTGATCGAGCAGTACAAGGACCAACTCGACAACCCATCGATCATTGCCCGTATCGGTAATATCATGGAAGAGATGGACATGGAGTATTTGAAGGACGACCCATCCTTCCAGTTCTACATGTCGAAGCGCGCTAAGCTCTTCTCTGGTTCTCGTAAGAAACAGTTCTACATGTTCGGTGGTGAGTCGCCATTCCAAGACGGTACTTCGGTAACGTTCATCAGCAAGTCGCTGGAAGAAGGCATCGACACCAACAACCTGCCCACGATGATCAACTCGCAACGTGCGGGTTCGTTTAACCGGGGCTTCCAGACACGTCTGGGTGGTGAGGTAACCAAGACCATTTACCGGATGCTGGGTACAACCCGTATCGAGGTAGGCGACTGTGGTGCCACGATCGGTATCCCAACCCTGATCCATCCACAATACAAACATCGTTTCACCGGCTTCTATTACGTAGAGAACGGGGTCACTAAAAAGATCTCGAACGACAACGTTGGGGCACTCGCTGGCAAGGTTGTCGATCTGCGTGATCCGATGGCCTGCAAGCAAGACCAGAACCGTGTGGAGAACGAACCGGGTAAAGGTAAGAACATCTGCAGCATCTGTGCTGGCGATGCTCTATCGGAAATGCCCGATGGTATTCCTGCAGCGTCTGCTGCGGTCGGTGGTCGGTTCCTGACGTTGTTCTTGAAGAAGATGCACGCCGGTTCCTTGAAAACCACCAAGTGGAACTTCCAACAACACATCCACTGATTTGGGCCATGTTATGTGGTCTTTCCGTTGACTATGGGTATTCACCCTGAGGACAAATAGATGAGCGATAACGAACAACTCGACCAAGCTGAACAAGAAGCAGTCGACACGGCAGCCGCTAATGGCGAGCAGAATGACGCTGGCGGTGAAGCTGGCCCTACTGGCGAACAAAGCGGTGTTGCTGGTGATACCGGCGAAGGTGCTGACAATGGCGAAGCCCCTGCTGCCGAAGAAACCGATCCGGCCAGTGCTGAGCCGGAAAACGAACCGGACGTCGTAGGTCTGGCCCGTAACGCATACGAAGCCGATCCAGCGGTAAGTGACGAAGTCTGCATCGAGTTCGTGCAGAAGATCGCCGGTGAGATCATGGACATCGGCGGCATGTCGACTGCCTTGCTGACAGCGCTGATCAAAGGCCAGATCCGTTTCCCGGAATCCGACCTCAAGCACGTGATCGTGGTTTACCGTCAGCGTATCGAACTGCCTTCGGCGTGGGACGACAAAGGCGTGATCGTCTTCCTGCGTTCTGGCGAAGAGCCGAAGAAGACTTCCACTGGCGCCTGGGTAGTTGACGTAACCCGTAGCGGTCGTGTGGCTGCTGAATGGTTGACTTCCGAACTGGAAGCGTGGGCCAAGCAAGAAATTCAAGCCGGCGGCAAAACCAGCGATGCTGGCGTAGCGCTGGAACTGAAAGCCCGCCTGGGCCTGAAGTGTGAAGACAGTCCGAAAGCGGTGCGTAAAGCTTACCGTGCTCTGGCTCCTTCCGATATCAAAGTCGTTGGCGCTGAAGCTTCCACTCCGGTGGTAGTCGAAGCCGCTACCGACACCGACGAAACCGAGCAACTGCAGCGTGCAAAAGCCGTCACTGCTCAGATCGAACAAGTAGAAGGTCTCACCACCATGAACGTCGCAATGATCGATGATGGCCTGCGCAAGTACATCGAAGCTGTAGCGCCTAACCGCGTGATCGGCGAAGCTGCTGCGCTGAAAGCCCAGAACGACCTGGACAACACCCTGCAGTTGGCAGTGGGCCTGGAACCACAGGCCATGGTTGCGGCCATGGAACGCATCAAAGCCACCTTCAAGCGTGAGATGGCTGGCAATGGCGTGTTCAGCTTCAACAACGTCTTCCGCTTCACCCACCTGATGCGCAACGACAACAAACGTCGTGATCGTCACGTTGGTATGCTGGAAGCCATGCGTGTGTTCTTCGCTGATGCCAAGGAAGGACGCAAGCAGGTTGACGTGCGTAATCTGCTGCAATACCAAGCTGACGAAAAAGCTGTACTGCTGGCCGAATACTTCGCCCGCATCGCCTAACGGTTATAGCCCTCCCTTTTGCGGGGAGGGTTTTATGCCGCCTAACGGCTAAATGTATGTGTCTAACCTTAGACCTGCCCACGCTAGGGTGCATTTATAACCATTCGGAGTCACGGAGCAAATCATGCTCGAACTGCTACTCACCGTAGGGCGGAAGACGACCGCAGCTGATGATTCGGATGTGCCATTTAATCCAGGCACTCCGTTCAAAGGCGTAGTACCAGCAGCGTCCTTTATCACAGGCGATACTCTCGCCGCCGCCATCAACTACCAAGGTGGTGTATCCATTAACACGGACGCTGGATGGCTGCACTTTATCGAAGACAATGGTCTTGAGCTGTATATTGCCAAGAAGCCATTGCGTTATGGTATCTCCCCATCATACAACGCCGAAGCATATGCTAGTGTTAACGGTGAAATCAATATCGCTGGTACCGTATACGTAATACGGGACATGTACGGTGCCGCCAGTATTTCAGGCGGTTACGGTCCAAGCAACGCTGGCGGTGAATGGAACCGTTACATGTACAACGTCTACGATCAAACCGATCGGGCGGGTATTCCAGAGGCCCTACTCTGGGGTAATTACACCAACCCAATGTTGGGACTCCCTACCTCAACCGACGGGACCGACCTAGGAGATGGCGTCTTCAGCATCTGTGCGGACCACATCGCTGAAGGCATAATAGTGCGCGGCAATGACTGGTACAACAGCAGTGGTGGTTACCACATTAAGGGTATCTGGTACGCACCACCCGGTAATATCCAGTCCTATTATGGCTGGCGTCCCATCCTGATCAAGAAGTCCACGATTCCACCAACACCGTTCAAAGGTGTGGTAGCACCCGAAGACTTAATTAGCGCACCTGACCTCGCCACCACCGTCGGTCTAACCACCGGTTCCCTCGGCTACGATCCTAATCCGGGCTGGCTGAAGTTTGTCAACAATGGCAAAACCGTCTACATCGCCAAGAAGCCGTTCCGGGTTAGCATCCTCTGGACGACGCTCAATGACTTGGGTGTGGTCTTCGGTACCAAGACTCTGGCGATCGGTGGTAAGCTCTATAAAGTTCGCTTGATGACGGGTAGTAACACTGACCCAGCGGATTTGGCTGCTGGTGAGTACGACACTCTCTTCTCACGAGTCACTGCGCTATATAGCGGTCCTGGTGAGCGTTGGGGTGAGCTTACGTACGATGACGTCGGATGGTACGGGGGTACGGGCACAGGTGAATTGTGTCTGTGTCAAGAACAATACGGCGGTGGACCGCTAACCCGAGGCTATCCTGGTTTCGGTGGTATGTGGTATCAAGTGCCTACCGATACACATCCTGGCTATAGCTGGCGTCCAGTGTTGGAGCTGATAGGTGATGCTCCTACCATCACTGACAGTTGGACCAAGCTGGGTGATCTGCCTGTGGCGATCAACGGGGCATCGGCTTGTGTCATCGGCAACAAGATGTACGTGTTCGGTGGCCAAGATGCTGGCTTTGCGGTTAAAGGCGGACTGTACGAAGTTGACCTGACTACGGGTGCTGTAGTTACCAAAGCGTCCGATGCGGCCAGACGTTACCACACGGCGGCAGCGATCAACGGCAAGATGTATATCTACGGGGGCTACACCACAGCTTACGTGGGTGATGTCAGGGTCTATGATCCGGCAACCAACACTTGGGCGAACGGTGCATTAAACGGCGTTGCTACAGACCGACATGCAGGTGTGGTGTACAACAACCTGTTCTACAACTTCGGTGGTAACGCAAGTCAGACACAGGCACGTTCTTATAACACAGTGGGTGCTGCATGGTCTAACTACACCCCAACTGGTCTGGGTGGTTCTCCTTGCTACTTGGGTTCGGCTGACGTCCTTGGCACCAACATCTACACCCACACTGGCTACCAATCGCAGAAGCAGTTCCGTAAGATCGACATGGTTGCTAACGTGTCGAGTGCACTGGCTAACCCACCGCATGGTTCGTATGGTCATGCACACGGTGCGATGCAGGGTGGTATCTACCTGCTGGGTGGTACGGTTGACGTGACTGGTAAAGACAAGGTAGTTACTCGTTACGATATCAACTCGAACACCTGGAGTTATCTCGGTGCGATTCCTTACACCATCGGTGAACGGGCAGCTTGTGCGCAGGATGCAACCAACATTTACGTAGTGGGTGGCGTGGGTAGTCCAACAGCGATATGGAAATACACCCCGTAGCGGCATAACCCTCCCCTACGGGGGAGGGCTGTGTGTTTAAACCGAATTACAGCTTAAGGGTGAAAACCATGTTGGAATATTTATTGGCATCAGGAACAGCCGCCGTGGAGGGACCATTTATCCCGCCAACGGTGGAGAGCGGTAAAGCGTTTAAAGGCTGGGTCAGCAGTGCGGCGCTGATCGACGGTGATGCATTGGCTACGGCCATTGGCCTGAGTGCAGGTACGTCGCATAACGCTGATGCTGGCTGGTTGCACTACATCGACGGGGCACGGGAGTTCTACATTGCCCGCAAGACCTTTCGTTATGGCCTAGGGCATGCCCCGATTGAAGCAGCCATCAGCAATGGCACCAAGGTAATCCAGATCGGCGCTGACTATTATAAGGTCAAGCAGATCTCGGCGATGGCTGCTGATCCATTCAGTAGTATCGTTGGCGTAGGTGGCGGTGGTGACTGGGATAAGTACATCTATCCATTGGTCACCGGTCCAGCTCGGGCACAGATCACGGCTGAGGTTTGGTCGTACTATACCGAGAAGGATCTGGGTCTGTCACCGAACTGGGGCACACAACCTAATGGATCGATCACACATGCTGCAGACAAGCACAGTGCGCTAACTACGGCACGTGCCTCCCGTGGTCGGAACTATGGCGGCGGGACGTCGATCGCTTCTGTGGTGGGTCGTACGGTTTATTACTCGGACAACCCTAACGAAGGTAACGCTGGTACGGGTCTGAACCAATACGGCTGGCGCCCGATGTTGGAGAAAACCACAGCGCCACCACCACCAGATGTATTCTACGGTGAGGTTGCGTCAGGAAGCTTCATCACACCGGGTGCGCTGACGACAGCGGTGGGTATGGGTGCCGTAGGTTCGGTTACCAACATTGATACGGTCTGGCTGAAGTATAAGATCGCTGGCAAGACTCTGTACACGCCGAAGCTACCACTGCGTCATGGTATTACGTGGGATGCTTTGAATGCCCTGGGCATCGTGTACGGTACGAAGGTAATCGTTATCGGTGGCAAGCGCTATTCGGTACGTCTGCCAAAAGGTGTCGATCCAGCAGTACCTTCCGCCAACGTCTACAACCCACTACACATGGGTGGTGACTTCAACAGCATGATCTATCCAGTCTATGGTGGTGTGGCCCTCAATAACGCACTGGTGCAAGCATATCCACGCTGGGCAGCTTACACAGATGCTGAGTTGGGTCTGAGTGTGTCTAAGTCGGGTATCCCTAATGGTGCCTTGACCATGTGCCAAGAGATGACCGCCAACGGTGGGTATCTGGTGCGGGGTTATAACGACAACGATAATGCTGGTACTGCACAGATCATCGCTGGCTGGTATGTCGGTGGTTCGGTTGTGCAGGCGTACGCAGGTTGGCGTCCGGTATTGGAAGAGTTGCCTGATCTGGTCGAGTCCTTCATGGGCGAGGTATCAGCAGCTAACTTCATCACTAACAGTGCCTTAACCACAGCGGTCGGTGTAACCATGGGTACGCAGATCAACGCCAGTGAGGGTTGGTTGCATTACTACGTGGACAACACCGAGTACTATCTGGCGAAGAAACCGTTCCGTCAAAGCTTGACCCGAGAACACCTCCACTCGCTGGGGGCCGCAGTCGGGACCAAGACTGTAACGATCGGTGGCAACGTCTACAAAGTGCGACTGATGCTCTGTAAAGATCCAGCAGCAGCTAAGCCGGGTCAAGAATGGGCTAAGTTTATCTACCGTGTCTATGGGGGTTCTACAGCGAGCCATCCAGATGTACAGGCACAGCCACGTTGGGCTGCTTACACCGATGCCGAGTTGGGCTTAGGTAATGAGAGTCCTGCAGATGGCCACATCAACATCGGTCAGGATGCTTACAATGGGGGTTGGGCATCGCCTGGCTACCATAGTCCGACTGAACTGTGGTATCAACCTGCCAACACCACTAACGAAGGCTATGGATGGCGTCCGTTGCTGGAACTGGTACCGTAGCAAACATCTAGCCCTCCTTCGGGAGGGCTTTATGTCGTCGATGGTATGTTGATTGTTTTTGATAGTGGTAATAAAGGGAATTGGTTATGTTGGAAACAATGTTAATGACGAAGCCACCTGCCGGATGGGTACCTGATCCGGACGGTAGTAGTTGGGTAGGGCTAGCTCCCGACTGGACGCTTGTGGGTACTGGACCCATCAACACACCAACGTACAATAACTGCTTTGGGGCATATGGTGGTAAGCTGTACACTTTTAGTGGTGACCTAAATGCCGAACTCTGGCAGGGCGACACAGCGAACCTAACTACATGGACAAAGAAGACCAATGGGGCATTAGCCAAGGATGATGCCGCAGGTTGTTTCTGTAAGGGCAAGTTCTATGTGCATGGTGGTTACGACACTGGTGGTAGTAACACCACCAACAACGTCATGCGAGCCTACGACCCATCTAAGAACACGTGGGCGGGCGTAGCAGCAGGTCCGGTTAAACGGGCAAGTCATGCTATGGAAAACCTGAACGACCAGATCTATCTATTCGGTGGGTATAGTGCAACATCGGGCGATCTTCTACTTGACCTATGGCGATACAACCCAACCTCTAACGCGTGGGTTCGTTTAGCCGATGCGCCGAGTACACGTCGTGCCTTTGGTTTAGCTGCAGCCGACGGTAAGGTATACGTGTACGGAGGTTATACACTACCGGGACTTACAACAACAGACGGCTTCATGGTTTATGATGTCGCGACCAATACATGGTCTACATTACCCAATACACCGGGCCCGCGGTTTCAATGCACATTAACCGCACTGAATGGCAAGATCTATCTATTCGGGGGTCAACTTAGCAGCACCTACTACAACGAGTTATGGGTATTTGATCCAGTGGTGGGTGAATGGACGTTACTAACACCAGCGGCGCCATTACCAGCCGCCCGACGGTGGCATCATGCAGCAGTCCAGCAAAACAAGCTGGTGATCTACGGTGGTTACACAGGTGCAGTTAACCGTGAGGTTTGGGTGTACACGCCGCCGGCATAAACGTAAGACGGCATAAAACCCCTCCCATGAGGAGGGGGCTTATGTCAGTGTTTAAACAGGAACGATCTCGACGCGCTCTGTGGTTAACACACTACCAGTACTACGGCTGTACTTGCTGTAGACATAGCACTCGCGACTAATATTTAGTACGTGATTGATCTGCGTCGTATCATTCAACCATTGGTACTCCACAGTACCGTCGAAGTTAACGCCGCGCAATACCGCAGGTCCGGCATCCAACCCGAACATGGTGATGAGACGATCACAGTTACTGGTCATGACCTCATCCAAACCCTGCAGTAAATACTCACGGCGTGCTTCTGGAATACAAGTCAGTTGAATATGACGATCTAGGTCGGCCTGCGTAGTACCCAACTGACCTGGAATAATGTCTGCCAGTTTATTTGGGAAGATACCACCTAGCGAGTTACGGCAGGAATGCATGTGTCGCTCTTTCAGCACGGAAGCCATCGCGTGGGTCACGTAGGTAAAGGTGATCTTACCATCCTCACCGCTACGGTTCATGCCATAGCTGGTGTAGCCAGCTACTTCCATTGCGGCATGGACCATCGCATGCCATGCTGGATCATCGACAGCCATGGTGATGTTGCGGTAGCCATCTTCGGCTTTGTACATCTGATACGAATCGATCTTGATTACTGGTTCGCCCTGATCCACCACTCACCCCCGAAATGAAATATCACCGATGTAAGCCATGTTGTTTTGAGCACCATAGCGAATTGCCGCCGCCCTGACGAAGTTCCATTCAGGGATCGTCAAGGTTAGATTACCCGACTTGTACGCAAACATCGCGTAGTAACACATGCGGTCGATCTTCGAATACTTGATGTCGTAGATGTCATCATCCACGTCATCACTCTGCTGTGGGATCATGCTGTACGGACCCAGCGCATCACTAACCGAGTTTTGATCACCCAGTGTTTGTGCCACAGCCAGCATTTCAACGATCTCATTGCGCAGTTCAAAGATGGCCGCCCGACCTTTCCACGGACTGGCCACCCCTTGCTGCTGACACTTCATCGCTTCTTTAGCGACCTCACTGGCCTCTTCAGCCAACTTGCCTAAGAGGTACTGCACCCACGTCATGCTCATTTAACAGCTCCGCTAAGGCCCGGGCTTGTGATACCGGGGTAGTTGCAAAACGATCTGAGATCAATCCACCTGCCTCTGTAGCCTTAACCCGTAGCTCTGCGAACAGTTGAGGGTTTTCGTCTACCCAGCGACGCCACAGCTCCTTGTAGGCAGCATATAGGTCGATTGTAGGGTCAAGCGGTGGTTTACCTTTACCAATACGCCAGTCATCAACACCCAGATCACCATAACCCTTAACACCGAGCTGGTAATGTTCCTCAATAGTAAACCCGTCACTAAGACGGGCTACTAATGCCGAGAAGCGACGGTCTCCTTTGGTGGAGACTTCTATGCCGCCAAATCTTTCGAAGCGGAACTGGATGGACTGGCTGGCAGCTTTTTTCCTTTGTGTTCCAGATAGGCTTCCAAGATGCGATCCATCGACGGAGCATTCAGAACCTTCTGTGCTATCTCCACAGCATTAACCCGACCACCCGTTAGGTTCACCCCGAACTCACGCCGTATCGCTTCAGTGAGTCCTTGAATCTGACAGAACTCCATCACCGTAGTTTCACGAGCGATGTTGAGAATCTGCGAGACGTTAGGGTAAGTCGATACAATGTCGAGGTCGGCTACGTGCGTGAAGATTAGCGTCAGGTATTCCCGCATCTCTTCGACACAGGCCATCCCCTCAGCCGCAGCCATATACGACGGTAGCGTGACGATCCAGTCGTCATGTCCAATCACGAACTTATCCAGTTCATGAGACATCTGGTCAGACGCTGTACCAATCACCGACTTCTGCGGACGGTTCAGATACCAGAAATGCATATCGTCGCAAAGACGTTTCGGGTTGGAGTTAAAGTTCTTAAAGTCCGAGTTCTTCGAATACATCGTAATCGACGAAGCCAAGTCTTTAGTCTTCTCATCCAACTGCTCCAAGCGCACGCTGTCGACGATGTTATAAACACCGTAAACGATCTTGTGCTTGGCTTGCATCACTTCGTGCCAACGCAGACCGGTGAGGTGATCGGTTGGTTTGTATTTCAGCTTACCGAAGTCGTTACGGACTTCGAGGACGTCGCCGACCTTCACGTTTTCAGGAGTGATGTCCTTACGAGCGATGTCTTGCTCGTTCAAGCTGTAATAAACGAAGCCACCTTTGCCTTTAGTCAGGTCATCGGCTTTATCGAGGAATGCTTGAATGTCACCCACCGCACTGATCTTGGACTCATAGTCACCATTGAGTTCCTTCTTCAGAATGCGGTCCAGGGCATAAGAGGGATCTTTACCGTTTGCCAGTCGAGTAATGCGATATACCGTCATGGCATCGATGCATTGGAAGGTAGCCGGATGGGTTACCCAGTTCCAACGGTCTTCCACGTTGATCGACATTACTTTACCAGAAGCGGTGGTCTTCTGTGTGTTGCCTTTGCGATAGTTGAAGTACTTGTATTTGTCCGGAACCGTAGGGTCACTGAACACCATGCGCAGATCGATACCTTCCTTCTCCAGAGCACGGATGATTTTGCTCATGTCGAAGTCCATGTTCCAGAAGGCAAACCAATCAGGCTTCCATTCATGGAGCTTCTCGATGCAGAGCATAACCACTTGAGCTGGAGTGTCAGCGATCAACACTTCAATTTCAAGGCCACGTTCTTCGAGTAGTTCAGGGATCAGTTCTTTCGCAGTACGGTGCGTATCACCAATTGGATCATCGATGTCTGCGACCCAACGCTTGAGGTAAACCAGACGTACGTTCTTCTTGTGACTAACCGACATGCAGATGATGTCATCTGTACCATCAACTACGTCGGTCTCAATGTCACCACCACCAACTGTGTTAAAGCTGATGGTTTCTGGATACTTGGTACGGTACTCTGCTTTAGCACAGCACGCCGAGCTGACATCAGCTCCATAGACGTACGGGTTACGTTGCAGAACACGTTGTTGCATATGGGGGCCACCGGTACCCATACCCAAGGTACGGGCGATGGACTTGACCAGATCGAGCTGCGTCGAGGAATACTCTTGCAGGTTGCTGGCAAATTCGTAGTCTTTCTTCTCTTCGTGGTTACGACGGCCTTTGTGGGTGATCCAGTAAGGACGCTTATAGTTCTCTTCAAAACGAAGACGGGGCACACGCCGCCCATCTTCCAAATGTACGACTTCTTTAATCACCAGCATGTCGCTGATGCCACGTTCTTGGTCTACAACGTAGGTAATGTGTTTCGCTTCAAAGCCGGTTGGTTTAACAATAGAGCTCACGGGGATCCCCTCAGGGTCTGACTACGTACCATAACACGGCAAAGTATTTCTTATGAATATGATTACAACATCCTTCATTGGGATCGTGCCATGCTAAAAGAAACTGTATCGCTTGAGCTTTTGAACGTAAAAGCTAAGCGTGCGTTGGGTATCCGAATCGAAGCTGTTATTGAGCAATGGATCGCCCGTCGTGAATTCGCCTATTTCTACACCAGTGAACAGCTTGTTGAACTGGCCACCATCGTTAAAGAAGAGATGGGTGTAAACGTTGAGTTCGTAATGAACCCACGTCCAGTCATCAATGCTGCAGCCAACGTTATCCAGTTGCCAGGGCACAGCGGTAGCACCTATAACGGTCCGGGCACCAAGCCATTGACTGTAACGGGGCGCGACGTACCACAGCAATTGCGCAAGATCAAGATCGACCTCGATAAAGGGAAGATCACTGGCGAAGTTATTGATGGCTTGAAGAATCGCATCACACTGTTCGCCGGTTTGGTTAGCGACGATGTAATGCTGACGGCTGAAGAGATCGCTGCGGTTGTCGTGCACGAGCTGGGTCATGTTTGGAACCAGTACTTCGCATTGGGTGATTATGTCTGGCTGAACTATTACCTACAGGACGGCCTGGAAGTTCTGTCTGGGAAGAAGCCCAACATCTATAAGCTGGAGATCTTGACCGAAGCAGGCTTGGATAAGTACTGTGACGATAAAGATGCACTGGCTGCGATGAAGGCTAACCCCTCTGCGAAGAACGTACGCCGTGCGTTGCTAATTGCTGCGCAGAAAGCACCGCGACAACACCTGTCGTCTAAAGAGACCGATATCTCCTTGCTGCGTGAAGAGCAGTTGGCCGATATGTTCGCCTCCCGGATGGGTTACGCCCGAGCCTCTATCTCGCTGCATGTTAAATGTAGCAAGAAGTATGGCAGTCGTTTCCTCATCAGCTCTAGCGCCATGACCTTCATGGAAACCACCAAGGTTCTCCTAAACGTCGGGGCTATTGTTACGGCATTCGCTGCGATCGCATTACCGCCACTGTTGGTTGCGGCATTGGCACTGCGCATCACAGCCGTCTGCATGACTGACTACAATGTCAAGGAACCGGCGACTTACGATAACGACATCGAACGCCCGATGAAGTTCCGTCGTGACCTCGTGGCTCAGCTGAAGATCTTGGGTGAAGACAAAGCACTCGAAGAAAAGATCCTCGAAGACATTCGAGTGGTAGATGATCTGTTAGCTATCTACCGTAAGAACACCACGCTCTGGGAAGCTTTCGAACTGTTAGTTAACCCAAGCGTCCGCCGTAATCGCCACCAACGTGCTGGTGAAGAAGAACTGGAACAATTGCTCAACAACGACCTATTCGTTGCTGCTGCTAAATTCAATGCCCTGTCGAGGAAGTTGTCATGACCACTGCACATCAATTCGCTCAGATGCTCCGTAACATCGAGCCTGGTAACACCAACGTACGTCTGGCCCGTAGCCTGACCCTGATCCACGCGTTCGCCATGGTTATTCCGTGCGCTAACTACGCCAACGCTGACCAAGCGGCCGAAGCTTCCCAGCCATTGCTGAAGAAGCTGATCAACGACGTGAACGAACACGTAGCTGTTGATACCAAGCTGTGCATGGGCCTGCTGTTGCCTACCCTGAAGCTGCGCTTCGAGCTGATCAATGGCACCACCGATCCTGCGCTGATCAAGATGGTCCTGAACTCGGAAGCAGCTGCCGAGCTCAAAGGTCCGGACGATCTTGCCATGACCGAATACATGACCAGTCGTCCTGGTTTCGCCAAAGAACAAATTCTCATCAGCGAAGCTGTGCGGGATCTGATCTCCGAAAACAGCTGAGTGTGGCGCGATGAACTCTGAATCGCTTAGCGAGGGCACCCTGGTGTATCCTCGCCTTACCACGGAGTATCTGAAGTCTCTGATTGCGACCATCAGTTACAGTCATGTACCGGAAGCCCGTACCACGGTCTGTACGGTGATGCTGAAGATCGATTACGCCATTACCGAATCGGTAGTGTGTCCTAATCCCGACCTCTACGATCCGGTAGCGGGTGAGAAGCACGCGTTGATCAAGGTGCTGGCTGAACTCAGAGATAAAGAGTACTACGTGTTACGCCGCCTCCTCCACGTTGAGAAGTTGTCCAAGACAGGTGAATGAAGATGGACGAAGAGATTAAAGCAATCCCGGAGCTGGAGAAAGCTCTGGAAGAACAGATCACTGGTGAAGTCGAAGTTGACACCCCCGTGGTCGAACCGCTCAAGCTGGCTTCGGACAGTTTGAACGAGCTGGTTGAAATCGGCGACACGATCAAGGTCGAAGGTGTTTCGCAAGAAGACATCCGTTCGGTGTTCACCATCATCAAGCGTCTAAGCGATGCTGGTATGGATGTGGGCGTCAGTGCTTCCTTGGAAGACTACGAGATCAACCACTTCACCCCGACTCGCAGCATGGTTAACCAGACGATCTCCCAAGAAGGTATTGGTGCTACGATCGTTAACGTGATCAAGGCAGTGATCGAGCGTTTGGTTGAGTACGTGATCAAAGCCGTGCGTTTCTTCAAGGTCATGGGTGCCAAGGACAAAGCGATCGAAGCTTCGTTCGAAAAGGCCAAGGAGAAATCCAAGGACGTACAGGCAGCTATCGCATTGTTCCAACGTGCGAACATGGCTGACTCCAGTAAGGTTGATGCCGAAGCTGAAGTCTACGCCAAGGCTCTGCTGACTGACTCCAGCCTGCCACGTAACTACCTGACCCTGGCTGCACTGTTCCACCAACCATCGGTCGATGAAGTTAAAACGATCCATGCGAAGGTTGAGCGTGCGACCCTGTTCCTGCGTAAGTCGGTCAAGTCGCTGTCGATGTTCCTGACCACCCCAACCGCTGATCTGAACGTCGACGTAACGATGATGGAAGACCTAGCGTCCGTGCGCCAGCAGATCGGCCTGATGCAGCAAGTGGACCCGGACCAAAAGTTCATCCACATGTTCATCAAGCCTGACTTCTTCGCGACCAACACCGTGCGTAAGCAAGCTGAACCATTGGCTCGCTATGAGTACATCCTCAAGGCGTACTACTCGGTAGCCGATGACCTGCGTTCGATCCGCAAGTACAATCAGGATGCTTACGATGAAGAAGCCGTACGCTTCATCAATGAAGTGATTGCTGAAATCACTCAAGCGTTCGAAGACCTCGGTCTGGTGATTGACTTCTTCGCTAACCTGAAGAACGTGCAGATGGCTGTGTTCAAAGTACAGCTCAAGTACCTCAACCGTTACACCTCCTTGCTGTATCTGAACTGCCGCGACAACGCGGTCTCCGATATCACCAAGAAGCAAGTCGAAGGCATCTTCACCGATCTGGAGAAGAAGCTGAAATCCTACGGGGTTTAAGTAGACGACATAAAGCCCCTCCCTACGGGGAGGGGCCTATGCCGCTTAGTGACGCAGGAAGTTGATCGTGAGATCGTCTTCAATCATCAGCTCTTGGTTGGTCAGTACGGTTGGCTTCTTGCGCAGGGACAGACGCACAGAGTCATCTTCCACAGTCAAGATAGCGAAGTCCGCAGAACCACCCAAGCCGGAGACTTCCACACCACTAACGTCATCACCGGCAGCGAGTTTCAATGCCGCGATAATGTCAGAGCGCACTACACGAGTTTGACCAAGCAGTTCAGTGATGATCTTCTTGGTGGTTTCGATCAGTGCAGGACGCAACGATGTATTACGATAGCTAGCCGCATCCATGAAGTAGGTAACGTTGAGGCCTTGGTCGAGGGTGATATCTGCAAGCAGACCATCCTTAACTGTAGCCGTGGTGTTACCGAAGGTGGTGATCGGGTAGAAGTAGATCTCCGCTTCATCCAGCAACTGCTTACGGATGTTAGCGATGTCGCCTTGAATCCACTCTACTACTTGCATCGGGATCTCGTCTCGGTAGTCTGCCGAGGCCGCTTCGGTGGCGAAGTAGTACATGCCATCCACCAAGAACATGGTGAACTCACGCTGGATCTTACGTGGTGCCAGCAACACTGGCTGTTGAGTAGTAGGGTCGAGGATCGTGTCACCCTTGCGATACTGCATGACTGGTTGGTTCTGTGCATCCAGAATCGGATCACCAGCACGGTGCAAGATGGTGTACACCAGAGAGTTCCCTGGACCTGAAGTAACAATGATGTTGCCATCTTCGTCACGCAGATACACGTTGTCAGCGTAGACCGCTGGAACGTCAGCGCCGTAATGCTGATAGGACTCTTGACTCAACACCGTCCGGTTACGACGCCACAGGTCAGTGAGTTCATAACCAAAGCGGATGGTCAGACGCTCACGGATAACCGCCATGAAGGTGTGATCGAGTAGATGCTCTTGCAGCAATGCATCGATCTCGTTACCCACATAGCCCGGCGATTCGATCTGGTCAACGATAATGGTGAAGTCCACATCGTGTTCCATGCTCAAAGCAAAGTGGTTCTGTGCCAAGTCGAACATCGACATGTTGGTGGTGTAAAGACTGTTGGCCGAGTCCACATCGAAGTTGGTAAGGATATCGAACTGATAGATCCGCTCGTTATCCTCCATCCCGATCAGTGTGCCGTTCAAGCTGGCGTAGTTGTTCTCACCGACGGGCTTGTAGCCCATCTGTACTACCACGAGTTCATCTGCCAACAACTTGAACTGATCATCAGTCTTGAGTTTGGTCTTGATGCGGAAGCCTTTGTCGATACGCTCGATCGAGTAGGTATCAATGCTGGCTTGCAGTTGACTGCTGTCGTTGTCGCCGGCGAAGGTCTTACGCACTACAGTCGGCTCACCGAAGTAATACGGACGCACATCGAAGTTCGCACTGGATGCATCGAGCACATAGTGGAACGGCGTGTACATATAGCTGCCGTCGATGATCAACCGCGATACGACTTCAGAACTGGCATTACGCAGTTGCGCAATACGACCGTCGTCCACTACCGAGATCACCCCATCCTTATAATCGAACAGGATCGTGGGCAGCAGAGTAATGCGGTCACCATTGTCTGCTACGTGAGCACTCAGTGCCAGCTCTTCCATGGACTGTTGAGTCTGTGCCATCATCGTACCCACAGCCGAAGCTACAGAGTTGTTCGACGGGGCAGGCAAACGACGCGAGGCCAAGAACTGACGATGGGTAATGTTGTTGACGTTGGAGACGAGGTTGTAACCTTTACGTTGCAGGAAGTAGTTCAACTGCACGTCAGTGATCGGGAACGGAGCACCATCCATCACACCGTCGATTACTGTGTTACGCAGGGTCTCGAAGTCCACCGCATTAGAACCACCACGAACCCGGGTTGGGTTCATTGCCGAGAACTCACCAATGTGGTTGAGTGGATCGGTGTAGGTCTTGTCGTCATCGATGGTGTTGAAGTCCACCTCAAACGACTTACGGTCATAGCTACCCAAGTCAACGTCAATGACACCCTTAGTAGTGAACACGTCAACTCGCAGTTCACCGGTCGCGCTACCGTTAGTGGTGTAGACCAACGGGAACTCAGCGAAGACTTTACCGTTGAGGACTTTGAGCACCAACGTTAAACGCGTCGGGTCAAAGACCTGATCGCTGTGCGTGGTGTTGATCTCACGCCAACCCAGCTTAGTGTCGCTGATATAAGCCCGAACGTGGAAGAACTGATCGGTAAAGCTGAAGGTCCCCTCGAAAGGCAGAGTAGGGTTCAGTGTTTCCGTATAGGTCTTCATGCTGAACTGCAACACCGGAATGCGCAGCAGCAGATACCACTTACGGTTGATCAACAGTTCCTTGCTTTGCACGATGTTCGAATCGAGCGTTTGCAGCGGAGACGGTTTGTCCAAGTCGTAAACGATCTGCAAACCACCGTGACGCATCTGGCGGATCTCAATCGGGTACTGCATGGTGAAGTCGTGACCGGCAACCTTAATCACCGTGTTACGAGGGATCACTACCTTCTTGATTCCGTCCAACCCCACCGGAACCATCTTCGAGATAATCTCATCTTTACTGAAATAGAACTCGAAGTAAGTCGGCGCTGGGTTAGCGAAACGGTTGAGGTAGTTGTCATCGGACATGTGCAGATAAAGATCCTCTGCAGCGATAACGTTACTGGCATACAAACGACGCACCAGTGAGATGCCTTCGTTCATTGCCATGGCGGCTACCAGAGTGCCGTTCTCGATAGCAAAGACAAACGGATGAGATCCATCAGGAACCTCAAACGTGCCTTGACCATTGACCTGGCGATCCAGTTCATCCATGGCAAGCTGGATCATCAGGTTCGGGTTAGTCCGCACCTGTTCCAGTTTATCAAGATACTCGCTCATCGCGCACCTTTATTATTGCTGCGGAGTTGCCGCATTGGTTGGGAGGTCTACACGCAACACACCAGCTTTCTGTGTTTCGTAAGTCTGCTTGAATACCCACCACTCCAGCTCCATCGTCGATGGCTCGATGCGGGGGTAGGAACCTTTGTGGTTGAAGTACTCACGTTCCCATGGTTTCAACTTGACCATCTGGTTGTTACGGTTCTCATCACGCATGCCAGGATTGAAGTCCTGTTGCAGCTCGTTGAACTCGTAAATCAGAATGTGATCGTAATAAGTGAAGCCGACAGCTTTAAAGACGAAGGTGATGTTATCACCGACGCCAGCGAACGGGGTGTTGTTACCCGAGGCATCGAAGTCAGCGTGCTGGGATAAGCTTGCGGTAACCGGGTACGCAGCGCCACATGCAAACAGACGGGTCACGTAAGTCTTGGTCACGTCCATAACCAAACGGTAGACGCGAGTGTTGTAGTCGATGACGTTGTACATCACGTTATCGGGATACGGCAGAATGCGCCCCTCACGGGCCAGACCTTGATACCGCTCCCACATCAACAGCATGAATGTTATAGGGTCACCAATAAGGTTCTTAAAGGTGCATTGCAGGTCGAAGGTACCGTACATATACGGCACGTCATCAACGTACGTATAGACCTCACGATACAACCCTGGGTCTGAACTAAACGTCCCCAGAGTGAAGTCTTCCCACCCTGAGATACTCACCAAGTTATTGCCCAACAGGGGAATAAAAGGATTGAGTGGATCGACGTTCTCACAGGTCAAACCGCTACGATGGGCCTCAGGGTCCATGTAGGAGCGCAAGGCCCGCTGGATGCCGCTGGGGGCTTCCATGAGCAAGTTCTGCATCACCCGATCGATCTGTAAGTTATCGTATGACAAATTCAAATCGGGTTTCGTGAAGAACGTGAAGCCGTGGTTCTCTGTGTTCAGCTGAGTCGGCGAGAACCGGCCCACCATGTTGTTCCCGTACAACGTATCAGACAGAACCCGATCCGCAGGAGAAAACCCACTATTCTGTGTGATCTGATTTAGATAGTTCTCATATGACATGTCGCACACCACTTGTGTAAAAGGAAAAAACCATGCCGCTTCCCGCCGCTGCTATTCCACTCGCTATGGCCGTCGCTAAAACGACTGGCGCGCAAATTGCTGGTAACGCTGCAACTACTCTGCTCGGGTCGCTGGTGTCTGCCGCACGTAACGGCACCGACATCAGTTCGTTGGCCGACCTGTCGCGCCCAGCGCGCGTTGAACCGCTGGTGCTGGTTGAACAAACCCTGCAGAACCAACCGTTCATGGAAAACGTAATGAAGATGGGTCTGACCCAATTCGCTGCGTACTACCTGCAAGCATTCAGCATGCTGATGAACGTCGGCCGTATCGAGACCCTCAAGGTCTTCGACAGCCTGAATCCGAACCGCAACATGGGTATGGGTCAGGGTGCGTTGCTGCAAGGTACCGTGCTGTCCCAAGAAGACTTCGCGCATGGCTTGCCATCGCTGGAAGCTTATGATCGTCCAGCGGTTCCAGGCCTGATCGGTACTGTCTCGATTGAAGACGGTGACGACAATGCCAAGACCAACTACAGCGCCAAAGTCGACAAGCTGTACGAAGTCGAGAACCTGTCTGTTGGTAAGCTGATCAACGTCGAACTCAAGGACGGCGATCAAGTCGCCAAGATCCCTGTGCTGATCCGTCTGTTGGCCACCACGGTCAAGACCGATATCATGACACATATCTTTACCGCTGGCGGCCGCGACAGCTGGGGTGAGCGTTTCCAATTGGCCCGCGCTGGCATGATCCGTCCGATCCGTGACCTGATCTTCGGCATCGATCTGATCGACGAACACCGCCGTGCTTTGATGAACGATACCAGCGGTGCCTACAAGGCCATCACTGACCGTCGTCGCAACAACGTCAAGAAGGCAGCCCTGTCCGGCGTGGTTTCTGCAGCCGATGCTTCGAACATCGCTGTGATCACCAAAGAAACCGCCAAGCTCATCGGCACCAAGCTGTACGGCAAGCTCGACAACACTGCTGTGCGTGAGCGCGTCTTCAACAACAGCTACCTGCTGCTACTGATCGTCGTTGACGAGCAGTACGAACAAGTCACCGTCTATCACCGCGGTCTGGAAATCCCGAGCAAGTATTCTTTCAAGGAAATCGCTGGTTCCGAGAAAGGTCGCGGTCAGGATATCACCGAGGTGTACAAGATGATCCTCGGCGCCATGGGCTCGAACATCTGAATAAGGGCTGAACCAGAATGAACTCGATTATTGAATACCTGAAGTCCCTGGTGCCATCGGCCGAGCGTCGTGAGATGCTCAGTGCTCTGTCGGCCTTGCGTGACGAACACAACGACACGCTGATGCCTGTTGTGAACGAATACCGTGAGCTGCTGGGTGACCACCAGTTCAAGTCCATGCTGTACAAGAACTTCGAGATTCGTCTGCGTCGTCACGTACAGTTCCAACAGCCGGCGATCACCTTGGTTATCAAGGCTATCGAAAACCTGCAGTCGGTGTTCCCGTTCCTGGAAAAAGAAATCCAGAGCAACTTCGGTCCACAGATCGCAACCGCCAGCCTGACCTACGACAGCGTTAACGTTCTGCGTTACCTGGACTCGGTAGCCTTCTATATCCGCTACGCTCGCAAGTTTCTACTTAAGGTAGTAGCCGACGAAGCATCCGCTATCGGCGGCACCAAGCCGGATTGGGTTCGTGGCGAACTCGATTACCTCGACAACAACCTCGACAACTTCGCCGGTCTGTTGACTGCGATGTTGAAATCGGAAGGCGAGCTGCGCGCTACCTTCCGTAAGGTTTCGACTGCTATGGTCGATGAAGCTACCAGCGACCTCGCGATGAAGTCCCTGGGCAACGAGAAGATCGACCCGATGAAACTGGCCAACTTCTCTCCGCAGAAGAACTGGCTGATGTCCTTCGGCAAGATGCTCGCTGAATGGCAAGTCGGTCGCTATCGCGCCGGTAAGGAAGACCTCGCGGCTCTGCAGATGCGTCTGCAAGAAATGCGTGAGCTGCAATCGAGCGGTAAGGCTAGCCCGGTTGTACAGGGTCAGATCAAGAAGCTTGAAGATCGTATCGGCAAGCTCGACGCCAAACTCAACGAGATCGAAGAAGAAGCTCGTGATGACCGTGGGATGGCCTCCGTATGATCATGCCCAACGCAGTCAAGGAACATCGCGGTAACCCAGGTTACCATGGCGGTCAAGCTGACTCGTTGCCTGTATCTGCTTTCCGTGATGGGCAACGCGATGTTGTTGCCCTTTACCAAGAATTCACAGGTCCAGGTGCACAGGTCAATAACTGGGAATTCCGTAAGAAGGTAATCAAGCTGGCCTACCGCTTGTTCACTGGACGGACCAACTGGTTTATCGGCATCGACGACGACCGTAGCGTACAGCAGTACAACTACGAGTTCATTCTCGACACCGTGCGCTACATCGCCACCGGCAGTCGCCGCATCAGCATCCACAGCTGGCCAGACCTCATCGGTCACAACCAGCCAGGGTTTATCCGCAAGGAACACTCTGAAGTGCGGAACCTGTTTAAAGACCTGGCTCTGTCGAATGACATGGTCACGTTGATCCAGCGCTGGTGCGCACAGAAGGGTGGGGTTGATGATCTCATGTTGACCCTGAACATCCTCTTCGGCGATCGTGTCGTACAGGTCGATTGATTAAGGGTGGGTTCGCCCACCCCTTTATTTAGGAACTCGCTATGAACAAGCTGGGTCGTTACATTGAACGCGTCTCGAATGAAGACGCTGAGAATGCAGAGATGGATCTGCAAAAGGATCAGGTAGCCGCTGTTGGCGCTGAGCCTGAAGCTCTCGATGAAGTCGAGGCTGATGAACTGGTCACCCCAGAGCCAAGTGCGGACAATGTCCGTGCTGAACTCGAAGAAACCCGCGACATCCAGGAATCGCTGGAGCACTTTCAGGTTATCCTGAAAGAAGCTGCTGATCGTGGCGGTCTGCGCCCTGAAGAAGGCGTGATGTTCCAGACCTCGATGGAACATTTCAACAAGCGTCTGGGTATCCAGCCTAAAGTAACACTGGGTATGGAAGACTTCGGCGGTACCATGTCCCGTGCTAAGGCCACCACCATCTCCCAAGAAGACCTCGGTGAGAAGGCTAAAGCGGCCGTCAAGAAGATCATGGAACTGCTGAAGAAATTGGCAGAGTTCGTGAAAGAAGCCGTTGCGCGTTTCGATGGACAAGGTGCTAAGGTCGCTGAGATCTGCACTAAGCTGAAGCAAAACTTCCGTATGTTCGTCACCGGCCAAGTCATGTATGAGAGCGACAAGTTCACTCGGATCACCGAGAAAGACTTGCGTCGCCCTGAAATGCTGATGCAGGGTAACGAATGGGTGCATGATCTGTGCATCGACTTCCGTAGCGCTGTCACCGGTATACTACCGGCATGCAAGACATTCGCGATGTCTGAAGGTACCGATGCAGACCTGCGGGAATTCCAGGAACGGTTCAATATCCAATGGGGTAAAGACCACCCATTCCGCCTAGCGTTCAGTGGTGTTGAAGAAATCACGTTGTCTTCGGCTGCGCAAGCACGCTATAAAGAAGATCCACGTGGCAGCATCTCCGCCATGCAACATCGCATCGATACCGTTATCGAAGGCGAACCGACTCCAATCAAGGCAGAGTTCAGCAAAGCTGAATTTGCAACCCTGTTGGCGAAAACGGAGAAGTTGAACGATGCGGTGCGTAAAACCAGCGCCGTGTTCAATAACATCCGTGGTGACATCACCAAGCTGGGCCAAGCGTCCATGGGTGCGAAGAACAATACTGCTGGCTTGATCTTGGCGGGTACCATGCAGTACATCGTCGAGCTGTTGGACGGCGATGTGTTCCGTTTGTTCGAATACATCAACCGTGCCCGCTCTGAAGTTGGGTACGCTTTGATGGGTATCGGCAAAGAGTTCGGTGGCGCCCGAGAGCAAGACTCGGTTAGTGTTGTTAATAAACGTTAATCTGTAACCATTAATGGCGCCGTCGTGAGACGGCGCTGTTATGAGGAGTTGTGATGAATAAGCTGGGTCGTTACATTGAAAAGGTGTCGGTAGAAGACGCCACCACCACCGATGTGGAAATCAAAGAAACTCAAGGCGTCGGCTCTGAGCCAGAAGAGATCAAAGATATCGAAGCCGATTGCTTGGTTGATGCAGAACCCGAGCACGACATCGAGAAATCGCAGATCATCGAACTGACCGACATCAAGCATTCGCTGGAACAATACAGCGAACTGTTGCGTGCATCCGCTGACCGTGGTGGTCTGCGTGCTGGTGAAGCTGCTCTGTTGGCTGCTGGCGTTAACTTCTGCCGTAAGCGTGCTGGTATCACCGGTGTGGGCGAAGGCGTCTCCGTGGAAGACTTCGGTAGCGTGCCTAATGCACGTGCCACCAAGGTGTCTCTGGAAGCCATCGATATCGACGTCAAGGCTGTCATGGCCAAGATTGCCGAGGTGATCAAGAAGTTGATCGAACGTGGCAAAGCGATGATTGTTGAGTTCGACCTGCAGAGCACCAAGGTCGGTCAGATTGCTCAAGCTGCTAAAGACGGCTTGAACAAGTGGCGTACCGGTGAGCTGACCATCGATACGTCACTCAGCGTCGTTATCACCAAAGACGACCTGAAGTCGCAAGGCTTGGCTGGCTTGAAAGAGACGTCCGTATGGGTTGGTGGTTTGCTCGGTGCGTTCGAAACCCAAGTTTCTGCTACCATGAAAGTATTCATGGGTGTGGTCGCTGATCCGAAATCCGCTGACCTGGCCACGTACAAAGCCGACATACGCGCGATCTGGGCGGAGGGTAGTCCACTGCGTACGATGATTAAAGGCGACACGCATAAGTTCAGCGGCTCGTTGTCGTGGGAATTGGTCCATAAACCAAACTCGACGTCGGCAGTCATGGCATACATGCCTGATCTGAAGACGGACTACGATCACACGAATCGCCAGACAATCACCATGAACAAGGCTGAGTTCAAAGCGTTGGTGGACACCACCTTCACGATGAACCTACAGACGCGCAAGAACTCCCAAGCATACACTGCGGCCATGGCCCATGTGAAAAGCTTGAGTGATGTGGTGGGTAAAGCCGGTGAGCACCAGATCCTCTTCGCTCTGCGTAGTGACATCATGGATATCACTGACATGCTCAACACTGACATCGCTGAAGCCATCCGTGTGTCGGTGCGTATCCGTAACGCATTGGGTCGCTTTATCCTAGGCGTGGGCCAAGAGTTCGATAAGAGCCAGGGTACGCGTGATGTTGGTAGCGATGCTAACGCTGTAACTTAACGGCATAAAGGCGCCTTCGGGCGCCCTTATGTTTGTCTGCCCATGGAGGTGCGTATGACCGACCTTTTGCTGCAAGGCTTAGAGGTACCTGAAGACACCCGCTACGTGATGACGGGTGACTCGGATATCGAGAAGCTGCACAACCGTTTGAACCCACCGGGTGTACTCGGTGTGGCTGCCAGTTTCTTTGGCGGTATGAACACCGGCTATTACTCCGGTGAAGACTTCAATACACTGTCTGACGAAGAGTTAGGCAACAACGCCAAGTACATCGCTGATCTGTTGTCGGTTGACGATGAGAACGCCATGAGCGTGCTGCGCTTGGTGGATAGTGCTGAGGAATTCGAAGCCCATCCGATTGATGTAGACCTCCTGCAACTGGAGATCTCGCAAGAGGACATGGCGGCGACTAGCCTTAAGGCACTGAAGACTATCTTGGGTTGGACTAAGTCCGTCGCTAAGCAGCTCTTCAACGAGATGACCAACATGGAGCTGGTAGCCCGCTACCTGTCGTTCCATGCGGCAAACATTCAGACCTTGGCCAAAGACCGTCGTGGTACCACGGCGTTCAGCAATAGCGCACCACTGATCGTCAACACCCGGATTGCTAACCTGTCGGTTCGTTATAACCCGGTTAAGGACGTGGCCAGTTTGTTGATGGCGTTGCGTACCCTGAGTGTAACTACTAAGGGCTACTACGCTTACAACAACGATGACCTGTTGAAGATCATCGACCGTCTGCCATCCCTCCTCGGTGATGCGGATAATCTGGAGTCGGCTATCTCTGGTGTGAGTCCTGCGAAGCTGTTGCGTAACGGCAGTTTCTTCCCAGGTCAAGACACCGGCGTGCAAGTCTCTGGGCATCTGTTGGGTTGCCATCGTCTGAGTGTTAAGACTCAAGACGGTGTCGGCATGCTGGACCAACGTTACACCGTGCGACTGATTCCTTCTGATCTGTCACCTCGTCCGCTCCCTGAGAAGATCGAGTTCCCACGCTTCACTATCCAAGCCATGGATCAGGTATTGAATCTGGTGCAGGATCTGGCCAACTTTCTACAGGAAGTCAATACCCCGATGATTCGTCAACGGCGTATGGCTCGACTGGAGCGTCTGGGTCTGATCACCAACCGAGTTGCCAAAGAGATTGAGAGTGGCAACTTCGATGCTGAGCGTCACCGCAAAGTGATCGCTGTAGTGAATCAGTACAACGACTGGATCACGAGTCCGTATAAGGAATTGTATGGTTTAGTATGTCGGGATCTGAGAGCAGTACTCAACGTATGTGAGTTGAATGCTCAATAATTTGCGAATCATATAGGCTAAGTGCCACGCATCTTAGTCATTCCTAACCGGCTAAGCTGATCCCCTAGCTGGCAATCTTCTGTACAGAAAAAAGGTTGAACAACATGAGCAAGCTGCAATCGTACCTCCTGCGCGTTTCGAACGAAGACGCCGAAGCAGAACAAGCGGCCCTGGAGCCGGAAATCGTCGAGCAGGCTGAAATCGAACAGGAACAAGAACTCGAAGTTCCTGAGCCTGATGCCGAAATCACTCCAGAAATCGTCGAAGACGCCGAGTTCGAATCCGAGCAGGCCACCGAAGAACTGGAAGAGCTGCCGGCCGCTATCGAAGAAGGCACCGAAGTCGAAGACATGGTCTCCGACGAAATCACCTCGATCGAAGAATTCGTCCAGGTAATGCGCCACGGCGTTCGCACCAAGGCGTTCTCCCCACAGACCGCTGCTCTGGCTCAACAGCGCCTGACCCGTCTGGCCGGCCTGTTCGGCGACGAAGGCACCGGCAAGGCTTCCCTGGAAAACTTCAACGGCGACAGCCTGGGCGAGTTCTACAACGTTTCGATCGAAGCCTTCGAAGGTTTCGCCAAGCGTCTGAGCGACACCCTGTCCGGCGCTGCCTACAAGCTGGCTGAAAAGCTGAAGCTGAAGTGGAACGTGGAAACCTACGCCAAGTACGCTGCTGAAATGAACGCTAAGGCGGATGCCATCCTGGCCGCCGAAGGCAAGCCTGAGCCAGTTACCCTCAAGGGTAAGCACGTGGCCTGGGACTTCCAGATCGGTAAGGAATTCGACGGCAATATCCTGGGTCAACTGACCAAAGACATGCGCTTCATGTCTGGCGAAGGCTCGGCCCTGATCAAAGGCACCGACGCATACCTGAAAGGCATCATTGCCATTCTGGAAGAAGGCGTTAAAGAAGGCGGTAAGGGCAAGACCGGCGACATCACTGCCAAGGTCCTGCAGCTCAAGCGTCCTGTTGACATCCTGTCGGCAGGTGCTTTCAACGGCGCAATGTGCGGCGGCCTGAAGTTCGCCAAAATCGAAAGCAAGGGCAAAGAGGGCGACAACCGCAGCAACTACAAGGACATCGTCCGCTCGGCTCTGCCTCGTGTCGACGGCGACGGCTGGAAAGGCGAAGCGGCTGACATCCAACTGGACAAAGCCGGTGCTGACAAAATTGCCAAGCTGTGCAAAACCTACACCGCTCTGGCGCTGAAGATTGCTAACGGCTCGGCGTTGAAGTCGGTAGAAGAATACTACCAGAACATCGGTAACGTGCAGAAGCGTGTACGCGGCGGTGCCAACTCCACTTCCTGGGGTGAGAACAAGGATCTGAACATCGTGGCCGCTGGCCTGATGAACTTGGGTGAGCAGCAGTTCACTCTGCTCTTCACCCTGTGCCACACCATGTTCGACACCATTGGTAGCGCCCTGCACACCGCTGAAAAGGCCTGCGTTAAAGGCGGCTCCAAAGCGGCAGCTGCCGAGTAATCGGTCAGTAGCTTAAACATAAAGGGGCCTTCGGGTCCCTTTATGCCGTCTTGCCCTGATCTTATAGACAGACTTTGAACGAGGATCAGACCATGCCTAAGGGCCTTATCCCCATTGCAGCTTCCGGTACATCCGTAGGCCGTCGTGTGGCCGTCCACATAGTTCAGCATTTGACTGAGCTGATGGGCTTACCAGAATCCACCCAGGTGTTTCTGCCGGGTAGTACTCAAGCAGTCCCGCTGAACAATGCTGAGTTCGGTAACTGCTGTAAGTCCAACCACGTCTATCCGGGTGATAGTCGTATGATCGTCACTGTAGTAGAAGAGGCTGAAGAAGAACATGCCTTGACGACTTCGGTTAACGACAAACAGAACCGTCCGATCATTGAAGACAAGATCCACAACGTCTCCGTCACCCCGGTCTATCGCTACGTGAAGATGACGTGCAACATTGAGTTCGTAGCATCGTCTACTACTCAAGCACAGCGTTGGCTCGATGACATGCGGGCGATGTTCTCTGTAGGACGCACTGAGCAGCTCCATGACCTCGAATACTACTTCCAGCTGCCTGATGGGTTGATCTTTGCTCTAAAGGCCTGCCACGACGCTCTGATGAAGTCTCCGTGGCCTTTGACCGATACTTTCGAAGACTGGGTGGTCAGTAAGCTGGTTAACGGGGCGTATCCGAAAGACCTGACGACGCTGGCTGGTACTCACCACACTCTCGCTGTAGCAGAACATCAGTACGATGCCTTGGGTTGGTTTGACTGGACGACTACTCCTGACACCCCGGAGCGTAACTCCGATGGTTCCGGTACGTTCACAGTGAACCTGAACTACCAGCTGCAATACCAGCGCCCTACCCACGTCTACATCGACTACCCTTTCGTCCTGAACCAATACCCGATCTCCAAGAAGTTCCGCTTCACGGAACCGTACTGGTTCTATCGGGATCGGTTGCGTAAGGTCAGCATTACCAAAGAAGCCTTTGATGAGTTCCGCTTCATCCAAGACAACGCTGGCGCTGTACCCTACGTGCATTACCCAAACACCAATGACTGGTATCCGCCGGTTACCCAGAAGCTTGGTTATGCACTGCCACTGTTTACTGGATTGGTAATGTTGAGTATCGACGATCAACAGACCCTGATGGATCTGTCGAACTTGGGTAACTGCCGGTTCACACCACACTTCCTCGAATACTTCTATGCCCAAGGTGATGCAACACTCGATGACCTGTTGGGTATGTTTGAATTCCGGTTGTGGAAGAACAATGAACACATGCACGGCCACAAGTTCCGCTTCAAGCCAGGGACGTTGCAGATCCAGTCGGTAGATCCATTGGACCCGCAGTACATGTACCACATCCAGATCTGCATTAAACGCAACTGGGCACTGGTACACCCTAAGGTAATCCAATGCCTGCGTAACTGGCCTACCGTAGCCTGGACGCTGCTCAAAGCGATCGGTGTGCGCTTAGGTGGTGCAGAGCTGTTGGCTGACCTCGAACTGCTGGCGCCTAATACCCCAAGGCCTAACACGGCTCCATGTCGTGGTGAGGGCTATCTGTTGCCTGAGATCCAACCACCTGAAGTTAACTGGGGTGTGCGTGGAGACGACGTGTTCATTAAGAACGGGTTGGTTAAGGCTAAGGACCTCGAACAGGCTGTGCGTGACACTGACACCATTAGCGACAACTACATTAACCACACGTCCATCGGACCGCTGACGGTAATGTTCTTTGACATCTTGACCTTCCGAAACAAGTAGGTGAACCATGGCTGGTCTTTTCCGTGAAGTTGACGATGATGAACTCCCCGCTGGTACTCCGGTTCCGTCGCCTATTCAGGTGCACATCGAACCGAAGAACTATTCGGGTATCACCATCGACACTGAGTATGTTCCATCGTCAGCGATCCTCGTTTGGGCTGGTGGCTCGACTTGGAACGTTGACTACTATAGTCAAGCATTGGGTATGTCCACGGAACTCAAACCGTTGGACTTGCACCTCTCCCCGATCGAACAGCAATACCGCCTGTTGCGTAAAGTACCACTCAAGGTAACTGACGCACTGTCGTGGTCGTTGCAAGACACCCAGTCGAACGTGATGGTGGGGACAGGTGGTGGTTACACCTACCCGTTCATGCCAGCACAAGTGGGTGACATGTTTGTTGCCAACATCGGCGATGGCCGTGTTGGGTTGTTCACCATTACCTCTTCGACTCCGGCCACCGTATTGCGTGACTCGGTGTACAAGGTCGAGTGGATCATGGTGGGGTTGGCTGAACCCCTGCAGATGGAGAACTTAGCTGCTAAGGTAATCCAGACCCTGTACTTCTCGATGAACAGTCTTGAAGGTGGTTGTGGTCCTTTCGTAACCTCAGAAGAGCTCGCTCGGATTGAGTCCTACGATGAGATCCTCAAGGAAATGATCCGTCGTTACTTCACGGACTTCCTGAGCCTCGAACACTTCAGCCTGCTTGTGCCTGACCAGTGCCGTAAGACCTACGACCACTTCGTCGTGCGTACCATGCTGAAGATGATTGCGCCACAAGAAGACCCACGTATCCGTAAGGTGCGTGAGCAGAACGTCATGGGTGACTCGGTGATGAAACAACCGACCATCTACGACGCTGTATTGCGTGGTGATCCTGTACAACTGTACGGGTCTACTGAGCGCGTACATCTTGTGACTACGCAGAACTTCCGTGGCAGTCCTTTGCTGCAAGCGATCGGCTACACTGGCATTCCGTACATTGTCTATCCGCAAGACGCACCCACCGACGTCGATTCGCAATACGACCAACGTGATGTGAACCGTCCTGTGGGTATGCCATTCCGTGAAGGCCGACCACGTCGTCCACCAGCCGGTGAGTTCCAGACACAGACAGAGCGTGACCCCGTGTGGTTCCGTGCAATCCCTGATGACGTACTGGACGTTCCGATCTGGAAGAAACCTGCGACCATCCATCCCGTGGTAACCGATGACTTCTACGTGTTGTCTGAAGCTTTCTATCGTGAAGGCCCAGGGCAATCGAAATTGGAGTTGCTGGTTCGCCAGTTCCTGAACCGAGAATCGCTCCACGTCGAACAGCTCAACGATCTGTTGGGTTCGGTCTACGACTGGGATAACCTCGAACGGTATTACTACCACCCGTTGGTTATTGCGATCCTGAAAACAATGCTGAGGTAATCCATGTACGCCCCGGACGTCACTGCGGCTAATCACATCTTCACCGAGCGGTACAACGTCTTGATACCGCGCAGCTTCATGTACGGCCCAGAGTACATTCGCAAGGCAGGCTACGGCACCACAGGTGATGCTACTGTGGACCGGATGCAGGCTTCCAGCTTGGAGCGAATGAACCAGACGATCGCGGGGCTAAGTGTGCTTTACTGTCAAGGGGCTGAGCCGCTGTTGGCTAACCCTCCCGATTGCATCCCGATCTACAAGGCTATCGTTAAACACCTTAACGATTGGAAGGACTTCTCTCACCAAGGACTGAACCCTGAGTACTGTCCTCCGATGGAAGACTTCCGTGCCTTGGAAGCCTTGGCTGTCTATTTCCACTTCACGGTACAAGAGCTGGAACCTATCCCTCAGTCTAATAGCAAACTGGTGGACAGCATCCTCAGCATGAACCGTGGGGCTCGGATGACTCAACGTACGCAACAAGCGGAAGAGCCATCCATTCCAGCCTTCGTCTCGATAGCTGACACCATCGAAGAAAACATCTACGGAGGCTAGCCGTGTCTACCGACAATACGTTAATCAATACCGAGATGAACGAGGTGCGTACCAGCGGTAAAGGTGCACACTACTTTATCAAGGTTCAGCTGTTGGTGAATAAGAAGTGGATCACTCCACTGAAGATGGACCTGTACTCAGTAGACCGTGATTATGAAGGTGGCTATGCGGACATCCGTGTACTGTCGTTCATGATGCTGCTGGGTGCTTACACCTTTGACCTGTTGCCGTTTCGTAATGACATTCAGGTAGACGTCACGTACGTCCCTGTGGGTGAATCAGGTGGTGGGCAGTCTACTGGCCAGCGTGCGTTCACACGACGCTTCAGAGGGCTGCTGATGGACCCTACGGACCCTGCGCTGTCGACTAACGTCAGCAGTCAAGGTACCCGCGATGCCATGGACAACCAAATGCCTCAACAGGTGGAGATCCAGTTAGTAGAAGAAAGTGTCTACGATCTGCAGATGCGTTCGGTAGGTGGTAAGTACCGCAACATGACGCCGTACGAGGTGTTGATGACAGTGCTCACCGCTACCCAAGGTTATATGGATGGCAAGGATGAGAAACGCATCCTTGGGGTGAATCCAGTCGGTACACCGAATGCCACTAAGCGAACGCAGATTGTGCTGCCACACGGCACAAAAATCGGCAAGGTGCCGAACATTCTGCAGAACGATGAAGGCGGTGTGTTTGGAGCAGGACTGGGTTGCTATTTGCAGGATCAGTACTGGTATGTGTTCCCGCTGTATGACACGGCCCATGCGTCCAAGCAAAAGAAAACCGTTACCATCTATGCTGTACCATCTGACCGTTACGATGGCTCTGAGAAAACATATCGGGAAACCGATAACCGTTTGATCATCCTCGCTTCGGGTGATGTGCAATCGCTGAACATCTCCGACAATGCCCAAGTGCAATCCGGTAACGGCCTGCGCTTCTTGGATGCGACTAAGCTGCTTAATGGCTTCGCTACCAATAACGGCAATCGGATGCTGATCGATAAGGCTACCAACTTGTTTGAGTTTGCAGCCAAAAACATCACAGAAGGTATTAACAATATACAGTGGTCCGCAAAACCGATTTCCAGTAACCCGTTTGTTCACTATAGTGCGATGGCTCGTCTCAACGGACGGATCGTTACAGTGCAGTGGCGACATGGTGATGGCGATCTATTGGACCCAGGCGAACTTGTCGAATTCTACGCTGTAGCTGAGGGCAAGATCGATAAGTTCAAGGGCGTGTTGTTAGGCACCCGTGAGAACCGCGTGGCGGCAGAGCCCGGTATGAATGTTACACGTCATGCTGGTATTGTCGATCTTAAGCTCTTCATCGAGAACCAACCGGCGACTGCAGGGGGTTAGCCCCCTGCAGCACCTATGGACCTTTTATGCCCGATCCGAAAAATATATTCATCAAGGTCGATCCAGAGTGGTCCTACAACTACATTGGGTCGATCAAAGAATTCGTTCAGCTTGACCCCGGCGTATTGGCTGAGTATTACAACTTAGCCTGCGCCTACCTCACCCTACGCCACAACTTTGTCACTGGCCACATAGACAACGTTGGTTACTCCAATCAGATCTACAGCCTGTTCAAGCCGTTTGAGAACAGCTCTATCCTCCACGGTGTAATATCCTACTGCACAGAGAACCTATATAGGCGTGTCCGTCCAGTGCTGGATATGTACCGGCGTATGCTCGCTCGTGTTAGTTTCTTTAATGACGACAAAGGTGAAGTGCAGGGTTTGGTGTTCCAATACGTGGAACATTACCCCATGACCACGCTCCAGTTTTGAATGCACTATCCTTGAGAACTATATCACTCCGGTGAATTGTAACCAAGAGGTACGCAACATGGTTCGTATAGGTGCTATGGGTATCTTCCTTTTACTGTGCCTAGGCTTTCTCTTAGCTGGCGGTTGGACAGTAATCGAAGGAGTAAAGCGGTACGCTACTAAGGGATCGCGCAAAGCAGCCCGTAACGAGAACTTGGGTCAGATCATGGTTCAGCTCAAACAAGAAGGTTTCTTTGAGCCTTCAACTGAGCCAGTGATGATCCGCAATCGGGCAATCTCTGAAGCACTCTCAGAATCCTCTAAACAGGAAGGCTTCTTCTGGGGTATCAGTAAACGCAATATCTTCATTAAGGATAACCCTTACGAAGATCGCTTTGACACGATCCTGGTGTATGGCAATAAGAGCATTGGCTTTAACTGGCGCGGGCAGCTGTAAAGCTGCCTTTATGCCCTGAAAACTTGATTGCAAAAAATCTGAGATATATATTCTAAAGGTGAATTAGGAGCATTAAGCGACTAATCACATTCCCCTGTTCAGGAGTAATACCATGTCCGTTATCAAATCCGCTGTTGCTAAAATCAAGCCTTTCGCTAAAGTGGCTGGCTACGCTGTTGGTGGTGTTGTAGTTGGCGGTGGTGCATACCTCGCCTACCAGGCTCTCAAAGCTGGTGGTGCAAGTGTCGCTGCTGAAGCGGTGGGTTCGGTTGCCGATGCGGCGGCCGATGCTGTAACTGATGCTGTTGCAGCCGCGTTCCGCGGTTAAGGAATAAAGCATGGGGGCTTCGGCCCCCGTGTCTCTTTATCTTTTTGTTACTGGAGTTAACATGGAACAACAAAACCCTGACGCGGTCATCTCTCGATTGGCTGAGCGTTACCAAGAATATCGCGACACCCACACCAGCCTCAAGCCAGGTAAGATCCTGACTGTGGTTAGGGATCACGGTAATCCACATGCGATCCCGTACGTACCTAACCCGGTCACTAGCCTTGCGGTGGTTGTGGAAGTACAGTCGGTATTCGTTAAGGTAGTGGAACGTCAGCGTGGCCTTACTGCTGAACCCCTGCGTCTCGAACAACGGGTAATGGTGATCGTGGACGGGCGACCTGACCAATCACTGTTGTCTGAATACGATTCCTGGTCGCTGTACATGCCTGATGAAATTACTTTCAGCTTGTGACCTGTTCCAAGTCCCTGGTGATTGCCACGTTATCACAGTCAACTGTGTTGGCGCTATGGGTCGTGGCGTAGCGGAAGTCTTCCGGGATCGCTACATGAAGCAGTATTGGGAATACAAGAACCGCTGTAGGAAGAAACAAGTGTGGCTAGGTGTTCCTTACCTAGTCACTACTGATGATGGCCGTCATTGGCTGTTCTTCCCTACTAAGGATCATTGGCGCGGTAACTCCCAATACCACTGGATCCATGAGGGACTGCAATACCTCGTTGACAACATCGGCGAGCCTGATTACATTCAACACGACTGGCATCTAGTATTCCCACCTTTGGGTTGCGGCAATGGCCACCTAGACTTCCAGCACATCGCTCGGCTAATGGACATGTTTGATGGACATGTACCGAACGATATTACTCTTATCGCACCTCAGGACTACGAAATATGAAACCTCTTCGCCAAGCAGTATACTCCAGCCGTACCGCAGACAAGTTTGTTGTTCGTCTGCCAGACGGAATGCGTGAGACTATCGCGCAACGTGCCCGAGTGCACCATCGGTCGATGAACTCTGAGATCATTGCCGTGCTGGAAAAGGATCTGGCGATTCCGGTTGATGAAACCGCGGTCCAGATGGAGCAGCACACCAACCCTACGGTAACTACCCCGGTGTCCATGGGTATGCTGGCGTACTACCGTTTGGAAGATACTGGCGATAAGTACTCGCTGGCTGTGATTACCGGTATCTCGGTAAACGTGGACGACGACGTATGGGTCACCTTCGACAAGCCACCAACACCAGCGCCTGCTGGTTACTCAGGCCCTGCTGGTCCTGATGGTCGTCGTTGGATCCCTATCGCCAACATCAAACCTTTCTTGATCTAACCCCCGGGGTGCTGCATGTCGCTTGATAGCTTATTAGCTTTGTTTCAAGCGGTACAACTCGAAGCCCAAGCACACTTGGCTTTGATCTACTGTGCCAGCACCCTGACCACTTTCTCTCTGGCCTTTGTAAAGGCCTTCCAGTCACGCAACATCGTACTGGGTCACTACAAGGCAGCGTTCATTACTTCGTGGGGTGTATCTACCCTAGAGGTCGTGGGCGTGAGCCTCGTAGTAATAGGTGGTTGGTGGATTATACTCTCCTCTGGCATCGGTGGTTCTATTGGAACCCTCGTGGCCATGCATACTCACGAACGTTTCTTCAGGAAGATAAAACCATGACTACGAACATTCTCTTTGCTGGCAGCTACAGTAGCGTCCGTCAACGAATCCAGCAAACGGATATCGTTACGGTGCAACCCAGCGCTATGTTGTCTATTCCAGCCAACGCTAATCCGTTTCACCACGATAGCTTCAGCATGGGTTCTGATCTGCCTCGTGGTTGGATGGTCATGCATGCGGGTTTTGATGACACCAATGGCTTTGAAGACATGTACTTGGTTAACACCAAGACCGGTCAACGAATCCAACTCGACTTCGAACCCGAAACACCACAGTGGGAAGAGGCGGTCTACATCGACGAGACACCTGAACTCGATCTCTTGCAGCGCTACTGCTGGGTGCGTCAAGGCGGTCAAGTGTTCTGGTACAACTACCAGCAGTTCCTGTTGGCTACCCTCGGCGACTCGCAACAGATGTTGGTGAAACCCACACCACTCTACATGGTCGTGGACAAGTGGATGGTGTTGATGGATGTCCTCGCTGATCACCATCGGTTTGCGCGCTTCTGTGCATCGCATGAACCGGATCTCCAATGGTCAGCTGATACACTTAGCCAAGCCATGCGTTTGGTGGAAGCTGAAAAGCTGTTGGCTGCTGAGGGCCACCCAACCACTACTTTACCAATCCACAAGTTGGTTGATATCCGCGATCGTAGCGATTCTTGATTGAAATGAAACTGAGAACTATATTGTACTCTTGAGTTATGGGGCTTCCATGCCTCTAATATTAGACCCATAGGGGATAACCATGCGAGCCGCACATCACAGCTCTATGTTCTACCGAATGATCCGCACCTTCAATGGTGAGAGTGCCTTCCTGCATCGGCAAATGTACATCATCCTGGAAGAAGTAAAGACCAGTGGTTACCTCGTTAACCTGTGTGCCAACATCGAGTTCACCAAAGCGTGTATGGCATACCAGCAATCGATTGACAAGTTGACACAACGTCAGATCAGTCCAGAGCTGGCCACTGAGATCCGCACTAACGCCACGGCGGTTGTTACACACATCCGCAACCACTTAACCGAACACGATGTTGATTATCGTAAACTGATTTGATCGAGGCTGTAATGAGTGACTTCTTTGAGATGCGTGCCATGCTAGACCGTAAGAACGCTGAGAAGCGTGAGAAGAAGCTTTGTGGTCGTGTCTACCAAGCAATCGTCGTAATGCTCCTGTGCGGCGCTGTAGGGCTTCACAGCGGTATTCGTGACCTCGAACAACCAGTCGGTTATGTAACTGAAGCTTTTTCTCAGCAAAAACAACTAGTTGTAACCTTTACACCCAACCCTTAAGCAAGAGGATTTACCATGCAAGTTAAAATCGGTGGCTTCGCAGCATTCTGTATCGCCTGTGTTGTAGTGGGTGGTATCGAACGTATTACCAGTTCGATCTGTGTTTCCCGCATCGGTCGTGGGCGTAAGTTGCCTAAGCAATCGCTGTTCTGGAAAGAGTTGGCACACCAGGTCGAAGCGCTGCGTACGGAAACCCCGGACATCAGCATCGACGATCTGCGCACCAAGCTGAAAGAAAAGCTGTCGCCGCTGTATGAAAGCGCTCTGATGGAATGCGAAACACCAGAAGAGATCGAACGCTTCACCATGCAGTGGAACATGAAGCTGGAAGCACTCGGCGAACCGGCCAAGTAATCCACTTCGATATACCCCTGCCTTCGGGCAGGGTTTTATTCCTTGCACCCCTTTCTTTTATATCTAACTAAACCCGATGAGGCTTAACATGATGCGTAACCACCCTACACTCCCGCTGTCCTCTGGCGATACCCTGATTGCTAAAGCTGAGATGGCATGCAGCTTTGCAGCACTCGGTGAAGGTAACTGGTCTGAATGGCGTTTCGGTGACCACGTTGGTCTGTGCTATGCAACCGACACCTACTGCGTATTCTTCAACGCTAACGGTCAAGCGTTCACTGGTAGCTTCAGTGTGTTTGCCGACAGCAAATGGAAAGCTAAGTTCATGGACTTGGCCACCCGGATGCACTACAGGCAACTGGACCTCATGCCCCTGTTCGAATGCATGAACCAGTTGACGATTATCGAGGGTAGCTGTAAACTCGATGACGCTGTACTGGATACCTTCCGTAACGAACTCATTGATCACATCAAAGGAATGCAATAAATGAACTGGTACGCAATCATGCTGTTTATGTTGTTCTCGCCAATCGGCTGGATCATCTGCGGTGTGCTGTTGGCAATCTTTATCTTCGCCAACCTGAAGTTCAACATGGCTGTCAATGTCTCACGCCGGATCCTGCAGCCTATCGATCCCGATGATCCACATCCAGCAGACACCATGGCCTTCATGCGCAAACATCTGGAAGACAGTGGTATCAACCGGAACAAGCGGTTCTGGTTTACCATCCTCGCTACATCGGGCATTGCCCTGATCGTGGTGCTGGGTTTCCCAATGCTCTGCACATTCACTAGCTTCACCACCTACTGCCCTTAACGACATAAAGCCCCCTCCCACTCGGGAGGGGCCTATGCCGCTTTTTTCTTTTTACTTCTGCAGGACTTGTTCCAGGTAAACAATCAACGCCTCACCCAGACCACTCATGCGTTCCACGAGGTTGGTCAGGAAGTAGCTGTTGTTGGCCTCGAAGATCTCCATCGCCCAGTTGGAGTTCGACAACTCAGTGTCGACCTGGTCGTAGTCGTAGTAACCACGAATCGGTGGATCAGTGAAGTCGAAACCATAGGCGTAGTCATCGCTGTAGATCTCGATGGCCGCAAACGTCTCACACAGAGCCCGCAGCTCTTTAACGATTGCGGTCAGCTCTGCCTTCGATGGGAACGGCAGGGTAACTTCAGTGCTACTGTCGATCTGGGCAGGGAGATAGCTGAACTCCCCTTTACCGGTCGATGCGCTCTTGTCGAGGAATGGTTGCTTACCCCAACCCATGAACACATGAGACACTTCAGTCCACTTACCAGCCAGCCCGTCAGTTTGCTTGGCATTGATCGACTTGATCAGCGCAGCGAACTCGTCAGGCTTGTCATCATTACCCATGAACGGTTTGAATGCATTGTCAATACTAGCCATGAACCTGGCTTGATTGTCGAGTTCAGGCTTGGCCTTACTGAAGACACCTTTATAGTTAACGGTGTCAGCTTTGATCTGAGCAGCCAAAGCACCTTGGCCTTTGAAGAATGGGGCGTAACGCTTAGCGATCGTTACAGAGCCTTCACGGTCCTCGTAGGCGGCCAGCAGTCCTTCGACCTCGGAGTCCAGCCAGTTAAGGCGCTGCCAGAATGGTACGTCTTCTTTCTTGGACACGGCTTCCTTGGTTTTACCCGTGAGGAAGTTCTTGATCGCCGACAGCAAACCTTCCATCGAGACGACACGCTTGTTCAGGTCTTCGCCTTGTTGGTAGTCTTCTACCGACACCATCGAAGAGAACCCGCCGAGGATATTGTCAGCGACAGCATTGAAGCGTACGATCTCAGCGTACTGCTCCAGACCCAGACCACGACGACGCAGGCGATAACCTACGGTCAGGTGTTTTTGAAGACGACTCAGCTGGTCTTTAGCCAGAGCCACTTCTGCAGATTGTTTCATAGCCACTCCTAGTGTATACCGATTTACATACGATTGATGGCATAGCACCCGCCCGGTTAGGGGCGGGCTTTATGCCGCTTAACGGAAGTCCGCAAAGATGACTGTAGGACCAACCGCTTCATAACGTACGTAGCTGTGCGCCGCCGTCATGATCGGTTGCATGATGATGAAGAACAACAAACCACAGTGCTGAGACAACCAGCGCTCAATACACTCGATCTCTTTAACCACCATTCCACTGTACTGCAGTTCGAACTGCAACTTGGCTTCCTGGAAGAACGTCGGCATGTTGTCTTGCTTAATGTAGACGTACACAGGTTTCCGTAGATCACGGTGACGCTTCTGATGATCCAGATGCGCCAGTAACTCCTTTACAAACGATTCGTACGGTCTTGTCATTTAAGCTGCTTCCCACCATGGTGATTCATCATCGGAACCCATACGTCCGCCGCCAGGCATGGCCACACTGCGATCTTCACCATCGACGTCCCAAGGGATAGTACCGATGATTTCAAATGGCAGTACGCAATACTGATCTTTCTCGGACGTTACGGTGTTACGGTGCTTACCACGAGCAATAGTCAAGTACGCTTTGCCATTAACGCGTACGATGTGGATCATGATTTCCAGATCCGGTTCTTGGCCCAGACGACGACAGCCGTCATAGTAACCTTTGTTGGCAATGTTGCGGACAAAGTCATCTACGTTCTCACGGGTCATTTGCAGCGCATCAGACGACAGCTGATGTGGCGACAGGAACGTGATACCGCGAGGTGAGGTGTAGTTACGGATACGACGGAACAACAGACGAATATCGTCACCGGCTACCTTGGCTTCCAAACCAGTCTTCGGCAACATGTTCAGGTAGTCGACAATCAACATCTGGATTTCGTAGCCTTCAGCGATCAGGCCATCCAGGTGAGTAGTCAACGACGCAGCAGAGAATTCGGTTGGATCGAAACGATCCATCCGTACTTCAAAGCCAGTTTCCCGCAGACGTGCCGACACATAAGCCGAAGCTTCTTGAATGTCGATCATGTCATCCAGTACGGGTTGCCCGGTGTCGTTCTCCTTAAGATACTTGTAGACCCAGAGCAGGTTATCTGACGCCTCGTTCTCGAAGGTGATGAACTGGATCAGTGGCTTACGGGTCACATCGCGCATAACTGGTTTGTTGAACAAACAGAAATGTACGAACAGCGACAACATAAAGCCAGACTTAAAGTTGTGCTGCAGACCACCGACGATCCCGAACTCACCGCGCTTGAGTGCGCCGATCTTGCCGAGCATGCGGTTGAGTGCTTGCCAACCTGTACGGAAGGCACCATCAGTCGATAGCAATGCTTTAACAGCACCGAACTGTTCTTCTAGACTGGAGATATCTGAGAAGTCCATGCCACCCATTTGAGCCGGGTGGGTCATCCGCTCACGAGCAGTAACGTAAGGTTCCAGGCGTTGACCCATCTCTGCGATTTCAGAGACGACGTCACTAATAGCTGTCCGCTTGAAGGTCAGCTTGTGATGGTATTCTTTGAGGATACTGGTGATCTTCTCCTCATTAAGGTAGGCCGAGAGCTTACGACGGTACGAGTGGATACGCTTGACGATCTCATCAGGCGAAGCAAACGTTTCGGTCAGAGCAATAGCCAACGCTTCGTAAAGGTATTCTTCTTCACGGCAAGCAACCTTAAGTTGCTGCAGGATTTCCGTGTCGGTAGGAAAGTCTTCGACTCGTTGTGCACAGAGCCAGATAACAATCTTGTAGACCTCAGTGAAGATCTGACGACCGCTGTCAATGTCGACGGTCACGTCAGGCTGAGGAATAGAGTTGACGATCTCGGTGATGACACCGGTGGATGCAGATGTAGCCACCCCAGGACGATGTTCGAGGCACAACAAGCTAATGCATTGGATTAGTAGCTGCTTAGGTGTAAACATTGATGATTAATCCGTGACCGAGGTTTTTACTAACGTATCATGTACCGTGACTGTATTGTTTTGTGAAGTCTATATTTGTATGAAGGTTTTGACACCCCAAGAAACCTATGATGCCCTCAGGTGAACGCGAATGACTACGTTAGTGGTTGTACCGAAAGACGTCGCCGCCGTCATTGAAGGTCAAGGTTTGAACTTTGATCTCTTCAAAGATACCAACAGTATGTTGAAGTATCTGTCCGCTGCTGACGTAGCTGACATCGTGATTGCGTCGAACGATTTCCCCTTCGATTACGGTTCCATGTTTACTATTGATATGGAACAGAACCTGCATGCCTACTTGCAGGCAAATGAAAATGCCGATAAAGCGCGCCGGATTCAGAGCCGTCTCGAAACAGCCAAACTGAAGTTTGCTGAGGAAGTAGATAGCTTTGTGTCGTCGTATCAGCTTTATAGTGTAGACGAGAAGCTATGGGTTGCGGTGCAGCAGAGGCAGCACATCGGTGATAGCGATCCTAAACAGCTCCTCCTGAAAGCGAACAGCGGATTCTTCGATTCGTTGATTGCTCAAGCATTGCATACTACATCCTTTGAGAAAGTGTGCACCACAAACCTGTTCAACGATTATTTGAACTCGCTCTGATTCGCACACTTATGTGTATGGGTTAGTGCGCATTTAGGTAACCCTGCTTAAGCAGCAAACAGAAAACTCCTCTATAGGGAACCGTTCCATGGAAAACATCAAGCAACTGTTCGCACAGCGCCAGAAAGTTGGTGCTCAATTCAACGTCAAAGCTCTGGTAGAAAACCTGGAAGCCTCGATCGTTGCCGCTGGCTCGGGCCTGCGCATTCAGCCAGAAATGGCAGAGCGCGTTTCGCAGGAAGACTTCGGTTCTTCCGACGTTAAAGACAAGATGGTCAACGTGTACGAAGAGCTGTCTCGCTCTCTGGCCACCCTGGGCTTCGAATCGTACAACGCCGACCGTGGTGAAGACGCCGCTCGCATCAGCGACAACATGGCTACCGCTGCCACCATGGGCCTGTTCGGTGCTTCGAACGAATCCGCGTACAAGAAAGCTCTGCTGGCTTCGACCCGTTCGATCAGCTCCAGCGACAAGAACGTCATCGTTTCCCGTGGCCAGATGGTCGGCGCTGCCGGTTCCATCCCTGCTTTCGGCGAAGGCGTCTCCCTGGAAAACTACAACGAGAAGTCCAGCCGTGACTTCCGTATCGTTACCGCGGCCTACAACCTGAGCTCCTCGCGTCAGGATGCGTTCGCTGAAGCGATCTACCGCACCACCCTGATCAATGCTCAGGAAGGCGGCGCTGTTCAAATCGTGCCTTACGTGGCACTGATGAAAGACGTATACCACAAGACCACTGGCGCCAAGATGGACACCCAGGAAGTCAACGTGGTCGACGCCTACCGCGATCCTTCGATCCTGGACCAAGAAAGCACCATGCTGATCCCGGCCGTTGCTGCCGGTAACACCGCCAACTTCGTAGCTGCTGGCGACGTCGCCGTTGCTCCGAAAGTCGACGAGCGTGGCCACAGCTACAACACCGCTCCGCTGAAAATGGGCGCGAAGTTCGATCTGATCGGTATCTCCAACCACAACGCCCTGGTTGCTGGCGGCGTGCTGGACATCTCCGACACCATCGACCCAGCCGGTTCCATGAAGAACCTGTACATCAAGGCTGTTGGTAACGGCACCGAGCCTAGCCAGGTCCTGAAGTTCAAAACCGACAAGCTGCCTACCGCTACCTTCGTTCCGAAGCTGGTTGGTGACACTCGTCAAATCGCTGTTAGCTTCGAATCCGAGAAGCTGAAAGTGGTTGGTTCGACTCGCGGCGTGGGCGGCGGTACTCTGGAAGCGATCACCGCTCTGGACGCAGCCAAGTACACCCTGCACCTGGGCATCAAAGTCGACGGTTCGGTCTCGGTATCCCGTGGCCAGTGCCAGTTCATCTCCGGCCCTGTGGTCGTTGAAGGCATCGTTGACGAAGACGGCGTAGCAATCGACCACACCACTGGTGCGGGCGCTGCTCTGGTTGCCAAGCTCGGCGCTCTGACCGCTATCGGTTACGACCTCGACGCTCGCTTCACCAACACGAACAAACGTAAACGCGGTCAGCTTCTGCAGACCCGCGCCGTTCAGTTCCGTTACCCGATCTGGATGCACAGCCCAGTAACCCTGCTGCTGTCCACCATGGACGAGCAAGGCCCAGGCGAAGTTGCCCGCGCCCTGACCGTGGTAACCGACATCCGTAACAGCGCCAACGCTGTAACGGCTGCTCTGAACTACGTTGCTCAGCTGAAAGAAGTGGTTGGCGACAGCGCTGCTATCGCTGAGTTCGGCGACGTCGAAGGTGCTCTGAGCATCATGATGCGTCCGACCTACCGTTACTTCAAGCTGGACCTGACCGATGGTCGTCTCGACACCATCCGTTCGGGCGACCGCTGGAACGACGTTACCGCTGCAATCCTCAACACCATCAAAGGCCTGCTGTTCCCGGCCTACCGTGATTCGAACATCGAATCCGTGTTCCAGGTGGTGTCGGGTAACATCGACGAGAAGCCGAAGTTCCTGATCTGCACCGATCGCGAAATCGCGAACTACCTGCAGGAAGTCGGCGATAACCGTACTCTGGGTGCTTACCTGAAGTACGACGTTGTTGCTACCAACAACAAGAAGTTCGACGGCAAGATCCTCGTGATCCCAACCCGTGAGAACCCAGGCGAGAACGACGTTCTGAGCTGGGGTCAGTTCTTCTTCGTACCAACCATCGTCGGCGACATGCCGATCGCTCGTGATGGCCAGACCTCCCGCGAAATCACCGCGGTACCGTTCAACCGTCACGTCAACAACATTCCGTTCGCAATCGAGATCGACGTTGTCGGCCTGCGCGACGTAATGTCCAGCTCCATGTACAACGTTCTGCTGCAACAGCCTTGAAGTAATAGGGCCCGCCCCCGGATCCTCGAAGACGGAAGTCTACGGTTTCTAGAGGGCGGCGTACCTAGAAGGCAGGAGTAGCACGGAGTGCTGGAACAACATAAAGCCCCCGGCCCTGCAATGGAGTCGGGGGCTTTATGCCGCATTTCAAAGTAAATAGAGATATATATCATTCCGGTGACCCTCTGCCTATTAAACGGCATCAACTTTAGGATTGCATCATGAATTTCCTCCTTAAAGTAGTAGCTGCTTATCAGGCAGTGCGGCACGTGGCAGAATGCTGTCGCGAAGCTAAATGTGAGACAGCCAAAGCTGACGTAGTTGCCCCTGCTCCCCAGGCAGTGGTAATCACCGAAGTTATTCCACCTCAGGATAGTGGCTATCTGACAGCTGTAGAGAAAGAAAATACTCCCGACGCTAATAAAGTAGGTGTCAGCGCTTGTGCTGGCTCTATACCTGTTGCCGCGTTGTCAGGTTTTATACCGACTGCTGTCGAGGAAGGAGACTCCTTCCGAAAATCCACAGGGCGAATCGGAGTCGATAAAGACTGCTCCACCGGTTCGCCTCTTATGGAGCAGCGACGTCGCAAAAAGAAACGTAGGTCGCCCCAGAAGCGGGCGAGTCTTCGTGAAGAGATCCCCAGATTCACCATAGTCGAACCGACCTTGGTTTCTGTGGAGATCATCTAAACAGGAATAGAGCAATGAGTCGTGACCTACAGCACCTGTTTGGATCGATCACAGTCGACCCACAGGAAGAACCCAAGCGTAAGAACCCCAACATCGCCACCAACGTGCGGTACGAGTTCTATAGTACCCTACGTAAGAAGATCTTCTGGCGTGACTCCAGAGGTGTGGTAGCAATCGAGGGACCCAATGCGGCACCGAGTGGTGAGGCTTTCTATATCACCATCGAATACGAACTGCAAACGAGTGTTGAACTGGATGCTCGTGAACTGTTTGCGACCTTTAGCTTAGCGGACAACAGTCCGTTACGCAAAGAGCTCTATACCCGCATCAATGCGTTGCAGAACACCGTAACGTGGAATAACAATCGGAGGTTCCGTTACACCGTAGCAGTAACCGCTGAACAAATCGATGCTGCTGGCGGTGTCGTGTATCTGCGGGACTTCGATCTGATCATCGGCTATGAGCACTTGCGGGAGCAAGCGCTGCATCCGTATTCCCAAGAAGGGCAACTGGCTAGAATGCGTCGGCAGATGCATTACGGCAACCAAGGGGCTAACCTGCGGTTTGTGTTGATCGACAATACTGGGCGGGTAGATCCAGTGTGGTTCAACAACGGGATTACGGTAGTCGAAATAAAACCCCAGCGGGATGCCCAACTGGAAGACGGGTTGTATCTGTTCTATCAGTACGGTGAGGGGGAAGAAGTAGAAGCAGAGTTCGTGGCATTGAAAGATGCCAAGACTAAGTACCACTTGTTCGATACTCGGGTTGAGGCCATCAATCTAGGTAAGCTGGATAAGGTGATTGAACGAATCAAGATCGAACATGAAACCATCCTGCTCGAAAAGAAACAAGAATTAGCTCAACTAGATGCGGAAGCTCGGCGTGAGAAGACTGAACTGGATCGGGAGAAAGTCCGGTTACAGGCTGAACGCGAAGAGGACGAACGTCGGCGTAAAGATGAGCAAGCAGATATGGACGCTAGGGAGCGTAGGTTCCAAGAAGACCATAGTCGACAAATGGCACAACTAAAAATGGATCGCGAACGTATCGAATGGGATCGCCAGCAGTTATCTGAAGGCAGGAAGTTTGACATGGATATGCGTTCAAGGGTACAGCGAGACAATAACGATGCCGTAAAGAATCTCTTTGAAGTATTGAAGATTGGGGTCGGACTACTTGGTCCGTTGATCTCGGCCTATGTCCTGTTTAAGGGTGGGTCCGGTAAGAAGTAACCGTTACATCGCTGGGGATCTGCTATGCACAACGCCATGGTTGAACGCGTCAAGAATCGTATTGCACCCTTTACCGAAACAATCGCTGAAGGGCTTGCTTACGAGCACATGATGGGTCGGCCGAAACCCATTGGAAAGGACGACGAGTCGCCCCTCCTCAACAACACCATGCTCTACAATGAGCGGGTGATCAAAGTTAACCAGGTCCTGTTCCCGCCTGGACTCAAGTTCGAAGGTAGCCGCATGTGTACGGCTATCGAGCACTTCGAGAAGATCACTCACGAGTACCAGTCCAAACGTACAGCCAACATTGCCAAGCACGGTACCTATCTGGTTGAATACAACTTCAGCTACGATTGCGGCGATGGCCGTGGTGCGGTAATGCTACAACCTCGTTACGTGCTCCTGCCCACCGTTCGACCAGGTGGCTTGATGGAGCTCAATGGCGCCACTTATACCGTCTCGCCCGTTCTGGCCGACATCGGTTACTCAGTGAGCCGTAACAGTATCTTCGTTCCATTCCGTCGTGCGAAGCTTACCTTTAACCGGGTAGACTATCGTTACATGCGTGACGGCAAGATGGAGATCGTTTACGTGATCTGGTCGACTGTGCACCAAGAGATGCACAATCGCAAGAACTCAGACCGTAACAATCGTCAACACATCGAAAGCTGCATGGCGCATTACTTCTTCTGTGAATACGGAGTGAAGGAAACGTTCAAGCGCTGGGGCGGGGCTGACGTAGAGATCGTTCATCGTTCGGATCTGAAGGACTACCCGAAGAGCAAGTTCCACATCTACGAGTCCTGCGTGACCCGTGGTCGTCACCCTGCTGGTGACGTGTGCTTGGTCTTGCCTAAAGAGCAGTGCACGGCGTTCACGGATATGTTGGTGGGTGGTTTCTACTACGTCGCTGATACATTCCCTGATCGTTTCGTGAACATGCAATACATCGATGGTCGCGCCTTGTGGCGTACGATCCTCGGTATGATGGTATTCGGTGACTTCGAGCACGTTGGTAAACTGACGGAGAACATCGACAACCACATGGTGGGTTTCAACAACTACCTGGATGAAATGACCATGGACGATCTGGCGAAAGCTGGTATCAAGGTCAAGACAATCTGGGAGCTGCTGTTCCACATCATGACCGAACTGGCACACCACTTCTACCAGACCAACCGCGAAGAAACATCGATGTACGGAAAGCAATTGACCGTGCTGCGGTATGTGATGGAAGAGTTCAACAGCGCCATCAGTCTCCTGACCTATAGCTTCCAGGGTCGGCGGGATATCGTGTGGAAATCCACAGCGATTGAAGACATGTTGAAGAAGTACCTGAAACTCAATACGTGCATCCGGTTGCTGACCAGTAAGCACAACGAACTGAGCACAGTCAACTATCCAGGGGACAACAAGATCATCCGGATTACTTCGGTGATTGTGCCTCAGGACCAAGCACGTGCAGCCAACACGCACAACCGGGGTTTGATCAATGACTCCAGTCGTCTGTTGGATGCGTCGATCGCAGAGATCGGGCAATATAAGAACCAACCAAAGTCCGCGCCCGATGGACGCTCACGAATCGGTACTCATGTCAAGCTCGGCAAGGATGGTACTATCATCCGTCGTGATGACTGCCGTGAACTGATCGACACCACCCAAGAACGAATCCAACGTTAATTAAGAAGTACGGAGAAGTACCATGTATTCCCAGACCGGCGTCCAACTTCCAGTGAACCCATCCCAAGTGGATGGTAGCTGCTTTAACCAACAGTTACCTCAGGGTAACGATGCATGGCCACAGGTTAACTTTAACCCAGGTGCCGATACCCAAGTCGGTAGCTACGCCATCGCCCTGTTCCGTACCTACGCACAAACCCGTGCCCAGAAAACCCCGATCCATTGCTTCTGCTACAACCTGCTGCAGATGAACGGTTTCAGTAACCAGTTCTGGCAGACGTGGTGTCAGTACGTGGTTGACTTCGCTGACTTCTTGATGCGTGGGCAGAACCAGCCGCCGCAACAAGCAGCGGATAAAGCCGCTAGCCGGATCTACCAGTCGATGTTGGCGTCAGTAGCGCAACAGTACCCTGCTGTTAAGCAGATGCTGGATGCGCAAACCCAAGCTGGTTTACAAGATGCGTTGGTGGTAGCGAACAACATCACCAACGACATCAACAACTTCAAAGCCCGCATGGCAGGCGGGATGGGTGTGGGTGGTCCAGGTGTAGGTATGGGTGGCGTTGGCATGGCTGGTGGCGGTAACCCGTCACACACCCAGCATGTGAATGCCTTTGCGGTATCGGGTATTGGTCAATCTACCAATACCTTCAACAACCCAGCAGCACCAGAAGCTACCGGTTCGGCCGGCATGTTGTTGATGGGTGATGCCGCCAAAGCAGAACCAAGCAAGCCTACGTCGAGCTGGGGTGCGAATACCAGCTCGCAGATCCAGCAGCAACCTCAGCGTCCAGCACAAGGCTTTGCACCACAAGCTGGTGCCGCAGCGGCCGCTCCACACAAAGGTGACGCTTCTGATGTCATCGACCACATCCACGTAGCACCGATCTCGGTTGAAGACATTAAAGTTGATCCTAACTTCTATGTACCGAAAGGTCTGGTGGTGAACCCTGCGCGTCCATTCGACAACATCCGTAACCCGGGTGGCGTTGAGATCCGTCCGGCCTACCAGGTGCCTAAGTGGAAACGGACCGTCGGTAGCGACGTGCCTTACGCCAAGTTGTACAACCCGAACACCCACATCTGCTTCCTGGCAAAATGGGTTGATGGCATTATTAAGGAGGTCGTTGTGCCTATCACTCCAGAAATGGATTACCTCAAGCACGAAATCAATGAGGAGCTACGCCGTAAGGCCATGCGTCCAAAAGGGATTGTCGTGCCTTTGGCGAAGTACTCGACGTCGGAAGACAAAACTGTCAAGACCATCGAGCAGACCAAAGAAGCATTGGCCGACGGTAGCGTCGTAGCAGCGCATCTGAGCCCGGTCGCACTGGAAGGTTACATCACCGGTACGACCGATCTGGAAAACGAAGCCATGGCGCGTAGCCAGGTTATCGAAGCCCTGGGTCTGAGCAAAGAAGATCCGGTTCCTCCGCATGAGTACATCACTGCACGCATGCATGAACTGGACATCACCGAAGCCTGCTACGAAAAGCTGTACGAGATCAGCAAGTTCACTACGCCGGCTGAAGTTGTAGCCGCGCTGAAAGTACTGGTTGAATCGGGCGAGCTGTCGCTGCGTTACTTCACCTTCATCAACAAGCGTCTGACTGACGCGGTTAACGACTTCCTGCGTGATAGCCTGTCGATCGAGAAGATCGCAATCGGCGATTACTTTGAAGATGCGGTGGAGCTGGGTCCATACCTGACCAAGAAACGTGGCCAGGAATACCAGACCACCTACGAAGGCAACACTGCTTCGATCGTTGGCCGTAGCCTGTGGGTTGCTTGTGAAGAATCCGATGCGGCAGAAGGTGAAGCTGTAGTCAAGAACTACGGCATCCTCGATGAGTACCTGAACTTCCAGCTGGGCCTGCCTAGCGAAGAGCTCTCCAACCTCAACCTGTCTGAAGAAGCGTGTCTGGTGACTCCACATTCGCATCAGCATTTGATCACTGCCCTGCGTGCAATGGCCGAACGTGCCACCAACAGCGGCACGATCACTCGCGCTCGTCTGCGGATCATCACCAGCGATGGCTTCTACTACAACGTCATCGTCGGCAAGCTGGTCAAAGGTGCCTTGCTGTTGAAGAAGGCGTAAGTTCTACCTGAGCGCTGCTGTCTGGTCTGGGGAGCAGTGCTTACTTCGTGACGTCTTGTCACACCCCCTCTCTTCGGGGAGGGGGCTTTATTCCGTCTAACTGAAATATTCCTGATAGGAGTTATCCCATGTCGTCTACTCAACACGTGAACACCCAGCAATCCCGTATGGCCAATATCCTGAGCAACCTGCCGTTCTTCACTCCGGAAGAGCTGAGTCAGAAAGCTGAACCGATGAAGATCTACACCGGCAAACCGATTAGCCAACGTACGCTCAGTGCCAATCCAGCATGGGATGAAGTGCGTCCACGCTTTGAAGTACCGCAAGGGTTCTTCTCCCGTCCACGTCCGGAGCATCGGTTGGATAAGCTGTTGATTGACTCACCTGCCCACAAGGCACTGGCTGCGCGATTGTTCAAACCTGCGGAACATTATGACAACACGCCGCCGGCTTGCAACATTGATTCGGGCTATCTCACAATGCCAGACTTGGCACTGTACCCATTGGACCCACATCGCTTCGGCGATACCCAACCTGCACCTGAAGACCTGACATTCGGGTTTACTGCTGAAGAGCTCATGGAGGAATACATGGAAAACCAACAACCTGAAATAGTGGCGACTGACGTTGCAGTAGCTGATGTGCTGCAGATCGAAGACGACTTTGTTCATCAACTGGTTCGCCCATCCTGCCTGGTTACTCAAGCAGTCACCCTGCTGCGTTTGCTGGAAGACGACATCCGCATGATGGAATCGGTTCGCACCATGACCATCAACGATGCCCTGACTCAGAACTCTGAACGTGTCTGGGGTTCCAAGCTCAATGCATTGGTTAACACCAACCACTGCAAGCTGGCACAAGTGCTGCATGAAATCAAACGTACCGGCAAAACCGTGAAGCTGCAAGAAGCACTGGATCGGATGGACTACAGCAACGCCTACAACCATGACACCCAGGTCCTCAGCCTGCGTCATAAGAACCATGCCAAGTATGGCATGATCACGATCTAAAGAATGCGACATAAGCCCCTCCCGTCTGGGAGGGGCTGTATGCCGTTTTTTCTTTTACCAATCCATGAAGGTTGGTGGGTTCTTCAACCAGTCTTCCATCGAAGCCATGTAGTTGTTAGGCGGCACGTAGTCGAAGTCAGCTTTGGAGATCTGCTTGACAATGTACTGCTTATCACTGTCCCACGACTTGACGTTACTGGTAGGCTCAGGCCCTTTGATTTCCCAGTAGCCTTTGGTCAGCTTAATGTTCTTACTGAACAGTAGCGTATCCTCCAGCACTTCTACCAACAGTGTCATGACCTTGAATGGTAGCTTCCCAGGACGACCAATCAGCAACACGTCCTTATAGAAGCAGCGCGCTGTTTTGATGGGTACGTAAGTCTGGGTATCGGCGGAGTACGCCACCAACCAACGTTCGTCAGATTGCTTCTGGTCAAAGAGTAGTTTGGTGTTAGGCACTAGCGACAAGGGTGTATCAAAACGATACACGATCATTCGCTGCAACAGATCACCATTCTTCTTTTCATCCGGCCAGTAGAAGTTATTCCAGCCCTGTACGTAACCAATCAAGCAACCCAACAGACTGGGTGCGGTAGACACCCGAGCTACCGAGCGGTTCTCGTTGTTCCCAGTACGCTGCGTTACCGAAGGAACAAAGCCTTTGATTACATGGTTAGTCGATACATGCATCAGCGGTCCAGGCAGCTCTTCTGCTCCGACCACCCTTACTCCGTTTTGAACATGACTTGGCTGAAGGCTCAAGTATGTGTTCATCTCTCTACGTGTGGCCATCTCACACCCAATGATAAGTTACGAATCATAAAATACGTGCATAGACCCTCCCGGTTAGGGGAGGGCTTATGGTTACCCAGCGAAGGGCAGGACGATCGTTAGGTTAGGCACAAACATCAGGCTGTTGTTACGCCCTTGTAGTGTGGCACTAACAGAACCCGGTACGAGCGCGTAGCTCACGATATCATCCGGGTCGTAGGGTAGACTGTACTTACCGTAGAACGCCACTAGGGCATCACGTAAGGTGGGGTAGTCAGCGGCTTTACCGGGGAGGGCATGACCTGCGAAGTGATCGTAGATCCGAACCCGGTTATAGTAGTGCGTATCACTGCCAGTGTAGTCATTGCCGCTAGCCGTTACCAGAATCCGGGTATTGGTTGTGCCTTGTAACCACACTTCAGGATTGCCGAACGTAACGTCAGCTACCTTGAGGGGTGGCTTCATGCTACTGTTGGCATTGATCGCCCGCACCAGAGCGTCTTTAGGAGCTTCGATGTAGAGCATGTTGGCCTCAATCGTAATGAAGGAGTAAGGAGCCCGCAAGAGCCGTACAGCGCGCTGGGTCGATACGCAGTACTATGAGGTTCCTTTTGTCCGTTCGTGGCGTGTAGAGCTTAATAGGAGGCCCTGCGTAGAGGATCTCGAATGTAGGCACGATACCTTTGAGTTTTGTGCAGAGATTCCACGTACTCGGAGCATCTTGACAACGCCAGTCGTCTCCCGTCACTTGCAACAGGACGTTAGCCAAACGTTGTGGGGTCACTCCATTCGGGCTATCGATCAACGCACCCATGTCGTAACGGAACTTAGTAAAGTCATAACGAGCTCCGTAAACGAAGTCCGCTACACGACCTACCTGCCCCAATGAACGAAACACCAAAGGGGCTGACTTCACGTTGAGTGCTGAGGCCAGAGTACGCTTGAGGGTATTGACCAACGATACTTTCAACGAACCAACCCAGCGCAGGCTAGTTGGCTTACTGACCAGTGTAGCATTGCCGTAGTTCGACACTTCTAACTGTTCAAAGTCATCGATGTCAAACACCACACCAGTTAACACACTCAAACGATCGAGGATGGCTTGGCCTGTGGTCGGCATGGTCAGGCCATCGATCACCAGAGCCTCTGTCGCGGTACGGAAGAAGCTATCGGGATCTAGTCGGGTGTAGGTATACTCCAAGAGCTTGGGCAGCGCAGGGAGGATCTGAGCACTGGAGGTCGAACGATTCGTCCGGATAGTCACCTTGGTGGCGAGACCACCAAGGGACACCAGTGCCTCTAAAGAACAGTTGGCAGGTTCCAGACTCAGGTACGTGCGATCAGAGATCATCGTAACCAAGCCAAAGAACGGGTCCATGCTCAAATAGCGGCGAACATCAAACATACGAGGGTCCTACGTTAAGGCCAGTTAGGATCGGTGGAGTTGGTGTATTGATCCATCTGACCGTTCTCGATTGGGGTTTCATCAAAGACCAGTTTGTAGCCACGAATACCCACCGACTCAATATCAAACCGGTAATTACCAATCTGACCGTAGAGTTCTTTCATGTCCACCATTGGGTTGATGAAGTATGCAGCACCGATCTCAGTGGTCACTGTGACATCTGGATCGATTACTTCAGCCGGTAGTGCGAAGTCAGTGGTCACATCAGCATGCATGTGACGGATGGTGATGTCGACAATGTCGATCTTCTTGTAGTCCGAAGTCTCACCCCACTGATCACCGAAGCGAGTGTCCAACATACCCACTACAGTAAAGTCAGTGAAGGCTACGTTGTGCATGAACTGCAATGGGTAAGACGACAGACCAGCAATCAGCGACAGCAGCTCACGCTGTACTTCACCGAGGGTCACCACTTTAACCAAGTTCGAACCGGTAGCAATGTTGATGCAGTCGGTTAGCAACTGTTCGAGTTCAAAGACATCAAGGTCAGCGATCTCAAACTGGTTGTCAGTGAAGTACTGTTCAAAGCTGATGACTTCCTCTACCAACGGGCAGCGGACGTGCATGAAGTTACGGCGCACCACTTGCTCAGCGTAAGCACGAGCCATGTAGTGTTCTTGGAAGCTGTAGAGCTCCCAAAGCTTCAGGTACTCTTTGTGCAGCACCGCACAGTCTTGGTAGAAGCGTTCAGTCGAGATGTACTCGGTCATCGGTGTGATCCGATCCATGATCGCTTGGATCATGCCATCACGCAAACCACCTTTGGGTACGATCGATTGCAGTTCGTCATAGGTCGGCAGTGGACTACGCAACACGTCTACTGCTTGCAATGCTGGGATCGTTGGGAAGTCGTAACCGTAGATCTTGCCTACAGCGAACGTCGCTACAATCAACGCATCCTTAACCGTCATCGACATGTACTCACCCGAACGTGGGTGTGGAATCTGTACATAAGCCCGATAGCGAGAATGCGAAGCCAGATAGGCCCAGTGATGCATCAGTACGTGCAGCAGGTTACGCACGGAGCTGTTACTGCGGTCGATTACTTCAGAGTCCAGGACCTTCGTCGGCATGTTACCAAAGCCCGACATCTTGACTTTCTCAGTGATCTCCACTTCAGCGTCGTAAGCCACCTTAAGGTTGTCACGAGCCAGAGTCGATTCCCGATCCAGTACGTTAGCCACAGTCGCCTTTTCATTGCCTGGTGTCACGCTGCGCATGTTGATGTCATGCTTGACCATCTCCACGTCAGAGTAGACGTGCTCAGGCATGTTCTCAGTATTCTGGTTAATACTGTAGCGGATCAACGGAATCCCACGCGGGGTCAGGAGCTTATTGACCAGTCGGTCAAAGATCTCTTGCTTGCCCGGGTTCTTCATAATGAAACGGATGTTCCGATACAACCAGAGCTGCTGGGATTTGTTCAGATACGGCAGGTACTTATCCAGCCGACCGTGGGACGCGAGGTACTCACGGATGTGGAAACTGTGAGCACGACGGGTATTGCAGTTCTTCCACCGTAGGTTCTCGATGGCCTTCGGCATGTTCAGGTACAACTGGCCGATGTAGTTCTGCAACAGCAGGTCGTCGGTGTTCAGGTAGGCTTCGTTGAACCAGCGCAGCTGATAGGCGTTGAGCCAAACCTGCAGTTCACGGATCAGGTTGTCCTCGTTGGCTTCGACCAGCGAAGCATCATAGTACAAAATAACCCCATTATTTGAGTTTATAGCCACCTGTGGATCCACAGGAGCAATGATCCCTTTAATCAGGTCAACTTGTTGAGGATACTTGGCCACGAGGTTGTTGTAGTAGACTGTACCGTACTGATACTCCCGAGCAGTCGCTCGGTGATAACGCAGATTCTCTTTGGTGAACTCGATAACTTCACGAGTGTCCATAGAGCGAACCGTCATCATGGTGTCAGCGGCGTGGTAGATACCCGCCAAGTTCAGGTAGTATTTCCAGCTCGACGGATCCTCCAAGTCGACCACGTAGTTTCGACTAAGTAGGTCGGCATTGATAACGTCAGCAGTGTGGCTGGACTTAATTACGATCGACCTGACCAAGCGAAAGATTTCATTCCGATACGAAATGTAATTAAACTGACTCATTGACTTTATCCGTAAGAGGTGGAAGTAGTGGAACAACGCTATCCTCGCATCCAGGCACGCACGCCACTAGGGGATGCCAACCGATCGGTGTTGAGCAAGTTGGTCCGGGATACTAATACTCCCGGTGTCAACAATACCAACCGACATTACATTCTAACTGACCCGCTGTCGATGAACCGGATTTCCCGGAACACTGCGCAGAACGTGGTTGACTCCGAAGCGATCATGCAAGTGCTGCCAGAAATGGAGCACGTGATTCAGATTATCGTTGGTACGATTCTGAACCCGAAGGACATGTCCAACACGGATCTCAACATCGCTGTTGACGATAACTCGTTTAACAGCGAGATCACCCGCGTGCTCCTTGAGGTAGTCACTGACTACTTTAAGAAGGACTATAAGATGGGTGACCGGTTGGAGAAAGTTTTGGAGGATATTGTTGCCCGTAAAGGCGCTTATATCCAAGCCGTTCTTCCAGAAAACGCCCTCGATCTGATCATCAACGGTGAGCGTAAAATCTCCACCGAACAGTTCGATACCTACCTCAATCGTTTCGAGCAAGGTCGCCCTCTGGGTATCCTCGGCGCGGCTGACCTGCCAGAAGACTTCGCCAAGCGCGGGCTTAAGGCTGAACAGATCTCGATCGAGTCGTTCACCCCAGAAGACCAGGTCAAGCTGCAGACCGTGGGTTTCTCTGACAGCGAACTGGTGGTTAGCGATAACTTCCATTTGCTCAAGACGCGTACGGTCAACAACCGCCGTGCACGCATGCGGGTTAATGACCTGATCAAACGTGAAACGGTCTCTAACGAAGAACGCACCGATCCACGTGTGGGTCTGACCCCCGACCAAGTAGAAGACCTCTACCGTCGTACTACGGACAGCTACCAGCAAACACTGATCATCGAGAAGCCTGAGTTCATGGAACGGCCTTCGGTCGGCCACCCTCTCGTGCTTGACCTCGATCCAGCCGCAGTGGTACCGGTGTTCCCACCAGGACGTCCGTATGAGCCAGTAGGTCACTTTGTACTGATCGACCTGTATGGTCGCCCTGTATCGACTGACAGCTCGTCTGACTACTACAACGACATGCGCACCGACTTCGACAAGCGCTACGGGCAAAGCGATAACTCTTCGGAGCTGTTGCGTGTAACCCGTGAAGCCTTGGGTGGTGGTGATACGCAGAACAAGTACGAGATCGAACAGATCCACCAATCCTACAACAGTATTGTTGAGGCTGACCTGAAGAAGCGTTTGGTCAACGGTGCGTATCGTGAAGAGTTCGAGCTGGGCTTCTCTGAAGAAGTCAAGCGCATCATGTTCAGTCGTCACCTGAAGAAGCAGAACACACGTCTGATCTACGTGCCTGCAGAACTGATGGTGTACTCGGCCTTCTACTACGACAGCAACGGCGTGGGTCAATCCATGCTGGCCCGTTCGAAGATCCTGGCTAACATGCGCTCGGTACTGTTGTTTGCTGAAACCATGGCCGGTGTGCGTAACGCGGTGGGTCGTAAGAAGGTCAACATCAACCTCGACCCAGGTGATCCGGACAAGACTGCTACCGTAGCCGAGATCCAGCAACTGATCTTGGAATCGGGCCGTCGTGGTTTCCCTGTGGGTGCTCCAGACCCAGGGCAGATTCTCGATTACTTGAACCGTGCTGGCTATGACTTCAGTATCAATGCCAACGGTGCCGAAGACTACCACCAGATGTCGGTAGACTACGACGACTACAACACCAACATTCAAGCCGGTAACCCTGAGCTGCAAGAACGTCTGCGGAAGATGCACATTTCCAGCATGTCGGTGCCGCCAGAGAAAGCCGACCCAGAGAACGGCGCTGAGTTCGCTACCAGTATCGTACACAACGACCTGCTGTTCGCACGTCGCATTCGTTCGATGCAGAAAGCGTTCACTGACAGCCTCACCAAATTCGTACGGGTCTACACCCTCAACTCTTCGATCCTCGTCAACAAAATGTTGGCCAAGGTTAAAGAGAACTCGTCGATGATTGCTCAGGAATACTCGGGCAAGCCAGGCATCGAGATGGTGGAAGACTTCATCAACGCGCTGATCGTTAAGCTCCCAGAGCCAGACACCAGCCGTACCACACTGATGTTGGAGATGCTGGAGCAACACGGCCAACTCCTCGACAAAGTGCTGGAACAATACATCACACCAGATCTGTTCCCGCCTGATGAGATGATCAAAGAAGGTTCGGTCGAGAAAGCCATTGCGGCAATCAAAGCCCACTTCATGCGTTTGTTCATTCAGGACAACAACATCCTCCCTGCGGTGGGTGTGTTGTACGAGAT